CTTCCGCCACACCTTGCTTTTTTCTATACTCTGCGGCATCTTTAGCCAACTCGTCACGATAATGTTGTGGAGCAGGATCACCTACCATATCAGCCTGACGCTTTGCCCAACGCTCTTTGTTACGCTGAACTTGTTGAGGACTTGCTTTCTTTTCCTTGCTTAGGTCACGATATAAAGCACGACCGATTGCGCTAGTGTGTGGATTTTGTTCTTCCATCATACCAGTATCAGGTCTTGCGGTCATCATAGCACCAGGATCAATGTTGCCCTTATTGTCATAACGATGTTGGACACCTTTTTTTCCTTGTCTTTCTAATTCTTTCATTGCGGCTTCTGCATCAGCATAGTTACTATGTGTGCTAGTCTTAACCCAATCACCTTTTGAATTACGATGACCTACATGAATTATTTCTTCCGCCACACCTTGCTGTTTTGCAGGTGCCCATGGACTATCTTCTTCATCAGTTGTCCAAACAACATTGCCATCTGGATCTGTGACTTCGGCCGAGGCATATGGGTATTGTGAAAAATCTTCTAACCAATCTTGTGCCCACAATATAGCATCATCTTCACGACGGAACTTTTTGGTTTTTGTTCTTGATTTAGGACGCTCACCTGTGTTGATGGTTACGGTGAAAGGACCATATAATCCAGCCGCCTCCGCCACACCTTGTTTGTATTGTGTTTCTAAATGACGCTTAATCTTTTCAGCCTTTTGACGAGCAGCCTCACGCTTATGCGGATTGGTATCATTCTTACTCCAATGAACTGCTGTAGCATAATCTTGCTTTAGTTGCTTAACCTTGTCTTCCTTGCCTTCCGCCACACCTTCGTTCTTGCTCTTGTTGCCCCAGTTAGCAGCACCTTTTTTACGGCACTGAACTAATGCACCCGATGCATAAGCACTTGGCCATACTTTGTAGCGACTGCGAACTTTGTGATAGCAAGCATCTTTCTTTTCAGCTAACAATAAATCGCTGAACATAGGACCGTTGCAATGCGGACATTTCTGTGCTTCTTCAATATTATCTATCACACTCATTGGTTTATCATACTGATTAAGTTTATTTTTCAAGTTACGTTCTACTTGAATTACCCAACCACTCACATCGCTTGAACCTATTTCTTGTACTTCTCCGACTGAATCAGACACATCATCAATTGCTTGCATTACGTACTTAGGTCCATATTTTTTCAATAAATCCATACGTTGGCCAAGAATTCGGCGTGCAATAGCATTTACAACAGGATTAACTTCTTCAACCTTAGCCTCATTTACATCTTCTTTTACAGCTTGGCTATTAGGAAATTTTTTGCTAGTTTTTACACCCGAAAATATACTACCTTTTCCACGGCGTTGCATAGCTCCCATTGGTTGGGCTACTGATGCTACCGCCCCTGATGTAGTAGTTTCATCTAATTTTTCATCATCTTCTAAAACATGAGGATCACGACCAAACCTAGGTGCTTGTTGGCTCTGATTAGATGCCGGATCGCTCCCGGGGGTCGTCATTGCTTCTAAAAGTGAGGTTATTTTCATAATAAATTCCGCTATTAGAGTATTTATCGTTTTTATCTTTTAACAGCTATAAATGAAAAAGCCCCTTTAAGGGCTTTTAATATCGCATTTATGTTTATAAAATTACCTGTCATAGACCGTATGTTGACCTAGATGCATTATAGTTCTGCAATACTTCTGCTGCTGACAAAGTGCTATTATACAATCTTGTTATACCAATTCTTCCGTTAAAGTTTTGTGCGTATTCACCCCCGTTGTAACGTCCTAGATACAGCGGATTTGTTGAATTTAGTATACTTGATAAAGTATGAGATACTGTTCCTATATTTGTGCCGTTTATATACGTAGTTAATGTTTTAGTTGCACCGTTTTGCCAAACATAAACAACCTGATACCAAGTATTTGTAGAGAAAGTATAACTAGTAGAATTTACAAATGCTCCTGTCCCATCACCTATCTGGGCAAAGAGACTAGCACTTGAAGTTCTGATAGAATAAGAAACATGTGCTGCCATACCACCATTATTGAATTTACCTAGAATAACTGTACTTCCTGATGTTGAAGCAGCATTGAACCATACTTCCATAGTCCAATTACCTGATCCAGGTTCTAGTGCAGCATTGTCTGCAATACTTACTTGTGAGGTGCTACCATTATAGCTAAAATAAGGAGTAGTATATGTAATGTTACTTAATGTACCCGGTAAGTTAGGTGATACTAAACTGTTTATAGTAGTGCCGGAGCCTGCGTAACTTGTAGAAACTGCTGGATTATATGATAACACTAAATTACTTGTAACTGGATTAGTAATGCCCCACTTAGTCTTTAAATAGTTTTCTACTTGCGAAATTTCAGTAGCAGTTAATGTTCTAGTCCAGATCATCATTTCGCCTATATATCCATTAAGGAAGTTGGCGTTTCCTGCGTCATCTGAACCAATGTTTAATGTATTTGCAGATGCTGATGTAGTGGTATTGGCGTTGGCACTGAACGTGAGTGTTTGCGGTACTCCGTCATATCTGAACCTCACCCGTAAATTATTCTGAGTAGTTATATCTGCATTAGTTTGACTACCATCAAAAATCATACCCATATAGTGATAATTAGTTGTATCACTGCCTTGACTACTTGATGCTATTCCGCCACCAGTTTCTACTGCCCAGTTAGTACCATTCAAGTTAAATGTGAAACCGCCCGTATTAGTTGCCATCACGTGCATTTGATTCGCTTGTGCAGCTAATTTAACAACAATAAAAGTAGTCTGTCCAGGTAAACTCAAAGCCCATGCTATTGGATTTAAGGTGAAAGTATCATTAATTCCGTCAAATTGTATAGTACCTAAACCATTTTGTTGATTGGCGCGCCAAAGCGGTTGACGGTTGGATGCTGCTTGGTCAACGTTTCGTCCAAAACCCATTTTATCAATTAGAGCTTTAACAGGACCGCCGTTAGTGGGAGCAGTACCACCCGGTGATTGTATATACGCAGCGTCACTAACGGATGCATCGTACCAAAGGTTCAAGTTTGGAATTTCACTAGGTACTATAATACCTCCTTGACCAGCAATTGCCATAATGGGCATTAATATACCAGCCATTATAACAACCCCACTCCAGATATAAACCAGGTATCAGTTGAAACTTTGGTTATAGATGCTATACCGTACGAAGTGAGTGTTCTATTAGCACTAGTAGAATTACCAGCCAAATACAATGAAACACCTGTTCCCTGAGCGATAGTTATATTTCCTGTTCCTTGATTTATAATGTTTATAGTTGCACCAGTACTAAATGAAACACTTGCATTGTTAGGTATCGTTAGTGTGTTCGCAGTAGACAATTGAGAATAATAATGTTTACCTGCATCTGTTGCTGCCAATGTTGCATTACCTGAGAAAGTAACTTGAGGAATATCACGATAACCCACTGCTGCACCTACGCCTGCTGGACTATTAGCGATATCAAAATACATTCCGCGATTTGTGCCGCCCCCGTCAAATACTCGTACTCTGTTTATGTAGGAATCTACAATAATATTACCAGATAATGTACTGTTTGGTGCTTTAGCTAATTGAAGTTCGCCACCTTCGTCTCCTGATGCGTTCGTAGAAATTAATGTACTTCCACTAACATTTCCTGTAGCAATTACATTAATTGTGGTAGTTAAATTACCAGTAACTGCAACACCTGTATTAGAAATATTAGCAACGATGTTTGAGTTACTGGTGCCACCTGCAAAAATCTTAACAGATTTGCCAGCAACAGTTGTACCAATTGCTAAGTTACCACCTGGCTGACTTGTATTGCTCACATTACCTTGAGCATATAAGTAACTGTCAGCAGCATAAACTATGTTTCCTAAACTATTAGTTGGAGTATTAGCATCATAACCGCTATTAATAATACCCAAGTCTAAGTAATTAACTGTATCAGTGCCGTTATCTGCGGTCAATATATAATCTGCTGTAGCATCAGCACCTGTATTCTTGTTCTGTAGTGTTACTTGGGTATAACTGTTAACATTAGCTGTGAAACTTACTACTGTATTTGGTAATTCAGTACTTACAACACCAAAGTCACCTGCACTAATACCAGTATTAGCCACACCCAGTACTGTTAATGTACCTGTAGTTTTATTATATGTGAAACTACTACTGCCATTTGATACGTTAGCATCATTAAATGTAACTTGTGTATTGCTGCCAGCAGCTGCCGGTGTTGTGGGTGCAGCAAATACTCCATTACCATAGAGAATATTGCTTGCGTTGCCGTCTTTGTTTATGCTGCTTATATTACCTAGGTTAGTAGCAGTGATGTTACCAACGCTTACGTTACCTGTAGTAGTGATTGTATTAGATCCAAAACTTGCTAGGAAAGATGCGACATTACTATTACCATACCCACCGCCACTAGGAGCAGCCGCAAATACACCATTACCATATAGTATGTTGCTTGCATTGCCATCTAAATTTAATGTAGCAATATTACCGATGCCAGTCACGTTTCCTACTGCTACTGAATTAGCAGTGTTTGCTGTACCTGAGTAGATAGCATAGTTTGCGTTGGCTACTGTTCCATTGACATTAGCACCGTCAATAGAATAAGAAACATTCGCTATGTTTGCAGTATTAGCGTAGTTGGCATTAGCTACGCTAGTTGGTGTAGGACTCCACGTACCGTCACCATGTAATACATTGCTTGCGTTGCCATCATAGTTAGTAGTTGCAATATTTCCTATACCAGTAACATTTGCCACCGAAACGCTGTTAGCTACGTTAGCAGTTCCTGAATAAGTTGCATAATTAGCATTGCTTATGTTAACCCAAGATAAGTTACCATTACCGTCTGTACTTAAAAATTGTCCATTAGAGCCACCTGAAATTTTAATATTTGATAGTGGTCCTAAGTTAGCAGTCCCGGTAGAATGAATCACCAGGTTAGTAATTGTCGCTGTACCTGTGCTTGATATATTGTACAAATACGCGGTATCAGATACATTAATATTACTTGCATTAACATTACCTGTATAATTAGCTAAGTATGCTGCTACATTACTATTACCGTACGTTGAATCTGCAACATCTACCCAAGATAAGTTACCGTTTCCGTCTGTACTCAAAACATAATTAGCTACTCCGCCGTATAGTTTGAATTTGGCAGTAGATGTGTAAATTCTACCTTGTAGCTCACCTGTTAGTCTAATGTTACCCGAAACATTTAATGTTTTATTTTTGTTATCCCAACGAAGATTACCGTCACCGCCGAATCTATTACTAGCATTGAATTGAATTGCACCGTCAGTATTGCCACCTGGATCATTTATAATTTGCAAGTCTTGTACTCCGTAATACGGAGGAGTAGTGTATTGAACTGTTACTGTTTGCAGTGTGGCGTTAGTGTTGGGGGCCGATACTGGCACCACACCACTTGGATTTAACGCAGCATCCTCATTATCATTTATTATTGTTCTTGGATCTGTTGCCATCTCTTATCCTTATTATTTTCTTAGCAATGGAGGAATACCTGCCCTAGTAACTTTAAAGCCAAAAGCCTTTGCATTCTTTTCGATGGCATCAGGCTTTACATCAACTGTTAGTGCAGTTTTAAATCTAGGATCATTTTTTTCTTTTTCACTGGGGATATACCCGGAAGATTCTTCTAGACCAACTTTATGTAGTTTTGAGTAATAATTAGGATCTTCTTTTAAATGGTCTAGTGCAATTTCTTTTGCAACTTCGTATTTACTTGTATGTTCCATTTCAACTTTGATGCCTAATTTAAGTTGATTCTGTATATGTTCTTTAGTTACTTTATGTAACCTAGCTAAATCAACTACGTTTAACGTAGGTTTGTTTAAGGAACCAGATTGAGCATCTTCAGGTAAACTTAATTCTCGACTATGCAAGTCATCTAATTTTTCATATAACTTTTTAATAATACCCTTACTACGCAATGCTTTAAATGCTAAATTTTCAGGGCCAAACTCACCATTTAAGTCTAATCCGGCTTGTCGATACTTTTTGATAGTCTTTAGAACACTACTAATCTTTTCGTAGTTGTTAGATTTAATGGCGTATTCAGCTAGTTTCGCAATTTTCTCAAACTTTAACTTAGTTGCTGCTTGATCAAAATTTGCTCTGTGTTTTCTAGGCAGACGAATCCATTTATCGTTTAATACTGAATATTCTCCCAAACTAATCACGGGCTGATTTGTGTCTTGTACATATAATTCAACGTCAATGTCATTTATTTTGATATCATGTTGGTCGTTATATATAGTCTTTTTAGCATCAAACAATTCTCTATATACGTCATCGTTGTTGAACTGATTCATGTCAACTAATATATGTAAATCAAGATCACTGTGACGAGTGTAGGAATATGCAGCATTACTTCCCGAGATAGTAATATCTTTAACTTCTAAGTTGGATATGCCTAAATGTTCTATAAAATCCTGAGCAATAGTCAATAACTGCTCCCTTACTTCAGGGTTCATATTATCCCCGTCAAAAATAGCAGGATTCAGGTTTTTGTGAAAATATAGGGCATCACTTAATTTAAAATTATCTAATTCTTTTAAAAGCATAATGTATTTATGAAAAGAGGCTGTCATATGACAGCCTCTTCGTTAAGGTTAGATAACTTTAACCAGTCTTTTTGCTAGCAGCTTTCTTAGTTGCTTTTGCTGGGGTCTTTGCTGGAGCTTTTGTTGGTTTCTTAACAGATTTAGCATCAACAGGAGTCGCTACTGCAGGAACCTGCGCTTGCTTCTTCTTCAATTCTTCAACATACATCGGACCAATTGTATTCAATAGACTGTCTTGATTTTCCATACAGAATACATAAGAACCGCTGTGGCGTAGTAATACACGCTTGTCAACGTAGATTTTACCACCTAAATCACGCCAGTTTTCACAGAAAGTCCAGTCTTCACTGTAGTAACGACTTTGACGAACAGCAGTGTCAAAATATGTCTTCAAGTGCTTGTCGTACTTAGGATCTAGACCAATATCGTTCTTATATTGCTTAACAGCAGGGTGACTGTTCATCTTTTCAAATACATGACGCTTCATTAGCAAGAATCCAGTACCCGCTTTAGAAACTTCTTGTAGTCCGTCAGGACCTTCTTCTGCACCCTCGAATCCATTAACAACCCACTTAATGGGCATAGTCTTCATTGGGTATAAACCACCGATAACGTCAACATCACGGTTCAATAAAACTAGCAAGTGCCATGGTTCCCAACCGATATCAGCATCGACAAAGAACAAGTGAGTTGCACCTTCTTGTTCCAAGAATTTAGCAGTTAATGTATTACGGGCACGGCTGATGAGAGATTCATTTACCATGGTTTCGAGAGTCCAGTCGATACCAAGCTGGCGGGCAGTGTTAGCCCATTTAATGAAACTCATAAATGTTGATTCAGTCAACATGCCACCATAGCAGGGCATAGCGATATGAACTTTAGTTGTTCGTAGATAATCTACGTTAACTTGAACTTGTCCTGGAGTAGGAGTTGCAGGAGCTTGTTGTGCTTCTTCTTTGATTTCTTGTACCTTTTCGACGGGTACAGATTTTACTGCTTTAGTAGCTGCTTTTGCAGCAGGTTTGGTTGTTTTCTTTGTTGCCATAAGGTCCTCATTAATGATGCAAATATTTACATCAGTAACGAGGGTGCGAATTATTTTTCGTCTAGGTAATCTTCACGTATGTTTAGTAGACGGTTCCACATTTCTTGTGTTCCGCCCCAAGAATTATATTGTGATTTCTTAAAACCTTTTGATAATAATTCTTGTTCAGTAAAACTTCCACCGATTTGGTTTGGCTTTTTCCAAACAAACTTACCTGAATTTTGGTTCATTTGACGCAGTACATTATTTGTCTGTGCAGCACCGGCTCCCGGTGGCTGATACTCGTATGGACCTTCATCTAATTGCCAATCAGGATCTGAAGTGACAACTTTGTAATAGCCGGGTTTGACCAGTTGAATTTCATATTTGTCATCTTGGTCGTCTGTAAGCATCAACGAATAATGGATCTTGCTATACGGTTTGCCCCAACGCTTCATTGTTACGCTGTCATCACTAACTCTAACAACATGTCCCATTTGTCCCGGGACTTTCCAATCTACTTTGTTACCGGCTTTTAATAATTGCCCAACTGCTTGTATAATCTTGCTACGGTCATCATTGCCCCAAGGATCGTTACTTTTTTGTTTTGGGGGAGCAGGTGGTTTGAAATCACCACCTGCTGCAAATTCATTCAATTCTTCTTCACTAGGTTCAAGAACAGACCCCTTAGGTCCATATCCACCGCGACTACCTTGAGTCTTGTCTTGCCAAATCATAAACATTCTGTTGGGATGTTTTTTCCATAGTTCATAAGCAACAGTGTGTGCTTTGCCTAAGTTATTTGTGCGTAATAGTGGATCACCTTCCCACTTAAATTGGTCGTCTAATCCTGAACATAGATATACTTCATATTCAGCATCTGGTCTTTTATCATCACTGGGTGCGAATTCATTTACAGTGGATAACTCTGGTGTCTTAACTTGTTGTGGTGTTGAGCCTTTTCTTTGAACAATTCTATATGTTCCTAAACCAGTTTCTTCTACATCAGCGCCGTACATTGCAGCAATTTCACGTGCAAGTTTCTTATCATCAATGGTGACTAACATAGGGCTACCGCTGCTTTCGCTGCTATTCATTAAGTCATGTAAATAGTTATAATTATCTTCTCCGAACTTACTAGGCATAAACTTGCCTTTCTGTACGCTAACATGATATCCATCTCTATTTAATGTCTCATCAATTTTGTGTGCCATTGATTCTTTGATTAACTTTAACACTTTCAATCTTTGTGCTGTGTTCGCTTCTTTAAGCAATGGACGTAATTTAGTAATGAACTCTTTAAGTTTCTTATTCTTAACTGGAATAGCTCTCATGCGCTGTTCTGCTTTTTGCATCAAGTCTAACACTTGTTTATCAGGTAAATTCTTTGGCATGTCTCTACGCCATACTGCAAATTTATCTTCTTCACTTGCATTTGGATTCATTAGAATCTCACGCATTGGAGTAGCACGAGGGCCTTCTTCATTGGCAAACTTACTACGGGTTTCTTGTCTACTAATAACTCTTAGCTTTTTGAATCCCATTGTTTGGTATACAGGTACACCTTCTTTGTTTGGTTTCTCTAAGTATTGAAATGCTTGTTTTTGATCTGCACCGACGACAACTACGACACCGTCATAACCTAATTGAGATAAGTCTGTTAACGCTTGATTCAAGTTACCTTGAGGCATGAAGATGTTTGCGTATTTAGGGAATACAGCTTGATAGATTTTTACTTTTTCTTCTGGATAGATGGGATCATCTTTACCAACTGTTTTGCTAATAAAGAAATAAGGGTCAGCTTTCATATCGGCCGCTTGTTGAATCACTGCATCAGCTAGATACATATGACCAGTATGGCCCATTCCACGGCCCCAACCTACTACTGCTACTTTGCTGTTCCCTGTACGTTTCATAATGCTCTTGGCTTCCAATTTAGTTGGTCAATAAGTTTTAAGAATTGTCCAGGCAGATCATACTTGAAATTAATCTCAGGATGTGCTTGTGCGTATCCTTCAGGATTAGTTTGCATGATACCACCGTGAAGTCCCAAACTTAATGACTTGATAATCTTCATCTTTTCATTAGACAATGCTTCTACTGCTCCCAATGTAGCTTTTAACCCTTCAGTATCTGCTAACATTGCTTGTGCTTTACCTGCACTTAAATTCTGTTGTGCCCAAGCAGGAAAGTCTTTCAACAGACCTGTTGTGCGTAAATGTTTATTTAGATAAGTGTATAACTCACCACCTGGATTACTTAATCCCTTCTTAGGTGCTAAGTAGTTGTCAATTTTTTGAGCGTTTGTCCTTATGAACTGTTCAATTCTGTCTAGACCTGCTGTGCTAACACCTGGCATTTCTTCAACATACGTTGTGCCTTGTACAATAACATCAGGTGTGCTTAGTTTCTGTGCATCCGGATAACGCTGTTCATCACTTGAACCCATCTGTGTATAGTAACCAGTGGCAGCAACCATCATCTTAGCATTAGCAATGCGCTTACCCAAATTGCTATCTACTGGTACATGGAATGTAGTAATATTAGGTTTGAAATCGTATGTATTTGTGTTTTTATTAACTACAGGCATTGAACCAGGGAAGAATAATAAACCACCTTCAAGGAAGCCTTGCTTAGGGCTTATCTTTTCGAACAGTGGCCACAAGCTAGCAAATTGCTTTGCAAATCCTGCACGACCTTCTCCACCGTCTCCTGTGCCCATAACAAATTTATAAACGTCATCGGGGCTGTTCATGATTGTACTTGCACCTGAACTAGTTTGTGTCTTGCCTGACTTTAAGTAAGCCCAAGCATTCTTAGGAATCATTCTAAAGACACCTTTTTCATCACGGCCCCAGTATACTACTGGCATACCGTCCCACTTAAGTTCAATTGAATCGTAATTGTCAACCATGTGCTTCATGCGTTCAACTGCATGTAGTCCACCTGCACTACCATTAGCTATTACTAAATCTTCAATGTGTTGATACTTACGCCCAACTTGTCCAGCAGCTTCTAATAGTGTTTGAATTTTCATTTTAACATATCCATTGCTCTACGGAACCATTCAGTCACATTAGGAGTTGCAGCTTGCCAACTATGACCTGAACGTGCCATATTCATTATTTCTTCTCTACGCTTAGGATCAGGAATCTTTGCCATGATAGATTCAACACTGCCTAAATCATTTCCTGTTGCACCTTTGCCTAGTAAATACTGAGCAATCGTATCCCAGTCATCACTTAATAATTCAGCTTTCTTACCATTAGCATCTCTTGCATACAATCCTTCATCGGGACTCCATAGCATACGTTGACTGCTAGCAAGTGCGTTCATTACAAGTTGCTTGTTGACACCTTTGTATTGACTGCCTTGAGGTATTTCGTGTCTATGAAATTGTGCAACTTTGGCTGCGTTCGGTACAACCTTTAAGTCAGCTTGATAAAACTTTCCACCTAACGGCATTCTAGTGTGAACTGTTACCCCTGCTTTATAAGTCTTTAGACCTTGTTTCTGTAGATAATCATCTAATGCTTGTCTTGTTGTTTTAGCATCAGTAGTGTTAAATGCTTTTTGTAATTCAGCAAGATCGACCATAGCATCTAAGTCATTGCTAGGAACAACGTTGCCGTCTTTATCAAATCTAGGCTTCCATGCGCTACCTATTGTGTGAACTGTTGCACCTAATGGTTCTAGATATTTTTGTGTGGCGGCGGTGAGTGGTTTCCCAACTACACCTGGATCAAAATTAGTTACAACATCAGGCCAAATGTTTCCGCCCTCAAACAATTTCATATTAATAACTCACTTTAACGTATTGAATTACACCTGGATTTCCGGTGCTGTTATTAAAACTAACTTTCGCTCTTAGCCAAACATAATTACCAGTTAAGTTTGCAAAACTATTTGTAGTAGTATTGTTGCCTGAAATCTGATGAACGTTGAACCAATCAGAATTTGCAGTTGGGTCTGATGCAAGTGTGGCTTGAATGTCTATGACTCCGTAAAACGAATTAAGACTCCAGCTTAAAGTTTGTAAATCTTGATTACCTAAATAATACGCAGCAGCTTGTACCTTCTCACCCACAACATTTACGTTGTTATTTTGGTAGTAAGTCTGTGGTAATAGTATTAATGTAGTGGCTTGTGACATTATGCTCGTTCCACTTCTACAACGACACCGTCACCCACTAATTCTTGGGCGACTTGCTCTAATGCTGCTTGAATGTCATTATTGACTAAACCACCATTATCTGCGTCTGCATCTTTAACGATTTTGCTGAATTTAACGACTAATACGTCTTCTACAATCTTTGCCATGGTAAATACCCTATAGTAATAGAGTATTTATCACTTTTAGATATTATCAGGACGCTTTTCTAATTTGTACTTTTTACCTAAGATTTCGCCGTACATAAGTGCTAGGTAACTGAGTGTACTTTCATCGTCATAATCAATAAAATGTGCTGAACTAGCCCAACGGAAATACCAGATTCCATAGCGTTTTCCGTCGTTGTACAACCATCTTTTAAGAGCAGGACTAGGGTGTAGTCCTGGTTGCCTTTCACACATTTTACGAAATTCAATGTGAAAGTTATCTTCTACTCGCTTTGACTTCAAATATACACGGTATTTATGGGGAGGATCATTTACAAAATGTTTGATACCAGCATATTGACTTGTTTTTACCTGAGTGTAGTTACATTTATATCGAGTTCCTAATTCCGTAGCAATATCTTTTAGAATAGCTATATCATTAGAAAAAACCGCAATTGTTTCACTTTCAATACGAATACCAATTTGCTTTTTCTTTTTTTCTTTTTGTAATTTGACTATAAACTTTAAAGCCGGTAAGTTATCAATAACATCTTGCTTATCTTCTTTACGAACATTGCCATATCTATTGAATTTGCCCTCAATTTTTTTATCCAGTTCTTCGGGATTCTTACAATACCAAGTATATTTAATACACGGTATTGTTGCCCTCAAACGATATTCATAATTGTTGTAGTATAAATTATCACGGTATTCGTAATAATTAATACCAGGAACATCATCAACTGACTTCAATAATCCCATCTTCATTCACCGTAGCAGTTAATTTTTGTTGAATTTCGAATTCAATCTTGTCATCATCCCCGACGCTAACGTTAATAGTTGCGTTTTTAATACGTTCAAAAAGAATCTTCTTTGACAATGGAACCCTAATCAATTCATCGATCTTTCGAGCCAGTGGTCTTGCACCCATCTTCTTATCATAACCCTTTTCAGCGAGATATTCAACAACTGATTCACGCAAATTAAGAGTAATATCATGGGTATCTTTCAATGACTTCTTCAAATCATCAGTAAATTTAATGACAATTTTCTTGATTGCTAGCATATCAAGTTTACCGAATTTACAAATCAAGTCAATACGATTTCTGAATTCAGGCTTGAAGAAGTCCTTCAAGGCTTTATCATCTTCACCTGATTTTTCTTGACTGCCAAAGCCAATATTGTTTCTTTCTGCATCTTGACTTCCCAAGTTACTAGTCATAATAACAATACAGTTCTTTGCATTTACTGACTTACCATTAGTACCAGTAACTTTACCGTCGTCAAGCAATTGCAAGAAAATATTAAAGATATCAGGGTGTGCTTTTTCTACTTCATCAAACAACAAGATAGAGTGCGGATTTTTACTCAAGTCGTTAATTAGTTTGCCGCCACCAAGACTACCTTCTCCAAACCCAACATATCCGGGAGGTGCACCTAGCAAAGCACTAACGTTGAATTTCTCAGAATATTCAGACATGTCATATTTGATTAGCGGCATATCTAGGTTCTTACTTAACAGTCTAGCCAATTCTGTTTTACCAGTACCAGTAGGGCCCAAGAATAAGAAACTTGCAATAGGTTTACTTTGATTTCCGATGCCAGCAAAGCTAACATAAATACGTTCCAAAACTTTATCTACCGTATCTTCTTGCCCATACAATTTATCTTTGATATTAGATTCCAATAGTTGAATCTTATCAACTGTTTGATCCTTGAGTTTATCTGCTGGAACTCCTGCAATACGTTCAACTTGGTCATACACCATTTCTTTAGTAATGACTGCACCCTTGTTATCAGCTACACGCTGTTTTGCACATGCGGCGTCTAGCAAGTCGATAGACTTATCAGGGTTTTTACGGTCATGCAAATACCTAATTGCGCTATCTACTGCCGCAGTGATAGCGTCAGGAGAAATATCCACATCATGGAAGTCATTCAACCGAGTACTTAACCCTGTCAAAATGCGAACCGTAGAATCACGATCAGGTTCATCTACACCCACACGATAGAATCTACGCATCAATGCACGATCCTTTTCGAAGGACTCATAGAATTCTTCCCATGTAGTGCTTGCGATAACTTTCAAATTACCCTTTGTGATTGCAGGCTTAATCATATTAGCAAAGTCAACACTGCCGTTATTTGAAGACCCGCTACCTTTCATAGTATGTGCTTCATCGATAAACAACACAGCCTTTTTCTTTGTAATCAGTGCTTCAATGATTACTTTGATCTTTTCTTCGAAATCTCCACGATACTTTGAACCTGCAAGCAAGTTACCTACTTCTACTGAATATACTTCATGGTCCTTAAGAAACTCAGGTACTTTACCATCAGCAATACGCTGTGCTAGTCCCTCTACGATAGCGGTCTTGCCTACACCTGGATCCCCCACCATTAGTACGTTTGATTTGAATCTCTTAGCTAGCACATTTATAATGTCGTCCAGTTCTTCACTACGACCCACAAGCGGTTCTAGTTTATGGTTACGTGCAAGTTCGCTAAGATTAACTGTGTATTCTTCGAGAATTTCAGATGCTTGCGAATCAGTAAGTTTAGTTTCTGCATCCTGATTTTTATAATTCTTTTGCCAGTGTGCTACAAATTCTTGCTTTGTGATACCATATTTCAGCAAGTAATAATGTGCATGACTGTTGGTTTCGCTAGAAATACTCAGATACAAATCAATAGTAGTTACCATTTTACGACCAGTAAACAATACTTGTGTAATGCTTCGGTTCATGACTCTTTCGAGAGAATTAGTTTTGCGAGGATGCACTTCTTCTCCGTTACTAACATCAACTACAATGGCATGTAGTGTGTCAATATAATGAGTAACTTCTTTGGTTAGTGTTTCAACATCTGCACCAAAACTATCTAAGCACTTTTTAAAGGGCTGATGAGTAATCAGTGCAAGCAATAAATGTTCAAGTGTACAATACTTGTGTGACCTCTCTTTAGCCAAATTTAATGCTTGCTCAATAATTACTTCAATTTCGGGTGAATTCATAAACTTCCTTTAAATAATGTCTCACTCAGGCTCTTGATTGCAAAATGCTATCAATAATTCGATTGTCTATTTTATCAGGTATGAACGGTTTTAGCAAGATATATTGGTCTCCGAAACCATTATTAACTGGCATCCCCTCATTTTGAATTCGTAGCTTAGCACCGGGCTGTGTTTTAGGTGGCACTTTTACAGTTAATACTTTGCCCGAAATAGCAGTAAATCTAATTTCAGTTCCGATTATCAAATCCAAAACATCGATATCTTGAATGCTATATAAATTAGAACCGTCACGCTCGAATGTAGGGTGCGGCTGAATTCTAAATTCAACTAGTAAGATAGCATTTTTAATAAGATTTTCATACCTTAATGTTTGTCCATCAGTGACACCTTTGGGTACTTGAATTTTTACGACTTGTCGCTGCCCATCTGCATTGAATTGCAATGTTTGTTCTGAACCCGAATATGCTTGTTCTAAAGTAACCAGTACAGTCGTGCGGTAACTAGGCATTTGAGGTTGTCTGAATCCTTGACTAAACGCTGCTCCGAAAAGATCATTAATGTTAAACCCATTAAAGTTAAAATGGAACCCGTGCCGATCATTGAAAGGACCAAACGAACTAGGGTTGTCGTACTCTTGTCTCTTTTTTGGATCGCTCAACGTTTCATATGCTGTTTGGATTTCTTGGAACTTGGAAGTGTCACCGCCTTTGTCTGGATGGTGTATTCCTGCTAAACGACGGTATGCCTTTTTAATGTCTTGCGGTGTAGCATTTTTCGCTACACCCAAAGTTTGGTAATAATCGGTCATATATTGATGTTAGCACATTATTGTGCAAGTGTCAATATTTATTTTGCAGCGCCTTCGAGTTTTTCTTTTGTTCGACCGTATGCTGCGATACCTAATACAGCACCCATTGCAATATGATACAATCCTGCACCTTGCAATGTAAGTGGTTGCCACTGACTTGTGACGGAACCTTTACTCAATGCCTGCAATAGCGACCATAAAACTGGGAATACAACAAAGTCAACAGTACATGTTAACATGTACATCCATCCCATTGCAGGACGCCATTTTTTGTTTATCCAGTCTGAACTTTCTTTATCGTGCTGAACTAATACGTCTGCACCCTGGGCGGCATTTGAACCTGCTTGGGTGAGATTTGGTTGAGGTACGCTTCCAGACATGCTTCCGCCAATGCTACTTGATGGTGCGGAATAGCTGGGTGAGGAGCCGAATCCTGCTGACGGAGAAGAGCCAAATGCTGAAGTGTTGCTTGATGATACATTGAATCCATTTGATGCTCCAAAACTATTACTTTCAGGAAATTGTGGAATAGAAGGATCTGTTGCTAGTTGTTGATGTGCTTCATCATCTGTGGCAATTGCCATATCTTGTGAACCTGATTTTCTAGCTAGTAAAGTTTGTGGCATCTTTTTCTCCTTATAGTCCTGCTTTTGCAATAAAATCTTTTAATAAACTATCAGGTTCTTTAAACTTTTTGCTAGGATCTAATCCTGATAGATTTTTCATTTCATCAATCTTATTGTCATCTTTTTTTTCTTGTTCTTCTTCTGTACCGTACTTTTCTCTATACTGATGAGGACTCAAAATTATTTTTGATTTCAACACTTCAACTGTTGGATTTTTGTGTTTTTCATCATCTACCTCAATAGTCCATTCAGAAAGAGGCATGTCTGTCAATGTTTCTAAATCTTCTATAAGCTGAACAATTCTTTCAGGTACAGCCATTCTTCTATCAATTTCAACGAACACTAAGTATTTTCCCGGAGTGATTTCTCCCTCACTCACTTGTGCATCTAATACCCATATATAACCGCGTTCAAACCAATCAGACAAATCTTCACCTACGGCTTTACCTTTAACAGTAAATGCAAGTGTGACAATGTTGTCATCTGATCCCATTTTTGCAGAATACTCATCTACTGATATTTCTGGGAAAATTTGACCTACTAAATCGTGATAGTCAAAACCTTCAACTAGTATCTGTTTCATATTATAATCCTGGCAATGCTGGTGGGGTGCCGGCTGCTGGGGCTGGCTGCATTCCTTGAGGCTGTTGCGCCTGGTCTTCTTGTCCTTGTGCAGATTCTTTATCTAAATCTTCCTCATATGCATTATCTAATTCTTCTAAGTCAATGCTTTGACCTGCTAAATCAATAGATCCTTCACGAATATCATCCATTAGAGTTTTGGGGATTTCAATTCTTACTAACCAGATTTCTTTTTCCGTCATTTTCGGAAAGTGGGTTCCCGCTTTATAGTCCCCTGGATCTTTAATAGCAACCGGTACTTTTATTTTAGTTTTCTTAAATTGTAGATTGCACCCTACTCCTAGTAATCTTAATGCACCTCTTGGATCAGGCATTAATTTTAGTGGGTACATAAACATGCAAGAAACAGTGTAGCGTTTCACATCAGGACCGGATACTAATTCCCCTAAGTCCCAATTCTTGTATGCGTATAGATCACTTTCGTCAAGAACTCGCTCGAAGTCCAATAATGCGCTCATTGCGCCGTCACTGGAATACACACCCTTGATAGTATCAACAATGCTAGGGAAATCAATATTGTTAAAAAAGTCGTCGGCTTTTAGTTTGCTCATAGTATTGTATTTATCAAATATGTATGAATACGTAAATGCTTTGAACAAAACCCTTAGCCTAATATTTATCATTAAAAAATGCGTTAAAACTCTACTAGTTTAGGCTTGTTATGAGGTTTTAAATATCTCTGAGTGTTATGAGAACTCGGCTTTCACAATAAAAGGAGTATATTTTGGGAAAGAGAAAAACAGGCGCTTTACGCAAACAACAAATAGACACACGATACACACAAACCGACAAATACAATTACGAAGACACACCCACATTTTACACGAAAGAATCAAAAACTATTAATTTTGATCATAGTCGCACTAAATCTAACTCTAGACCGGTTAATTTAAGCGCAAAGACAATTAATCAAAAAAAATATATCTCCGCATTAACTGATGCTGATACTGATATTGTAGTAGTTAGCGGTCCTGCTGGAACAGGCAAGACTTATCTAGCTATGCAAGCAGCCATCAAAGCACTAAAAGAAGGTGAAGTTGATAGGATCATCTTATCAAGACCTGCAGTAGGTGTAGAGGAAGAAGAACACGGTTTCTTACCCGGTGACTTAAATCAAAAGATGGAACCCTGGACAAGACCGTTGTTAGATGTGTTACGTGAATATTATACAATGCGTGAAATCACCCGCATGCTAGACGAACAAATAGTGGAAATTGCACCCCTAGCATTTTGCCGAGGTCGAAACTTTAAAAATAGTTATATAATATTAGACGAATCTCAAAATGCAACCCCTGGTCAACTCAAAATGATTATGACTAGGATCGGCGTTGGCAGTAAGATTGTAATTACTGGTGACATTGAGCAAGCCGATAGAAAAACAGCCGACAATGGGCTACTAGACTTACAAAATCGATTGAGAAAGGGGGTGATTCCAGGGTTGCAGTTATGCGAGTTTGAACTGCAAGATGTTCAACGGCATAAAATTATTGAGCACGTTTTAAAATTATACTCATAAAAAAGGGGCTTAACGCCCCTTTTTAGCTCTCGTTCATAAGTTTTTCTATTTTTTCAACTACATCAGGATATACTTTAAAGTAATAATCACGTAGTTGGTTCCACTCTTTTGTTAGTGTTTGTCCTTCAATCACGCATTTTTCGACTTTCTTTTCTTTGAAGTCCATAATAACATTACAAGTAGAATGATCCTTAGGTTTTAAATTTCTAGAAATTTCAACCTGTTCGTCAATCTGACCACCGGCTTTTTTATAATATGTAATTAACATGTATCTCATAATAATCCTTAACTGGTTAACTCTATCAGAGTGGCTGCTAGTGAAATTTCAGGAATACCCACTAAACTCAAATTAGCTAAACCATTTCTAATAATGATAATACTAGCATCACGTTTTTCATTAGTGTTACCCCACAAGTCTAAGTTATTATACATCCATCTGTATACATCTTCGATGCGTGTAGGATACAAACTTAGATATTGCAACAACAATTGCCTTCCCTCAAATACTTTTTGACTCTTAAAGCAGTTAGTTGCTTCAATCAATAGTTCATCTTCACTGTTAGTTTGATTAACTGACGCTAATAATTTACCACTACTACTATTTACTTGAACTTGATTCAAACATTTACGCAAATCAGGATAAGTAGCTCCAACATAACTATCCAATGTATCTAAATCAAATTCTACATTTTCAGTCACTAAAACAGTAGCTACTCTAGCTGTAAACTCAGTTTTGTCTGTTTTACTGATGTGAAACTCGTGGCATCTGCTTTTTAGCGCAGGAATAATTCTATGCTGATAATTACAAGTCAAAATAAATCTAGCAGTCGCATGATATGCTTCCATATCATTACGCAACGCCGCCTGACCTGCCGGAGTCAAATAATCAGCCTCGTCTAGCAACACGACTTTGAACTTACCAAAAGGCATTGTTTGTACAAAGCCAACTATTTTGTCTCTGACTACATCCACAGAGTTTTCACGACTTGCGTTAATTTCTAGTACATCATAATCTTCAATACCAAGTTCGTGTATAAGAACTTTTGCTAGTGTAGTTTTACCTGTACCAGGATCACCACTGAGCAACAAGTGAGGAATAGATTCGTTTTTAATCCAGCCTTCTACTTGTTGCTTTTGACTGTCATTTACAAAGACGTACTCTTTTACTGATTGCGGTCTGTATTTCTCTACCCAAAGTTGATTCTTCATTTAGTCTTTCTTATTGCCAAAAAGTTGTAACAACGACAAGAATATATTAATGAAATCTAGGTACAATGTTAATGCTCCGGAGACTTCTGCAACAGTCGAGTCACTAGAATCCATTAATTGTTCACGGATTTTTTGTGTATCATAGGCTGTAAGTCCCAAGAAGATAATAACTGCAAGTGCAGAAATTACCATCTGTCCCACTGTGCTTCCTATGAAAAGATTGATTATACTAGCAATCACAATTGCAATCAAGCCTACAAATAGAAACTTGCCCAGACTATCTAAACTTTGTTTAGTAAAGTAACCATAAATGCTCATAGTTCCAAATAGCACTGCTGACCCCATAAATGCGCTAACAATACTTGCCATTGTGTAGACAGCAAAGATTACTGCAAAACTCAAGCCCATGATGCCAGCAAAGAGTACTAGCATAAACAGTGCCATTTCTTTCGGGGGATTACTATTCAATGCAATCGTAATTAATACAACTGCTACAAGTGGAGAAAGAATAGTTACCCACTTCATCCACCCCGTGAAGAAAAATTGCACAAGTTCTGGACTGGAACCTACTACATAGCTTACAAACAAACTTACCAATGTAGCAAGTCCCATGTAGCCATACACACGACCCATTGCTTCGTTGATTTGAGCCGCACTGCGATATATCAATGTATCTGAATAACTCATCTTTTTAATGCCTCCATAGTAATAATTTGTGAAATATGCTTTCCTAATTCTTGTTCATCATTCACTACATATAAATTAACGTCAACTCTATCATTTCGGTTGTCGTATTGTCTAAACTCAATTGCCCAGCCGCCGCTTGCCTTGAACATTTTAAACGTAATGGGTTCTGAACTTAAATCCTCGGATTCACTGACCAAACTTCTTCTTGCTCTATTGGCTTTAGTGGTTCCTAATATTTGAGGGATTGCCTCGTCACTATATTGAGAATCGTGAATCTTAGACCCTAGCCATTTGTAAAACCATTTCATAATTATACCTTATCACTCATTGTCATGTCATTGACGGGTTCGTCACTGACTAACAGTATATCATTAATGTCAACTCGGCGTATAGTGTGTTTACCCGTTTCATCTTCAATTTGTACTCCTCTCGTCCAGCGACCATGGCTGACGCAAATCCATTTTCCGGGTACTAATTCAGGGTCTTTCTGATCAGGTCCTACAGCATAGATTTGTGCCCAGCGTGGTCTGATTCCTTGAGATTTCATGTCATCGTTGGGTATGATGATTCCGCTTCTAGTAATACGTTCGTCAAATACCATATCATAAACAATTACATGTTCACCTAATGGTTTGAATTTGCTTTTGGATATCTTATGCGGGTCAAATGCTGCTTTTTTCACTTTTCAAAATCCTCATCATCATCAAAAATTTCTCTTTCTTCTTTAGTTAATTGTTCTACTGGTTGAGACTTAACTGGGGCGGGCTGCGAGGGTGCTGGCTTTGCCGGTGCCTTGCTAACGACTTTTTGATAATTAGCCTTTACTCTTTTGTTGTTGTCTTTGATAACTTTGTTATTGCTGTCGAGAATATCTCCTCGTGCATTAACATTCATGTTACCCACTGCTCTGACTTTCTCATTTTTTGCAACGATAGATGACATATCTATCATTTTACCTTGTGCTGTTCTATGTAATGGCATAGCAACTCTCCTGTTAAATAAGTATTTAATTATTGAAAAACATCGTTTATTTTAAAAATTCTTCTACATCCAAATCGTAATATATTGAATTTATCTTATGTACTCCTAGCAAAAACAGTACATAACTACTAACACTGCTTCCCCTACCTACTCCCCATACTACATTATTAGCTCTCATTGTGTCTACCAAGTATTTGCAGAATCTAAGCAAGGGAAACATATTCCTTTCTTGATAAAGAATAAGTTCTTTACCTACACGCTGTAATTCTTCATCTGAGGTGCATAAATCTAAAAGATATTTAGCAATATCCATTGACTTATATTCATCAGGCATAAACCATGTTGATTGATTTATATCATCAAATTCTGACACGCTGATAGTTTGTGTAGTAGGTTCTGTTGTATGAAAAGTATTATTTAATTCTAAATCTGGATGAAAATGTATTACTGTATCGGTTAATACCGTTGATAGTTTGTGTTCTGGATTTCGTAGGAAAATGTCACACAAATCATCTTCTGATAAAATCTGTCGGCTATACTGGTCAGTTTTCATTGCTACTAGTTTAGCAGACTTATTACAAAAAAGCAAATATCATTTATCCGTTTTAGAATCAAAGTCTACCATAATAACGTCAGAATCGGGTCTTTTTATCGGTGGTTGCCAACCAAGCAGTAAGTCATCCCAACTAGTAGTTATTTCTTTTAACTTCACAACCTTTTTATTTTTTGTGGGTTTAGTTGATGTATTCGGGCTTGAATCATTCCACCAACCTTTTTCGCTGAGCGGACCCCTACTTTCTTCCATACTGTGTAGATAGCTCACACCATCGCTCATCCTACTAGAAATTCTTATATCAGAAACAGTTAAACGGTCTTCTATAACAGAATCTATTTTTGCCATTAATGCGATTCCCAAAATTTGATCGTACGGATCTTCTGGTAGTTGCACACATTTTAAACCTAAATTAGATATTTTCTCAAAAATTACCGATTCTGTCTCATTTATAAAAATTGCATTTTCTATTTTTTCAATAAACAAATATTTTATTCTGTCAAGGGCAATATTTTGTTCATAGATGCTGTCAGTTTCAATGAAGAAATTGACTTCTATGTCGTATACATTCATGTGCAACTCATTGTCAATGAATACACCTGCCACAAACTCAAAGTTTCGCTGTACTCGGGCTGTCATTTATTATCGTTGGAAATGTTAATTTTATTTGTTAAGTTTTGTTTTTTGTAGATATCATCCATTCGTTTGGTGTACTCAGTTTTGTAACTTTCTAAAACCATTTGGATTTGCGATATCATAGGACCGTTCTGAGTCCTATATACAAAATTTAATTTTTTGGTTAGTTCTTGGATTGTGTTTTGCAAGTCTTCCATAGACTTACCACTAAGATCGTTTATGAATGGGTGTTGCATATTGATATTTATATGCAACAATTATCGGTTTATTAAATTCCGGATAATGTTACTTTACCCCAAATAACGTTTTCACCGTCATATTGACCTACACAAAAGTAAACGTACCCATTTTGATCCATACACATTTGTCCAGGAAAGTCTCCAGGTTGTCCTATACTAGTAGGAGTCCTAATTGATAACTGGGAACTACGTTGGTTTCGATTCACAGGAATCACATCTAACGTGGCGCCACAATCAAGTGTTATAAATTGCAATACCAATTCAGTTACTTGATATGGGGTAGTGATAAAATTACTATATGAAGCGGTAGTACCGGTAGCATAATAATTTTCCAACAATTTAACACTATCACGCATACCTGAAGTTATTTCACCTGCGTTAACTGTAGTGGGCGGTAATGTAATTGTTACATTAGGATTAGCAATAGTTAAATGTAGTTCGACACTTGCCCTAGTTCCTGTAGGTGGCCAGCCACCAAAGTTGATAGTGCAATCTGACTGTATTGTACCGTACTGCACATCAGCTTTGCTGACATTAACAGTTACTGTTCCTGATAAATTTTCACCTAAATTATATGTCTTGGCTCTAAATCCATTTACTAGTGCATTGCTTAGCGGAGCACCAGCCATATCATTATTCAACAATGTACCAGTCAACGGTGACTTTAATATTGCTTTGGATTGCAAGTCTGTTAATTCAGATCCTGCCGTATTTAAGTTATTCTTAATGCTTGAAAAGTTATCTCTAAAACCCTGTGTGCTATTATTAACGCCCGGCACAGGGTAATTAGCATCGATACTGTTAGTGTTTATTGCGCTCATATTTGTATTCCGTAATATATTTATTATTGATTACTGTTAGGTAAAATGTTTGTGTTCGAAAACAGCACAGGTAAATCATATGTATCCAACGGATCAGGTGTTGGCGTTGCACCTGGTAATGAACTCCAGCTAGGAATACCTGGATACAAGTTATAATTGTATGTTGCGCTCTTATCTACTATAAAACGATCAATTGAGAAATCAATTTGGTTAAGTTTGTATGGCCAGGAATCATTAATATTGTTCAAAACTTCCTGTGACTTTCCGGGCAACGTGTAACATATTACCCAAACTTGCTTAAATCCCAATGTACTACCATCAGCCTGCTGACTAGTCATCCAAAGTGGTAAAAATGTTTGACTGTTATTATACGGAATAGTAGAAATTATTTTATTTCTCATATTCTGTAAACTTGCTGGATACAGTTTTTGAACAAATCCAGGACTAGCACTAGTGAATACTTCTGTCGAGCTATTATATATAGAGGTATTGGAAGTATAATAATCACCTTGGTTCAAACTTATTTTTCTAGGCCAAACTATCTCATCCGGTATTGACACTCCGTCGGGTGTTATTAAGCCGTCTACTATCTCAGAATAGACAACTTCATACAGTGTTTCGTTGTTTTCATTTGTTGCAATCGCAGTTTTTAATTCACCTAATACTATTTTTCTATAATAAAAGTTTGTGTTCAATGTGTCCAAATACGTTGTTAATTTACTAGCATTAACTCCATATGTCACTACAACTCTAATATCCGACGCTTTACCAAAATAAACATCTTCCGGTCTATACAAATATTCGTTAGGAATTATAGAGGTGTCAGTCAACAATGATTGAATAATAGCACGACCAGGCAGATCAGGTGTCGCTTTCAAATAAACACTTTCAGTTGGCTCTAAGAACTGTTTGTCTGTTGTTAAAGTAAATTCTTTTGTTGAAGAAACGATAGGATTGTCCGTTAAGAATGCTTTAACTGTAAATGCATATGTTATTTTAGTACCAACCATAGTTAGAAAAGATTCAGGCTCAAATGATACTTTTCCAATAATGCTACCATTAGATAACAAAGATAGATTATCAGGTAATCTACCGGATACTAATTCGTAGGAAAGATTGCCAAATCCAGTTGCATCAACATACAAATCACTTAGTTCCCCATTTAGTAATGTACCTAAATCCGAATCAGTATTCCATGTAATTGTTTCATCAACTTCGTTAGAAACTCGAATAACAAATCGCTGGATAGAGGACTTAATACTAGGATATAATGTTTTATATACTACAACAGTAAAACCATACTCTATTATCGTATTAGATGCAATGATCGGTACTCCCGTAATCCAACCAGTAGTACTGTTTCCAGTTAATCCCGGTGGTAAAGAACCGAAAGAATATGTCAAACTATCATCTTCAAAATCATAACCTATAAATTTAAAGTTGAAGTACTCACCGGATTTAGTTGTACCTAGATTTATAGTGTCAACCAAATAATAAGAATAATAAGGATCAGTAGTACTAATAGGCAATTCCAATGGGTAACTATTTAAAATTACAGGATTGATCTGGTGTGGGGATTTTGTTAACAATTGATTTCGAACTACTATATTGAAAATTCCACCATCGACACCGTACTCACTAATTAGTTGTAATGCAAATTCGTATGTTTTAGTAGTAGGTGAACCATTGGTTAAAATAGGTGGTTCTGCATATCCTGTTATTCTACCTGTATTAGATATTGATAACCCAGGCGGAAGACTTCCACCAGACAGTTTAATAATATAAGGTATATTAGCATAGTTTGTGACATTAATGGTCTTATCAACATACACACTATCTAATGTGTTAGCTATTTGACCGTCAGGAGTTGAAATAACAGGTATACCTACACCTGATACGGTCAACGAGAATGTTCTATCTGATATAGAATTAAAACTATCTTTAGCACGTATCGTAAAACTATATACGGTTTCTTCAGCGATGCTACCAATAACACCTGTTAACTGTCCGTTACTGAGAAGACTTACACCAATAGGCAATACTCCGTTTAATAGAATGTATTCTACACTGTCTCCCACAGTAGGTGCAATGGCAGAAAATGTGTAAGTTATAGGCAATCGACTAGGATAAGTACCTATATTACCTGCAGGTGTATTCCATAATAGTTGTGACATGTTAGTGAACGCCTAATGCCTCTAATGCAATATGATAGTGATGTTTTCTATCTTCTAAACCAATAGTGCCACCGTTAATTCTTTTCGTAAGAGTCACGAAATCATCTTTATCACATAACTGATTTAAGTTATTGTTATCCCAGAACCATCCTGCACTAGAAACTGCGCCTGCAGGAGTTTCTAAATATGCAACCGTTTCGTCAAGGCTAATGCCTAAGTCTTCGGCAAACCGTGTATAGTTAGCTCGGCCTGTCAATTGTATTAATCCACGACCTCTGAACTTCCAGCCATCACCACTATTTTCATCTCCGTTACTCATTCGATTAGCATAAACACGATTAGCAATCTTTTCAGGCTTTCTCTCATATTGCTTTGCTAATTCTTCTGTTGGGAAATACTTTTTGAAAGTAGTCATCAACCCCTTAGCACTGTAGTTTAAATTTTCTGTTACAAAATTAAATCCACCTGACTCGTGTGCGATTTGTGCTAAAAAGGCAGCCGCACGTTTTGGATTTTTGTACATATCGTAGTACTCTGCTACTTCGTGAAGAGGTAACGCATATCTTTCTAATACTGCCGTTTTCGTCTTTGGGCATATTTTTTGTAAAATATCTACTGTAATCATAAAAACTCCTATTAACCGTAAACACCAACCATTGTGTACCACTGAGAAATCCCTGTTGCTACTAATAATAGTCTTGCACCTGTACCCAATGAGAATGATGCATTTGTTGCTAGGGAATCTATTTTTGCACTTGATGCTGGATAAACTTTAACACTGTTTGCAGTATTATTGATGATAATAACTTGCATACCCACTGTAGCTGTTGGTAAACGTACACCATCAGCAGTTCCTGTACTAGAAGTAGAAACAACATTATATTGACTAATCAACGGATATGCGGTGCTTTGAGTAGTACCAGAAGCAACGATGCCACTAGTAACACTTGCAAGAACAAAATTACCTGAAATAAAATTACCTGAAATAGTATTAGCACCGGTTATTGATCCAGTTGGAGCAACAGTCAATCCTACTAAAGTTCCTACACTTGTGATGTTTCCTTGTGTTGCACCTGTAACTTGTCCAGCAATCGTTGCTGAGTTAGCAGTATTCGCAGAATTAGCAGTATTTGCCGAAGCAGCACTTATAGCACTTGAAACTTTAATGTCACCTGATACTATTGATGTACCTGGCACAAATCCAACGTTTGAGGTTAGTGCAGTACTAAATGTTAATGTGTCTGCGTTGCAGAACGTAATGGTCTGTGAACCGTTTAATCCACTTGGTAAAATGTTTGAAACATTTACTGTTTGTCCAATATCAAACGGGGCAAAAGATTGCGTAGAGAAAGTTATAGTTGCTGTTCCTGAACCAATTAATAAACCAGTTGGCACAATCTTATTCTTAGCATTTAACGCATTCAAGTTTGTTATGCTGTTTCCATCACCGCTGAAGAAATTAGCACTAAACAAGTTACCTGTAACGCTACCGTTAGCATTAATGTTACCACCTAATATATTACCTGTAGCAGAGACTACACCTGTAGTAGATAAGTTACCACCTAATATATTACCTGTAGCAGAGACTACACCTGTAGTAGATAAGTTACCACCTGAGACATTGCCTGTAGCTACAATTAATCCGTTTGTAGTTAAGTTTCCACCTGAAACATTACCTGTAGCAGAAACTACACCAGCAGTGGATAGATTGCCGCCGACGATGGTGCCATTCGCAGTGATTAACCCTGTAGTTGTTATATTGCCACCTGAAACATTACCTGTAGCAGAAACTACACCAGTGGTGGATAAGTTACCACCTAATATATTACCAGTAGCATTAATTAGTCCACCAGTCAATATGTTTCCACCTGAAACATTACCCGTAGCTGCAAGACTCGCAGCCAATGCATTAGCTAGTGTAGAATTACCAGTGATGATTAAGTTACTACTTGAAATATTACCTATAGCAGATAGACTTGTAGCTATTGCATTTGCTAAAGAAGAATTACCGGTAATATTTAAATTACTACTTGAAATATTACCTATAGCAGATAGACTTGTAGCTATTGCATTTGCTAAAGAAGAATTACCGGTAACAGTTAAGTTGCCACTAGAACTTAAGTTATTTCCTGATAATGTGTCAACTGCTAGTGATCCGGAAACACTAATATTACCAGCAGACACATTTCCTGATGCATTTATTGTTGCGGCTGACACTAAACCACTAGTAGTTAGGTTACCTACGTTTGCGTTACCGTCTACTCGCATTATACCGCTAGCAATTAAGTTAGCGCCTGAAATATTACCCGATACACTAACTATAGTACCATCTATTCTAGTTGTTGTAATATTGCCCAAACTAGCATTGCCTACTACTTGTAAGAATCCATTAGTTGAAATATTACCGCCTGAAATATTGCCGCTAGCACTTAAAACACCTAAGGTAATTAAATTGCCAGCGTTCACATTTCCAGTAGCACTAAATGTGCCGCCTACACTACCGTTACCAGTAACTGATAGAGCACCTGAAGATACTAAGTTTCCTCCTGCTACATTACCTGAAATACTTAATAAACTAGTTACTTTGTTGAATTGTAGTCCTGGAACTGCTGCTAAGTTACCGTCATCATTGAATAAGATTTGTGTATTAGAACCCGGAGCACTAACTGTTCCGCCCGGTGGAGTAATAACTGTTCCAGTAATTGTACCATTAGCCGGTAGTATAATGTTACCGGAAGGATCAATAACTGTACTACCTACTGTGATTGCCCCGTTAGAATCAATTAATGTATTACCAATCGCTACACAACCAGCAACAGTCAAGTTGCTTAATGCGCCCAAACTAGTAATTAATGGTTGTGATGTTGCAGTTATTATACCGTCGACAAATCCTGCAGTTATCGTACCTACACTGATTGTGTCAGTGACTGATAAATTAGGAACAATAATGCTATTTGAGTCTGCTGATATTGTAACTGCACCCAATGTCAAAGTATTCGCAGCAAGAAATAATTCTTTAAACTTACGTGTGGGGCTACCTAAATTATAAACTTCGTCTTGATCAGGAATTAAGTTACCGATCAAATTTCCAGTTACTGTTAAATTATTTGTAGTCGTTAGACCTGTCACAGTAGCATTGCCTGCAGTAACTAATCCGGTGATGTTAGCATTACCTATTACAGTGTTTGATGTTACAAAAAGATTAGTTAGAATTACACCTGAAGTGTTTGATCTAATCGTTTGACTATTGGCTGCTGCTCCTAAATTTATATTAGAAGTAACAAATAAATTACCCCATCTATTGGTACTATTTCCTAATTGACCGGTAGATGCATTGGGAATTAATGAGCTAGTTACTACGTTGCCTACGCTAAGATTAGATGTAGTTACACCTGTTGTAAAAGTAGCTGATTGTGTATTAATCGAATTAGCTAAATCTAAATAAAACGGAACAGAAAAGGTAGTGATATTTGCTGACTGGGTAGTGTTAGGTGCACCTGCTCCAACTGTTAAATTACTACCTGTAATAATCTGAATTCTAGGGAAATTACCCTCAATTAATACGTCCCCTGTTCCTCCTGCCGGAGCTGTAATACCACCAGTAGTGGTAATAGATGTAACACCGGACGAGAAAAAAGTACCGTAAAGTTCATTGAAGTTTTCGTTTATTTTCTGAAATGCTGATCGAATCGGATCAGCCGATGGATCGTTTGGAAATGTACCAAAGTCTATGTATTGTTGAGCCATATCAATAGTCTACCTTATCTAGTATTTATCGTTTTATTATTCTTAGTATGCCCGTAAAAAAGCCCGAGTAAATTTACTCGGGCTATGAGGTACGGTTTTGTTATTTACAGACCGCTTAACTTCTTCCAGTCATTTATTTGTGATTCAAATGCAACTTGCGTGGGGTTACCTACAGTTTGATTTCTTTTTAATTTGTGTAGATCATTTCCCATTGATAGGAGTGCTTTTAACTTTGCCATTTCTGTATCGGCCATTGCGTCACCGCCCGCATCGTTTGAGAATCCTTCTTCAACAGGCTCTTCGCAACCGCATTGTGACTCATACATTCCACATTCATTGCAAGTATGTTCACCCTCATGCACTTTTTCCATGTCGCCGTCGCCGTCTAAGTCAGCTTCTTTCTTTCCAGCGGCACGTGCTTTTGCTAAATTACCAGTAAACTTGTTACCTTCTTCGACTTCATCTTCTTCTTTGACAGGATATTCTTTTCCACCAACTTTCATTTTTTCACCGGGCTGCACACCATCAGCTTTTGCTTTTGCTAAGGCACCGGTGAAAGCATTACCTTCATCAGTTTTTTCTTCTGTGTCATCTTCACTTTCATCAGAATCTGCAGGTTCTAATGTGTGTGTTTCTTCACCTTCTTCATCAGCATAGTCTTCAGAACCACTCGTGTCAATACCTGTCATTTTTTTGATTAATGCCATCATATCGTCACCGTCGCCAACTACAGTAGGTGAAACCTCAGGGTCTGTTCCATGTCCTGCTGGTTCTTCACTTCCAGTACTCATTGGAGCACCGTAATCACTAACCTCTTGTTCTTGATTACCAAAAACACCTAGACCAGCTTGTCTTACAATTGCTAATAATTCTTGTGCGTCAGTGTCTGTGGCATTTATACTCACTGAGTCTGGGGAGCCTTGCTGTCCAGTACTGCTAGTAACAGTAATACCTTCATTTAATAATGAATTTAAATGCTGTTCCCAGCTTTCTAATTGAGTATCTTTCATTTCTTTATTTTCTCCGAGTTTTCTGAATGGATTTAATTTGCTAGCTACTGACCCAGCTGCTCTGAAAATACCAGGCTTTGCTGCAGGAGCTTGCGTTCTACTAGGAACAAACTCTTTAGGATTGCCTAATTTGCTATCCATTCCAGTAGTTCTAAACGCTTCTTTGCTAGGAACAGGTGCTAATAGTTCTGGCTCAGGACGTGTGTCTGCTTCTTCTAAGCTGGCATCATAGTCTGTGAATCCAAATTCTTCTAAGGCAGCATCACGTAAATGACCTTTTAATGTTCCAGCTAAACGCTTATAACGATCACCGTGCTGTAATACTTTATCAATTGTTCGCTGTGCTTTTGCACGATCTTGCATTTCTACTGCAGGTAAGATATTATAACCTTCAGGACCATTTCTTAGATCATCCATCAAACAGAGAACTAAACTTCTTAAAGAACCCTCAGTCAAAAGAGAGCCGTCTTCCATTTTAAAAGATTCAGTCATCTCTTCAGCCTTTTTATGACTCTTATAACCTTTGTTCTTCATGTAGTGTGCTAGAGCCCAAGGATTATCAATCTCATCCTTGTGCTTCTTCATCGCTTTAACTGTACCTTCCCAACCTTCAGGAGCTTTTTCTGTTACAGGCTTTTGTGTATTAGAAGATGCCATCGATGGCTTACCGTGAACTTGTGCATTTTGCGCGCCGGCTTGTTTTTGTAACTTCTTCAATAATTCAGCATCACTACCGTGACCTAATTTATTCAAAACAGCAGAACCTGCTTTCTTCATGGTGTCCATTACACCTTCGTCAGTTAACTCATCACCGGCTAAAGACATTTCACCCTTACCTATTGACTGCTTAATTTGCTGAGCTAATTGTGGGTTAGTAACTGTACCTAATGTCTTATTACCTTGCTTGATGACCTGTGTATTTTGTTGTGCAGGTTGAATAGTAATCTGCTCTGCCTCATCTAACTGAGTTTTGCTATCAGCAACTTCTTCAATGTATTCTTTTAATGAGTGTTTCTTAGAAGTCTTGCCGACTTCTTTCTTAGGTTTCTTACCGCCACCGAACACATCATGTAGACCTTTAGTATCATATTTCTTTACTTCGCCGTCTTCACCTGCGTCCTTTTTAGGGCGGCCACGACCACGCTTTACTTCAGGTTTCTTTTCTTTTTTATCATCGTCACCGTCATAAGAAGTACCATAACTGCCTTTATGTACACGACCAGTCTTGGTATCTTTTGTTTCACCTTCAGCTAATGAGGTTAACGATTGTAACATATTTCTAAAATCCATTATCGTGATCCTTTTTTCGTATTTTGTGCTATTAACAGTTGTTCAACCCTGTCTAATTGAACAGCCATTTCATTCAACTTCTTCTCAGTTGCATCAGCTTTAGTTTGAACTATTGCCATTTTTACGTCCATATCATTGATTTTGTTATCAATGGTAATATAACCGGTGCCACCGATACTACAAGCACCGATGAGTATCCAACTCAACTGTGAAGATGTAAAATCAATCATTTTGCCTTACTAGCTCCTGTAGCTGGTTTTTGAGGACGAGTAATTTTACTCATCGGACTCATATGACTTTCTTCTTTGTTGTTCTTAGGTGCGATAGGAGTAGGCTTTGCGGCGAACGGGATATCAACACTAGGTTTCTTAGGAACAACTCTATCTAGATATTGGTTTGCGTATTCTTTGCTAGCTTCTTTCCCGCTATCTGACAATTCAGAATCTAACAATAAAGGACTATCATCAACCTCATTTTGATATTGTTTTGCTTCGTGCTCGACTGAATCTGCAAAATCAGTTGTAAACATTCTTACACGATTGATATTACATCCGCATGCTTGAGCACATTGTTGAATCATTGGCTCTGTTGCTGGATATCTAAATTCTGCTCTAATAATAGTTAAGCTATTGTTCTCTGCATCAGGAAATCCAGCAACAGTTTTTTGAATAGGGGTAGTCTTTGGATCATCAATCTTTACTGGATCAAACTTTGTAAGATTGTATTTAAACATGTCCATAAACTTGCTGTCAACGTCACCAAGAATTTTGATGGTGTAGTTATACGTTCTAGCACTTTCTGTTAGATAATGACGTAGGTTCTTCATTTTGTTATTCCTATATATTATTTATCAATCAGTCGGATTTTTTGTTAGCTAGAATTTGCTTGAGCAATTCGTTTCTATCTAACAGTTGACCTTCTCCGACAGGTGTATTTTCTATTTCTTTAGTTTGTGAGAGTGCTTTTTGATCTAGTTGGGCCTTCTTTAATTGAAGGTCTAACATTTTTAATTTCTTATTAATCTTTGCTGTTTTAGCTGTAATAGCATGTCCTAACATAGTACCGGCTACACCAAAGATTTCACTAGCAAAACGACTGTCAACTTGCATACCAAGATCCATTAAATCTTTATAACTGTCTTGTGCTAATTGAGCAAGATCATCCATCTCGCCGTCAGCAGCTTCTAAACCCTTAACTTGTGGCAACGCATTTTCTATTTTTTCTAAATTAGAAAAGGCTTCTTGAGTAATTTCTCGGACCTCAGCACTTTCGATAATCTGTTCATTGAGATTATCAGGTTCGTCGGGTTCAGGTAAATCAAATAATTCTGAAAGTTTTTTTGTCATTTGACGATTAAGTAATAGTAGTATTTATTACTTGCGTTTACCGTTTCTAAACAAATCGTCTTCTGTGATAACTCTGAATGTAAACCCGTTTTGTTTACAGTAGGCCATAGCTGCGGCCCACTTAGCATGGTTTATTGCAACAACTGCCCTGTCCTTAGCACTTGCTACTCTGCTTTCAATCAAACTTTGCTTTTTGGGTTTAATCTCAACTATTTCTGCTAATTGTTTTCCAAATTTATTCTGGTAGATTATGAAAAAGTCTGGTATGTAATTAGTTCTTTTACCAGTCAATGGATGCATGTAAGGTATGGATATTGCCTCGCTTGCCCATTTAAGAACAGATGCGTTATTGTCACAAAATTGCATAAAGGTAAACTCCCAACCACTGCGATACTTAGGCTTATGTTTTCCTATGTATTTGTCAGGGTTTTTAGGAGTATAGATACCTTGTGCCCAATTAGCCATATTATTGTACTACGTTTCGTTGAACAGTTTCATTAGGTATAGGAAAATTGGCTATTCCGTACAAAGTAGTTTTACTTCTTAAGCTGTTTAAGTAATAAGTCAGAAGATTACTAGTTGTAAGATTACTTGTGTTCTTCATTTGATCAAGTAATGACAATACATTTTCACCAGTAATGTTAGAAATTCTAAACATTATACCGGTGAAATTGTTAGCTGTATTTTTATTACCAGTGATCTTTAAGAAATACGAATAAACCAAATCAAATTGACCACCGTCAACAACTAAATCAAAGTTGTAAAACTGGTCATAAATTCTAACAGTGTTATCTAGATTATTTCTAGGTGCGTCAATTAGTTGTGCCATAAAAGTATTTATTATACAGTTGGTGGCTTTTTCAACATTTGCTGGACACCCTGTTGTACTTGTCCAGGAACACCCTTGATAAATGTTGCTGCTTCAGTTGGGAATGTGAACTGAGTATTTCTGTTAGGTGAACCCTGTAATGCTGTATTAGCCATTCCCAACGCCTCTGCAGTTGCTATCTTCACTATATTTTGAGGGTTCTTAAAAGTATTTTTTGCAGCTCCTGCTTTCTGGATTGCACCTAAAATGTTTCCGCTTTCTAAATTTTCTAAGATACCACCTGCTGCATCTAATAAACCACCCGGACCTAATATTGCGGCATTCGATCCCGGACGTGCGATAGGACTCAATGTTCTATCATATTGACCATCGACACCAAATTGTTTAACAATCTGATCAGGTCTTCTACCGTCAATTGCACCTTGGAAATAATTTACAGTTTCATACGCAATTGACATTTGATTTTCCATTACACCGTTTGATTGTGAGTAGTCGTAGGTGTCGTGGCTAAAACTTTCAATCATAGGATTGATAAGTCGATACAATGCAAAATTGTGTTGGTTAAAACCGTATATATTAATAGCTCTGAAGAACGGAGCTTTCGTCTGACCCAACGCAGATCCTGCTGTGGTCACCGGTGTTCTACTAGATTCTCCGATGTATCCCCAATCATCGTTTCCTGAGATACTACTATCATACACATTTCTCTTATTTAAATCAAATTTTGGATTAGGAGGACCTGCAGTGACGTTACTAAACGAATCTATTTGTAATCCGTCTTTATAGTAGTATGTATAATATGCATTCCATAAATTTCTAATTAAATTACCGTTATCATCGTGAAATACTATGTTGATGGGATCGTATTTTAATTTCGTCTGCACTAGACGTTTTCTATTATATTGATTAAGTGTTGTAACATCAACAGTGTACTTAGGTAGTTGTATGTTTTTAACAGCTAATCCAAAGTTACTTCCTTGAGGAAATTGTGTAGAAATATACTCTGTGTTTATATCAAAATAAACATGAAATAAAAACTTAAACTTGGGTGAGTATTGGTATGCGTTGGATCTAAAGGTAAGACTTGCGTGAGTATAATCACGCAAGTAGTCATTACCGAAGAACGCTTTGGTAGCGTCCCCTAAAAGGTCTTGAAAAAAACCTGCCATTTAGGCTCCTAATTAAGAACCGATACCTGTTACAGTACCGCCACCGAATGCACGACCGACGTTAGTACCGATACCAGAAGTCAACGGACTCTGAATTGCGTTATCGTAACGTACAGTTAACGAAATTGTTGCAGGTTCATTGGTAGAATAGTTCATTGTATTATAGTTAGCTTGTTGTACGAAGCACCCATACAATTCCCAAGTTTCTAAAACTGTAGGTGTGAGTAAGCCATTTCCACCGTCAAGAACTTCATAGTTGATCTGGAACTTATAGTCCTGACCAGTAGCAGCACTTGCTTGCTCTACGAAATCCATTTGCTTTTGAATCTGTTGACCTACTAACTTAGCTACGTTACCTTGTGCATCATCACGTAAGTTGATTGTAGTAGCAGCCCATTCGTGCTTACCTGATAGGTAAATTTTACTGTTGTAAATATCAATTGGTATTTCAGTAAATGATAGACTAGGTCTAGCGATATCAATAACTTGCTTAGTAAGTTCAGTTGTTGCACCGCCAACTCCAAAATTCAAAAATAAAGCTCTGAAGCGATATTGTAATTTTGGCATCAACAAGCCTTGACTATTTGTAGCATTATCAGATGCTACGGTCATGTTGAACAATGATTGAGAGGCTGTTGCCATATTATTTCTCCTGTTATATATATTTATCTTTTATAAAATGAAGCCCTTTCGGGCTTCATTTATTGGGCTCCTTGAATTTCCCCTGTGTTAAGGACACGAACTGGGATGTAGATGAATTCAGCAGCTTTCACTGGCTCAATCGCAACATCGATCCACAATTCATTTCTGTCGATACGTGCAGGAGTATTGTTAGATTCATCACATACAACTAGGTAGTCATATAGGCCACGTTTAGCGACTAAATCTATAAACAATGACTGTACCACACCTGCAATTTGATTACGTGTTACAGAATCGTTAGGTTCGAATACGAACGGACGAGCAAGAACTTGCAGTCTTTCACGTACATAGCAAACTAAACGAGCTACGTTGATACGATCTAGTGCAGACTGTGTATCCTTGCTGTTCTTATTACCATAGTTCAACAAGCCAACACCTGTGAAGAATGCTAGTGGGTTGATCTGGTTTGTGTACAATACGTCACGAATTCCTAAACGATTCTTGATAGCTACAAACTCGCCAGTAGTTGCGTCTAAATAACCAATGTTTGTTGCATTGTCGATATTACCTCTACGAGTACCAGCTGGTGCTAACCAAGGATAAGCAATAGTATCATTGCGTAAGAATGTACGAAGCATCATATGTGAAGCAGGTACCACCACTGCAGAACCATCTGTTGGGTTTACAGTGATACCGCTTGGATAGAATAGACCCATATATTCGTTACGTGTAACTAATCCATCTTCACCTGTGCTTGATGCTCCTGCAGCGTTTGTAGCCCAGTTAGTCAATGCAGTAGCTTGATCTGGTAAGCGCAATGGTGTATCACCAATGATGTAAGCAGTGTTGTTACGGTCATTGTTTAGAACGACCATATCAGGTTGCAACTCAGGATAGTTTGGTGTAGCCATTAAGTTGAAGAATGTATCTTCTTCACGAATTGTCTGGTTAGTACCAATTGCAGCTTTCATGGCTTGTACAACCATATTACGCTGAGCTTTGCGGCCCATGTAAGCTGATCCATTAGTATTCAATCCACTTACACTTACCCATGTGTATGAGAATGTAGGTAATGATTCACCTGGATAGTTAGCACTTGTAAAGTAATTAGTTCTAAACTGCTTTACGTTATATCCAGAACGACGGGTATTCCATAACAACATACCTTGTGGATACGCAACTGGATTAGGTGCATCTAAATCTAGATAATTGCTTTCTAGCAAATCAACGATTTCAGGTATCGGATCATTTACTGGATCTACGCTACCAGAAGTGCCCCAACGTGCGTCTGCAAATAGAACACCGTTTTGACTGACTTGGTCTGTGTTGTCGATTTGTACCCATTGATCTTGACCATCAACCAATTGCCAACGATAAATCATTGGATAGTTTTCTAAATCATTAGTGTCAATCCATAGATCACCGTACACTAGAGCAGTACCGTCACTCTGAGTAGTTGGCTCATCGGTTGCAAGAATCGGACCGTTAGGATCAGTTGTGTTAACACCGCTTGGTAGGGGGTGACCATTACTATCGTAAGATACTTCACGATACCCTTTCCAAGCACCATTTTGGTTTACCATAATGTCAACTTCAGAAATTGTACTGTAGTACCAATTAGTTCCGTTTGCTGGGTTTGTTGCTAGTGGACCTTCATTTGGTGTGTAGGACAACCATTCCCAATTAGATAAAGTTGAAACATATTTAATGTTAGGTGTGCCGGACATGAATGTCCAAGTAGGAGATGAACCACCTTCAATGTTAATTGTAATATCATTTGCAGGAGATGAACCACCTAAATCAGTTCCTGGTATTACTACCTGAGTAGTACCAGAACTAGAGTAGTTACCGGATCCTAAGTTAGCAGAAACAGAATAGTAATCTCTTTCAATAGTTACAGAGAATACTGCGCCGCCAATGTCAGTGTACTGGAATGTGTTGTAGTTACTTAGAGCAAAACCAACTAGTACATCTGGGTTAGATACTGTGTCAAAACCTATTTCAGCAAGAAGTCCCGAACTAATACCTGTTGTAGGATTAACATCAGTTAAATAGATGTCGCCGCCGGCGGTGTGTTCGATTTGAATTGCTCCATTAGTAGTCAAATATGCATCTGTATTAGGGATATCGGCTGCAAGCCAATCAACTACAAACGAAGATCCTGTTGAACCGGTCATAGTAATTTGATGGACCGATGCAGCAGGAACACCCGGAGTTGATACAGTAGCATACAATACGGATCCTACAGTTGGTTCTGGCGAAGTAGTAGAGCCAGTTACAATTGTGCTACCTGTAGCTTTTCTTCTTAATAAGCCTGCAGGTGCACCAGACATGATAACAGTGCCTACTGGTATTGATTGGCCACCAGTTGAATCTAACGCAAAGATTGCATTTCCAGATAAGTCATAATAAGATACATTTACGCCTACCCAACTAGCTAAACTACTACGATAAACGTTGAGAGCAGGATTCAAACCATTACCAGATACACTTGATTTAACCCAAACAGATCCAGTAGGTCTAGAAGTTAATTGGCCAACTGTCCATAAAGGCATCTGAGATGATGGACTAGTAACCATCAATGGGTTAAAATAGTTGAGATTAACTGGTGCTGCTGCTCCAAATAATGTAGCTAATGGTGTATTTGCTCCGTCAGTAATATTGATGAAAGAATCAGGATCTGGATTAGAGTAATAAATTTGAAGTGTGTTGTTTACAACTTGAGCATCTAAATATCCACCTGCATTGTGAATTGCATTCTGAATAGCGTAAATGCCAGTAGCTCCGTCAAACGTTATTACTTGAGCATTGCCGGTAGTTCCATTAAACGTAATAGTGAATGAGTATTCTGTTCCACTAAGTAATGCACCTGTAGGAGCAACAGTAGTTACAGTAGGTATTGAATTTTTCCAGTCTTGACTACCTACGACAACCCATGAGTTGTTCATGTTCTTATAGAAGAATGTAGGGTTACTATAAACACCAGTTTCTGAATTCAATTCAGCATATTGTGCGTATGATCCGATCGTACCCAATGATGTTAGTGGCGCGCCGCCAGACATTTGGTTAGCGTCAGTAATAACTAGTGGTAGTTTATTAGTGAATTTACCAGTAGATTGATTAAACTCATAGATACCCCAGGTAGTAGTTGTTGTATCTAACCAATAAGTACCGTCAGCAGGAGCTCCTGTTGGACGAGATAATGTACCTACTAAGCTAGCCAAGTCAATGTCAGCACGTAAGATAAAGCAACGATTAGTAGCACCTAGCAATGAGTATGCAGCCAAAAGACCATATTCATTTAGTTCATATCCCTGAATAGGGGTATTATTCGAAGTTTTGTAAAAGAACGGATTACCGAATAAGTTTACTAAGTCACGCTGACTTGTTACTGTGTATAATTTGTTTGCATTAGCGGCTGTAGTCGCTGGCGCAATTGCTGTCCCGGTAGCGTTCGCTTTATTTTGTGCAGTTGCTAATAGAACGAAGGGGACAGATGATGAGGCAGGAGGTAAATATTGACTTTCATCAATAATTGTAACTTCTACGCCTGGTGATACTAGTGCCATGTTGTTTTCCTTTATGTTATGATTTTGAGGGTTAACGCCCTATACGTAATAATATTTAGCGAAAATTTATAAAAACAGCCAATAACCATACCTTTAAAGGTGTTTTGTTAAATACTGTATGAAAAGACCAATATGTAAGACTTGTAACAAGAATCTTTGTGCAGTTAATTACATCCGCAAAGGAAAAACATACTATCGCAGCATATGTGATGAGTGCGGGCGCAAGAAAGCTAAGAAGAAACCCAGCGTTCCTACTTGGCAAAGGGCAGGATACAAGAAAAAACCCACATGTGACGTATGCGGGTTTAAGAGTCTATTTTCTTCTCAGATGACTGTATACCACATAGATGGTAATCTAGAAAATAATAACTACGTCAACTTAAGAACGGTGTGTCTTAATTGCGTAGAAGTAGTAAAACGAAAGGAAGTAACTTGGCGCAGGGGTGATTTAGAGGTTGACTATTGATTTCACTTTATTATGCAAATCATCAATTGAGCCGTTATTATCAACGTAATAGTCATACATCAAGCCAACGCTAGAATATTCGCTGGCATGTATACCAAATTTATCTAATTTAGTTTTACTAATAGACCACATGGAATTTCCATCAGGTCCTTTGTTATAATCAGTTGCATATTGATACCATTCTGGATCGGGCCCGCGTGAAACACGCATCGTTAGACCGCCTGCATCTTTTATAGCATTGACCTCATTAGCAAATCTGCAATCTGTGATTACAATATCATCCTTTGCTTGGCGCAATTTGTTTTCTACACTCGCAACCCATATATCATTATGAAAATGATTACGTAAAACTTCTGTGCCCCAAAATTGCAGTACCCAGCGTGGTGTAATTTCTCTACCTAGACGGTTGCTCCACCATTCATCTTTTTGTTCTCGCCATTCACGACTTGATTTAGTCGTTCCTTCTAGTAATTCTCGGTCCCAACCAAATACTGACGATACTGCATCTTTGAGACTAGCTGCAAAACTTATACGCTTAAACCCATGATGGGTAACTAAATAATCGGCGATAGTATCTTTGCCGCTGCCGATCAATCCGGTAACACCTATAATCATAAAAAGAAAACTCCTGCAGTACTTATTGTATTACAGGAGTGTCTTAAAATAAAGAGCAGTTTAACCAATAACGAATGAATATGGTTGACTATAATCTACAAAGCGTTTTAGATCCTCAATTAATCTTTCTTGTTCTGCTTTTGATTCTGCTTTGAGCGAAGCACCATTTAAAGAAGTTCCGCCACTTGGACCAGCTATACTAGCGAATTTTTCACGGGCTTCGCCTAATATGCCTTTAAGCACCGCAAGTGTATAGTCACCAATCCAAACCCCTGCCCCTGGATCTTGTAATAATTGTTCTTCTGGACGAATAATATCAGCCCAAATTAGAATCTTTTCGCCTGATCCTTTAGGGTCTCTTACAATTCTAATTTCTTTGGTTACAGGGTTAAACGTGTAAATTACGTATCCACCGAACATTCTAGCAGCTAATTCGATGTACTGGGCATAAAAATCATATGTTGCTAGACCACCTGCGTAGTTATAGTTTAACAAATACGTGTTAAGAATCGCACTAGAAAATGGGTCAAAAGAACTTGCCGCAGGACCTGTTTCTAAACCCACTGTTCTTCTAAATACTTGTCTTACGTTGATAAATTCTGAAGGCAGGACATACACATCTTTATTTTTATGAATTTCCATCAAAGTATATGATTCTTGCGTTGCGTTTTGTGCTCGTTGTCTATATAGTTTAATGGTGTAATTGTATGCAGCTTCGTAATGCTCTGGGTCAAGTTCAACATCAACCATACCATCACCTAGACGAAATCTTAAATTTTTGAACAATTCATCTTTTAAATCTTGTAGTCGCTGATTAGCCATGGAAAACTCCTGATAGTGTATTTATCAGGAGTTAGTCTTTCAGTATATCAAATACATTACCGTATTCGTATCTTTTCCAATTATCCATGTCAACATATGTGTTGATGCATCGGCGGTATACTGTCTTTAACCAGATTCGATTTCCATTAACTTTGACAGGATACCACGCAAACCACTGCTCCCAGGGAGATTTCACAATCTTTCTCGCAACATAATCGTTCCAAGTATGATACTTGGGAGCTGGGCTGAAGTTCATTGCTTGAGTTTGAACATCAAGAACAAGTCCTTCAAGGGATGATTCCATGGATCATTAACTCCATAAGCAATGTGCCCGAATCGTGTATCCATGTCAATGTCATCTTTACCTTTGATTACAGGTTTATCACCCTGCATGATTGAATATAATTCAGTCCCATCAGGCAATTGGTCAAATTCTTCGGGGGTGAACAACGTCAGGTTTTCGTCCCAAGGATGCACTTTAGAGGTCCCCGGCCTTGCGATTTTCTGAATAGAACGCATCGAATGAGCCTCCTGGATATCGTGCTTCAAGTTTGCCTACATTCTCAGCAATCACCTCGTTAGGGTCATATCCAAGTGCCCTACATGCATTAGTCCAATACCAAAAGATATCACCTAGTTCACGCTTCATGTGAAAGCGATTTTCTTCATTGAATGGCTTACCTTGGAAGACCATCTTTTTAATGATTTCGTTAAACTCGCCGCCTTCACTTGCTAGACCAATACCAGCAGTCATCAGTAGACTGATGTTCAGGTTGGGTTGGTCATCAAGTTCTTGTAGTCGTTTAACCATAGCCGCAAAGTCGTTGCTTGCGTCACTGGTAACTGCTTGGACAAAGTCCTGATATTTGTTTAAATCAATTTGTTGTGTCATTTATGCGCTTTCTGCTAGTCTGGACATTGTGATGGCCAATTGTTTTAAATCATCATTGGTTAGATTGTACTGGTAAGTTGAAGTGAAGTCAACTTCGCCGTCTTTACCGATGCATTCCTGAACAAATTCAATAGCATTTAGATCAGATGGGTTATCTGCCTTCCAGTGACGTACACGCAACCTAAATGCTTTTTCATCTTTTACAATCATATCTGTTTTACTAACTTTCATTTTTATCTCCTTAATTTACTCTGAATAACGAATCACCTGCGACCTTGTCAAAAGGCATGCCGTAATCTGCAATATACTGGGCATCAGATTTTTCTTCCTGACCCAAACCTACACCAATGTAGTACTTAAATTCTGCTTCGCCGGTTTGTCGATATTCTTCTACTTGGTGGCCTTGAACGACTTGAACAATACCAATGCAGTGGCTACCTGTATACCAAAGGGCTCCTGTAATCATATTAAAACGCCTTCAAAATCAGCATGTTCTCATTAAAGCGACCATTGGGTGTAGTAGCAACCGCTTTAATATCTGCAAAGAATTTGCGAGCCGCGGGTTTTGAACCCATTACTTCTTTGATTTGTTCACCGGGCTTACGCAGTGTTTTAATCTCAGATTTGTTTGTATCAAAGCCGAGAATAGTATTACCTTTGACAGTGAAGGTTTTGCTGTACTCATCCGCAATGTAGTGGTGGAGTTTACGTTTCGCAGTGTCATAAACCCACGCCTCACTTGCACCATGCAATTTAGTAGGATGTACACTGACGAGATCCAGTTTGTTTGCAGGGTCTTTAAATTCTTTGAGATACTTAAGTTTAGCTACAACCTTTTCGATCGGTACAGCCTTCTTCTTACGAGGAGCTTTGCTTGCTTTCTTAATAGAAATGTAACTATTCAAATCACCCAGTACCTGATCAATAAATTTCAGAATGTTTCGTACTTGAATTTTGCCCAGAAAACTGTATGCTTCTTTGATATCTTTATCATTACCTTCTTGCAGGACTTCAAATTCTTCCTGCTTACGCTTCCAGAATTCAACAATCAGTGGAATGTGTTGAGGCATCACATTGAATCTTGCAACCACATCAACTGTCTTGTCAGATACCTTTCCAGTAGCAACAAATTCATCAAACATACCTTCAAGTTCGCCTGCAGCCTCACGTGCTTTGTCTCGCATAATATCCTGAATGTTGGGGCGAGAAATCACAGGCTTGTCTTCTACTTTTTCAACTACAACTGGTTTGGCAACCAATTTCAGCAATCGACTAATTTCATTTTCCAATGTGGCTTCTTCATGTTCGGTAAGTTCAAGGCCGCGCAAAGTCATTCTTGCAAGCCAACACAGTGTCATTAGGAATTCTTTGTCATCGACCTTACGCATTTTTTTAGCGTCATCATGCCGGTCGTGATGTTCCAGATATTGAGAAATCAATTCTTTAGCATCTTTTTTGCTATAAAAACGGTTATACCAATTGAAGCTACGTGCAAGTGCTACCCCACGATAACCTGAATCAGGCTGGAGGGCAAAGAACGGCTCGTCCCCCATATACTTTGTATCAGGGTCTCGGGGATTTAGTGCTTTGATAAAATGATCGGCTGTCTTTTTAGGCTTGCGGGTTGCCATAACTTCTCCTTAAACAATGTATGTATTGTATAGCCATGTCCAATTATTGTCAATAGAATTACGGTAATACTTTTGTCATAAATAGTAAGTAAACGGATTTAATCATGCCTAGAATATCATTATATCGTCCCGAAAAAACTAAGGATTATAAGTTCTTAGATAGAATAGTCAAAGAACAATTAGTCGTGGGAGGCACGGATTTATATATTCACAAATATTTAGGTGTACCTAATACTGGACCCAGTCAAGATGCTACATTACCACAATATGACCAATTAGACCCCACTAATATTCAAGATTTATTATTCCTGGAAAACCGTGACAGAAAATATGAAACTAGTATTTACAGAATTCGCGGTCATTATAATGTACAAAATTTAGATTTTGATTTAAGTCAATTTGGATTATTTTTAAATAACGATATTATTTTCATTACTGTACATTATAACGAAATGATAGATTTAATTGGGCGCAAGTTAATGGTAGGTGATGTACTTGAATTACCACATTTAACTGATTATCATCCATTAAATGAATCTATCCCTGTAGGTTTACGTAGATATTATCAAATTACTGATGCAAATTATGCAAGTGAGGGTTTCAGTCAAACTTGGTACCCACATCTTTGGAGAATCAAGTGCGAACCATTGGTTGACAGTCAAGAATTTAGTAACATTCTAAGTCAACCAATAGACCAAGACAATTATCTAGGTGACTGGGATCCTACTAAAACATATGTACCTGGATATACTGTAACATACGGGGACAAAACATATAGACCAAAAGGTCCTGTACCAGCAGGAATCGCACCAACTGATCCTAATTATTGGGAACTAGATCCTGCGGACAATCTACGTGATATCTTAGGTCGTTATAACAAAAACATTGAAATCAATAACGCAGTAATAGAAGAAGCTAGACGTATTCTACCTCAAGCAGGATATGATAGAAGTCAGTTATACCTAGTACCTACATATGAAAATAATCAACCAGCACCACCAGTAAACGTAGTAATAACACCCGGAAACCCAGAACCAATTAGGGCTGAAGTTTTCATGGTCACTAGTCCTTTATATAGAGTCCCTAGTCCAGTGTTGCGTATTGGTGCAGAAGCAAGAAAAAAATTAGAAAAATTAACATCTAATGAAAGTGATGCTCTAAGAAAGTTTCTTAACTTGTCATTAAGCACGGGGAAATTAGCTCCTGAAAGGACGGAGACTGGTTCAGGTCAAGTTGATGGAACACTAGTATTAACAGCAAAATCAATGGGTGATATTACAGGACCTTACGGCACTGCTGATAATACCTACTCGACTGCTGATAATTTCCCATCATTTGAATTAACTTCATTAGAAGTCCCTATAGGAAGTACAGTAATACCTTGCCAAGCATTTACACCTCAGCAAGATCCTTGGCCAGAAGTAGATGTTGCTGCAACGTTAACGACTTCCAACGGTACAGTATTATCTGTATTCCCACCAGATACTAGAGTAGTGAGTGTAGATTTTGTAAACAGCGTTATTACAGTTAACAATCCTACACTTCAGCTCATGCCTGCAGGAACTGCTATTCAAATTGCACCTAGCTTTACATATACTGTTACACAACAAATGGATTTTAGAGCGGATAGTGATCCTAGATTTGTGTTTATTGCGAGGGTAAGTCCTAGAGATTTTGGATACACAGATGGGTATCTAATAGGTGACGGTACTGCTCCTAACGGATTACCGGTTGGATCAGGTATTACATTCCCAGTAAATCCTAACGTAGGTGATTATTTCTTACGAGTTGACTATCTACCTAACTTACTATATCGTTGGGATGGCACACTATGGGTAAGAATTGGTATTAGCAATAGAGCAGGTGTTGCGTTTGACTCTACGATACCTAGCGAACAAAATCAATTGTCTTCGTTCATTAATAATGAACAGACACTAGTGCTAACTGACGGTACTGTAGTTCCGTCACAGCAACCACTAAGTACATTATTCAGTATAGTTCCAGATTAAGGAAGACAATGGCAAATTATTTTTATGACAATCAGATAAAGCGTTTTTTACTTCAGTTCGCACGTATTTTTAGCAACTGGCAAGTTACTAAAGGTAAGGATCCTGCAGGTAATAATATTCTTGTTAGGGTACCTATCATGTACGGTGATAGCAGTAGAATGGCAGCTACGCAAATTGCAGGCAACAGTGCTAGCAGTTTACCTAGTGCTCCGTTAATTACATATTACATTAGCGGTTTAGAATACGATCAAAAAAGAACACAAGACCCATTTTTTATCGACAAATTATCTGTACGTCAGCGTACATTCAATCAAGAAACAGGAACATATGAAACTACCCAAGGCGAGGCGTTTGGTGTACAAAGAATCATGCCAGTACCGTATACATTACGTATCACAGTGGATTTCTGGACAACTAACTATTTGCAAAAATTAGAATTGATTGAACAGTTAGGTGTGTTGTTTAACCCGAGTATGGAATTACAAAGTACAGATAACTTTATTGACTGGACATCTCTAAGCGTAGTATACCAGGATGGATTAACTTTTACTAGCAGACAGATACCTCAAGGTTCAGGAAATCCGATAGATGTACTGTCTTGGAAATTCTACATGCCAATCTGGATTAGTTCTAGTGCTAAAATTACAAAGATGGGTGTTATTCACAAGATTATTGCAAGTATCTTTAAGGGTAAAGCAATATCGGACATGCAAGATGATGATTTATTATTAGGTACCAGACAAAAGATTACTCCATATGGATACAAGTTATTATTAGTTGGAAATAGTCTTCAAATTCTACCTGCTAATCAACCATTCAATCCAAATAATGCATCAACTGATTTACCGACTAATCCAAACACTAGTGTGTATTGGCAAAGTGTTTTGCAAGTATACGGCACTGTAAGACCGGGAATAAGTCAGATATGGTTACAGAATCCGTATATGAGTACTGAAATTGCAGGCACTATTACATTTAATCCGACAGATGACAGATTACTAATATACAATATTGACCCGGATACTTTACCGGAGAACACGTTAGAACCAGTAGATAGTATCATTAATCCTCAACAAAAAAGTCCGGGCAATAACTTACCGCCCGCAGAAGCAGGGCAACGCTACTTGATAGTAGAAGACATAGGTAGCAATGATGTTAACTTCCCGGGAACAATAGCGTGGGGTGATTTAGTTGCTGTTGCGAATGATATTATTGAATATGATGGAACCAATTGGTTTGTCAGTTTTGACAGTACATTATTAACGGATGTGCAATATGTATTAAACTTAACTACTAGAGTTCAATATAGATATGCAGAAGGAATGTGGATGAAATCATATGAGGGATGGTATGGTGAAGGAGATTATTCTATCGTTATCTAAATTAAGATAAATGATAGTATGAATACTTCAGCCGGCGTTTTCTTTTATTCAAAAAATACTGAAAGATTCTTGTTCCTACTAAGAACAGATAAAAAGAATCCAGGTAATTGGGGAATTCCTGGTGGCAAAATAGAAGATAATGAAACTTTGATTGAAGGTATTCAAAGAGAGTGTGAAGAAGAAATAGGTTACTTCCCCCTTAAAGCTAAATTAATACCTATTCAAAAATTTATTAATCATTCATTTGTGTATCACACATTCTTTTGTGAAATTGAAGATGAATTTATTCCTAAATTAAACGATGAGCATTGCGGATATGCTTGGGTAGAATCAGGACAATACCCTAAACCATTACATCCGGGATTGTTCAATACGATTAACTTTGATATAGTACAAGAAAAATTAAAAGTACTAATAAAAAAAGCCGCATAATGCGGCTTTTTTGTTGTCAAATGAGATTTATTAATCCCAATCATTAACGTCAACACTTGTATATCCTGTAGCTGGATCAGGTGTTGAACTAGAGTCAGTCAATTGTGCAACATACTTGGTTGCGGAAGCTTGAGCACCCCACGGTCTTAACCAATGGTTAGTAAGTTCACTTGCAGCATAAGTATCGTCTTGTACTGGATCGTAGTAAGAAATGTACATTTCTCCGGGCTCTAATTCAGTTGAATCAGTGGTATCGACTAATGAGCATATACCTACATTGTACACTGAGCCGTCTGTTCCAAGACCTGTACCGTTTGCAGTAGCAGTAAACACTTTTCCGTACCCTGCGCCTACTCCGGCTCCTAATGCTTCCCAATCAGTATTACCGACAGTATCAATGAAATATGTATTGCCTGCTACGATATATTCATCTTGGATATTGTCCCTTCTAGCTACTAAAAACTTTCTTTTACCTTTTTGACGAAGAATTATACCTTCACTGTCTGCATCACCATAGTAGAAGGCACTGTCAGTAACATCCACTTCTGCGTTTGCTGCTAATTCTAGTTCACCGTCATCGGTTACTGAATCAACGGTACCGATATACACTCCTGCAGATGTGTAAAGTTTAGCACCGCCTAAAAGTAGTCCAGTAAAGTTTGTACCTGTACCGGTAACTGTGGTGGCAGTGGAATCAGTAGTGATAGTTCCTAATCCATTTACTTTAATACATACATATGATTGTACAATTTCCCATCTATCCTCAGGGTCTCCGATTACTACACCTGGTTTATCTGTATCGTAGCCATTATCGGTAGTACCGTCGTTAGGATAACCATAGTCGATGTTGGTTGATCCATTCCATTTATTTGCTTTAATTGGGCGTCCCATTTGTTTTCTCCTTGTTAGTTGTGGGTTCTAGCCACTACGCGGCGGGGACCGCATAAACTCTCAGAATTAAGAGTGTATTATATATTTATCTGTTTAATTGAGATTTACCCAATCAGTACCGTCATATCCTTGAAACTTGGCGCCGGACTGATTGAAAATCATCATACCCTCTGAAGGGGATAAGATAGCTGCATCACGTGCTGTATCGTCGGCATATACAGGAAGCTGCATAAATCCGGTTGCAGTAACATTAGCACCTGAACTAGAATCAAATGTAATGTTTCCAGTTACATCTAAATTTCCACCTACATCAATATTTCCTGAAACTGTACTATTGTTAGCTATTACTGTAGTAAAAGTTCCGGCGTTAGCGGTCGCTGCATTACCAACTGCACCCCTAAACGAACCAATGAAATAATTCGCAGTTGCAGCATTACCTAAATTAGCATTAGTGGTTGTTATGTTACCAATTAGCGTTAAAACTGATGTGGTTTTGTTAAATGTTAGATTACTACTACCACCTATTGTAGCTCCAGTGTCATTAAAAAATAGTTGAGTATTGCTAGTACCGGCAATACTTATGTTTCCACTAGGTGTTATCATGCCAACTATTGAACCACTATTTGCAGTATAGTTAGCGAATTGAATATCGTATGGTAAATTACCCGCCATTGCATTGGCAGCTTTGTGCAAGGAGAATGTATTACTTGATCTGCGGTTAACATAAAATTTATTACTATCGTCAACCCCTGATACTTGAATAATACCCTGGACACCTGATGGCTGAATATTTGTTACTGAACAAATTGTACCAGTACCGAATAAGTGATCACCTTGCGTAGTAAACAACGCCGTACCACTTGCGTTTCCGATAGACTGAATAACTGATTTTAAAACACCGTTAGTTACCCAAGTTAGTCCACCATTTCCGTCACTTGCTAGGACATAGCCACCAACGACACCGTTACCTGAAATTTTGACGTTACTAGCATCCCCTAAGTTAATCTCGCCGCCGGCATCACCACCTACATTAACTACTGTAGCAATATTCCCAGATACACTAATTCCTAATAACTCACCTGAACTTACGCTAGTCATGTCCATTGACACGTTATCAGAACCGTTTAATCTTGAAAAGTCAAGTGATGATGTAGTCGTTAGAATTTCAGAAATATATTTACCATCAATGGTCGGCAGTGGTTCTGCTGGATCATTTCCGATATATAATTTACCTTCATCCGTTGCGTAACCTAATTCCCCCACATCTAATTGTGGTAAATCAACGTTTGCGCCTGTTCTTGCTTGAACTTTAGATATTTGTACGATAGCCATAGTATAATCTTTATTTGATTATACTATTTATCTCGAATTATAAGAACTGCATGTAGAATTTCTCTACACGTTTAAACCATTCATTAGTCCAGTGGTCGAACTCAGAACCCTCAATTATAAACTCTTGGTATTTATTATCTGCGGTACACATGAAAATGACACCTTTTCGAATGTCAGTCCCGTGTACTTCATTGTGTGCGTTAGCATAGGCTGCTAATTGAATAAAGTAATCAGAGATCCATTCTTTTTTCTTTGGTTTGTTAGCTTGTTTGTGATCCATGATAGCAGGACTACCGTCATGAACGCCAACCAAGTCAGTTGTTCCGGCATATACTTTAGGAAAATAGAGAGGAACTTCTGTACCCCAGAACTCATTACATTTAGATAGTCCCTGATAGATAATAGATTGCGCCATTTTATGGCTTTGGATACTGTATGGATTGCTTCCGGGCTCACCTGTTTCTCCTGTCTTTACATAGTTCTCTAGCCACTTATGCATTCGTGTGCCGCGGCCAGCTGCTTCTGTAGTAATTGCTTGTGCTTGTTTATGTCCTACTCTATTGCGCCATTCTTGTAGTGCTTTTTTAGATTCTTCAGATTTAGTTGCGTCTAATATAGTTGTAACGCTAGGAAGTTTTTCACCGTCGGGAGTTGCGTATCTTCGACCCTCAGGAGTGTCAATTCTATTAATAGCAACATATTTGAATTTATCAGGAATATACATAAAAAAATTGTACTATATATTTCTACATAGTACAATCTATTTGGTTATTTCATTGCTTTTCTAGCCATCTGCTGACGAACCTTTTCAGCATCTGATTTATCGGGCGTAGTCCCTGTAGTTTCGGCGCCTTTTTGTCCTTTGAATATGACTTGATCCTTGTTCACTGATTGAACTATGTTACTCAGTGGTTCTTTTTGAACTATATCAAACAAGTCGGATAATTCTAAACTAATACCACTGTCATTTAGAAAACGCAGGAACTCATCTGTGTCCATCGGACGATCTTTTTCAATAGCTCGTGTTTGTAATTGTTTAGCAATTGCTGCTAATTTAACACGAAGAGGATCATCTCCTGCGAATTCAAAAATTCTCATATTTTAGCGCATTGCGCGGCCGACGCCGGCAACAGTCTCGTCTTCGTCAGGTTCTTCAGGTAGCTCAGGCAATTCTGCGTCAGGTTGCTCACCACCTAAATCTTCCATGTCTTCGCCACCTAGATCGGCTTCTCCGCCCATTTCACCGCCCATACCCATATCAGCCATATCGCTGCTTTGACCAGTGATAATACCTAGACCACCTTGAATGCTTGATTTAGCTTGTGTCAATGCGCCCTGCAATCCAGATAGAGCTTCTGTCATGGTTGTGTTGAATTGCTGTCCTTGCTGTGTGCCGACTTCACTATTGACGCCGTCTACAACTGCAGGTAGCTCTTTGACTAACATATCAGAAACTTGCTCAACCATTTTTTGAATTGAATCGACCATTTCTTGTGCAGCAAGAATAACTTGAGATTTTTCAACCTCTTCATTTTCTACTACCATTCTAGTATTGTACATTGGTAGAGCTTTAAGTTCACCGTAGTGATGAGTTAATGCCTGTTCCATGAACACTAGTTTTAAATATGCCGGATTGTTTTCTGTATTCAACCCATTTGAAGACTGACGCATTTCAGCCATTAATGTGCTTACTTTTCTCATCATTCTTTGTGTGTCATATAGACTCATTCCATCTAATTTCATGTCAGTATTGAAATGCTCTTTTAGAGCCTTCTTAGTGACTTGTAATGGTTTTGCGTTAAATTCGGTTAGTTTCATAGTATTGTCCTAGAGTACTGATTATGTATTTATCTTTTTCTAAATTATTTTTAGGCAGTTATCTTAGAGAACTGAGTATATTGCCATTTCTTGACTCTCTCCTCATATTCAGCTAATTCACGATTTATAAGGTATTTTCGGTGTTTATTTTCTACAACTTTGGTTGCATGGATTGATTTAGCTTCTAACGATTTAGCTTTTTTGGCTAAAGTATCATGTAATTTTATTTCAAAGTTTGCACCTTCTAAGGCAACATCTAAATCTAAAATTCTTTTAGAATCTGATATCTTATTATTAGCGTATAAGGTAGTCCATATTACTGCATTTTTTAATGTATAAAATGATTGTGACAGGTGCCTCTTATGAGCAGAAACTATATACTGATTATTTACATGTGTTATTACGTATTTTCCAAATAATTCATAACCGCTTTCAGTCGTTAACACCAATTTTTCTGAAAGTTCGGTGATATTAGTTTTATCTAACATCTTTTTAAGAATGTCAAACATGTTTTGCTCACTCATTTGATAGTACCTCAAAATAAATATTTCGAAATTCAGGGGATGTATCTAAAAATGATGCAAGTTTCTCCCACTTTATACCGTGTTTAATCATAGGTACACCTTCGCAATCATCGAATAATGCTCCTAGTTCACTTACTCCGTCGTCAAATACACTTTTATGTCTAATCGAAAAATCAAATTGCCAACACATTTGATCTTCTTCATCTTCATACATAAATCCAAAGTTTTGAAATTCTTTGAAGTTGATGTAAGACGAGGTAGTTATTGACATTTCTTCAGGTTGGCTTCTTAGATTTATCACCTGAACAACCGTGTCAAAATTAGACTGTGAATTTCTGCGATTTTCCCAATCGACTCTTTGGTCGTCTGACAAATTTATCGGGGGTCGTCTAATCAAAACTCCGGTTTGCGTGATATCAAATAACGTATAGCATCTTATTCTATAACTCATAATGATATTTATAGAGGTAAAAAAACCCGAGAATATTCTCGGGTTTTTAGACTAAGTTTTAAATTAGTTAGTGAATGTTGCTGTAGCGGCTGTAGTAACAGCATATCCTAGAGCAGAAGTTAAAGCTGCGTCTAAAGAACCACCGTTTGCGAAATCCCATGCACCTGTTGGGTATACTGCAACTGCTAGAGTGTCAGTATTGTCACCAACTTCAGTATACTCATATACATAAACAACTGCTAATTGTTGGATTGTGTCAATAGCTGTCTTGATGTCAGCTAATGATGGGCTTGCTGCACCTGTGAAAGTGATAGTACCAAAGTCTAGCTTAGGACCTTGTGGTTGTACTGTTTGAGCAGAAGTAACTGCATTTAGAGAACCTACTGTATAATCACGAACGTCATAGTTAGCTACGCCTTTGAAATCACCGTGAACTTTAGTTTGTTGTGCCATTTTAATTTTCCTTTAAATAGTTGAGCCATATAGGCTCTACTTTTATTTATGCCTTTTGCAAAAAAAGTTGGGTTTGCAGATAGATTTTTAACTATCTTTTTTGATGGATTTGCTGAATTTTTCTTGATCTCTAGTCTTGATTGCGTTTAAAAGTTTACGCTCTAGGATCTGGGCCTTGTCAGGATCGTAATATTTATTGATCATTTCTAGCAAATTTATAGCACTAGTGATGATATGTTGGGCTCGGTTTTCGATGATATGCTTAGTATCACGATTTTGTCCTAGGGACTCTAATTCCTCTAGTAAGCTACGAGTTTTTCTTTGCATAATAAATATGTCCTACTATTATTTATCTTTTTGAATCGTATTCAATAGTGCTTTTAATTTAGCACCCTGAACATCACCTACTACTCGTTTTGCTTCTGGTTGGACAAAAGACTGAACCTGATCGTTTGTTGTTATAGTGCTTTGCGGCTTCAATTTACTCATTATGTCATTTGCACTAGGTTGCTGTTTATACTTTGCTTGCTGGTCTGCGTATCCTTCAGGATCATCATCTGTAATACGCATAGTTTCCATATTATAGTCTAAATCGATTTTTTGACCTACGCCTGTACTACTACGAGATTTCATACATTGAATCTGATACTTTCCTCGCTCCATCATACTTCTAGTACGATATATACCAAAGACGTTATCCGCAGTGTTAATCTTTGAAATGCCACCTGCAATGTGACTATGATCAAACTCAATTTCCTCTACAGCACTACGATTCAACTGAGATGCAGTTACCATTAAAATGCCTAGCTCTTTTGCTAAGTTACGCAATTCTTCTGAAACATACTTGTCTTTGATAAACTGATCATTGGGATTTACTTTAACAGACACGGGCATAACCAGATCCAAATAATCAATCATCACAAAATCAATTTTGATTCCTGTCTGAATTTGTACTTCTTTCAAATAAGCACGAATATCGTTAACGTTAGATTGTGCAGGCATACCTTTAACTCGATATTGACCAGACTTCTTACTCATCATTTTAATCTTCAATTCAGCAGAATCAATATCTTTGCGAATATCTTTGGTACTCATACTGGTCAACATCGCATCAGTACGCAATGATGTTAGTTCTTCTGAAAGTTCTAGTGAAACGTAAACACCACTTAGACCTACGTTCAACCAGTTCAATGCAATATTCATCATAACCAAAGACTTACCTGAACCAGAACCACCTGCAAAGATGTTTAGTTCACCCCGACTAAAACCACCATATAGTAGTCTGTCAAGTTGTGGCCATCCTGTACTAACCTGCCCACCTGCATTGAAATACTTATTAATTCGTGTCTTGGGGTCAGCAAAGTAATCTGTACCCATGTCTTTTTGTAAACTGATTTGTACAGCGTCCTTAATCATCTTTTCAACAGGACCGTAATCACCCTTTTCAAGCATATCGGCTGCTTGAAGGATAGCACGTTCAAGTTCTTGGCGCTTAGTAAATTTTTCAAATTCATCTAAAAACCATTCAGAGTGACCTTCGTTTAACTCTGGTACTACATCAATTTCAACTCCAGTCGTTGCTTTGATTTGTTCAGGAGAAGGTAACACACTGTATTTTTCACTGTGCTCCTTAAGTAGCTCAGCCACAGGTCTGAGAGACTTATCAAAGTTTTGTGGATTCATGATGTTTGTAACCCTTGTAAACAATTCTGCGTTTGTTACTAACATACGCAGAAATAGGGTCTGTACATCAATATTATAATCCTTTAGCAATCTGTTTCTTCCTCATTTCAATTTTTATCTTGCTCATCGTTGCGTTTTCAAGTATTGCCAATAATGTAGGGAGCTTACCATACTTTACTACTGCATCGTTAACGTCTTTAATATCAGGACCCCAGTTGGGTAAGCTGACATGATATCCAAGTTCTAACGCCCTATCTGTAATTTTCAAACCAGTTTTGTCAAAATCCGGCACTACAATAATTTTTCTGTTTAGTGTACTTAGTAGTATTGCTTGCTCATTACTAATATCGTCATGCATCAGTGCAACACCATCGATTGCCATTGCATCAAAAATACCTTCAGTTACAATGCATACATTCCATTCTGGTTTCTGCATGTCAATATTAAAGACATAGCCTTGTTGTTGTTCATTGATATATTTAGGACTTTTGTTATCCAGAAACCTTGTAGTGTGTCCTACTATTTTTCCTTTATATGTGTAGGGAATTATAATACCATATTTTTTACGTTGACCACCGGAAGGGTTGCAATAGAGAACATATTTTTCATAGTCTATTTTGCGCTTTTTCAAATAATCTACATAGAACTTATGAGTACCTTGTTCAGTAATTTGTTCAGAATTGTCCGGCAGCCTCTTAGATTTAAATTTAATCGTAAAGCGTTTTTTCTGTTCTAGGTATAGTTGAAGCAAATCTTTTTTCTGAAGGCTTTCTAAACTCCATTTTTGTACTTGTTCACTATCTACTCCGCACCAAATAAGGAACTGTCTGGTTTTTGCATTTATACTCCTACCGAGCATAAAGCTACAACTATATCCGCAGTTGAAGCAATGCATCACCCAATTATTTCCATCAATACGTAGCCCGCCTCGCATTCTTCTGTCTGGATTATGGCCGCGATGGCTACAGCAGACTGCGTTAAAGCTAGTCCACCCGCTGTTTGTATGCTTCTTTTTACCCGGAATTAAACCTAGAATGTCGAACATTCTTATATTGTATACTTCTTACTAGAATAAATCAATATTATCTGGCTAATACTTTGGTGACATTACCCTCAGTGCTGGTAAATTTTAATTGCACATACGGGTGATATCCTGAAATACTATAGCCTTTAGAACCAGATTCAGTGGTATAAGGACCATTATTGGATATTTGATATCCTATTGCAGACAAATCCGGGCTATAAATAGTGGATCCATATATCTCGACAGTACCACTATAGCTGTCAAGATAGCACTGAATACTTAGCATAGGATTATCTTTGGTGTTAATAATGCTAGTTGAATAATTTACAGTGCTTGTATTAGCGATAGTATTAGGCAACAAATGTGTGGGGATTTCTACATTTATTGCAGGAACAAAACTAGGAAACACACTGTCTACAACACTAACTGCCCCTCTTGCAGAGGCTTCTGAACTAACAAATACCGGAAGATCATAATCATTATCAGAGATTTCTAAACTATATGAACAATACTGTGGGTTAATATCTTCAATTTCGCTTGCAGTAGTTGTTAATTCACATATTCCCTTTAAAGCTAGTGTAGGTAATACTCCTTTTTGCAATAAGATTTCACTTCCACTTTCATCTAATAGTCTAAAGGTAATACTCTTACCTGTAATATCAAATGGTTTTTGTTCTTGGTTTAAGAACTGAAATTGGATTTTATTATCCACGCCCTTGTTCAATGTTAGATTCTTAGCATACACAATCGCATACCTCCTAGTAGAATTGCCACTGTAAACCACAACAGTTTGTCTTGGGATATAAAAATAAACACTTGTTGAATACACAGTTTGCTCCTTTTATATATTTATAAAAATATATTGGGTAACGAGATTTGATAAATATTTGGTAATTGATTTTTATGCTTCATAACGATTTCTTTAAAAAACTAACAGAAAATCACCCATTCATCACCGTTTGTTCCTATGCTGGCCAAGATTATGTTGGTATAGTACAAAACCGTGATGATTTAGTCACCACTATATATGATTATGGATCTATAGCACAACAAGAGTTAAGAGAGCAATTTTTGTTATTAGGGGATGTTTGGTGGTGGGAATCAAACAGATTAGTACCCATTAATATGTTTCTAAAAGAAGACTGGGCTATCTTTAAGCCCTACTTAAGAACATTTAACAATAAGAGTTTGACAGTATTACACGGACCTATATGTAGTATGCTTGAACTCAGTAAAAAGAAATCTAAAAGAAAATCAATTACCCTTGTGAAGAAGATTCTGTAAGCAAGTTCATATGAACTGCTACTAACCAAGAATACCCAATTGCATGTGCTTTTTTGAAGCTATACCCGTCACTTCCTTTTTCCCATACAGTTTTAGCTACTTCTTTCCAGGGCAGACCAATTAAATGCTTTTTTCCTGGACGAATAATAGCCAAAAACATAGCTAGTCTAGGAATACTGTCAACTGGTTCTGGCATTTTGCAAAGACTATTGTAGTGATTTGACAAGTGTATCAGTTTTTCAACAAATTCTCGATCTTTTAACTTATTCCAGTCAGGCTCACGCATCAACTCGATTAAGTGCATTTCGTCTTTGACTTGATTATATACATGCACATTAAGCATATCTAACTTAATATATCCACGATCCTCTGCTTCTACATAATCAATGTTAGCCATGTCATTCACTGCATCATATGGAATGTCTGTCACATAGATTCCAGTCGCATGTTTACGAATTGGATTAACATTACGCATGGCTGCAGGTATGTGCCTGATATGCTTTAGTATATCATCACGGTTACTAAAATCAATGTCAATGTCACTATTAAATTTCATTCTTTTTAACCAATTCAGGACTGTGTTGCGGTATCTCTGTTTCTGGTTGAGTTGTTTCACGCTTGAGTTTTTCTAACATATATATTCTGTTACGCAACTCGGTTGAACTATAATCATGTTCACGTTTGTGATAGTATAACTCGATTCCATTTTGAATGCAATATTGCTTGCCCGTGAAATCTCTGTTAAGATATTCTTCACTCAAAAAACGAATGTCGATCTTTTGGGTCATCAATAATTGAAGTAGGTCATATTCGGTAGAATATACTAGTATCTCGTCTACATATTTACATGACTGCAATTGTACGTATCGTTCATAGACAGATTGTGTAGGTTTATTTTTGATGCCAGGCCTATCAATAGTAGGATCAACTTGAAGTGCAACAATTAGATAGTCACATAACTTTTTTTCCATTTTAAGCATGGTAACATGCCCAGCATGAAACAAATCAAAACTTGAACAATTAAATCCTACTTTCATTTGTCTTTCTCTGATAGTATGGGTGTAACAACGATTGGCCAAGCGATGTTATATTGATCCCATTTGAAATTTTCTTCAACGTCTTTATTATAGGGCATGTCTACAATATACTGCACTATCGTGTTTTCAGTTAATGTCATGTAACCGTGTGCGTATTCTGGTGGTACTAATAAACCTGAGGTGTTGTCTAATTCAATCGCAAACCACTTACCAGTTTCAGGTTCTAGTGCAACGTCAAATATTCTACCATAAACAGGCATAATCAACTTAGATTGGTCTTGTCTGTGCATACCACGAATGACATTTTGTTTAGATGTTGCAGTGTTCAATTGACGGAACGATCCTCGCATCCCATCATTTGTTATCTTCCATGTTTCACAAAAATTACCTCTATTATCATTGTACTTTGTATGTTCAATGATCTTTAAGCCAGGTAATAATTCACCGTATGTTTTCATCGCGGTGTTGCCAATCCTGCTTTCATCAATTTCATGTATGCGTCTTGCACAACAATCGCTTGGTGTTCTGCATCTTCGACTGCTTTGTGCGTTGTTTTGCTACCGTATTTCTTATCCTTCAAACTAACACCTGCTACTTCATACAGTGTTCGTGTATCTCTAACTGTCCAGAATGGCCACGGAATAGGATTAGGATAATCAGTCAATGTCTGACGCATACCTGTTTCACATGCTACGATATCAAATGCAGAACCATTAGCCCAAACAGCACGACGGTTCCAACAAAACTTATAAAGGGCCTCCATGCACTCTCTAAATGATGTACGTCCCCTGTCTCCCAATGCTTCTTCAAGTGCATCAGGGCTCTGTGTAGACCACCACCGTAATGTGTCATCATCAATTATTCTATTATGAATTTCTGTTTGATCCTCAATCGTAGGACGTAGTTCTAATCGTTCAACCACTCCTTGACCTCTAGGATCGAACCTGACTGCACCGATTGTGAGAATTACACAATACGGTGTCGTGTCAAGTGTTTCAAGGTCAATCATTATATCATTTGCCATAATTATAAAAGTGCAGCACCTATAACGCCTGCACTATCTCCTAGTTCTGCTTTGACTACAGGTATAGACAATTCATCATCAAACAACTTTTGTTTGATGCGCTCTACACCTACGGAATATACTTCACTATTATTACTGATTCCACCACCGATTACAATACATTCTGGATTAACTGTTTGAATTAAATTAGATAGAGCTAATCCAAACTTTTCAAAGTATATCTGCTTTACTTTGGGATCTTTCATATAGTCTACAGTAGACATATCGATCCCTAACAATTCTTTTGCCCATACATCGACACCTGAGCCACTGAGCCATGTTTCAACGCAACCAATTCTCTTACATCTACATAGTATTTTGTTTGAACTATCTAGACTAGTGTGACCAAACTCGCTTTGTGTACTTCTACCGTTTATTACGATGCCCCCGCCCACGCCAGTGCCCAATATTAAGCCATAAACAATATTATAATTTTTCCCTGCCCCTAGTAATGCTTCTGCTAATGCAAAACATTGTGAATCATTTGCTGTTTTAAAATCATGGTTTAAAACAAGTTGTAGATTTTTTACAAAGTCAGTATTATTCAAAAATTCAATACTAGAATTAATCATTAACCCACTAACGTTGCTTAATTTTCCCGGCATACACACACCGATGGTGTGATTCGTTGTATCTGTGTATTTGATAGCCTTTTGATACAATTCTTTTATTTCATTAAAGACGGTACCTGTAGGTAATCTTTCACGAAACAACACTTCGTTGTTAAGTGAAATGACACAGCATTCAGTTTTGGTTTTGCCGATATCAATACCTATTTTATTCTTCACTATTGTTGCCACATTTCATACATAAATTGCAATTTGTGTGACCAAATAAAAATAGTCAACGTTTTACCAGAACCTGCAAAGTCCCAACCATCACCCCTAGCTCCTAAATTTCTGCGGCACCATCTAATGTGTTCATCTGAATCATTGGGCTTAGGGATATACGTTTTCTTTGAGGTGTAATCCGTGTTATTACGAACCACATCAACATACTCAATCATTGGTTGAAAACTTCCTAGTCCTTTAATAGCTGCCATATATACTTTCCTTCTAACCAATTATATAACTTTTCTGCGTCTTGCTTATCTCTATAAGCAACACCTCTAATCACATACATGTCTTGTACATAATGCACATAATCATTTTGAGTTAAACTAAGAAAAGAATTGATCCACATGATATCATATTCTTTGTTATTGAGTTCTAATACAAACCCGACCTCAACTGCTTTAGATTGCTGAAATGCTGCCTCAACTAATTTTACTTTAGTCATTTTGTCTCGTATGTCATGAAAAGCAGGCCAAGTCACAGTTACAAACCTGTCGTACTCTGTAATTTTAAAAGGATGATTTTCTATCATTGCGGGAACATCAGTACAAAAAATGTAGCGAGACGGTCATCTTCAATAGAAAGATTCCAATACTTAGAAACCATTCCAGGTTTCCATTCGTGTCTTGCTATCCAACCTTGACCACCTATACTATTGTGAATGTAATGCATCCTAGGCCCGATATTCTTTGCGAGCCATTGTTCTTGTTCACCAGTTAAATTACCTTTTAGTGTTATAGTTGTTGTCATACATTAACAAATCAAAGGCTGTTGCATATTGTACATGTGGTTCCATGTGAAAGCCTATGCCCCACACTACCCATACTTTACGCTTATATGCTTTCTGCCACCATATGCGTTTACCTGTCACTGTTTTTCTAGGTAATATCGCAAAGTATTCCATCCAGGGATAGCAGTCTGCACCGTTTTCTATTATAGTATATTCCATTTTAATATTTTTATGGGTGATATCGAAATTATTATCGCCGGCGTATTTCAGTATGCTTCTGTAATTATTATAGGAAATATTCCATCCTATGCTTCTTCCCCATATGATTTTCATAGCCACCTTAACATAAACCATTCAGCATCTTTTTTCTTGCGAAATACAAAGTAACCATTCAGTCTCGACCATTGATTTTCTTTAAACGTTTCACCGCACCATTCTAACACATCAACTGCGTGTTTACCACTGTGATAATGAAATTTAATTTCTGTCCATCCACCTTCGACTAGACAAGACCTCATCACATCGTTGTCTATACTTTTTTCCATTTCTTCTAATTTTTCTTTGATTATTTCATCCATCAAAGATACTTTAGGTTGAACCATGTTGCAATTTCTTCTTTATAAAATTTGAATATGACGCATCTATTATACACTGCATCCCCTGAAAAGTTATCAAATTTGGGTGGATGGTAAGCAAAGTCAAAGTCAGTTCCCTGAACATACCCTTTGTCTTTAATTTCTCTAACAATTTCTAAAAACTCACTAGGTAATTTATCTTCTAATGTCACTTCAATCAATTACGCCCACCTCAATGAATAAAACATTGCATCTTTTTCGTCACCAAAATATACCTCAAATTTAAACCAACAACCCAAATCTTCTTTTTCTTCCCAGTCTAGTTCTATTATCATGTACTTTTCAAAACTAGGACAATTTTCTATGGCCCACTCTACCGCGGCGTCGGTATCAAAATTTTCATAAATGTACTTTGTAACTATTAACCCCATCTTAGTAAGAATATTGTAGCATGTTCTTCTTTTCTAAGACGCATGACACCTTTCTCAAGCCACCAACCATCTTTACCAAACTGCTGATTACACCAGCAATCTAGTTCGTACCATTCGTCAGGAACCAATGCTTTATCAAACTTGACAAATACTGGCCACATCAAATCATCGATATCGTCAATTAGGCTCATTCCCACCTCAACTTGAACCAGATATATTCTTTTTCATCATCAAATTCTATCCAAGGATAACGCATATACCATTTTGGTTCATAGTGTCCTCCAGGATACAAGTTTTCTCTGCACCATTCGACTTTTTCATCCCAGTTGCCTGCTGCCATAGCTCTATATACAATATTTGTTTCCATCAAGACCACCTTAACATAAACCATTCATAATCTTCTTTATGTTTGAAATAAAAATCGGCGCTGATATTTCTCCAGTTTCGACTCTTGAAGTGGGTATAGCAGAATCTTTCAGCAGGGCTTACGTCAGCCCAAGATTTTAGCTGAATTAGATAGGGCCAATATGTTCTACTGGGCTTATCAATCTCTCTAAGATAGTTGATAATATGATTGTCGATAAGATTATGAACTGAAATGTTATTCATCAACACCACCTTAACGCAAACCAAAACGCATCTTCATTGCGTTCAAACTCAATAAACTTTTCTGTAGTCCAGCCCGGGTTATGATAGTAAGGGCCTTTACAATATTCTTTAAGCCATTCGTCTACTAGGTGGTCTTTATAGCTACGCTGATACGCAGACAGTGTGCCATCTGTAGTTTGAGCATAAACAACTTTGTGCATAGTCATGACCACCTCAGTACAAACCACTCCAGGTCTTTTTGATTACTGAAATATATTTCACCGTATTGAATACTATCTTTCCAACGAATCTGTTTAGTAAGATGATTCATACTAGGGGCACCAAAAGTTTTGTAACACCATTTGGTAATCTCTTTACGATTTTCCTTAGGTGTCGTAAATGCAGCAACAAACCAGGGTACGGGATCTCTCCAATCCTCCTGTTGTTGGTATGTGTGAATAAACATCACGACCACCTCAACATGAACAATACATAGTCTTTTTCGTCACGGAACAGAATGCTATTCTCAAACTTATGCCACCAGCGACTCCACGCATCTGGTCTCTGTGGGTGCGGCCCAAACTGTTGTTCGCACCATTCTTCAACTTCATCATACTTTCGCCAGTCAAATTCTGCTTGATACCAGTTGGCACGACTGAATTTATACTTAGGTTCTGGTCCCATCATAAAAATTTGTCTGTTACTCATTTTACCGAATAATTGATTGAGATAAGTTTTACCAGTTTGTCTAGGAGTAGAGATAAGCATCATTTCGCCCGGCTTCCATCCCTTTAAGTGTTCTAAAACGCACAATTGATAGTCGTGTAATTGTATTGTCATCGCACCAACTCTTTAATCATGTTGTACTGGTCGATTGCCTCCTGAACTTTCTTCCACGCATCTTCCAGTGCTACATTGTGTTCTTCTTTTACTTTATGTAATGTGACACCGGGTGGGTCTTGATTTACCCAATCATCAGGCGTAGCGTCAGTCCAGTAATAGACAATAGCATAGCTACTGCTAACATTTTGATAATCACGCCACTCATTTATTTTCTTATCGTAATAGACATAACCCCAATCGCTGTCGTCATCTGCCTTGCCAGCGATACCCCATCCTCTGTAGCTAAGGTAGTAACCTGACTTAGGGGGTTGTTGTAATTCTGTACGATACCAAACACCTACTCTCATGTCCACCTCAATGTTGCGATAATAAAATCTCGTTCGTACCTAAATTTAATTTTGATTCCAACAGACGTTTGGAACCACCTACAATGCCTTTCCGGCTTGTCTATAGTATTATACAGCCATTCTAGTATTTCACGATAGCGTTTTGGTTGACCGTTCAAATTCAATTCAATTTCATGCCAACCGGGTTTGGTATCATGCCAAGTAGAGCCATCAAAATGTAATCTTCTCATACCCAAGTTAGAGTAAAAAGTACTGCATCTTCGTGGTTAACGAAAGCATAAATTTGGTCATAATTCCAGAGACTATCATCTGCGAACCAAGCATCCCATTTGTCACCCTGTTCACCAAAATGTTCGTAACACCACCTGTCAACTGTATCTGTGTCTGTAGTTGGACATTTTAGAAATACCCTATGGGTCAAATCATCGTACATCATGTCCACTTGAGTAAGAAAAAGGTCAAATCTTCATCTTTACACAGATAGATTTCACCCGAATCTTTAATATCATCTAGCCATCGAGCTTGAGAATGTTCTTCCTGATAACCTGGATTTCCGAAGTTTTCAATACACCACTTTCGGATTTCATCCCCGTCAACTTCACCCTTACCTTTCCAAGATACGATGTGAATCTTTCGTTGACTACCATAGTAATTAGTTGTTTTATATGTAAAGCTACCTTGTTCCATTATAACCACCTTAGAGAATACATCATAAACGCTTGTTCTGTACACCAAATACATGGACTAGCTTCATCATGATAATTAGTAGAATGTTGACCATTGGCCCACTGATATCCACTTTTCAATTGAACAGGCTCTGACATTATACCTCCCCATTCCTGAGGTTCACCGAATGTATCATAAAACCATGAAAGAACTTCCATCGATCTAGGTGTATGATACATTATGTATATTCTTTTTAGGCCCATCGCAATAAAAAGTGTGTAAAATCTTGTTCACGTTTAAAAGCAAAGTATATTCTATCATAACCTCCGATATCATTGAACTCAATTTTTCCCCATTGATTCTCATAAACTCTATGCATGTCACAACGAAAGTTCCACCTTATTTTTTCGTGACACCAAAATTCTATCTCATTAAACCCATATATGTCACCACCTGGTCCATAATCGGCTATGTGTTGATATGCATAGTGGTTTGGGTTTGGGCAAGCATAGATATATGGATAACCCTTGTAGAAGTCATCTATGCAATTAGCATACCTTTCGACATCGGGGTCACGGTTATGTTTATAATGTGCCCAATTATTGTAACCACTCTTTTTGAGTTTGCGATTTGCTTTTAATATTCTTATAAGAGCTTTAATTCGGATCGTAATCTTCTTCAATGATTTTAGGTTTATGCCAAGAGTTAATGGCTTCCCAAACAAGGAAAAAAGTAGTGTAGTCAATTTCATTCTCAAACCATACCTTAAATCTATATCCTGTCGTTTTAGTTTTATACTGACCTATTTTTTTATCTTCTTGTAATTTTCTGATTTTTTTACCTATAGCTTGACGAGTCATGCCGGCTGCCATACCTGCTGCTCCGCTAGGCAATATAAACTCTAAACACTTATCCACAAGTCAACTCAAAAATCATAGCATCTTTTTCTTCTAAGAACCAAAACTCAATCGCTTCTTTAGTAAATCTACATGTGTATTTGTCACCCGGCAATCCGAACATCTCGATTGCTCTAGCACATGTTTCATTCCACATATTTATTTCGCCGTCACTCATGAACCCTACTGTAAAGGGTATTCTTACTCTATAATCATGATTAATATCAATACCCCCCAACATCAAGGATTTCTTTGACTGCTCTGACATTTTCCGGCTCTCTGTGAAATTTTAGTGCCCATTGCTCTGGATCAATATAATCTATAATGAATTTAACTTGGTCAGGGTGTAACGTGTCTAAAAACTTAGGGCCACTTTTACTTTGATACAACATCCAAGGGCTAATCTTACCAGTAGTTATTGCATAACAAATCTTGTTTGTATTACCGAATCTCAACAAGTCTTTAGGAAGAATACCTTCAGATTTTACTAATTCTATTGACGTTTCTACACTACGATGTATAGCATCCATTGGATCTTCTTTTCTAAGATATTCGATCAAATACCTAGTATATACTTTATCACTATTCCAATTATCAATTGACACTTGTTCTGCTAATAACCAATCAACAAAACGAGAAATGTTGATAGCATTGATATCACTACAATAATTTCCAAACTTTACAAAAGCTGTGTAGTATGGACTACGAATGAATTCATCATATGTTTTTGTCTTTTTAGCAGCAGAATGTTTTTTATAAAATTGAACGAAACTTTGAAATCCTATTCTATTTGCAATTTTATCTTTTGACAACCATCTATTCTTTGTCTCACACATGTGGGTGAACAGAGTTTTTTCTCTGACGAATGTTCGGTTGCAGAATTCGCAACTGTGTTTCGTTTCAATTTCCTCGGTCTTCTTCATATCTACGAATGTCATCGTCGGTCACTAAATTTGCTAATATTTCAATATCTTCGTATTTTAGATTTTCAAATCTTTTGGCTAGGTATGATTTTTTCTTGTGTTCTGTAACATATGCTTCGCTTATAGCATATAGGTTTGCTTCGCTTGCCTTAGGATAAATTTTACTAAAATACTCTCTAATTTCACGTTCTTTGGGTGTTTCTTTCAATGTAGCAACTTTGCTAGACAAGTGCGGCACCCATTGATGGAATTGCTTTCCCATATCAGGGCTACTAGCACACAACATTAGCCACTGTAGTTTGGGATGTTTCATCACGTTTTCATTGAATAAATGTTGATTAGCGTGATAATCAACACTACGCACGTAATATCCCTGCATACTACCATTGCTTTTGATTTGGCTCATCCAGTGAGTCATCATAAACGGTACGAACTTCTTTTGCTGTTCTTCTGTCAGTCTATCGTAATATGAATAGTCTTTCTTGTCAATCGCTTCTAAAGCCTTGAACAAATCAAAGTCTTGTTTCTCGAATTTTTCTTCTGACGGAGTTGCTTTTTTAGTTGCCATTAGAATGCCTGTTGGTAGTCAACAATTTCACAATTTCTACTAATTTCTTTAACAAAGTACACACACCTAGGTTTGTATCCATCATCAATTGGTACACACAAGAACTGTCCGTTTTTTAATCTAGGGGCATACCATGTAACATCATGGTATATATCTACAATGTCAATGTCAAGAAAGCTGGGTCTAAATGAGGTTAATGGGTTAAACTCGAATGCTTTGAATCCTCGATCATTGATACTAGTTAGTGGTAATGTTTCCAAGTCACCCATTTCAGGTTCCCCGATTAGTATTTGCCAATCAACAGGCATCTTAATATGTTGATCTCCAATTCGTAAAACAAGTGCAGGTGAGTTGAAACTCTCCAGAAAGATTAATGGAATATAATGGTAATCTACGTTCTGCGGATTGCTGTTATCTAAAATAGCAAATCTAACATCATCTACTTCTTCAGGTAGATTTTCTAAATTGTATTTTATATTGTCTAATAATAAAATGTTCATAATTAAAGTGTATCATTTGTAGGTAAGTTTTTCAAGGTCGAACGGGTATGCAGCTTCTTTGTAGAACGCTTTTCTTTGGGTGAGGTGTCTTTTTGCGAATTTGCAGGAACTTGTAATGTCCCAGATTTGGACAAAGTCTTTGTCTTCGGCTTTTCTGATTCCTCGTCCAATGGATTGTATGACTCTAACAAACGACTTACCTGGTTCCAATAACACGAGGTTAAATATGCGGGGTATGTTAATACCCACAGCGGCAACCCCATAAGTTGCGATAATGATTTTGTTGTTTGATGTTGCGACTTCATCATAGTTTTCCCTTCTTTCTGTTAAATTAGTTTCACCTGAAACAAAAGCTACTTCAGGTGCGTCTTTCAGTAGACTGAATATATCACTCAGTCTGCGTTGTAATTCTTTGCCTGCACTAATGCGGTCGACTAGAATAAGTGTGTTTCCGCTCTCAACTATTTTGCCAATCAATCCTGCAATTGCGTCTAGACGTTCACTGTTTTCTGTTAAATATTTTAATTCGCTTTGGTAGTTACTGAATTCAACATCGTCTTTCAATTGAACAATGTTTACGTGACATTGTGCAAGTACACCTTTATCTTGCAACTCTTTAGCAGACAGTTTGCCAATCACGTTACCGAGACTGACGAACAATGACATAAATTCAAATTTAGATTTAGGTATCGTACCAGTGAGTCCCCAACGAATAGGAATACGTGACATTGGACCTGTTAATAATGCTTTCAATGCATCCGCTTTAGCCATATGCACTTCGTCAACCATAACACAAACAACATCTTCAATAAAGTCAATGATAGAAATTTCAGCCTCTCCTGACTGAGTTTTCTTCATCATGTTGTTTAGTGATTGCCAAGTACAGATAGTATGAGTGCGTCCGACTTCTTTACGGTCACCAAAATATACACCAACGTCCAAGCCCAGATTAATATAATCGGCTTCCGTTTGTCTGACGAGGTCCTTATTAGGGACAATAACGATACTTCTCCCATAGTCTTCTACACTTAAACTTAATGCTGCTGTTGTTAGTGTCTTACCTGCACCCGTAGCTACTTCTTGGATTGATTGTGGGTTAGCAAGGAAGTTGTTGATGATTTCGATCTGATAGTCACGCAATACAACAGGTTGACCTGCCATTGGGTGCTTTGCTGGCCAGACTTTGTGTTTGAATGTCTCCTCGGACACTTGAGCGAAATTGAATGTTGTAGTGTATTCACGCTGGTCATCTAGTTCAATATCATACCCGGCTTGATCTAGCAGAGGAAGAATCTCTGGCAATAGATTAATGTATGTGCTACCACCTAAACTAAAATAACTTGTTTTACCATTCCATCTGCCGAGCCTTACACTAGGTAAATATCTTGCACCAGGAACTTCAAACTCAAACATCTTCATCAGCGTCTTACGGTCACCAAGTTCTAGACCTTCTAGCTTTACGTTTACTTCATCTTTTATGATTAATTTACATTCTTTCATTTAATATGTACGGGTTTATTATTTACTACCTGGACTATTTTACTAGCATAGGGTAGTATTTGCTGACGTAATGAAATGCCAGTTTCTACAATTACTATGTAACCGTGCTGTGTCATATCTATAGCTAGGTTAGAATACACAGGAGTTATTGTTTTTATATTATACTCTTTTAATTTTTCTTTGATAGTTTTAAGGTAAGGTTTCATTGACGAAACGTATTCTAAAAATATAACTAAATCGGGTTCCAGTGAAATTAACAAGTCACTAAGCTGCGGGTCTAGATATTCAATTGTCGCAACAGGAGACTTAACAAAATTGATCTCCTTATCCGAATATTTACTACGGCAAAGTTCTGTTACGCTACTATCTATGTTGATTCCACTAGAAACTAATCTAGTGATGTTTTTAAATTCTATATCGAGAGGAATTTTTTCAATAGCGTTGTGCAACGATTCTGTAATTGGGGCAACATAAAAGTTACCATTCTTATTTACATATGTAGGGTCCCAATAATCTTTTTCGGATAAAGAGTCAATGTCTTTCAGAAGGGCAGTTAATTGGTCGCAATAATTTATCTTGGGATAATGATGTTCAATACACTTTTTTACTTCACGCAGAGTAAATGTATTCGCAGGTATTCTCCAAAACCTATCCTCTTGTTCCCATTTTCCGTATATTTCTAATTTTCTAAAGTCTTTGACAAAGTTTGTTTTATACGGACTACGCAAAATTAATTCATCATCTACTAAAATCAAATGTGTTTCAGTAAATTCAGGTAAGCTAGGTATAGGATCATGTGTCCAAGGTAGTGAATTAGCCTCATCAACTGTAATCTCATGCTTTAACAGTTGCCTTTTGTAGCGTAATATAATCCTGCTCAATAAATTGGATTGATTAGTGGTTACTGGCTTTTGTGCTGTAACATACATAGTCTGAAGGCTGGATAGAAACTTTCTATCATATGTACCTAAACTAATATGATTCAATAGATAATGGATTAACTGTTCCTTGGTAGAGGGTTTTACTGCTGACATTTCATTATTATAGCATAATCAAAATAGTAATTGCAACATCAATGGATAAAAGGACACTACGTCCTTTATTCAGAATAGGGGAGGGTCTTATTGACGTTGCCCTCTGCCTTCACACGGCGTTAATTAAATGCCCTTCATGCAAGTTGCCTTAGCAAGTTCACGCCAGTTAGCGGAAATCTTAACCAAGTCTGCAATCTTGAGACACATACGCAAAGACACTTCACGCAGTTTGGTATGATTGTCCCAAATGAAATTCATAATTTCATCAGTTTGTTCCTGATTGAAATCATAGTCCGCAAACAGGCCGCCATCAGCATCACGGTGAACTTGCTTGATGCGGAGCATCTTGTCACGCTCACTGTCAACGGTCAGGTCAAGAAAGTGACAACGAGATTGGAGAGCATCCAAGTGAGGTTGAATCTTACTAGCCTTCTTGTTATCGAAAGTCTTGTTAGTGATGAAAATGATAGAGCCGTTGAAATTGAATTGATTCGGCACACCTTCGTCACGCAACAGACGACTGTCCTTGTTCCAAGAGATACGGCGAGTTTTACCAGAATCCAATGCACCCTTCAGAACGTTAATTGCGTCCTGGTCTTCCCAAACATCACAGTCATCGAACACCAAAACGTTTTTCTTGTCAGAGTACTTGTACAATGTAGCGAACAGACCGATACCAGAAATAGCACCTTTGACAATTTCGAAGCGGGGACGCTTACCCGAGATTTTGTCAAACATCGATGCTTTTTCCATTTGAGTAGTCACACCGTGCGACTTACCAATGCCTGCAGGACCTGTAACAATCATAGCACGAATGTTACCTGCAATACAGGCAGCGGACATTTCATCCAAAACTGCAAATCGTGCGGCAATACGATCCATTGCCTGTTCATCAGTTTCTTTAGGAGTCTCTACAATTTCCGATTTACCGGACATAAACTGAACACATTCCTGATTGTCAACTTGAACACGAACTTCTGCCGGACGACCGGGGAATTGACCTTCGTTCTTAACTGTAACAAAACCGCCTTTGGCACCGAGTTGGTAACCTTTTACCAAAGTAAAGATTTCGCCTTTAACAGGTTCGTTACGATAAGAACCAGACAACACACGAATTACAGACATTGAAGCTCCTGAATAAAAGATTATTATACAACGACTTGATTTTTATGTCAAGCTGCCTGCTTGGCTTCTTGCATTTCGGACAGAATGTACTTGGCGACATTCATTTGCTTGCGAACATATTCAACCGAACGGGGACCAGTGCCCATTGCCATCATTTCCTGACAGTCAGACAGAATGCCCATGACAACCATTTCAAGACCAGAGAAACGAGCGGTAATACTTTCCATGTACTGCTCACGGATATCTTCAACAGACATACCATAGCAGTTAGTCTCAAACTCAGTCATACATGCTCCTTTAATCAATCAATACATGTATTATATGCCCGAAATGATTTATTGTCAATCCTGGGCTAGTTTCCAAGCCTTAATTGAATAGTATTCAAAATTGTCCAAGCGTTTCTGTTCATATCCGCCCTGAATTTGTAATACTTCTTTAGTACTAAACACATGATCCCAAATATGTAACAATGGATTATCTTTAGGAATACTAATTACATTAGCTGAATTATGCTTGTTATTACTCTTCAACCAATATTCAACGGTAGTAGTATGTTTTGATTTTTTTACAATTCTTTTAATAGGTTGTAAATCAACAATATTCGATATAACCCTAGGTGCTTGACTGTTTTTAAAATCTTGATTAATAGTTACACAGCTTTTAACATAATCAAGGTCAGTATCATATTCATAGAAAATAGGCAAATAATATACTGGACCAAATGCCTCTTTAGAAATCATTTTACCTTCACTGTTAATGATTTTAGAAATTTCTTTTCTAAAAGGTGACATTTCTCGTCCGTCATTCATTAATGCATTAATCATAAACTTTTTGCTATAATAATCACGGATAATATTTGCAGTGTCACGATCCTCTTGTGTTACTCTATCAAATAATGTTTTGTCTAACAACTTACCTGTAGGGGATACACCTTTATCACGCATACGTTTCCATGCGACACTCAGTGCCAAAACATCTTCAGGTGACTCAAACACTTCGTATTTTTTAACAGAAGGATGATAATCATTGGATACAAAATCATCGAAAGATAAATTTACTGTATTGGCAATAATACCTGTTTGTGCAGAGGTAGGATGAAATTGGAATGTGTGCGTGTTAATGGTCATTGTGAATCCTTAAATAGTAATATCTTCCATACCAGCCGTTCTCAGACGGACGATATGACCCATTTGCCATTGTTTTGCTTCTAGACCTTTAATGACACCCAACCATTTGTTACGTAATAGGGCAACTTCATTAATGATGGTTTCAAAATCAATGACTTCATCTTCGCCGTCTACATATTTTTCTGCATCACGGCTAGTCAATACTCTATTATACGCTTCTAAATATTTTTGAAAATGCTTTCGGCGAATTTTCCGAAGTTGAATGTTGAGGAAGTTTAGTACAGCCTCAATTTCTTGTAGTTGATTAAAACGGTGCTCAGTGATACCGGGTAAATTGGCAATGTTCTTTTCAACATTGCCAAAAATTTTAACCTCGTTCTTCGCCCCGAGAAGTTCATTCTCATAGTGAAGAATGAAATCGGGTAGCACGCCTAAGTTTTGTGTTATGCGTGTGTACCAGTTCATTTAATCCCATTCATCGTCATCCGAATCACCGTAGTAATCTTCATCTTCATACTCTAGTTCATCTTCATGTTGAGACAAGTAATCTTTCACTGCGGTAATAATCTCTTTGTCACCCCTAAAGGCATCTTTGATATCCTCTGCCTCGTAGTTGTTATCAATTAGAAAATTAACGAGTGTGTCAGCCGCATCGCCTCGTTCATTAAAATCAATGTGGGATCGTAGAACATCCCATACTTCAGTTACCAAGTCTAAACTCATTCTGTCGCCGCTCCTTCATCGGCAGTAACAGTACTTAGCTTATTTGCATTTTTTTTCTGGAATTCTTCCATCACTTTATCAAGGCAACCATCATCGTTAGATTCCCATCCCTTACGGAATGATTTCAATACTTCACCGTCTTCAGTTGTGTATGCCAAACGATTGCCTTCTTTAGTCAATAGACCTTGACCTTCGAACAAGTCAAGTAGTCCAGAATAAGGATTCATACCAGTCTCATAAGGAATCTTAACTTGAACAGATTCAAAGGGCTTTGCATAACGAGTTTTCATAACCTTACAGGCTGAACGAATACCTCGCACTTCACTAACCTTGTTACCGTCTTCGTCTTCCTTGAGTTTTAGTTTACGCATAGCAACAACAATTGAACTTGCGTAGATGAAACCCTGACCACCTGAAATCTTATCATCAGGATCAAACATATCCTGTGAAGCATATGTGTGATTAGTAGCAACTAGACCTACGTTATGACTACCGAACATGTTAACACAATTGCGAACAAGTGCAGTCAATGCTTTAGGCTTACGACCCATGTCACCTTTCATATCACCTGCTTCAAACTGATTAACGTCAGTAGGAGTCAACAACATACCCAGTGAGTCAATGATGAACAATACTTTAGGTTTGTCTTCTGCTGGTAGTGTTTTGTATGATTTCATAAATTCTGAAATCGTCTTGGCTACGTCATCAATCATAGCCATGTTAAGTTTTAGTAGTTTATCTTCTGATGTATCTACACCTAAATTACGCAACCACTCCTCATCCAATGCGTTTTCGCTATCGACTAGAACAACGAAAATACCTTGTTCCTGAGCGTGACGAACCAAGTTACCACTACAGATGTAGCTTTTACCAGATCCAGATTCGCCAGCGAATACAGTGACTTTGCCCAAAGGAACACCTTTGTTAAAATCACCACTAATGAGATAATTAAGAGCGTAATTTCCTGTAGATACCCAATCTGTAGGGTCGTTAAATCCAATGCTCAATCCTTCAATACTTTTAGTAATGTCTTTTCTAAATTTGCTTACATCAAATGGTTTTGCCAATTTTATCTCCAAGTTGTTTTTGTAATAGTTTATCAGTAAATGATACTTTATCAAGCATATCTGGGCATTTATCTGCTAACGCATCGATTTCCCAATCTTGTGGGAAATGGCGCAATGCACCTCTTGCTTTATCTCTGATAATACTAGGGACACGAGGGGTGCGACCGGGGTCACATAACTCCTCTAATAATTTTTTACCTTGCTTAAGGGCACGGTAGCGTTCGTCCGGTAATGTCATAGATTTCTCCTTAAGTCTAGGGGCCGTAGCCCCTAGATTTTACTTCGCTTGTCTAGCACGAATCATCGCTAGGATGTCTTGTGCTTTGTCGCTTGATGTTCCGCTTGTTTTAGGAACTTCAACAGGAGAACTTGCTTGGACTGGTTCGTCAGCATCAAACGGGGGAGTAGATTCTGCTACGGGTGCTGTCGCGGGTGCAGCCACGGTCGGTGCTGCTTGTGTTGTAGCCGCTGTCGCTCCTGCAGGTGCTTCAACACCGAAGGGCTTGTAATATGCACCCCAACGTTCAACGTCATACGGTTGACCGTCAACAGATGCCTCGAACATTTCTTTGATGACACGCAATTCTGCGTCTGTGGGTTTCTTGGGCAAGAAATCTGCTAGATTAAATAGCCCATGTGCTTCGATAGCAGATTGTTCTGCTTCGGTGAGGGCAGATTCTTTACGTGCCCAATTACTAGTGCTGTAATCAGCATAGCCGCCTTTGCTGGTCTTCTTAATGTTGAAGTCAAGACCACGCATGTAGTCAGTTGGCAATTCTTCCATTTCAGGATCCATCAAACTGGACTTGATGATAGTGAAGATTTGTGGGCTGATAATGAATCGGCGAATAGGATTTGCTGGGGTTTTATCGTCACCCAATGGGTTTTGTCGTACAAAGCCTTGGAACAAATAACTACGCTTCTTCCAGTATTTGTTTGCCATTTCTTTTAGACTTTCATCCTTATACCAAGGACGAACTTCTGCCAAGATAGGACAAACGTCACCATACATTTCCATACATGGTACTTGTACTTCAACACGTTTCATATTTGGATCACCCTTCACGCCGTTAAACGGAAGTTTGATAATTTGACGTTCTACCCAGAAGAAAGTATTTTTACTGTCTGCATCGGGAAGAAAACGGATAGTAGCTGTTAGGCCTTCATCCATGTTCCAGTGTGGATACGTGGCTCCATCACCTTGTGCAGTTGTGTTTTTGTTTTGGGATTTGTTTTCTTGCGCTGCGATACGAGCGCGGATTTCGCTTAGACTTGCCATAATATATTTTCCTTAAAAATTGAGATGGTCTCTGTTTTAATATTCGCCACTCCCTGTGAGTGACTAACACAAAAGTTATTATAGCGAGTAATAACTCCTGCGTCAATATTATTTATGCCAATAAAGGGAAAATATATTTTTATCTATGGGTTTTTATGTAATCTAACCCAATCAATTTATCCAAAGATGTTTCATATGCTTCTGCTAAATTATCGAACAAACTCTTTTGCATAGGTTGAATTGGTTGAGCCTTGATCTTATTTTTAATAAAGTCTAAGAACTTATTCATAGTCTCCATATCAATCTCATCGTATTGATATAGATACGGGAAATACTCACTCATTACTGCTTGCACTTGTTCCAAAGCGTAAATTGATTCTAATTCAGGATAACGATTGAAAAACATTCTTAATGCTACTGGAATGTTTTTGTTAGCCCATTCAACAAATTCAGGGTTACTGTTGTTTTTAAGGTTTTCGTCTAACTTATCCAAGTCAAACTTATCAGTCGGTGTTGCAGCCATAGCATAGCTCCTCTGGATCTCTGAGTCTTTTTCTAAATTTTGCAAATCTTTTTTACTCTGTATAGCCAATTTAGTTGCTGGTTCGGCAGCAGGTGATGCTGCTGACATTGCTTGTTTGAAGGCTCTATCACTGCTGAAATCAGAAGACTGCGTTGGCGCCTCACCTGGCTTCTGCATTGCAAATTTCTTTAATGTCGGAGACAAGAATTCTAATTCTTGCATCTTATTCTCCGCATCTTTCTTAAGTTGGTCTACTTCTGCTTTAGTATTTGCTACTTCTTTGCGAGTAGTGTCCATGTAATTTTTAAAAGATTCTACATCATCTTTGTATTTGTTTACAATGTCAGCATATTTTTTTAATTCTTCGCCATGACTTTGTGTAGTAGAAGTAATCTCACTGGATTTTTTCTCTATGTATTTTTTGAACCTTGCTTCTTTAGCATCTAACTGTTCTTGTGTATTAGTTAGCTGTTGCATTACGTTGTCAAACAAATTGTTGTCTATACTTTGTTGTTGCGACATTTGCTGTAATGCTTTTTGTACTTTGGCTATTTCTTCGTTTCCGGCATTGTTTTTTATTTTATCAACTTTATCAGAAAGTTCTTTGTATTTCTTCTCATCCATACCAGGAACAACTTTAACTTTTTCTAAGTCAGCTAACATTGCTTCTACTTTGTCTGCACTAGCTTTAGCAGCTTGTTTCTGAATTTCTCCCGCAGGCTTTAATTTAGCACTTAATGCCTTTAAGCGTTCAATTTCTGCGCCGGTGTCGGTAGCTTGTTTCTCATGATTATTGAGGTCTTGGCTTAAATCTTGTAGGCTTCTACGTAATTTTTCATTTTCACGTTTTTGGGAGTTAATTAGTCTGTTCTGATCTAAATCCATTTTTTCTGTTGCTGCAAGTTTATTAGCAACATACAATTGCAGAGCTTGTTCAGGACTACGATCTGGGTATTCTCTACTTGCTTGATATTGAATATCTTGACTTCTAGCCAAAGGTCTATCTTGTACAGCCTCATTGGCTACAATATTCTCAGCCCATTGTTCTAGTTCAAGTAATTCTTTCATTTTTGTAATCCTGAAAGTTGTTTGATTCTCAATAAATCTTCTGATTCACCTACTAGTTTGCCACGTAATCCATGCTGCGTCTGTGGCTCATGACCTAAAATAGGGCCTGTACTAACTGTTTCGTCATCGAAGTAGTCACCCGGTTTACCCGCAGGACCAGCTTCTTGTACTTCTTTGTTTTTTTCTTTTTCAGTTGCTTGGCGAAGTAATTGTGCAAGTTTAGCAGTGTCAACTGGATTCTTTTTTGCCAAAGCCTTTAATCTTTTTATCTTTTCATCAAACTCAACTGGATCATATCTACCAGCAATTTTTTCAACAGCTTCATCAACATTTTCGTCTTTATCGTTCATGGATTTTTCGGCATACTCATCTCTAGCACGATCCTGTTCGTATTCTTGTTTTTCTAATTCTGTTTCTAGGTCGCCTGGCTCACCTTCGATAACTTGGTCTGCCCAATTTTCTAATTCATTAACTTGCTTCAATGGTTTGTGCATTGGAGCATTCTTTTTTAGTTTAGCTAATACTTGTATGACATTTGCTATTCTTGGGTCTAAAGTTGATTCCTTGAACATCTCAGTTAAATCTTCTGTGTTCTCGTCTTCCAACAATGCAGGTTTATAGTTGTTGAAGTATTCTGTGTAACCTCTTTTGCCTGACATTTTGTGTAGAGTTTCACGCAAATGGTTGTAATGGTTAATACCTTCAAGCACTAATGGTTGCACAGATTCATTGAACTGCTTGTTCTTTGTTGCTCTTACAAAACCAGCCATTTTTGAATATTCTTCACATAAACTGGTTATGTGTAGACCTCTTTCATCATACGGTGTACCACCTTCACTGATATGTCTTGCATATACACGAGCTATTCCTGGCTTAGTTGTAGGTAAAAGGAATCTCTCACCTTGCATATTCTCTACAAAAATCTTTTCTACAGCACGATAGCGTTGATCACCTTCTTCCATTACCCGTGAATGTTGAATGATAATCTTAGTAGCAGGAACGTTGTCGCTGTAGCTAGTTTTCTTGTTAACTGGATAATAGCCTTCTACTAAACTCTCTTGTTTATCATGTTCTCTTTTCTTCATGTCAGGTTCCAAATCATCATTGTCGGCGTATGTAAAAGATTTTAAAGCCTTAGAATATCTAAACTTTGACAAGTATCTTCTTAGTGAATCAAGTCCTATACTATCATGTGAGTCTGCTTTAGGAGCGTCTTCGACATCGTTGCCTATATAAACAACCATGTTTCCAGAACCGTCAATGGAAACTGAAATTTTACCGTATGTTTTACCATCATAAACAAAGTCAAATTGGAAAAAGTCGGCTTTTTCAGGAACTCCGGAACTTTCACCGGAGCTTAAAAATCCATGTGGTTTGTATCCGTGAGACTTTAAAAATCCATATAATTCTCGGTTGAGGTTTTCTTTTCGTATAGACATAGTTATTCTCTTTATCTATTATTTATCAATTACCCGAGAACTGCGAAGAACGGCAAGGGTTCTATTATCTCGTCATGGTCACGTATATGTTGATCTAAAGCGTAGTTAAAATCACTTAACTGCTGAAATATCCTAACAACTAGTAAAGTAGAAGTAACTAAATCATCTGATTCTCCGATTTTAGCTTGATAGCTACCGCCCATAGCTATGAAGTTTTTCAATTCTGACACTAAACTTCTGCTGTTTATGGTCATCTTTCTGCTTTCTACTAAAGTTTTGAACTTAGCACATGCTGTAAGTTTACTCTTGTTAGTAGTATTAAATCCGCGTTTCTTCCTTCCAGGTTCACTTAAAAATATACCAGGAATATTGTGATACCCGAATTCATTTAAGCTAACGAGCGCGGCCTCACCGACACCGTTGACTTCTACAGAATAATATATGTTATCAGGCTCATTAGTACATTCTACAATGTATTTGTTTATGTCAGCAATCAATCGTATTTGTGAAGGTATGTCGGTTTTATTGTGCTTCCATTCACCCACTTGTGTTGTGGTGTTAGCTTCATACACTTGAATAGCTGCATTATCTCCGCCTGTACCTACAGCGGGGTCTAGTGCAACAACATATATATTTCCTTTTTCGGGCTTTTTATACCACCTGATTTGACCTTGACGATGTATAGGTTCTATACCTTCTAAATCTAATAGTGTTGTGGGGGCGATTAGAGTTTCGTCTGCAATAATAAATTCACAACCTATTTCTCGTCTGAATCTGTCTTCGCCTAATTGCGCTTTCATTTGAGCAGCCCATTGATCATCTCTATCAGGGTGCTCTTGCCAATATGAACGATATGCTTTGAAACCGTTTATACCTAATTCTGTTTTGTTACCGTACGAGTCTTCACATTTGTTAGCTTGCTTCCAAATCAGTGCAAATTGATCTTCGTCGGAGTTGGGCGTACTTGTGATAATTGCTTTACCACCAGTTGCCAGTGTTGGTGTGATAGATGTCCAGAATTCAGAAGCAATTGTAGGTCGAACGAACGCAAATTCGTCTAGGTATAAAAGTGTAATAGACATACCACGACCTGTATTTTCAGTCGTAGTCGCTGATACAATGCGAGACCCGTTTTCAAAATCTAACGACCCTTTGTTGTATGTAGTGACACCTGCTTTGATGTGATCGGGGCAGGCTTCGTATGCATAACGAATACGCTGCATAATTTCTTGTGCACCTGTATATTTGTGTGCTGCTATAAGAATAGTACTGTCTGGAACGAACATTGCATACCATAACAAGTATCCAGCAGCCGATGTTGACTTACCAGTTTGTCGAGGCATTAAACTAATAGAATATCTATATTTGTGATATGTCTCGATTAGTCTTTTTTGATAGTCCCATGGATGATAATTCATACTACCTTTAGTAGGGTGCTGAATCATAAAAAAGTTATCCATAAAATACATTGGACCCGTGTTAGGGTCACAGCATTTTATAAAATCTTCAAGTTCCTTATCACTTTTAAACTTAGTCTTTTGATAGGGTGTTTTGATTAGTGCAGGAGTTCCACTCATAACGATATTTAGTTCGTATTAAGTTATCTCTTCCCAATTTACTGCACCGTAGACGTTAACATTATTACCACTTGTAGTTAAACAGATAGTTAATTCTGAAGCTGTGTCAGTAAACGTGTTTCTTTCCAGTTGATATTGAAATGGGTCCGCAACGTCAGCAACTCCTGCAAATTGATTGCTACCAATGATTTGTTTCCACTCACCTATTCTACCACCGGAAATGCTAGTTGCTGTTAAGTTATATTCTACTGAACTTGATGATCCCGCATCTACCCAAGTGCCGCCTGTAGTAGTACCACCTATTATAATCATAAATCTAAAGTTGTGATTACCGGTTAGTCCTACACTGTAGTTTTTAGGTAAAACTATAGCACCTAGCCGATTGGATTTTAATCTCATACTGAAAATAGGATATACTGTGTTAGGAGTTGCTAAAACATAAGGTGCACTGAGAGTATGACCTATACTAAGTGGTCTACCGGTTAGTGCATATCCACCTTCGGATATCACAGTTGTGCAAATTTGCTTATATAAACTAGAACTCTCAGTTGGTCCTGTATTTTCTAGTTCCATTCTTACAGGTAAACAAGCAGTAGTCATGTATGTACCAGTGATGATGTTAGCGTGGTTAAAAACATGCGCTAATATAAATTGACCATCAATAACAAATCCACAACGAACACTACCAACACCCAGCCATTCAATATCAAAGAAAAGAATTTGAGCCTTAGTGATATCTAATGTTATTGTCGATTCTCCTGATCCATCTAACGGATCAACATTCCAATCAGCCTGATCTACACTTTCGTATTGTATTGAGCCAGTAACAGATGAGCGAATTCTAAAACGTAATGTTGTCCCATCTTGTTCTAGGAACACTCCATTGCTAGTGTCAAAATACCCGATGCGTTGTCTTAGATTTGTTTTACCAGGTGCCATACAAAATGTTGTAAGTACCTGTAAACTTTTTCCCGGTTGATAGGAAAATACTTTTGTACTTTCCCTATATACTGCATCACCTGAATCAGTACCCACTGTGCAATCAATAAGCCCGGCGTTGGTATTAGCTACCGCAGATGCAGTACCATTCGTGTACGTGTTAATCTTTCCGTTATCGTTGTAACGATGAAAACTATCAAATAATGTTAATGGATTGCTTACACGTAATCTACCGAACGCATCGTTAGATGCCGGACTTGCACCTGATGTAGTTCTTAATACAGGTTGACCTTGTACATTATACTCCATTGCCTTCGCAAGATTCAATAAATTTGTCTCTTGTGGATGAATGTAGTTAGTTGAGTTAAGGCGCTTATCCATCGACCCCGAGTGATGTTCAGGTGTGTATAACTGTGAGGTATCTTCGCCTGCCATTATATTTTAATTCCGATAAAGATATGATCTACCCTAGAAGAAGTCCAGGTGTTGCTGTTAGTATCACCATACCCCGTAGTTAAGGCAGACCTACACGCTGCATTGAATGCACTAGCATCATATACTACTAATATAACAATATTTTCACTTGCTACTCCGCCCAATGCAGATGCTAATGCAGTTACTGCCGATGATGAACCGTAAGTATCATAATTTGTAACACTTACTAAATCACCAAAACTATTTGTGACTACCATGGTGTGTCCACGAAGCGTAGTGTTTGCTAATTCAATATCATTGACTATTACCCTAGCCGGTTGATAACTAGGGACATCAAGACTCGAGGAATATGCATAAATCTTATTACCACTTACATACTGCGTTGTTTGCAATGCTGATGTAGTATTGATTGCCTCATAGAATGAGAACGGAGTTTTAGTGTCAATCCAGGGGCGGCCTTCAGTTAACCCACCTGGATTTGGATTGTCATATACAGAATCATCAATGTATTGAGTAGGCAACTCTGTAATATCGTATGTGCTTCGAGGATTATCTGAATACTCTCTATCCAATGCAGCCAAATCTAATTTGCTTTTCTGTCTTAGTTCCAGCGTAGCGAGTCGAGAAATTTTATTATGAGTTCTTATACTAGCACCAGTGGGTATAGAATAAAATGCTAAGGTTTTGGAAACATCTAGAATAGTGTTGTTATATACCAAATCAAACCAATCAACGCTACATCCAGTCGCTGTTTGAATTGTTGTTTTAAACGTACCAACTGTTGTGGTATCTGCAACAGAGTAGGTATCATATTCTGCTGCGTTAATTAAACTCTGTACATCAACATTAATCGTAGCCATTACTTACCTTTATATGCAGTTTCTGGATACAATGCTACTGTCGATACTCTTATATCTGCTGGATTTTTAGGTTTATGTACATCATTACCTATACTCATGATTGTATCAGTGGGCGTGATCTGTTCATCAGGCGTATTACTATAGGTATCCTGTGCGATTTCATCCATATCGCAATCAGCCGAATTTTCTTCAGCATAATCCACTATAGGATTCTCTTGTGTTTGGACACCGTCAATGATATCGAGTAATCCGCGAATAAAATCAGTAGCTCTCATATTATTATTTATCAACTGGCTTCTCACCAGTCATATAGGGTAAACTAAACCATAGCTGAAACCATTCAGGTGTTCCGGGTTGAATATTATGTTTTTTCATTAATTCACCCTTTTGATTTCCCGTAAAGCTAATATTTGACCCCTCGGGTACATGATTTGAAGATATTCCAGCAAGTCTTTTCATGTCTTCAACAGTATCATTAACTTCTGCAGGTAAAGGAATGGTCTGAAGTTTATCCAGACCATTCATTATTTTTCGCTGTTTCCAGGGATCAAAGGTCATTAAGTATTTATTTGATATCCAATGGTTTTTGTTTAGTGACCATGATTGAGAAATACTTTTCTTTGATCTGTTCTCTTTTATCTTCTGAAACGTTCACCTCGGCATCAAATTCCATGATATTAAAGAAATCAATCTTAAAACCAGTTCTCTCTAATAAAGCAACTATCATATCTTCACCTAAAACACTGTAATGATTTAGATTATATTCAAATTTACGTTGCGCACCGGGTGCCGGAAGCTCGATGTACATTTTGCCAAATTGTTTCAACAAGCGATTATATTCCATTAGTGTGAAAATAGGATAAGGACTATGTTCTAATGAATGTCTAGCAAATATAAAATCAACTGATTCATCATACCACCCTTCTTGTTGGGGGATGAAAGTGAAATCGTATTCTTTAATAACATGCCCTTTGCTTCGGGCTATTTCGTTGTCTTTGGTACTAAGACCGACCCCAATACATTTGGTATATCCCCGTTCTTTCATTTCATCTAAGAAATATCCGGGGCCTGCTCCCATATCTAAAATTACTGCATCTTTGGGTAACTTTAAGGGATCTATGTATGCTGAGACAACTTGCTTAGTTAGGGAAGAGTGTAGACCACTATCTCCCTCATCGTATATGTGAGCAGTGTATAACCACTCATTATAAAATTTCAACTTTACTAGGTCTAATGTTTTATTAATATCTAATAATTTTTCCATGTTTTTCCTAAGAAATATAAATTACTTAGTCACAAACAAAGAAGTATTAATTTATTTTTTAAATCCCTTGAATCCAGTTACTGGGCTAGTTTTGTTAACGTCAGATAGTTCTTGACTACGTAAATCGCCTTGTACCAAATCTTCATGATATGCACCAACTGCTTTAAACGCATCCGAAAGCATTTTTTGTTCGATACTACTGTAGGGTGCTGCAAGATTTAAACGACCGATCCAAGATTCTTGGTCAATTTTTACTGGATTAATTCCATCTGATGCTGCAACTGCCATCATCACTCTGTTGAGTTCGTAAAATCTGTCAGCAAATTCAACATCACGGAAAACATCTAGCCCAACACTAGACTGTGCCTGGCGTTTAGTAACCTTTGCTCTTTTTTTCGATTCTGTTATAAATTCAGATGCTCTCATATTAAATTGTATATTGATAAGATACCGTATGAACCATATTAGCATTTAATAACGGATTTACCATTACCCTAACATTTCCATAACCTATGTCTACGTCATAGTCTGTTAATACTGTGCCAACGAAAATAGTACCATAAACGCTATAACCTACGGTGTTATTATTGTTGTTTTTATTCACCGCTAATGTAACAGACTGGCTATTATTGGAATTGACTTCTCTAGTGTGGACGTAGACAATTCCATTTACAAATTCAGTTGCAGGGATTTGGAATAAAACTTGATTTGTACTATTATTTGAGGTAGTTACTTGGAGTTCAGATATGGCTAAATTTGCAGTCTGAATTTTACCAACTGCTACTACATTTCCGTCAGCATTGATATTATCAGCAGCTAAACTTGCTTTACTAGAAGGCAACACTGATATCGGAAAACTTACTACGTTTGCCGATTCTCTTATGTTTACATTACCTAAATATAGTGCAGAGTTTCCTACATACAAATTGCTCAGTCTATTAGTCGTATTACCAATAGAAACATTTCCTAATAATCGTACATCTATTCCTAATTGTATGACATTATCACTGGAAACATAAGTAAAATTCCCGGTTCCGTTAGGTATGCCATCGTTATTGAATTGAAATGATCCATTAGGACCTTGGGGTGCTAATTCTTCTAATATTAAAAAATTATCATTGATCTTTTCAAACGCCGTACGTAACGGATCACCTGTTCCGTCGTTCGGTAAAGAACCTATGTCAATATTTGCTGTGGTAACTGTCATGTTATGATTCCGCGTATAGTGTATTTATCGTCGGAATAAATATCTTACTATGAACAAATTACTATTATCTTTATTACTAGCATCCGTTGCATCCAGTGTTTTTGCACAAAAAACGCCCACAGGAGTCACATATGACGCACAAATTATCCGTGTAAATGACGGGGATACTATTGTGATATCTGCACCCTTTCTTCCTGCACCGCTAAAACCAGAATTAGCTGTAAGAATATACGGGGTCGACACGCCTGAAAAGGGATTCAGAGCAAAATGCGCTTCCGAGGATGCTAAAGGTCAAGCAGCAACTAAATTCACAAAAGACACAGTTGCTGCCAGTCAAAAGAGACAGGTCACGTTATATGCGTGGGATAAATTCGGTGGCCGTGTATTAGGAGACGTTATCCTAAATGGTCAAAGTCTACGTTCAATGTTGATTAAGAACGGATTTGCCCGAGAATATTTCGGGGAAGCAAAACAGTCTTGGTGTGACTGATTACTTCTTCATCGACTTATCAAAGATTTCTTTTCTTTGTTGAATAAGTTCATTTAGAGCACGTTTAGCCACCCTGCATTCGGTGGCTTTTGTGTTATTGTCTATCATAATTTTGACATTATCGCTGAATTTAGCTTCAGGATTCAGCATTTCAGGATCCCTGCAATCTTGCATTAATGATTGCGGAATCTCGTAAGGATTGTTCATAGTTACTGGAACCGCAGTAGAGCAGCCCGCAAGCACAAGTGTTAGTAATAATAGTGGTTTCATTTTAAATCTAAGCTCAGTGAATCGTTGTACGCTTTATAAAATTCTTGTGGAATCTCGCATTGTCCCCCTGGCAAGAATTTAGTGTCGTATTTGACAATCTCTCTGTCTACATATTTTACAACATCCTTGCCCTTTTGTTTAACAAGTTCGGTTTTAACTACAACTTTTTCAACAATTTTTGTGTCACTTTGGGCTAATTTGGTTTCCATGTCAGCAATTTTAACTTTTAATTCAGCAGCTTTCATTTCCCACTCACGGTAATCTGCTAATGCACCCTCAAGGTATACACCTAAAATCAATGTCAAAATACTAATTATCTGTATAGGTAGCTTATATTGTCTGATTACAGGTATGAACCCAAGCACAAACCCCGCAATGGTACCAAGTACACCTAACCCAAAGATAACATGAAATACCCATTCGGGTGCAAAGCTAATGATCCACATACTGTTATTTATTATAGTATGTAGAATCCTTTAACCAATCATAGTATTTCTGAAAGCCTTCTTCAACGTCTACTTTTGGATCAAATCCAAAGTCCTTACGTGCGGCATCGATATTTAACGCTCCCCTGCTAGGAAAGTCAGGATCTCTATCCCTGACATTAACTGTGCCTTTACCCACAATCTTTACTGCAAGGTTAGCAGCATCTAATAAACTATGGCTATGGCTCTTAGTTATGTTATAAGTTTTGTTGTGTGTATTGTCTGATAGTGCTGCGGCAACTATACCGTCTGCGGCATCTTCAACGTAGGTGAAGTCCAAGGTTTCCGTCGCTCCATTGACCTTGAGCACTTCTCCTCGCATTGCTGTGAGCATGAATTTTGATATGACTCTATCTTCAACATCAAGTGGCCCGTAAACAGCACTAGGACGAATGATAGTGTGAGTGAAGCAATTACGACGGCTGTAGTCTTTGACAAGGTGTTCTCCTGCTAGTTTCATTATTCCATATTGACCTTGAGGTTTGCAATTATAATCCTCTTTAACATCATCTTTGAAATCTCCGTACACCATACTGGAGCTGATATACAAGAAACGTTTGGCTCCGTATTCTACACTAGCTTCACATAGATTCAATAATCCCTCTGACATAGTTCTTGAACCTAATGCAGGATTTGCATTTACAACTTTTTGTCGAGGGAAACTAGCCATGTGGATGACAAGTTCAGGTTCTTCTTTATAAAATACGTGATTTACTTGTCCTTGATTTGCAATATCAAAGTCATATAACCTTTCAATTGACGGAATCTGTTTAAGACGTTCGCCCATCAAATAAGTGATTTCTTCACGTGGGATAACGCCATATGTAGTCCGTGTATCCATGATAGATACTTGGTGACTCATGTTTTGCAAACGTTTTACAACGTGGTGGCCTATAAGACCTAATCCACCTGTTACTAAAATTTTCATTCGTACTTCAATTTATAATATGTCATTTTTTCGGGTGTCAGATACGCACGAATTTGATATTGCCATCCGTAGTCTTTGGGCATCCTATGCCAACTAGCAACAGGTGCTGAATTTTTCATTACCCACTCACCTTTTTCTGATTTTTCAAATTCAAACAAACTCTGAGCCGCCAACAAATCGGGATCTTCTACATCACCCATATTGAATGTATGTACCACACAACAAGATGTTACGGCATCTTCATTGTCAGACTGCCATGATTGCTTTAATTGGTCCATGACTTTCATATCCTTCAAGGTGAATGTCGTTCATTGTAAATTTTGTAATGTCTTTAATCTCAGGATTGAGAATCAACGAGGGCATACCGAATGCACGGCGTGACAATTGTTCTTTAACTTGTTCAACATGATTCTTATAGATATGTGTATCACCGGTGCTGATGATTAGATCACCTACAGTGAAATCACATACTTGTGCAATCATATGTGTGAGTAGAGCATAACTAGCAATGTTGAATGGTAGACCTAAGAACACATCAACACTTCGTTGATACATGTGACAACTAAGTTCTCTATATTTGCTAACATGGAATTGACACATTACATGACACGGAGGCAATGCCATTTGGTCTAGTTCTGCAACGTTCCATGCGCTTAGTATATGTCTGCGACTATTAGGGTCAGTTTTCAAACCTTCAATTAAATTTGCTAACTGATCGATTTCTGTCTTATCTACTGCTAGGCGTTGCCCACCTTTGTGCGCCTCGCCGTAGTCTTTCTCTTCCGTATATTTGTTCCAGTGGCGCCATTGTACGCCATAGACCCTACCCAAATCCCCCTCGAATTTCGCTTTAGGTTTCCAGTAGGGCGCAAGCGCATTCGGCGTCCAGATAGTAACCTTGCCTTCGGTAGTACCATGGGTGAGTTCTGCCAATCTACGCTCATCACCAGATCCTTCAATAAACCATAGAAGCTCACCGACACAAGCCTTCCATGCCAATTTTTTAGTAGTGACTGCGGGAAAGCCCCTACGCAAATCAAAGCGAAGATGACGTCCAAAAACACTATAAGTCCCAACACTAGTTCTATCATCTTTTTCAATTCCGTTGTCTAATATATCTTGTAGTAAATCGTGATATTGTTTCATTTTAATCTCGTATAATCATTCCAGGGTTCTGTTCCAACAACCTTAACTGTTCCTAATTTGTTCAAGTGCAGTTTAATTATAACTTCTTCTGTATCATTGTTCCTATTAATACCGAAGTGACTTAATTCATATTCAGGAAACATTTCAACGACAAGAGGATCTAATTTAGAACGCATTTGGTCGTATGCAATCTTAGCAGTTTGATCATTATACCATTTTATATCTATCATCTTCTTTTCCAAATTTCATAAGAATGGTCTGATTGATTTTCTTTAAACCAGCACATAAACTCATTTTCTAATTGTACTAGACTTATAAAAGTATCACAAGTATATTCGGCAAAGGTCCTAGATAGATGTATTTCATCGATATATTGCCAATAGCTTTCAACCATCTTTGCGCCGCCTATTAACCAAACATCTTTTTCTGTTTTAATCATGTTATCATCAGGATTAACAACATCATTGATAGGGCGTGTTGATTTTACCCAATTAACTCTGTTGGGTAGAGGTTTCTTCGGTAAATTGTCATATGTATTGCGTCCCATCAGTACAATCTTACCAGTTGTTAATGCCTTGAATCTTGGCAAATCGCCCTCGATTTTACTCCAGGGCAACTTACCATCAAAGCCTATTCCTCCTTTAGGATCACAAGCAATGATTAATTTCATAACTTATTCAATAGTTTATCTGTTTGAGGTTGTACCGTTTCAGCAATACTTTCAATATTTAAAATAAATTCAAAACTTGTTATCAGCGGGTCGAGTTCATGTAGCTTGCGACTTACTAATTCTTCGATTTCTTCAGGGTCTAATCCTTGCTTTAGCAAATTTTGAATATTGATAGTATGTTGTTTTTTACCAGTCATTTTAACAATAATTTTTTTGATGAACTGAACTGGTACTTTTACTTTATCAATGTCCTCTATAATAGATTCCCATTTTCTTAAATATTCAGGTGTCATCTAATTACTTATGATAAAATCTTTGCCTTTGCAGGACGACCTCTTTTTTTAGTTTCACTAACAACAGGTACTGCGTGGGTTGTTTCAGGCATAACACCTTCTAGTTGTGCTGCTTCCTTCATCAATCTGCTAGACTCTGCTAGCAAGCCCTTTGCTTCTGCAGCCATACGTTCAGCCTGTTGCCTGAGGTTATTAGCTATCTGTGCGTCACCTAATATTCCTTGTGCTGGTGAAACTGGTTGCGATGCAGGTAATGTAGACTCTCCGCGCATTCTACGTGCAACATCCACAGGATCTTGCAAACCACGACTTGCATCAAGTTCAGCCAAACGCTTAACAGCATCTTCACCTTGTTTCATTTCATCAAGTATTTTGTTCAACTCATTCAACTTAATGTTAGTAGTAGGGGTGGGAGTAGCAAGTACCTGTTGTGTTTGTACTTTTTTAATCAACCCCTGTGAATGCAACACTTGTAAAATAATCTTACCGTCTTTGGTATATGTTCTATTCAATGCGTCAGCAAGATTCTCACTGTTTTGACCAATGTCACTTTCAATACATGCCATCATAGGATCATGTATGTGCTGATTCAATGTTTCCGTATATGCGACTAAGCACATATGTGGTTCTCCGGGCACTTCTCTGAATAAAATAGCAACCTTACGATCACCTATTTTACCGATATGGCGTAAAAAACTCATAATATATCTCCTTAAGGATGTATATATTTAACGTGAGTTTTATGATGAAAAAATATTTGTGCCCGACCAACGTAGTTCATATATCGTAAGTTCGGCAGGATCTTCGAAAAATATCACCATTGATTCGTTGAATACAATAGAGTTCTCATAGTTAGCCTGATAGCTGTATCTACCGGTGAGTGTTGATTTTACCCAAAACAAAGACTTAGTAGTTAGAGGGGTGCTTGCCTTTACGAAATGTTTTGGTACAAATGGAACTTCACGTGTACTAAACCACGTGATAGGATTAATAGAATCCATCATCTTTTCAATTCTACAAGAACGTCTATCTTACTAAGTAGGTCATTGATTACCGGATCATCCATGAACACTGCACGTTTCAAACCTTTCCATCGATCTAATAACTGTTGTTCCTTGACAACAAGTTCATCTACACTAACTAGAGTTCTGGTAGCAGAGCCGATGGTGCGGGCGTAGATAGTCTTACCTCCATCAGGAGATTCGTATACTACACCCGCTTCTTGGTCAATCATTATCTTTAGTTAGTGCCTCTAGACCACCAATAAAAATTTTTACAAACAGATATGCAATAACAAGTAATACTACTGCAATGAATCCGTAGCCTAAAATATCTAAAAAGAGTTCCATTAGTTACCTTTCCTATGGTCATCATAGATAGCCCAAGTACCGAACGGGGGATTCGGATCAGGATCTCCGTGAATGATCCAAGTAGTATCACAATAGTTTTCATCACCCCATGAACCGCAGGGATAACCATCAGTGAACACAATCAATCGCTTAGGTTCGATTGCTTCTTTCTTAAGGTAGTCAAAGATAGCATCGAAATCTGTGCCGCCGCCACCTTTCGGTTCATATTCCTCAATAGAGTCCATGTTCTCAGAGGTATAATCTTTAGGATTATAAATGTCAGTGTCGAAACAGAACACATGCACCTTATAGCCATCAAATGCATTCATCATACCAGCAATCTCAGCAAGAAACTGCTGGGCTTGCTTGTCGCTGATAGAACCAGACATATCGATTGCAATAGTAACATCAATTTCTTCACCCGGAGTCATACCAGGCATGACTGCATCCATGTGCCAACTTCTACGACTAGGACGAATCCAAGAGTAATCGTTACGAATTGCGCTAGTCAGGTTAACTTGCAACAGTTCACGCCAAGGCATGATAGGATTTGTTGCTTGTTTAATGATGCGCTCAACACCTTTAGGGAGTTGACCTGCTTCAGCCGTTTGTGCGGCAGCAATTACAGCCTGCTTGATTTCTTGACGGACACGTTCACGTTCTTCCGCACTCATCTTAGGACGTTTAGCTTTACCCTCGTTTCCGTTTTCGTCATCGGAATCACCTTCATTGTCCATATGATCGTCAATCATTTGGTCAATGAGTTGGTCAAGATCAAGTTTAGGAAGATTCTTCATGAGGTCGTCATAGATTTCCTCAGAAGTTTTTCCGTCATATTTTTGTTCGTACAGACACGGCACAGTAGTAATAAACTGACCAATTTTGTGTCGCTTCAAGTCTGCGTTAACTGTATAATCGTTTGCGATGTTCCAGATTTGAGGATCACGACTGCCTCGACGGTCGATGTGGTCGTAGACTACGTGCAACACTTCGTGACCAAAAAGGAATTCAACCTCTTTGGTTTTCAGCATCATAATAAATCTAGAGTTGTAGTAGAAATTGAGACCGTCAGTTGCCGCAGTGCTACACCATTCGTCTGCGTTAATCAACTTCATTCGGGTAGCAAGGTTACCATAGAAACTTTGGCGCAACAACAGACCGACACGAGCAGTAACCAAACGCTCACGTGCTTGTGCGTCTACTTTAGGATCCATAGGTCCCACTAGTTTTTCAAACTTTTCGCTACGCTTCTTTTTTGACTTAGATTTGTCGATGACTTCGCTCATGGTTACTCCTTAACAATGTGAATATTATAACAGCAAAACGATTTATTGTCAAAGACTAAGCCCGCGAAAACCCGCATCAAACGCAATCCTTGCATAGGGCAATGCACTATCTAATGAGTACCGTTCCTCACCTTGTGATTTGGTAAGACCACGTGCTCGGACACTTTGACCAAGAGCATAAAAATACTTTTTACCAGACATGTTTATTCCTTAGAAAAAAAGGGTGAGAATATTTTTATACTCTCACCCTGTAAAAGGGGAGTATAAGTCCCCCGGGAGTCGTAGAATCAATTGCCTGCTTCTACGATGTACTTACCATACTTCTTATGGAACTCGTCAAAATTCTTAAGTTGACTAGGTTCAATCGGAAGTTGATACGTTTTCAGTGCAATCTTAGCACCCATAACAACCAACTCAGTCTCGAAGTTAGTCATCATGTAGCTGAAGAAATAATCAGCCATTTCGTGGAACTTTTTGTTATCCGCTTTCTTGTTGGTGACAGCATCCTTGAGTTCGTAACACATTGCAATAGTCAAGGAGTACATTGCTGAAATTTCTTTAACAGAAAGATCCTTGACCTTACCAGTCAGAATGTCAGTGGGTTCTGGCATCTTACCTGCAATCTTACGGTGAGCGGCAAACTTAACAGCAAGACCTTCACCAACTGCACCTGCAACCAAGTTGAACAAGGTATCAGTATCAACATTATCCTCGTCATTCAGCAGGTCGCTAACGAAACACCAAGAACGGGGAGTAGCGAACGCACGGCTTGCAGACTTAGAATCAAAGTCGTACAGGTCTTGTTTAGCGAAAGACAAGTAACCAACAACGTCCTTGTGAATGCCTTTGTTCACAGCCCAGTTTTGCCAAGAAGCAAAGTCGGCTCGCATTTCAATATGAACGAATCGGTTAGCGAGGGGCATCGGCATACGATAAGTCACACCCTTGTCACTGTCACGGTTACCTGCCGCAACGATAACAACGTTATCGGGCAGTTTGTACTTACCGACACGACGGTTCAGAATCAGTTGATAACCTGCAGCCTGCACTGCGGGCGGAGCAGAGTTCATTTCATCAAGGAACAATACAACCACAGGATACTGACTTGCAGTTTCTTCATCGGGCAGGTCAACTGGGGGAGCCCAATCCATTTTGCCGATATCTTTGTTGAAGTAAGGAATACCACGAATATCAGTAGGTTCCATTTGCGCCATACGCAAGTCATATACAATACCGCCTAGTTCCTCAGCGATTTCAGCAACGACCTCAGACTTACCGATACCGGGAGGACCCCACAAAAATACAGGACGTTTTGATTTAAACGCAGTCAGCAAGGCTTTGCGTACTTGACCGGAAGTAATAGTCAGATTGTCAGAAACATGTGATGCCATCATTTTCTCCTATTGATTATGGCTTAGTTAAGAAAGAAACTTGATTGTATGTGATAACGGATTTATTGTCAAACTATTTTAGATAATTTGGGCAAGAATGCGGTTGTACACATCAGCCTTGCTCATGTAATAATCGTAATCACGTTCACCGGGGCGAAAATTCTTCCACTGATTTTGACCAGCATAGGAAAGAATATCACGCTTGAGGCTACCGGGTTCGCTGTAGGTTGCAATGAAACCATACAGGTCATAGTGAGCAATAAAGCCACTGCACAGGTAGAGAAACTTGTAACCAGTACGATTAAGGCTGTCAATATTCTTACATGCCTTAACAACATTGGAAACAATCAGAGCCTTTTGACGTTCGGTCAGGGGAGTCAGTGCCATTTCGTTGTCCTCTATTTCAGTGTCAATACAAGTATTGTGTCAGATTTGGGAATTATTGTCAAATTAATTTGACCAGAAAGATTCGCTAGACGGAGAGCAGAAATACGGGGTGTCATAGCGTTCCTCGTACTCTTTACCAGTCATCAGGTTCTTTCGGGTCACGAAGGTTTCGTGGATCTCAAAACTGTAACCGTCTTTGGCGAACCAAGAAGTTTCATACAGGTGCTTGAGTTCTTCCTTCATGCCCTTGCGGTCTGCTTTGTGTTCAAACACACGAACCTGACGCTTGCCAGACTTGGTACGCTTGTCAGTTTTGAACACAATCACGGTGTAAGAAACATCAGACATTCAAAGCTCCTTTAATGAATCAATATATGTATTGTATGCCCAAAACTATTTATTGTCAAGCCTGGTACGCACGACGGAGAATCAATTCTTGCTTACTAAATGCTTCAATTTCCCAGGGCATACTCAAGTATTCAGTTTTTTTACCGTAGCGTTTACCAGACCAAATAAATGACCCAGTTTTACGGGTTTTTAGTGTACCCTTGGCCAGTTGCTTTACATGAACCATTTCGTGGGCCAAAGTCAGCCCGATTTGATGGAGATTCCTGCGGGGCTTGATGACAACGACAATCCCGATATTTTTACCAAGATCCATAGTAATACCCTGGTTCGTCCCACATTCATCAGCAACCCTAATAAGTAGTACTTTTTTGCTACTTTCCAGGTTCAGTTGCTTCAACATCGACGGCAGTAGTGCTTCGATGTATTTGGTATTACGTTTGCTAGCTTCAATTTTGTATTCCATGCGTGAATTGTACGATGTTTTGGTTTTTTTGTCAACTTTAAATAGAATGAAAAAGCTAAATACATATAAGGATAGATTTATGTCACTAACATTCGTAGAGCCAATTGCAGTAAACACATCCGCAAATTTTACGTTTGCTGATTCCTATGTTTCCAATACAATTACAGCCGGAAACATCAGAACAAATAACATTTATTATGCTAACGGACAACCATACTCATTTTCTTCAAATGCGGGTGGTTCTAATACCCAAATCCAGTTCAACGATAGCAACTCATTTGCAGGTAGTGCAAATCTAACATTCAACAAGACAACAAACACACTTTCAGTTACTAACATCACTAGCTCAGGGGTTATAAACTTTTCTTCTGCATCAAACGTAACTTTAGGAGCAATATCAAATGTTCGTATCACTGGTGGTTCTTCCGGTCAATATCTAACTACTGACGGTTCCGGAACATTGTCATGGGCAACAATCAGTTCCAGTTCTATATCCAATGGTACTAGCAACGTGTCTATTGCTACAACAAACGGTAATGTGACTGTGGGTGTAGGTGGTACAAGCGGGGTACTTACTATTTCCAGCACTAGTGTCAATGTCGCAGGGATTCTTAATACAGGAACAGGAAACTTACTTTCAGGGAACGCCAATTTAGGTAATTTAGCAATTGCTAATTTCTTTAGCGGTAACGGATCTTCTTTAACTTCTATCACAGGTGCTAATGTTTTAGGTACTGTTGGTAGCGCAACAAATGCTAGTGCATTACTACAAAACACTTCTACTTCTACTACGGTTTATCCAACATTTACTACATCATCTGCAAATGGTAATTCGTCTGCGGTGTTTAATACAAGTATCAGTGCTAATTTAGGTAATGCTTCTATTACAGCTACAACTTTTGTTGGTACGTTAAGTGGTGCAGCAACAACTGCAGGCACTGTGACGACCGCAGCACAACCTAATATTACAAGTGTTGGTACATTAACTGGTTTAACAAGCACTGGCACAGTAAATCTAACAGGTGCAAGCAATGTAAGTTTAGGACCAGTAGCTAATGTTCGCATTACAGGTGGGGCTAATGGACAAGTATTATCAACTGATGGTTCAGGTAATTTAAATTGGATCACTAGTTCAGGTTCAGGTGGAATAACAACAGGTAAAGCCATTGCAATGGCTTTGATTTTTGGTTAAGGAAAAAAAAATGGCAAACCCTAATATTGTTAACGTAACAGAGATATACGGAAAAACTGCGGTTCAAGATATTTCAACAACTCCGACAGATATCGTAACTAATTCAAGCGGTAGTGGTAAAATTTATAAAGTTAATTCATTAATAATTGCAAATATAAACGGCACCGCAACATCTACTATTACTGCTAGTATCTACAGAGGATCAGTAGAATATCGCATAGCTTACACTATTGTAGTTCCCAATGACGCAACAATCGTGTTAATCAGCAAAGACGCAATGGTATATTTAGAAGAAGGTGATTCTATAAGATTAACTGCAGGCAACAATTCATACCTAACAGGTGTTTGTTCATATGAAATAATAAGTTAAGGACTTATTAATGAAGCACAACAATGCCGGCGTAATAGGTAAATTAGCAGTATCAGCTAGAACTTGGTCACCAGGTGTCTGGTCCTTAGGATACATTCCACTGGCAGCATCTATCAATCAATGGATGATAGACTCTGGAATTCAACAAACATATGGATGGAATTGCGGTGGCGTTGATATTGGATCAACATCAAGATTATACCGTATTGATTATACTAATGATTCTACTACTGCTTCATCCAGGGGGACTTTATCGCAATCAAGGAATTCCAGCGCCGCTGCAGGTAATAATAGTTACGGTTGGGTAGCTGGCGGTGCTGGCGGTATTAATAGAATAGACCGTATTGACTACGCCAATGATTTAGGTTCTGCGAGTGTAAGAGGACCCTTATCCGCGGGACTAGGTTCCTTATTCGGAATAGGTATTGACGCATACGGTTGGTTTGGTTCCGGTCTTGCTGCATCTGGACTAATAAATTCATCAATTAGCCGTGTTGATTACAATAATGACACAGTAACTGCAACAGTTCAAAATAGTGTATTACTACCACGAGAGTCCGCTAATGCCATAGGAAATGCTACGTTTGGCTACATAGGTGGAGGATTGCGTCCTTTGAGTACAGCAATCTCGTTCATTGAGAGGATGGAATATTCTCAGGATACTTCAGCTCTTGTAATTCGTAGCCCGTTACCGAATTCGGTATATAATTTATTTACATATGGTACAGAAATCAATGGTTACTGGGGAGGTGGACAAGGCGCTAATTTCGGCGAGGCAACAAGTACAATATCTCGGCTTATATATTCAGCAGACACTAGTACTATATTAAACCGCAGTAGTTATCCATCAACTAGATATGACGGTGCTAGCATGGGAAGTGATCAATATGGATATAGTTCCGGAGGATACGGTACTGCCCCAAGCATAACTAGTAGGACGTGTTCAATAAATCGGCTAGACTATTCAAATGACACAGATACTGCGGCTACTAGAGGACCTATGCCATTTTTAATAGATTCACAACCAGGTGTGGGCGGTAGACCAGGGTAATAAGGCAATAAACATGAAATCTAATAATGGTGGGTTAATAGGACAAATAGCATCCATATCTACGTTAAGTGCATCGGGCGTATGGTCTATGGGTGACATTTACACTGCGTCAACGAATTCTTTTTGGGTTACCGGTACAGGGGTTGTTCCGCCTGCAGGATTACCTGCGTATGGGTGGAACATAGGTGGCCGTACTACTGCTACAGTTAATGCAAGCACAATTGATAGAATAGATCAGTCAAATGATGATGTAACAGCAAGTGTTCGAGGTCCTATGCCGTTAGAGTTAGATGGTATGTTTAGTTTCGGAACGTATGATTACGGGTGGGCTGGTGGAGGATTTATAGGAGGCGGAACTTCAAATGCCAGTCGTGTATATCGCATTACCTACACTAATGATCTCGCAAGTGCAACGTCACGTTCGACTAGTGCATCGAGAGGGGACGCTGGTTCTTTCGGCAACAGCACGTACGGATGGTACGGTGGCGGTGGTAGTAGTATTAGCCCACCATATGCAAGTACTATTTATAGATATACATATGCATCAGACACTGCGGCATCACGACCTGCTACACTGACAATAGCTAGAGCGAACTTAACCGGTAGTGCAAGTCCAACTTTTGGTTATTTTCAAGGTGGTACTACTACCGGATCGTCAAACCCACAGAATAGAGTAGATCGAATAGACTTAAGTAATGATGTTAGCGGTGTTCAAGTAGGACAATTGAGTTTAGCTAGATGGGGAGGTAGTGCTACTGGAAACAATAATTATGGATGGATCGGTGGTGGATTCACGAATGTATTCGTGTCTACAGTTGATCGAATAGATTATTCAAACGACTCTCAGGTGGCTTCTGGCAGAGCGCCGTTAAGTGCAGCAAAGCATAGTTTATCTGCTACTACAAGTTATGATTACGGATGGTTCGGCGGTGGTGTGACAGGGCCAAGTCCTTCGTTTGTTGTTACTTCTGTAGTTAATCGAATAGTATATGCATCTGATACTTCAACTATACAAACTAGGGGTGCATTGTCGTTATCCAGGGGCGGTCTTAGCGGCACTAGTAATGGAATACCTTTGTTTTAACATACGCTTAATTCATCAACTTAGCCATTAACATTAGTTTTTCTAATCTATCAATAGCAGAGTTTATCTCTGCTATTTTTTCGGCTGTCATATAGGGTGCGTTAAGTCTACGTGCTTCGACTTCTAACTGAGATAATTCTTTGACCATATTCCCGATATTTCTATACATTTTGTGTAGGTCACGATTATATGGCAAAGCATTCTGCTGTTCTAATAGCGGAATGCTTACTTGCATCCAATCTAATGAAGTTTTGATTTCCATACTCGGATTATATCGTATCCGAGTATTTATATCAAGCAAAGATTTCCAATGCAGTTCCACATTCGGTACAGAACTTAGCTGTTGCTTTGTTCTGTTTACCGCATGTAACACATTTGGGTTTGTGTTTTGTTGTGATAGGCTTACGAACAGGTTCGTTGTCAGGAGTCTCGCCTAGAATCTTCAATACGATTGAATGCTTGACTGGATCTAGCGCACCGATATAAGTTGTCTGAAACTTCTGTTCACTCTTAGAGCCAGGCACAGTGATACCCGTTTCGTTCTTTGGTACATACGAATCCATTGTAGCCATGCCGTCATGTAATGATGCTGATGTCGCACTAATATTCATACTGTTCAATGTATCTTGAATAGCACTAGATGCTGCCGCTTTCATTGATTCACCAGCACTATAGTCTACACTACGCAACATGCCGTTAACATTGTAGGATGCATTAGTATAAGTGTCTTTTATACCAGTGTATCTAAAATTATCATAAGCATTACTGATAATAGGACGAGGCATTTCAAACTGATACTCAATGCGAATCAATCCATCTTCTAATTTGATACCGCGATGTTGTTCAACTGCTCCTGTACGCTCAATGAACTTGAAGCGATTGCCCTCATTAAGATTGCCGTTCTTAATGCTACGCTCAAGATCAATTTCTTGATGTGCGTTTAATACGATACCACCAGGTGCCATGTCTTCACCGTCAATGTAAACATGGACTAGTGCTCGGACTGTGTTTAGGTTCTTGAGTAAGATTGAGTATTCTGCTCCGAATGGGCAGTAGACAGTATCCTTGAATTCACGAAGGATTTTACCATTGGCTTTTAGGCTGGCCACCAGCTTTTGATTGTACATCATATTTTCCTTTTCTGGTCACACTCTAAGACCATAATATTTAAAGAGTGTTAGGTGAAGCCCCATGCTTCAACAGTATTTAGTGTAGCATAGGGCTTTGATATTTTAAAGATTATTGGTCGTTCTCGTCATCATCGGACCAGTCCTCAGCATCCAAATCGATATCGCCGGTCCCTTGATACTTTGGGTCATCGTACATCCTGTAGTATCCTTCATTAGGCATGAGTTTTCTAAAGTCAGTATCAGACAACATTAACGCAAGATAAGTTACATCCTGTTCGTTAAAAATATCAGTGATATGGAAAGATGTTGTACATGCGCCACCTATAGTTTTGATAGGGCCATGCTTGATTTTCTTTTCTCGTAACAACTTACGCAACTTTTGTCCTCCCCAGTTACGCTCACTAACTGTAACGCGGGTGATACCTTTTTTGGTATTACGGATTCGTGCTTTGTCAATTTCTGTGATGGGTGATATTTTGGCTTCGTTGTTATCGGCAATCTGTAACAAACAGTCTCTGACTTTAATAGAGCCTTTAGTATGTGAATTGTCAGGAGTCTCTTTAGTAGACCATGGAACATTGCATTCCACATGATTCACATAATATGTTTCACCATGAAATTTTAAGACCCACATGGGAATGGTCTGATCTTCTAGGTGTTTCTTGTTGAAGTGAAACACTATGTCTTTACAATCAAATTCAATCTATGCCATTTTTATCTCCAAGTTTTTTGTGCAATCCAATGTTGAATGCGCTGGATGCGCCACGCTGCCCATTCGGGCGCTCTGAATAGAGCTTCGCCATTAGGAGTATAAAGCATGTTATCGCTTCCTACTCCCATTAATCCTATAAAAGGTAACTTAATCATACAGATATTTATTTCTTTTCCCTGAGCTTTTTCAAATTCTCTAATAGAGAAGTTGACTTAGATTTCTCCTTAGCTTTAGGTTTTGTTTGGTGCGCTCGGTGGGAGTCGAACCCACTACCTTGAGTTTTAGAGGCTCTTGCTTTCCGATCAGCTACGGGCGCATCCGGGTCTGATAATTCTACTAGACCCTTAAATTTGTCATACGTATCAATTATAATTGTTTTAACTGTGTTATCAACTTTAATGGGCAAGTCTAGATGAATTGTTAGGCGTGGGCCGTCTTCTTCATTGATCATACCATCCCCGTATACTGTGCCAACAAAAGGAATCTTATTCCATTTACCGAACACACGTGTACCGAACTCAAAATAAGGTTGAGGACGGTTCTTCTCAAAATATTCAGCTAGACTTGCCATATTAGTTTGCTACTACTTTAGATACTGAGTTAATGACACTTGCAATGCGACCTATATCACGTAGTTGTTCTACTGTATAGCCCATTTTCTTTAGTCCTTCATAATGTGCTTTTACACAGAAGTGGCACTTACCAACAATACTTGCTGCCAAGCTATATGCTTCAAAACGTTCTTTAGTTGTACCACCGCTTGTACTAATAGCATTCATACGTAATTGAGCAGGAAGACCTTTTAGATTTTCGTCATCAGCCATTTCAACAAACGGATACCAAACGTTGTTTTGTGCCATCAATGCTGCCGCTGTAAGTGCTGCATGTGTCTCAGTCTTGTTAGCAATCTGACTTTCCATCCAAGTCCATAGTTTGCTATTGCCTGTTGCAAATGCTGCTGCTAATGCAACCGCTTCTGCCTCTTCTACGGGAAGTGCTGAACGCTTGATAACTGCGTCCATATTTAACTTTGTATCCTTTGCATAATCAGGGATACTTTGTTCTTTTAATGCGTCTACCCATTGTGTCATAATTATTCCTCTCTTGTTTTTTCTTCTAAAACTGTTTCTTTATATTTTGATAATTCTAATTGAAATTGATCTTCTGTTAGACCGTGCCAACCGATACAGTCACCGGTGGGGCTACGACCGCAACCACACGTACCAATTCTTTTACCTTCTTCTGCTACTCTTACTTGCATTTTATTTCCTTAGTATTTTCCGGACGCCAATACGATTTGGCAAATGTGTTCTAGTCGTTCGATATGCTCAAACGCTCTCCATGGACTTGTATCAATAGCTACAACTCCATGACCTTTAATGCCAACAATATCATACTTTATGTTACCTGAATATTCATCAAGTTCCAAATTCTTATGACAAGCATCAGCCAGTTCTTGACTAATTGGAGGAACATCTCCTACGTTAGGTGCAACTTTTGTATAGCGACTAAGTTCAGGAAAATCTTTTGCAAGATTTCCCAACTCAATTCCCCTATGCATTGCAGCAACACAATATGTGGGATGTAGATGTACTACAACTCTAACATCATTGCGATGTTGCCCCATTGCTCTTTGCAAACCAAAATGCAGTGGTAATTCGCCGCTAGGTTTTAATTTAGCACTTATGTCTGTATAATGTTCCTCTTGCCAAAGCAACCCATGAATACTAATTTTCTTGAATTGATCGGGCTGTAGAGTTTGCTTACGCACGCCGCTAGGAGTAATATAAAAATGATTTCTGTCATGGTGACGAATGCTTACATTGCCATCACGACTGGTAATCCAATTACGTTTATATGCTTCTACTAATGTATCACAAATAGTTTCTAACATTATTTACCTTGACAAGTAGGGCAGTGTTCTCTTTTTAGATACTCAAATAAATCACGAAAGTTCATTTTCTTTCTCCTCTCATATAGTTTCTTAACCACTCAATGTTTAGAGTAAGTTTGTTCCCAATCCACCTTGCACCAGTTGTATGATCACGCACATCATCTCCTGTATCTTCATGCAACAGAATATCTAGTTTAGTTTTAGAAAGAAATTCTTCAACGTCTTCTGCAATATTGCTATTGTAATTAACTTGATACATTGCATAAGGATGAGGACCAATTGGTTCATCATGCATCGAGCCGAGTTGGCAACCCAACTCTTGCAAAGGTTGTCTTAGTTTTAGTGCTTCAAACCTTTGCGCTTCATTCTGCCAGTAGATGTGTGCGTGATAATACATTATAGTGTCTCACCACCGATTGGACGTGAGCATGGGCATAGTTCACCGGTTTGCAATGCGTCAAGAATACGCAATGTTTCATCTGGGTTACGACCAACGTCCAAGTTGTTTACTGTAACGTGCTGGATAACGTTATCAGGGTCAACGATGAATGTAGCACGAAGTGCCGCACCTGCTGGACCATAGAAGATACCTAGTTGTTGTGCTAGACTGTTTTCGTCACGTGCAACATCAGCGAATGACCAAGAGTTTGTCTCTTTTAGATCCGCGTGTGCATTACGCCATGCTAGTTTACAGAATTCATTGTCAGTACTACCGATCAATAGAACTGCGTCACGGTCACTAAAGTCACCATTGAGCTTGTCATAAGCAACAATCTCAGTAGGACATACGAAAGTGAAGTCCTTAGGATAGTAAACAATAACTTTCCATTTTCCTTCGAAACTTTTGTCAGTAATAGTTTCGAATGCGCCCTCTGGAGTAAGTGCGCCGGGCTTAACGCCAGTAACTGCAAAACTTGTAATTTTATCGCCGATTGTTTTCATTTGTGTTTCCTTTGTGTGTTAATGAAATTTTCTCTGTGCCCTACAATTGGGGCATATCAACATTAAGTTGTCTTCCTTTGTATTGTAACTATCACCATCACGATAAGTTACATCTAGTGGAATCTCTTTCCCATTGTGTGTTTCATTGCTACATGATTCACACTTGTGCCCTCTGTTATCAATCAAATACTTCCTAATCCAATCGGGAATTTTTGCCCAGGCTTGTGGCTCTTTGCTTTCTTTCCAACGCTGAACATTTTCAAACGCTTTGTGGCGTCTTTGATGTTCTTGCTGACAACTGTTATTGCAGTATTTGTTTGTATAACTGTGACCCTTTATCGGATTGACTTTCCCACAATTTAAACAAGTAAAACAACCTAAATTTGACATTTCCTATACTTTCGTAGAGCACTTTACTAGAGCACTCTATACATTTACTTAGTGGTCTACAGAGTGCTAAGTATGCGACTATTATAGTTAATTTACCCATAATAAGTAAAATGATTTGGGAGAAATTATGGAATCACACACAAGGACAGTTGCCCGAGCGGCGAGTTGGAGAGTTACTGCGACGGCTGTTACAGCCGTTTTTACTGGGTTAGAAGGAGCTATACTAATCAATATAGCAATGACATTTGTTCATTACATACACGAACGAATATGGTTAAAATTCAAATGGGGAATGGAAATAGAGGCTCAAAATGAGCCTCTTGTTTTAAATAAACAACCGGTTACGAGTTCCGGTACTACTCAATCAGTGTAGTCGATTATTTGATTTGACTCCAAACTCTTTCACGAATTTGTTTGGTTAATGAGTCAGGAAGCGGGACGTAATCTAAATCAATTGCGTCTTTCTTTCCGTTCTTAAATGCCCAGTCAAAAAATTTCAAAACGTCTTGACTTGCTTTTTTGTCAGTTGGATTTTTATACATGATAATAAAACTAGCTGTAGAAATAGGCCATACATCATTTCCTACTTGGTTTACGATACTGATTCCCATTCCCGGTACGCTGAACCAATCTGCTTTACTAGCAGCGGCTGCAAATGTTAAATCATCAGGACTTACATATCTACCGCTTTTGTTTTGTAACTGTAAGAAGTTCATGTTGTTTTTCTTAACATAAGCATACTCAACATATCCTATTGCACCCTTGACACGGTTGACATTGGCAGCAACACCCTCGTTTCCCTTGCCCCCTACACTACTGGAAGCGGGCCACTTCACGGCAGCGCCTTTTCCTACTTGTTCTTTCCACTTAGTACTAACTTCATTAAGATAATCAGTAAAGTTAAATGTTGTTCCACTACCATCTGCTCTGTGTACAACAGTTATGTTTATGTTAGGTAAATTCTTACCTGGATTCAATTCTTGCAGTTTAGAGTCATTCCATTTTGTTATCTCACCTAAATAGATTTCTGCTAACACAGTACCAGTAATTTTAAGTTCTCCTGGTTTGAACCCATCCAAATTAATTACAGGAACGGTTCCTCCGATAATTGCAGGAAACTGAACTTGTCCATTCTTATCTAAATCTTCACTTTTTACTGGTGCATCACTTGCACCGAATGTTACAGTTTTGGCATTAATCTGTCGAATACCACCTGAGCTACCGATGCTTTGATAGTTAAGCCCAACACCTGTTTCTTTCTTGTAGACTTCTGCCCACTTAGAGTAAATGGGATAAGGGAAAGTAGCGCCGGCACCTGTAATATCAGCAGCATAAGCAACTGACATTAAGAAAGCAAATAAACCTATAATAAGTTTTTTCATGTGTGTTTCTCCTTTGTGTTACACATAATTATTTACTTGTAGAATTGTGACAATACTGTGACAACCTGAAAAATATGCCAAAATAAAAGGCTACCGAAGTAGCCTTTGTGTGAGAAGTTCAATATCAGAACTTATAGCTTAGACCAACTGCGACAGTATTACCATCACTAGACTTAACACGGTCTTGACCACGTTGACTAGCTAGGTCTAGACCTAGACTAACTTGCTTAGTGATAGGAGTAGAAATACCAACACCAGCAGTCATAGCATAACCGTCTTGACCAACTTGGTTGTTCAAATAAGCTACACCCAATTTAGGAGTCACGGTGAATCGACCGACTTTAGCCATGTCGTATCCAGCTACAACACTATAACGATCCTGGTCGTTTGAACCCTTAGTAAAGCGGTCAAAACCAGCAGTGACGCCGACAGCACCATAACGCTGTGTTAGACTAACACCACCACCGTTGCGGTCAGGTTCACCTGAGTAATCACGTGTTACTGATGTACCTACTTCTAAGGCAGATGCTGCTGTAGCAGCCAAAGCGATAATAGATGCGATTGCGATTTTCTTCATATTGTTTTCCTCTTAAAGATTTATTTAGTATGTTATTCTGAGCCATCAGAATTTTCTAGACCGTTGCTATGACGGTCTCTTTTTTGTTCCGTATCTTGGAACAATCTTTTCTCTTGTGCAGTCAATCTATCTTTATGAGATTTTCGTGGATTACCACACAAGAAGCATTTGGGATTACCACAATCCATTGTGTGGTGTTTTGCTAATCTGTGGGGTTCTTTGATGGGCTTGTCGTTGAAGCCTAAATTGTGTTGTTTTGCAATTCTGACTTGTCTTGCGATTGCAACGTCGGTCTTATGACGGCGGCGTGAGTTTAGAAATTTTGCTTGCTCATTGCTCATGATGCAAGTATATATGCATAACATATTGTTTACAAAAGAAAAGGGCAACTAGTGCCCTTTCTGAGGTTCTGTTGCGAGGTATGTCTTACCCCAAGCTGCCGTTATCAGGCTGCTAAAGCATAAATAAAGTTATGAACTACACCAAACACTATAATTTGTTAATAGAAAGAGCAAAAGAAAGATTGTTAGAGGGATACAAAGAAGCCCATCATATTATTCCTAAATCTATGGGCGGGACTGGTGACCCGGATAATCTTGTTAATTTAACAGCCAGAGAACATTATGTAGCACACATTCTTTTGGCAAAAATCTACGGAGGAACCCAATGGCATGCTGTAAATCTAATGGGTAGAAAAAAGAACTATACCAACAGATATTACGAAAGAGCAAGGTTAGAACATTCAAAATTACTTTCTGTTCAAAATAAAAGAACAAAAACTAAACCAAAAGAAAGTAGGCAATATTTATGTTTAGAGTGTTCAAAGATTTTTAGTAAGTTAGAATTTTGTCATCATCCGTTACGAGAAAAGCCTTTTTGCAGTCAATCTTGTGCCGCAAGAAATACTGCTAGAAATAATATTGGCAAGAGACTTGTAATTAAAAATCCAAGAGTAAGTAGTTGGAATAAAGGGCTTTCAAATCCTCAGGCTGCCGAAAATGCTAGAAAAGGTGCCGCTAAATTATCTACTAAGGTTAAGGGCAGAACGAGATTATATAGAGAGGACGGGTCTTGGACTTGGCAATATCCAGAAAAATAGGGACTGAGTCCCTATTACTATTTTGGGTTATAAGGGATAGTTCCCCCAGAGATTATGCCGCTAGGGCAAATACCTCATCATTGGCTGCGTTTGCAGTTATAGATTTTCTTCTTTTTACATCGTTGCTGATGTGCTGTCCACTCTGTTACTCTTTGCCCTGTCGAAAACCAAAGTCATCCCCATCATAAACACACTAACTAGATGGGCGCTTAGAGTTCGTCTTGCGAGGAAACATCTAACCGTTTTGTCCCAACTAGTGTGCTTATGGTGGAGATGCCGGGAGTCGAACCCGGGTCCAGAACACTTTTCTCTTTGCTTCATACAGCAATAACTCACATTGTATATTTATTTTTGAGTGTTGTCAACTCTTAAAGGGATCATACCCACGAGGCATGATATGCTTTGATTGTTTGGCTTGATGCCAAGAACGCCACATTCTATTGCCAGCATCCGATTGTATTTCGTGCGGAACGATGTCGTTGCCCAACATCTTGGCATAGGCATACATTGTGGTAGCAACACCTTGCTCTTGGTATCGGCCGTCCACCCAGGTGTCGTTGCTGACCAACCGAGGTGGTTTTTCGTCAGCAATTATCTCAAAGTCACATTTTCCAATTTGCTTTTTACCATCAAACGCTTGGACAACTAGCTCCAGACCATAGTTGGTGCTGGTTGTTGCAGTATAGGTGTAATCCCCAATCTTTTGTTCGTGACGGAAATGTGGATTGAGGATATCTGGATTTATTTCTTCTGTGATAATTTCCGAAATACGCATCTAGTATTTATGCGTGGTAGAAGAACTGTTAAGCGCCTTGCGTCCAGAACACTTTTCTCTTTGCTTCATACAGCAATAACTTTTATTTATTTTACATTAAAACTAATGCAAAAACAAGAGCACAGATTACCATTCCCACAGCAAAGTGTATCATGTTGTCATCTGGGTCATACATTATTTTACTCCGGTCAATTTATGCCTGTCCAAACTGCATATAGACCAGTGTCTGAATTATAACTACCGTAGACTTTGCTTAGGTTTGTGTCTACATACGCTTGTAATTCTTGTTTAGTGGTGCTAGGTTTTACGTCAAAGGCAAAGTAATGTCGGTCAGAGGCTTTGCCTATATATTGTCCACCTAGTTCACCCATGATAGTATCTATTCTTTGTTCCGCGTGTTTGTTCTGATTAGCTGCCCAACGCTTGTCACGAGCGTTACTTACATCAGAAGTATCGCGGGTCTCTAGGTCATAGTCATCTATTTTTAAATAACCCTTCATTTCCACGCCGGGAATTTGACTTAGGCTTAACCAGTTTTTACGACCACCGGGTGTTTGGCTAGAACCAGCTAGCAAAGGTCGACGCATGATAGTCAACACAATGCCATACAGTGCTTTGGCCAAGCCCATGCCGCGATAATCTTCGTCCACAGTGATGGTGCCCACTTGTACAGCACCGGGCAGTGGGAAACTACCGCCGACATCGTCTACTGTGAGTTGACCTATCAATTTACCAGGCGACCTATCATATACTCGCTTGCGGTCAACATCCCGTTGTTTGATACGCTCTATGCGTTGTTCCCACTCTCGTCTGGTATAAAAGGACGGGCGCTCGGCATCTATAGGTGTAGGCTCAAACGGATCTTTGTTGTCCTTGTCCCATAGCTTGATGATAAAATCGCCGCCACTGACGGTGGTTATGGAATACAGCAGGCCGCTACCCCCGGGCAATGGCTGAACAGACTTTTCTCTACTGTAGCTGTCTAGGTATTCTTTGCCGCCTTCAAAGCCGCTTTTACTTAGACGTCCTATTTCTTGAATTATATTTTCAGTTATAAATTCGCTTGATTTCATTATTTGATTCCAATTACCATAAATCTATTATATTTAGCCTCAGGATCTTCTAGATTCTTTGACCCCTGATATAACACACGAACTGGAAATTTTCTGACAATATCTTTTGGGCTAGAAAATTTCTCTCCCGGGTCATTATCTCTTGCTTGCATTACAACTAATGTACCAGGTGGTATATTATCAAACCAATCTGTACCCTGCATGTCCGTAAGGCTAGTATTAATAACTACACCGTCATTGCCCAACTGACGATAATCTAGGGTATTGGCATCCTTTAACATATATTGTATGTTGGTTGCCCCTAAATTATCCAATAGTTTTTTGCTACCACTTAAAAATTTCTTGTTTGATTCAACATTGATTAGGGTGTCGTAGTCGATATTATTAAGTAGTTCTAACAGAATGGCGGTGTTACCATACCAAGAACCTAACACATATATAGTGCTAAAACTATCTGATATCTTGGATAGTTCATCTAATAACCAAACTTTACTAGTCACTAAGTCACTAGTAAAACTGCCCCTAAGGCTATAGCCACTGGATTCTGTCAAGTCTTTGATTCGCATAAAGTATTTATGCAGTTTTGGTCATTCGCCGTCTTCGTGCTGACTTTGCCAATCCATAATCCAATAAATGCATGCGGCTACAATCGCTCCACCAATAATCCAAGCTACATAAGTCATTTTTCAAACCTTTCTTTAATCCAGGCCCAATCATAACTTAATTTTAGTTTTTCAATATCACCATTGACTGAGTTGTAATATTCAACAGCGTCTTTAGCTCCAAGTAAACTATATTGGGCAAAATCACCATTTGCTATTGTTAGCCATATATTTAGTCTAGCTAGACTCTCACTATCACCATAATGCTTCAATTTAATACATTCACGGAATGCTGTTCTGTATGTGTCCCATTCGCTTGTATTGTATCTACTGATACCGCTATTGATATTGACAACTTCATGTGCGCTATCCATAGTAAAGTCAAGACCTCGAACTACTGTGTTCAGTGTCAGTATTTTGTTATTAGCAACAATAGCTTGGTGTCCATATTCTAATCCGTTAACTGGATTGGTTGCTCTAAAGATATAATGTCTACGTGACTTTAGTATATCAGGTTGCCAATTAAAATCAAAATCTTTGTTAACTTGTAACTTAGCGTTTACTAAGAAATACCAATCAGTATTGCTAGCTTGTGCTGCCGCATGTTGGCTTGCCACACGACCATTCACACCTTTGATATGAACTATTCTATTCGGTAGATTTAGACTCAATAGATGATCCATGTTTTCATCTGCACATGCTTCACCATTACTGAAGAATATAATGTCTAGCGGCTTAGTTTCTCTATCGTAATGTCTTACAACATTATAATAATCAGTTAACTTATCATGTATTAACATTCTACAATTTCTAGGTACAATAGCACTATCACCTGCAATGTGAAGTGTATCAATTTTACCACTGATAATTTTACTAAGGTCAATCTCAGTACCAGGCTTCGTAAACAATCCATATGCAGTTTCAAACTTACTGTCGATTACACTTTCATAAATTGAATCCGTATAGTTTATAACTGTAATGTACAGATTTGCCTTAATATCAGTTACATACTTATTACCAACAGTCTGTTTACTTTTGTACATCAGTGTAGGCATTTTCTCAGCATCAAAATACTGATTACCGAAAACATACGTGTAGTTTTCTTCTGTTGCGTCAGGATGCCAACTAAAATCAAAGGTATCTTTAACAATAGGTTCAATGATTCTCCAATTGCGTAAATTGGGTAACTTTATTGCTCGTTGAATGTCTACGAACTTAGTATGTTCAGCTCCTTTAACTATGTACTGAGGTCCGCCTGTTTTTTGCCATTGCGTACCGAACTGATATATGTATGGTGGCTCATTGGGGTCAGGTACCCAACTAAAATCAAAATGTGTTACATCAACATCATCAGGAATATTCCAATTAGTTAAGTCTGGTTTCAATATTGCTTTTAAAGCATCAATGTATTTTGTAGCTGTTGCACCTTTGACTTTATATATGACAGTAGGCATTTTATTACTGCTGTGCCACTGATTGCCAAATACATAATTATAAGCAGGTTCTGTATCATCTGGGTGCCAACTATAATCAAACTCAACATTAAACATTGGGCGCCATGCTCTGTTATTAGGATCAGCTAATTTAACAACACGCATAAAATCCATGAACTTCGTTACACCATCTCCTATAACTAATTTAGGTCCACCTGTCTTCTGCCATTGAGTTCCAAATTGGTACGTTTGTTTGGGTTCGTGTATACTGGGATACCAACTGTAGTCAAACTCTGTATCATCTATATGATCGGGAATTACCCATCGTGATTTATCAGCGATTAGTGTAGCTTTTACATCGTCTATATATTTCTCAGTTACTGCTCCGCTAACACAATACATCAGTGTGGGCATATCTTTACTATTATGATGTTGGTTACCGAACACATAGTTGTAGGGAGGGTCATATGGATGTGGTACCCAAGAATAATCAAAATCAAACTGTACTTCTGTCAGTGATTTGAACTTTTCTTTATTAGGTAATAGTTTCGCTGTAACATCAGCAACAAACTTCTTTTCAGTAGCGCCTTTAACTCTGTACATCACTGTAGGCATGAGTTCAGGACCATAATGCTGATTGCCGAACACATATATAAAGGGAGGATCTGTTTCGTCAGGGTGCCAAGAGTAATCCATTTCAATATTAGCTAGCATTGGGCGCCAGCTTCTATCATTCTCGTTTTGTACTCTTATTGCTGTTTGACTAGTTTGATATTTTATCCCTTCATTTTGAGGGACAACAAATCTAGGTCCACCTGTCTTTTGCCATTGTGTCCCGAACTGATGAATATATGGTCTATCCCATGGATCAGGGCGCCAATCGAAATTGAAGTTACTTGTATCTAAATTTTCGGGTACTTCCCAATACCCCTGTGCCCACAAATCTTGTCGGCGTTGTAGTTCGTCTTGTGTAATCATTAACTATAGACTTTAACATTATATAGCTGTTCAAATCTATCCGCATCTGCCCGATCATTAACCATTGGTTCGCCTCGAATGTTTAAACTAGTGTTCAATAACATTGGGCACCCAGTCTTTTTATGCCATTCTTCTAATAGCTTACGAATTCCTGATCCGTCTTTAGGAACAGTTTGCACTCTGCTAGTGCCATCTACATGCACGATTGCAGGGAATCGTTCAGGATTCTTGCACTTAGCAACAACTTGCATATAACGTGAATTCTTCCAATTTAATGGCATAATGAAATAGTTAGGTGCATGTTCTTCTAATATAACAGGTGCGAAAGGTCTGAACTTCTGTCTGCGCTTAATTTCGTTTACCTGATCTTTTATGTCTTTACTTCTAGGATCTGCTAATAAACTTCTATTACCAAATGCTCTGGGGCCGAACTCAGCCTTACCACTAGCAACACCTACTATCTTGTCTGTCAACAATCCTTGCAAGATATTATGAACTGGATATTCACCTTGAATTTCGTGACCCAAGAAAGCTGAATTAAATTCTACTTTTTTTCTGTAACCTAAACATGCTGCTCCTAAACTAGAGCCAGCATCACCTGGATTGGGCATTATCCAAAGGTTAGAGAAATATTTTCCAATCAAACGATTAGCTAAACAATTTAATGCTACACCACCTGCATAGACAAGATTATTGCTTTCACTCAATGTTCTAGCTTTTTGCATAATATTCATTATTGAGTGTTCGACTATATCTTGTGCTGAGCGGGCAATATCTTCATCTTTTGCATTTGGTAAGAAATCTTCGTCAAACCCTATATGTAAATTTTTTCTAAATTTTAATTCATTTAAGTCATCAAAAACTTCAGAACATAACTCACTTATAACTACAGGTGAACCATAAGCAGACATTCCCATAGTGATGTATTCTTCATCATTGGGTCTCAACCCTACACGCTTAGTAACTGCGCTATAGAAAAGACCGATACTATTTGGATAGCGTTTTGTATAAAGTTTTTTGTATACCGCATTGTGATTATAATCATAATGAGCACTCCAAATAGTTACAGTATCAAACTCACCGATAGCATCAATAACGACAATAGTTGCTTCATTAAATGGGCTAGTTTGAAACCCTGCAGCAGCATGGCTTAAATGATGACTGTGTGTATGAATAGTCTTTTTCCCTAACATTTCGTGATAACTCTTACCGATCACATTGCTAGTAAATATATTAGACCAATGAGTTTTTTGTCCAGCGTACCATTGACGCAAAACCTTTAACCAGGGTTTTTCATAATAATGCAATTCGTGCGGGCCATCAATATAACTTAATGCATCTTTGATGAGGTCAACGTCTAAATTCTTGTCATTTTTTATTTTACTATAACGTTCACTGTGACCCGCAAATAGAATTTGTCCGTCTTTAAGAACAGTTACGGATGCATCGTGAAACCCTGATGATATTCCAATATAATTCATATTAGTAAATAAACGGATCTGCTTTCTTTAGCTTTTTGATTCTTTTACGATATCTAATATCAAATATTACCTTACAAAAGATTTTTTTAAAAAAATTAAACATTGTTAAACCACTCTACTATCTGTTTTGTTGCCTGATTATGAAAGTATATTCCCGGATGATAACCATAATGACTGCCATTTTTTGTCAAAACGTCCCTGGCACTAAAATTATTTAAATATTCCACAGAAGTTGGATCTAGTTTATTCTCTTGATCTACTATATGTGTAAATCCAATGTCAGGATATTTTTTTAAAAAAGTTTTTAAATCCGATTGATATGTAGTAAATTCAAAAAGTCTAATATTAAATGCGCTACATAACAGTTTTACAGTAGATCGGATAAATTCAAATCTATTATACAGATGTGATTCTTCCATAAGAAATGCTCTATATGCATTTTTCCAATAATATGAGCCTAAATCTGCGTTTACTAGATAAAATTCCATGGTATTGTTTTTCCAATAAAAAGTTCTAGTTATCTCTGGCCAATTTATAATAATTGCTTTCGGTTTTATCTTCGCAGTTGAAATTAATTTCACAATATTATGAAATGCATAGTCACAGGAAGATCCGCTTACAGCGCCATTAACATAGTCTACATTTAACTGATTTGCTGATTTATATGCAAATGTATATGTTAACGGTAAACCAATACCTACTGTAAAACTACATCCAAAAAAGGCAATATAGTTAGATAAATCTACTTCATCTAACTCCTTGTCCATTCTATAACCATGAGAATTGTGATTGTAATTTATAGGAATGGTAGACCAAATCCATTCCGGACCAAACAACAATTTGTTTGTATTAAAATTACTTTTAATATCAGTATGAGCGAAACTTTTATTTATCGAGTGTTCATTCCCGAACGGTGATGTTAGTAAATAACTCATTTCATTTGTATCCAAGTACAGCGGACCATTCAGTAAATATTTCAGAAAATCTTTCATTTCGATGGGTGTCCAACCATTTATTGTATATCATCCCCTGATTAAATAACTCTGTATTTATGTCAGTAGAAACTTGATTTAACAAATTACCAAAGTTAGATATCTTATCCTGTAATTGGTATTTGATATGTTCTGGTAGGATGCATATACTATAAAATTTAGGATCATAAACCAGATTTGTTTGTGTTGGTATATTCAAATTATCAAAGTATTTTTTGAATTCATCTACGTAATAGATGTTCATCCAACTTACTGTTTGAGTGACACTAAATTTTATCCAATCATTTTCTTTTATTTTTTTTAGACTTTTCTCAACATCTTCCCATTTAGTTCCTTTTCGTATGTAACTATTGCGCTGGCCAAGATCATCTACACTGCCATGAACTTCTACTTCTTTGAATTGTTTCCAAATGTTAATTAGTTTGTCAGGTACATTTGTCATGTTAATACTGTACCACAATTTAACTTGTTTATTCAGTCCTTTATCAATTAATCTTTCTAAATAATTCCAGTGTTTTTCTACTAATGTTGGTTCTCCACCGTTGATATATATTAGCTCAACGTCTTTACTGTTTTCTAATAAATCTTCCCAAAATTGATCTGATTGTGTCCAATCTGTATTAATCTTACTATCATAGTGTGTGACAAAAGATAATTCATTTTGTAGTTTGTTATACTCAGTAATCCATTGAGTGCTAGATGCAGGGTTACAGGTTCTACATTTAACATTACATAAATTGCCCAGGCGCAACTCAATAAACTTTAGATTAGGATCTATTATACCATTATTATCTCTGTAATCAGTGCCAAATCTGGAAGTTTCTAATTCTCGTTTACTAACAATGCCCATATCTTCTTCATTGTAACATCTCAAACAAGATTTTGGCTTAATGCCCTGACGCATCTGATTTCTGACCTCAACATAATAATCGCTGTTCATTATTTCAATTACTTTATTTCTGTTAAGATTTAAAACTTTACCGTTGGTTCTTGCAACAGACATGTTGTTAGTATGGTCGCTCACACAGCATAATGTAGCTTTACCCTCAGGATGTGTCGCTAAATGCATCCAAGGTAATGGACAAAATGTCTTACTCATATATTTTTATACCAATCTGATAATTCTTTATTCCGACTTAAAATATTCAATAATAAATCTTTTTCTTTTCTATATTCATCAATCCGAATATATCTATGTTTACCGTCAGATAGCCCTTTATTAATATCAGGATACTTGTCACTAAAGTTCGGTCTGGTCTTCATATCGTTGAAAGTTTCTTTATATATTTTAGTGAATTCATTTCCATGTGTCTGTTCGTATTCTATTAAATCGTCCAATATCGGATTTAATATATTTCTAGGTACACACATAGGACTCATTATTGCGCTAGGGGTAAAGTCAAAACATATCTTTACATAACTTTTAACTTTTAATTCAACTGCTAAATCAATTAAATTTTTCATATCTAACAAACCGGGCAATGTTAGTGTAACATCTAATACCATTGCATCCATGCCATAAATGTCGTTTAAAAAGATTCCGCGTTTAAAGTTATCTAACCAAATATCCCAATCAAGGCCTGTTCTAATATATTCTGCAACTTCTCCGGTGGCATCCATACTAGCACAGATGTTTACTTTCTTAAAGTGCGGTAGTAAATCATATAACTCTACACCTTTAAATGAAGTTTTACTAAGGTTGGTATTATATCTAACAACTACATTTTTTGCTAAATCATTTTCTACAAGATATTTCATTATGTCCCAATGAATCTCGTACATTAATGGTTCTCCACCGACCCAGTAAATTTCTTCTATTGTTCCGTTCTTTACCGCTTCCCACAACTCATTTTCAGCAACAGTTTGTTGAAAGTTTTCTATTTTAGCTTTATTTTCAGGAAGCATCCATCGGTCATGTGTAGGTGACCACATATTCATTTTACGCTTTTCGGTTTCCCATGAACTAGATAGCTGTTCTCCGCACATTCTGCACTTAAAATTACATAGATTGTAAATGCGATAATCAAATGAAATTGGTTTCATTGTAGTATAACCAGTTTCATCAGTGGATGATAATATTTCATCAACTTTATGTGGGAAAAGATTGTTAGTAAAATATTGACGATATGTGTATAGATTCAATAAGTTATTATTGCAAACTTGACATTCTGGGATACTTTCTCCATTCAATATACGGCGGCGAACACTTTTCATGTGTTCACTATTCCAGTGTTCTTCCAGTGTTACGGGGCTGTATTCATTATATTTGTCACCGCTATCGATGTACTGTTTTTGAAAACTAGCAGTTTCTCTACTAGCACAACACAATCTACGTTCACTTTGGGGACTTAGATAAGTATGAGTCCAAGGCGCGACACAAAAATAGTCAGATACCTTCTTTTGGTCGCTCATAGTTTTCTCCACCTGGATTTACATTACTAGGTTTTAATATCCACTTTTCGTCATTTGCTCTTTTGACTAACTCTAATTGCACATGAGACCAGCCCTTTGTACTATCACCGTCTTTGAACTCTTTAAGTGGTTCTAGTTTAGTGATAGGTATATTGTTATACCACTCAGTTAATTCAGGAAATGTTGCTAAAAAGTTTTTCTTTCTTCTAGTGTCATATTGCATAAAGAAAGTTTTAAAGTCACGTTCTCTACTTTCAATACTTGATGTATGGCTGTGACCCTCACGTACTTCTCTAAGATATGCAATTAGTCTAGCGATTCCGTCACGCTCCATTTGGTGTAGGTCAGTTTTATCTTTAACCCATGTTTCCAATTTATCAGCTTGTGCTCTGCATATAGATTCAGGTAATGTAACTGCACTCATAAAACTAGGGAAACGTAGAATGTTAAAACTCATCATAGCATGATTCCTTCCATACTTTTTCTTGAGTTTAATCATGTCATCCATAAAATCAGTAATGCTAAACAAACAAAGACTATTAATAGTCATCATAACATGCGTACCTTTGCAGTTACCATTTTCTATCATGTATGTTAGATTCTTTAACCAATTTTCATAGTTCAATCCGTCACGAATGTATTCGGCATGTTTTCCGTGTGCTTCGTTACTTGTATATAAATGGAAGTTTTTATGACTATGGGTAGCTTTGCACAATCTTTCTGTTAATTGTGTAACTGTTCCCAAGTTGCTGTTAATGGCTAAACTTACCTGGCACTCTGGATGTTCGTTCCACCAATCTAGCAACTTCCAAAAGTCTTGACTCATAGTGGCTTCGCCACCTGTAATTCTCAATTCTTTTAGTGAATGTTGTAGGTCGCTTTCCCACCATTTCCAAAATGCTTCAATGTATGGATTACCTTCATTCTTTAATCCATACGGTTGTGCCCAGCTACCGTCTTGTTGGTACGCACCGCCACCGTCACTAACTAAATTCTGATAAGGGCCATTGACTTTAACATCACTCATCCATGTTGTGCTGAAACTAGGATTGCAATAGCTACATGCAAAGTTACAATTAGCATCAAACGCAATTTCTAGTGTTTCCAAATCAACATCTAATTTACTACCAAATATGTCTTTTGCTTTTATTAACTTGTCATCAGAATATATAATTGATTTGTAAACTCTATCGCTAACTTTATCGTCGCCCAAATCCTCAATACGCCAGCAGTAATCACACTCTGTGGGTCTTTCACCTCTGAGCATCTGTTCTCTAACGAGTTTTTTATATTCTGTATTATGAAGTGCTTTGTAGTTTCTCTTAATTTCTTCAATAGGAATTTTGTGTGCAGGTGGATGATGGCAACTAGCAGTTGTTCCAGATCCTAACCATATAGTAGCATTGTACCACTTAGCTCCGCAGAAGCTAGGGCTTATAGAGTTGATTACTCTATCTCTATATTGTTGGTATGTTTCTTCTGGCTTCTTTGGCATTATAATCCTAAGTAAAAATCTTTTAATTCTGGGAAAGTTTTTATAAAGTTTGTGTTTTTTCTGGAATCATATTCTTTATAGAAACTTCTAAATTGTTCACGCAACGTATCTATATTATCCGGATCAGTATACATAAAATTTTTCAATCTTTCGGCTTGATCTATTTCTTCCAAATAAAATCTCCCAGCACGGTTGCTACTGTTGTTACGATCCCGTTGTTTCATAAAAGTTATGATTTCATCAATGTAACGCTGTTTAATTTCATTAGGCAATACTCTAACATCTTGGAACTGTGGCCAACGCAAGTAACTAATCATTAATGGAATTCGATTGATACTATCATTTTCGTTATATTTTACTCGCAAATCATACATGTCACTTAAAAACTTAGTAAAGCTAGTTATACTCAATGCATTGAATGTAACCATAAAATTAACTCGGGTGTCAGTTTGTGTCAAAATCTTATTGACGTTTTCCATAAAACGTTCATACTTCATACCATAACGAATATATTCAGCTTGCTCACCGTGTGCTTCGCAACTAGTATAAATTTCGACTTGTTTAACATTTTTCTTCAGTTCATGAATATACTGAATTAACTTATCGATTAAATTGTCAGGAACATCCATATTACTATTAATGCCCAACGTCAAATTAGGGTTAGGTTCTTTTAGTAATTCGTCTAATGTGCGCCACATGTTTTTGCTCAACAGTGGCTCACCACCAGTAATTCTAAAATTGGTTAAGTTTTCTTTAACTTTAGGAAACCATTCGTGAAATGCGTCAACGTATGGATTATATTCTCTTTGAGGAATTGGCATCTTTCCAGAAAGTTGCAACCATTCAATATTACCTACCCCAACTGAATATGGGCCATGCTGTTCTATTTCTTCCATCCATTTGCTGCTAATGTCAGGAGTACAATACATGCATTTAAAATTACAAGTGTTATCAAAAGCAACTTCAAGATAGGTAGGGTCTACATCTCCTGTGTCTTGTGTATCTATAACTCTATCTAAAAACGAGTAACTCCATTCAACGTTTGCACTCTTGTACGTCCTATCACTTATGTTACCGGTACCCAAGTTTTCGATATTCCAGCAATATCTGCATTCATCCGGTTGTTCACCGTTGAGCATTTTGCCGCGAACTTGTTTTTTATATTCCGTGTTGTGTAGTGCGCTAGGACTTCTTTTTATTTCGCTAATAGGTATTTTATGTGTGCTGGGGTGGTGACAACTGTGAGTAAACCCGTTCATTAGATAAATTGTACTTTGTAACCATTTTGCAGTACATACAGTTTTGCTGCCAAGTTTGCTCTCTATCTCAGTCATTCTGGTCAACATATTTTCTATGTTCATTTGATTTAGGTTCTTTGTCATTACCAACCCTCAATCTTTCTAATAACATCGATTTCTCTTACTAATGGTCCGAGATTATACTTATCGGCATTATAGTGTCTTTTGAAGAAAATAGACTGTTCTGGTGACAATACACACATCGGTAATCCAAGTTTGTCTTTTAATTTTTCACCGATAATATCAGACTGTTCTAGTGGATCTACATTGCCATATCGGTCCCATAGTTCAGTAAAGTTATCAAACCATTGTACTTTGTTAACATCCCAATCTTGCAACATCGTTAAGTATGTGCCTAATCTAGCTCCGTAAATAGCCCATAAACCATTTTCAACGTCAGCTCCTACATTATGCCATATTGTTAGATTGTTCATATTTCTACTTGCAACATTGCGTTTGAAATCATTTATTTCAGGAACATTACCTCCCACTAAACACATCTTAACACCTTCACGGAATCCGGCTCGCCATGCTTGAAATGGTGTGTAATTAGGATAGGTTGTTGAATAACAATCATGCATTGCCCAATATATACTGTTCTGATAGTCTAAGCAAAAGTCAACTGTCGTTGTACTATCTCCGTTACTAGCTTCGTGAGTTTTCATGTTCATGACGTATTCTTTTGTCCATGAACTAATACCACCGTTACCGTAACGTAAACCATTAATGTGATTCTTTGCTCTCCATCTATATTGTGCTTGTTCATATATAGGGTCTTTGTTAGTGAAGTCTAACGCTAAGTTGAAAAACTCCATATCCGGTAAGTTATCACCGTCAATAAGAATGAATCTATCTGTAAAACTTTCTTCGGCTGCTGCTTTGTGTGCGGCATCTGATCCTTTCACACCGTCTACTCTACGTGCCCATGGAATCATGTTTTTGATTTTAAGCCAAAATTCTTCTTTCTGCGGTTCATCGTAGCTTAGATAGATACAATCTAAATCTGCTATATCAATTATTTTTGAACTCATATTGTTTTAATTTCCACTTGGTTGTTTTACCAGTGTAGCTACTATCGACTATAATATTAATGTCGTCACTGCTACACAAAGTACCATCAGGATCAATTGTCATTTTTTCAACAACAATGCTATCTTGTAGTTTGACTATCTTACCGTCTACTACTTTTATGTCAAATCTGCATTCGGCATAAACATCTTTATCAATGACAATAAAATTACCCTCAGGTTTATCACAAGTATAATACAAAACGTTACCGTTGTCATCATAGTAAAGACGCATTTCTGTCATAATTGTCCTTTAATTTTTTCCCAAATGATTTAATATGATAATGAACTGGGTAATTAGGAGTAAACGTGTGAATTCTTAATGGTTTAGTGAACTCATAGACTAATTCATTTGTCCAGTCTTCGGTCATCAAGTTGTTAATGTATTGCTTCATGTGAATCATGCTGAACTCTGTGAAGCGAGGCATTGTCGTGTTTTCTACACCTAAAATATGGCATGCTATACTATATGCCCAATCTGTAGTCGCGGTTTCATCAGCGTTACATACAAATATTTCTTTGTACTTGTCCCAATTTTCAAACACATCTCTTACAATTGAAAAGAATTGTTTAGCAATATCTGATTTACGAAAGTACGTGATGGCGTTATAAACATCGGGTAGTTTGTTATCATCAATGAATTGTCGGTATACTCTCACGTTAGACTGTTGATTTTTGTAATCACGTATAGTCGAAGATACGTTTATATCTCTATCTTTTAATATATCAAACCAGTATTCAATATTCGCAGGAATATACATGTCAGCTTCCAGTTTGATAGTGTATTCGTAGGGGCTTGCTTCGTACACTTGCCAGTCATTGCTTAGTTTCCATTCAGAGTTAGGTACAGTATCACCGTGAGGTAATGAAACTATATTATCAAACACAGTAGAAGTAACATGCTCGTTAGATATTAAAGTAACACTTACGTTAGGCATTACTGTTTTAATCGAATAGGCTAAAGCCTCAGCACATTCAACGTAGTTAGTGCTAATTGTATTTTGGGCTAAGATTACAAATCCTTTATTCATTAATTAGTCCAATGAAAGTATCTTTATTTAGGCAATGAAAGTCAGTATCGTTCAACATACAATAACGCTTTTTATCGGTCATATCTTCTATTGCAACATAAGATGTATCTGTTTTTCTAAGAATTTTTACATCCTTTGTCACGTGAAGCAAATCCCAAGGCAGATAATTTACAGAATTTTCTGTTTGACCATTAACAATATTCAATGCAATTGTTAATGCAAAATCATTTCTGTACGTGTATCCTAAAATATTATGTAGCTGTACATAGTAGCTATAGTTTTCTTGAACCATTTTCATGCATTCAAAAATTTGTTTTACTTTTTTAGTTTTCTTAAAAGCAATGACAGTAGCCCACAACGACTGATGTGATTTTTGACTTAACATTTCATCTGGTTGATTTTCATACAAAACATATGATGCTTCTTTGGGACACATGAAATCATCGTATATATCAAATATAGTTAATAGTCTGTCAGAGTTTATTAGGTAATCTACATCAATTAGTAACGTTTCATCATATGGGGAAAGGTCATATGCTTGGTATCTACCTTTGTTTATCCAAATGTCTTTATTCTTTGTATTGGTAGAGTCTGAGCTAACTAAAAACACGTTATCAAACTTATAGTCATACAGTGATAAATCAGTATTTTTATCTGTAACTACCGATACAGGTAAGCCCAAAAATCGATTGGCTCGTTTTGCAGTATATACAGCTAAACTAAAATAGTCTACGGTAGGACTATTAAATGCAAAAAGGAGAACGCCCTTCATCTATTATTCTTCAATGACTCATATTCAGCATGCCACTCTCGCATGACAGCTTCATAAACTTCGATTGCTTTTACACGCAATTCATCTCGTTTTATTTTCACTGGATTTTTATAGTTATCTAATAACACAACTTCATCTGATGTTAGACAATGTAGTGTTCCAAATAATTCTGGGCCTGCTGCCCAAAGTCCGCCCTGAGAGGCGAACAACAATTTACTATTGTATTTTTGTGATAATTGTATTTTTTGGTAGTTGTGATGAAACCTGGCTTTGGCTTCTTTTATCAAATCTTCAGTATTCATCTGAATATTTACTGAAGAAGTGTTGGGTGAAAATTTTATGAGCCGGTAACGAATCCAGATACAGTAACCATTCCCCAAGTATTATTTATGTTAGCTGTGCTAGGAGGTCTGATAGTGACAGTAGTAAACGTACCTGCAGATGCTACTAAGCCATTGGGGACTTCATCCCAAATTGTAGTGATAGTAATAGTAGAACCGTTGTCGCCGTTAATTCCTCTAGGTCCGTTAGCCTTTGCACTTACTTTAATGTAGGAAACACCGTATCCAGTAGTAGCTGTAGTGGTTTGTGCAGTTTGTGAATATAAAACAGAATCAACTGATGATAATCTAAAATATCCGTAATCGGTTTGGTACACTGATCTACCTAGGGTTTTAATAGAAGAACTACTAATTTGCGTAAATCCAGTATATGCGGTGCCCGCAACAGTTGCTGTTGGACTACCTGTTTTTGCACCTGCACTAATTACTAATGTACCCATTTTAGATATTAAATTTTGCCAAACTATATCCATTGGTGCAGAGCCATTTTTTTGAAAGCTCATTGCGATTTGTCCGCCGGCATTGAAAAAATAACGTGCAGCGTCACCTGAAGCAAAGGTTATTATGTGTGTAAACGTTAATGAATTACTCCAACTAGAAGAAAACGGGGTCGTTACAGTAGTTGTAGAACCTTGCGCTGCTGCTTTCCAATTCTTGTTAAGAATTGCATTCTTGCCATTTTCTATCGATGACAGATATTGTATAAGATCACCTTCATTTATTGAGGGTATAGTAGTTATAGCGGTGCCCTGGTGTGCCGCTACTTTAGTTATTGTATCTCCTAGATTATCCCATTCAGTATTATCAACCGTGTTGCCCTCACTGATTTGAGTCAATGCAGTTTGACCTAAACCGGTCTCAGCAAAACCCACTGAATAGACTTTGTTTACATCTAAAACCAAACTGTTGTAGTCAGCGGCTGTAATTTTACTGTTTTTAGCGTATGTCATAAATTAGCTGCCGGTTACTGTTCCTGCAAAAGAAATATTTCCCCAGGTATTCCTAATATATAAATTTCTAGGTGGTTTTACAAAGCAAGAAACTTTTGTAGTTCCTGAAACAGTTAAGCCATTGGGAACTTCATCAAACACTATTCTGAATGTCAATGTACTACCGTTGTCATTATTGATGCCATCTGGACCATCAGTTTTAATACTTAAATTAATATATGATCCAGAACTATAGGCGCCGCCAAATGTATCATCGCTGAATATTTTAACTGCTTCTTGATAATTTGTAGTTAGATTATAATAACCCAAAGTCGTGTTTATGTTGCTAGGTGATACGTTTGATCTGCCACCTAGTTTAGTAAATGGTGTATAGGTAGTACCTACAATCTTTCCACCTAGACCACTAATTACCCAAGACCCACATTGTGTTGCTAAACGATTGAAAAAGACAGAGCCAGTTGCTTGATTGCTATTGACCATACTAGGCTGTATTACTATTTGACCACCTGCATTAAAGAAGTAACGAGCAGAATCACCGGATGCAAATGTAACAGTTTGAGTGAAAGTTAAACTATTTGACCAAGACGAAGTAGTCTCAGTTGAATTAACTATCATAGTCCCCTGTTCTGCGGCGCTTCCCTTGTTTGCATTCAACGTAGTTAAACTAGTCTGTAGTCCAGCTACATAGGCAATTAAGTCACCTTTATTAAAAGCAGGTAAAGAGGCTACAACACTGCCCTGAAATACACCTAAATTAGTTATGCCTGCGGCTAAATTTTTCCATTCGGTGTTTAATACACTAGATTCTTGTAGGACTTCGCTTAGAGTTGTAGTTTGTCCTAAACCTGTACTCCCCAAACCCGTACCCCATAATGTATTATATGCACCAACTAATGTGTTGTAATCAGTTGCTTCTATTAGACTATTTGCGCTGTATGTCATATTATGATCCTATTGTAGTAGCATTTACTATTACAGACCCCCATGAATTGGTAAGGTTTGTTGTTTCGGGAGGACGGATAGTGCAATTAACTGTCGTAGTCCCGTCGACTACTAAATTATTCGGTACCTCATCAAACGTAGTTGTAATAGTTATAATACTTCCTGCATCTCCGTAACTTCCTTGAACACCATTGGATCGCATACTAACACTGATAAAAGAATTAATGTACCCCGACGGAGTCAACCCAGCAGCTAACTGCTTGAACACTAAGGTGTCAGTAGTAGTTAAAGCATAATATCCATTTGATGTTAGTAAATCAGATGGGGTGCCACTACCGCCTATTTTCTGAATACCAGTATATGTTGTTCCTGCAATAGAAGCTGTGTTAGTTGATGTAGGGGCACTTAGATATATAGTTCCGCAACGTGAGGCAAGAGTTTGAAACAAAGAATAGATTGAAGTTGTTCCACCAGACAGTGAAAAGTTCAAAGAGATTTGGCCACCTGAATTAAAAAAGTATCTAGCCTTGTCACCGGATTCAAATGTAACAGTATGTGTAATAGATACTGCATTTGACCATGAGGTTGTGCGTTGTCCGGCGGTCGTAGAAGTCGTGCCCTGCGTAACCGCATTCAATCTGTTTGCGTAACAACTAGTTAAATCAGTACTAACAGTGTTAACGGCATTTAGTCTAGAACCAGTAGTTACAGTAGGCAATGCAGTTATTGAAGTGCCTTGATGTGCGCTAGCAGAAGTCATGCCGGTAAAGAGGCCACTCCAAGATGTAGCATTTACTTTGCCACCGCTTTCTATCTGACTTACCTGTGGTTGCCCATATCCTACGTTGCCGAATCCAACACCCCAAAACGTGTTTAATGCGTTAGCTGTGTTTCCGTTAACAGTACCAACAAACGTGTTAAAGTCGGATGCTAATACCTGATTATACTGATCGTACATTGTAATCCTTATCTAAGTATAACAATGGCTTCTACAGTTCCTAATCCAGAATCTTCTTTGTTTGCTAGTGCTCGACCGATAGTGTTGAATGGAGTTACTTCGTGTTTTTGTGCGGCTCTAGCATAACCTTTACCTGCACTGACTAGTCTATCATTCTTTTTGACTTTGCCCTTAACTTTAACAAATACTCGACCTGTTACAGCTACTGGTGGGTGTGTTTCGTCACTACCTGCCATACCGTTCATAACGTAACCGGCTGTGTTAGAAATAACCCCGAATACCGATTCGCTTAATTCTTCTTTAGCTACAGTAATTTCTTTTTCGCCACCTAATTCAACAACTGTGCCTGGCTCATAGTATGTATCAGCCTCAAAACGTTCTGCCAAGTCAGCATATGTAGAATTCAATCTAGAACCGGCAGACAGTGTCCAGTTACCAGTAATAGTACCGGCAGTAGTGTTTGCTCCTGCACTTAATGTTGTACCACTAAATGTCGCTGTTCCTCCACCGACGTTACCGTTATATGTAACAATATAGCTAGCTACGTTAGAGTTGCTATATGTACCAGCTGGGTTGAATGGTTGACCATTTCCGTACATGTAGTTGTCACATCTAATACCTACGTTTGCATTAGCAAATAGCAAGTTAGCATTAAATGTGGGTGAGCTAGTAATTGTCCAATTACCGTTTATTGTAGCATTACCTGAAATAGTATTGACATTACCTGTAAAGATTTTTGCTAAGTTAGCAGTGGTAACAGAAATATTTGCTACTGCTAAATTAGCGTTGATTGTTGCAGTATTAGCAACAATGTTATCTGTAGTAATTGTATTTGCTACACCAAGATTAGCACCTATGGTAGCTGTACCGGATGCTGAAATGTTACCAAAGTTTGAATTTCCACTATTAATTGAACTTAATACAACCCAGTTGCTAGCGTTTAATTCCCCGTCTGAAGGACACATACGCAATACAGGTGGAGTCGTGGTTGTATCACACCACAACTGTCCTCGAATTGGGTTGCTAGGAACATCCGAGAAAGCAAAATTTTCAAGTAGACGAACAAAATTAGTGTCTAAAACGTTACCATAACCTGCGTAGTTTCTGCCAGGTAAACCTAGTGAAGTACTGGATGTGTTGATTGTACCGTCGGCGATTGTAGTTAGAATATTGCCGTCAGTTTTGATGATTGTGTATGCCATTTATTGCTCCGCTAATAAAATATTTATCTTATACTGTTACTAAGTTAGTCAAACTTTGAATTCTAACTGTGTAGTCAATTTGTATTTGTCTATTCAAACTCTTTTGAACTGGGTGAAAAATTACATGTGTTAACAATTTTGTTAGTTCTACACCAGCATTATCAGTTCCGTTATATGATAATAAACCAAGTTCATCAAACACAAATGTAGAATCTGAATATGTTGCATTATCAAATGCGTCTTGTCCTGATGGTTCATTGTAATCTAACAAACATTGAACAATAATATCAGTATAAACTTTACCAGAAGAGTGTGCGACTGTCATCTTGTTTAATGTAGGATTAAAGTTTAAAATGTTTGTATCATCGACAACTTTGGCATATGTTTGATTGTATAAACTAGCATTTTCACCTGTTGTATTCGGTGGCAAGTACGTGATTATACCAGTTGAGTCAACGCTGGATCCACCGTTACCAAAAGCCATTTTGTAAATAGCACCAAAACCTCGGTTGCTTAGTGTTTGTGCTATCGCTACACTAATATTTTCATAGTGGATAGCATTTTTCTTGTCCACTAATACTTCGCCTGTATTAGGATCATGGATCTTAATAAAGCCTTCAATTTGAATCGGAATCATGGTCTGTGACATTAGTTATCGCCTCGTTGTTGTACTAATACTTCTTTTGTATTTGGGTCGTATATTTTGATAGCAGAACTGAAAAAGAAGCCCGAAAGCTCATTTACGGGCCTTTTTTCTTCTTTTACGGGTTCTTCTTTTTCAGGTTTTTCACTCATAATATTTTATTTATCTTCAATTTGATGCGCTACTTTGTAAAAACTGAGCAATTTCCGTTGTACTGATCTGTAATGGATCTGTTTTAGGAATCTCGTCATAATATGAAGTAGATACAATATCTGTACTTTCCCAAACTACACTATATTGCTCAGGCGTCAATCTTCTTGCATCGTTGATACCATATCCTATAGCATATTGAGGATGAACCGGAGCTACTAGTGTTCCGTCAACACCGCGAGTCAATCCAGAAATAGTATTATTTTCAATAGAAATTGTACTGAATCTAATACGCTCTCCGTTAATTTCTACAGTGTCTCCCAATATTAACGTTACTGTTATTGAGTCACCTTCTTCTGCACCGTTTGTGAATGTCAACCCACTTGCGCCTGAAATCAAGCTCAAAGTGAAATCATTACTGCTTAGTGTAGTAAGAGTAGTATTATTATATACAATAACTTCCTTAATCTGGTTGATATTAACTTGCAATAATGTATATAACTCTGTACCATTTGCAATTACGGTTAGTGTCTTAGAAATAGATTCTACTAAGTTGCTTACGTTAAAGAACGTCATATAATCCGTTTCACCTGTAAATTCTTCAGTTAACCAAGAACCATCTTGCAAGTTAGTTCTATATGCCACCGGAGTTGAATACTTATTGATGTTAATATCAAACGTCATTGGGTTTGGACTTGCTCCTGTAACCATAGCAGTTATTACTACCTGGTCACTGCTAGAAATATCACTGATTATACTCAACTGATTATTCTCACCAAAAATTACAAGTGAAGGGTCTATTCTCTTGCTATTTACAGTGATCCATGTTCTACTTCCTTCAGTATATGTCATTGGATCCATTCCGAACGGAACATCTGGGTAGGGTACTGAGAATGTACTTTCACTTGCTACACCACCACCAGTATACGTGCCGATATCGTGACCAGTAACTGGATAGTATAAATCAGCATCGGTGTATATTTCATAATAATAGACACTATCCACTTCAACTGGTTTTACATAATAAGCGTTTCTATTTAGTTCTACAGTTCCGTTAGTGCCATTAATATACACCATTGTCCCTGAACTATATGCTGGATCAGTTTCAAATGTAATTGTCGCTACAGCCAATGAAGTATCTATATAACTTATAGGGTACACTGAAATGCCAGTGTAGGTATCAGTTACTAACCATTGTCTAGAAGTATCATTGTAAGTAGTAATGGCTACAATATCGTCACTAGTGACTGAATTTACTAAAACAAGTTGATTAGTTGATGTGTTAAATGAATATTCAGTGACTGGTATTAGGCGTTCACCATTAACTTCAACAATTGCATTGTCTTCATTGGTGCCGATCGATATATCAAAATCTAAATCAATCGTTGTCTCAGTTCCTGTAGGTACATAAACTTGTGTTTCTGGAATACTATAGTTTAATACTTGATTACGGTTTCTGAGAGTAGAACCTGTTGCCAATATTGCATACACTACATAGTCAGTTTCTGATGAGAGCGCGGTATTAAACTGCAACATCAAGAAGTTTTCAGATGTGTTTGTTACAGTAAATTGGTTTGTATCCGTAAATGTAGTAACATATTCAAATTTTACACCATTAACAAATACTACAGGATCTGCTACGATTTCTTGGTACAACTGTTCAAATACAATAATAGTTTTTCCATTTCCATCTGTCTTCATTGGGTAAATCTTAGAATTCGCTCTCACGAGTTCTTGACCATTACCAACTTCATAAACTTCAATCATGATAGATTCAGTGGCAGAAATTGCGCCAGACAATGTAATTGTCTCTGTTATCCAGTCAATAGAGTATCCTATAGGATTACTACTGGTTGTGACCGGTGTATTAGAACTTAGGTCAGTATAAATTCTAGTACCTAATTGAGTTTCATCATCTATGACGAATACGCTCAATGTCATTGGGTTTACTACTAAACCTGCAAAACTAACAACATTGTCATTGTCAGGTTTAGCAACGACTGTCTGCATGTTAAATCCAGTGTGCTTGTACCAATACGGAACATCTGGATTTATAGTAGTGACGGTATCCAAGTCCCAATATGCACCAGGTGCACTTCTTACATACATAGATAACGTGTCTGTTACTATTCCAGGGACTAATTCTTCAGGGCCGTAACCAAACAAGAAGTCATTACCTTGTACAATATAGTAAGGATCGTCAACTTGAATATTAGACATGTTTTCCCAATTTGACCCATTCAAACTTCTTAGTATTGTTGCGTTTTCACCTGCAGCATAGAAGTATCCATCTTCACCATAAGTAACCTTGTTTAGGTTGTTATTCGTAAAGAATACACTGGAAACTTGTGTCCAAGTTGTGCCGTTAGTAGAACGTAATATTAATCCAGGATCAGTAGAACTTGTACCTGTTTTATCTCCTACTGCAACAAAGACACCGTTACCAAATGCAACAGAATTTATATTTGTAGTCACGGGTGACCCTGAAATTACTCCCGCGGTCCATGTAGACATATTTGTTGTTGAGTATATTAACCCTGATTCTCCCACTACTATAACAGACGTGGTAGTTGCAACCGCACCGTAAATACCCAATGTACTTAGTGTAGGAGTTTGCTTTGTCCAAACAGTAGTGTCATCACTTGTGTAAATTAAGGAACAACTACTTATCACTGGTGCAGCAGTACCTGCACCAGATGTAACTTCTTCTCCGACACCAAATGCCATGTAGCCAGTGAATGCTGAAATATCTACATAGATAATATCTTTTAGTATCTGATTTAAGTTAGATTGAATGTTGAATATTTCTTCCCAAACTACTTCATCAGTAGATTTAGAAATAGATTGATTTCCTGTAACTAGTGAGAATTCATCGGCAGCAAGCGCGCCGTTCTTAGGATAACTTTCTACGACCAAACCAGAAGAATCATATTGTAATTCATCATAATCCATAAAATCATAAGGACTATATGTACCAACTGTGAACCAGTTAACTGCATCATCACTGATCCACACTGATTGATTTTGATTTGTTGTAGTCAACACATATCTACCATTAGAGAATGATAAATCTGTTATTCCCAAAGATACTTCAGAAATATTATAGTTAGAGAACAAGGACGTTTCATTGTCGTATATTAATACAGAGCTTCCAGAGGTTGAGTCACCGACTGCAACAACAGTATTACCATTGAATACGACTCCCTTGATGTTAATAGTTCTAGGGTAGAACGTATTATTTCGTAAGATGAAATCTAATGGGATTTCATCTTCAGGAGCAAACTTATTACCTAGATAAGTGTTATTAGGATATGATATACCCTTCATCAATTGCTGAGGATCTTTTCCTGGCATATTGATAGTAGGCTCATAGTATGCTTCAATTCTATCAAGCGCATTTAAGATGTAATTGTCACTGGATATAATTATCCAGTTATTGACGTTGAATTCACTATCATTATTTGCGTTGATACATTTCCACACATATCCCGCATAAGATACAACAGAACCAACGTTATAATTAAATGTGTAATTGTCTACTATTTGTTCTGGTAAGTATCCGTAACTTGTATTAGTTCCGTTCCAAATGAATGATGCATAAGAAACAGGAATTAGTAAATTTTGATCAGAGAATATTGACATTTCACACTGGTTCAATGCGGAGTCGTATGAATTTACTCTTACATAATAACGTCCAAAATCACCATTCGCAGTGCCTGAAATAGTTGCTGAGAAAATAGAAGTATCAGGGTTTACTTTGGTAATAACAATAATCGCATCGTTAATACCATTCTGTCCACCTAATAAACTTCCGGATATTCTAATTTCATTGCCCTCAGCGTATCCTAAGCCAGCATCTTCGATCAATATTTCATATAGATTACTGAGGTCAGAAGGGTTAAATTTAGGACGACTGATTCTAATCACAGCACCGCCTGATAAACTATCATCGTAAACATAAATACCTTGGTTAGCTTCAGTTGGCTCAGTGAAGAAATACATATAAGTATTATTAATTTGGCCTGGCTTTAATCCGCTGTAGTTTAAATCAACTGTAACCACTGCAGAACCATCAACACTAGACAAATCAGTTACTGGTAACAATGCACCTTGTAAACTTGCATAACTAGGATTAATGTAAATCCCTTCAGTTGAGATGAATGGTGTGCCGGATACACTTACATCAGTTATACCACCGTCACCGTCAACTGCATCTACTGTAATAATGCAATTATTTGAAGTAGTTCCGCCCAAAGAAGTTCCTAAGATAGTGATTACGTCACCTATATCATAATCTTGTCCCAAGTCTTCTACTGAAACGTTGTACTCGACACCAGTAACTACTACATATACAGTAAATGTAGCACCTGTTCCGCCTGCAGGGGAAACCGTTCCCGATACATTTTCATAAACCAAACTGTCATACAATTTGATTGGGGAACTAGCATCATTACCATAACTAATATATTGACTAGAATAATACTCGTTAGGTGTCCATGGAGTTATCATAGGACGATAGCTAGTTCTATCGAATCGTAGAGTTGGCTTTAATGAGCGAACTTGTAAGCTATCCATTGTGGCTCTAGCTCTTGCTCGAATTCCCACCGTGATAGTATAGGAATTACTTATATATTCAGAGTTTGTAAAGTCTACTCGATTTATACCCTTAATACTATCTGCTAAAGTGGTATAGAAACTGACTAAGGACGTACCTGTTACTGATAGCAATGAAATTTCAATTACATTAATATAGTAATATCCATCAGGTATAATTTTCTTACTTCCATTATCTGCACTGCTAGAAACATATACTAACTCACCGGTAGCAAGATCAGTAGTTTCTACTTGAACCAAATTAGAAACAAAGTTGATAGCGTCTTTGGTAGAAGTATATTCCACACTTGATTCTATAACAATAGATGGGGTAGTTACGTAACCTTCACCTGGATCTACAACAGTTATTGAAGCTACTTTGTCTACTGCCATAACAGCTTGCAATCTAGCTTCTCTCTTTGGTGGAGGATATTTACTCAAATCAACATAAGCAATGACGTTAGGTGTACTAGCATAGTCTCTACCAGCATCAAGTACTACAACTGCAGGAACATCCATATATACCGACGCATTAGCAGTATGTGAGCTGGACACTGTATCATCAAACCCTCTTATTAATCCAGTTAGTTTACCTTCAAGTTGAGAAATACCACCGTAAGAAATTTTTTCTTCACCTATTCTTATAACACCAGTTACCGGTAAACTATTAGAGTTTTTAACATACAAGTAAGTTTGTGTGCTACTAATAAATTCAGATAATTCGGTAACTAACGTGTTACTAATTTCTGAGAATATAGTACCGTAATTATTGAACCAATCGCTGTACTGATATTCGTTCCAAATATTATTCTCTACGCCAAATTTATAAGGACCGTTATCTTGGTTAAATGTCAACTGTGGTGAAACAAATCTACCTATAGTGTCATTCCAAACTGCAGGTAAATCGAAGTCTGTTATCTCTCCTGCGTATAAATCAGTCTTACTATACTTTAAGTAGAAATCTTTTAATACAACTCTGTACGGCTTAAGTTCATTGATGTATCCTTCTAATAAAGTTTGATTATCTCTCTGGAATTTTTCATTTTCAGTGAGTTCTCTAACGGTATAATGAACATCAACAAAGCTGGTTTTTGTTAGCCATGGTAAATAGTTTTGGTTTTCTACACTTTCACTTTGAATATATTCAAACATTAAGGTTAAACTATTATTTCTATGTTGTTGTAGGGATCCAACATAAATTTGTTCGTTAAGTGCTCGAATGATATAGCGAGTTTCAACTGAAGGATATGAATCATATGGGGTGTTGTCAAAGAAATTCTCACCAAACCCAATTTGATTGCTACTGTAATCCCACAAAGAATCTAAGAATTGTATAGTACCATCTTCAAGACCGATTCTAGACCACTTAGACTCACGATATACATATACTTCTCTCTTGCCTTGCGGATTTTGAGCAACACCTACTATTAATCCCTCTGTAGGAGTTAGTGTTAATAGATCACTATAAATCGGTACTTCGAACCTTGCCTTCGTAGTATTACTATATCCTTCTGCCCACCAATAAATATTTTCCCAATAGTTAGGTGTGTTATAGAATTCTCCCTGTGCATACAAGAAAGTAATATTTCCCATCTCATTTATGGGATATTGCTTAACTACGTTGTTAGCATACTCTAAGTAATTTTGTAGAGCTAATAGCCTATTATAGTAAAAACTTTGTCTAGGTCTTACACTAACACCTGATTGCATCAACTTAGGTAAAGTGATATCGGGAACAGGTGCACCCATCTCATCTGTGCCTGAGAAGCTATCGATATATTTGTCATATAAACTAGTGGGTACAGCATATCCTTTGCTAGTGTTTACAAACCCATACAAGAAATCATCAGTAAAGTTTGTGCGTATTAGTTGGAATTCTTGATGACCTGTATTGTCGTTGTCACTACTACTGTATCCTAAGTGGAAGTTTGTAGTTTTATTATTAATATACTCTTTAGAGTTATAGAAAGCATATGTATTAGGTCTTAGTGGAGCAACGAATGCAATACCTGAATTCTTAGGATTAGCAATATACTGTTCAATGATAGAGTCAGTCAATGTTTTGCCAGCAGCAGTAAATAACTGGTTAGTTCCTCTTACCCAGAAGTAATATTTAGGAACTAAGTTATCATTGCTATCAGTTACATAAACAGTTGAGTACTTACCAGAATCATAGACTGTCCCCGGTCCCTCATACAATACCGGTAATACTAAACTTTCGATCCAAGTGTAGACAGTAACGGTACTACCAGGGAATACAGAACCCCAATATTCACTATTATACGTAACATCGTTCTGATGGTAATTTAAGAACTTAGTAGTGCTTGTATCAAACCATAGTTTACCTACTTGTGCCCATGACCAAGTTGCACTTCCATTGTTTATGTCAACCGCTGTGTAGTTTGCAGGATCAGTCGTGGAAACAAAATCTAAGTTTTCTCCTACTACTCCTAATAACTTTCCTTGTAACGGATCAATGTAATCTAAAGAGACAAGAGTTTCGTTAGTTACGTTGTCATACAGTTGTGCTTTTTGAATCTTTTCTGTGTTAACGATTGGATCGCTTTCTCTATATGGGTGCCAATTTGGTTCCATAGAGTCATTAGCGAATATCCAAGTTTGTCCATTTTCAACACCCGGTTTAAACTGTGGGGCGCCGACCATAACAACACCATCATTGTAATCTACAACTTGTCCATAGTATGGGAAAGAACCATAATCATTAGTTGTGTAATTGCATGATTGTGCATAAATGTAATTTCCGATATTGGTGAGACTCTCATCGTATGAAACAATATAATCATACATGTAGACACTACCTGCATTAAATGCACGATCTTCAAAGATAGTTAAGTCATTATCAAAGACAGTGTTTTTATGTGTGTCCTCATACTGCTCATCGAACGTAGTGGAATTATATCTATCACTAGATGGAGCTCCTACAACAAACGAGTCTTCTTGGTTAAATTTTACAGAATAACCAAATTGAGTATGTGTCTGTGCATGTGGGTCTTGAATGACCTGTGACTTAACATAATCTATAACACCTAACATTGTTAAGAAGTTACCATTAAACACACCTAAATTCAATTTGTTATTAGATTGACCTAAATTGTTCTTTAATAAGAAAATTTGTAGTCTGTTATCTTCAGTTGAGAATGCTCTGATATTATCAATATTTGTATTGTTAATTGCATTCGCAACATTTGCTGCGTTACCTAATGGCAATGTAACTGTAGTTGTTCCGGCAGTAAATGTTTGAGAAGACCCATTCTTAGTTGGTAGCGGAACTGCAAATGTTATTACACCTGTTGTAGCGTTTACACTAGTATAAGCAATTGACTGTATGCTACCAGTTAACGTATTCGTAAACGAGATAACACCTGAGTTAGGTAAGTATGAGGCTGCTAATGCACTAATAGTACATGTTGTTGCACCTGTACTTATAGTAGCTAGCAATGGTGTTTCAGAGAATGCATTAACAATCTGACCGTTTAGTAATAAGTAAGTCGGTTCATATAGGTTGCATTCTATTACACCTTGTATTCTTCCAAAACGCTTTCCTGCATTTGTAAAACGTATTACAGAACCCTCTTTTTGTGTATTATTCGACACATCGAACGGTACACCCACTAATAACTCACTACCATACTTGTTAGAAGAAAGACTGTACCCGAACAACTCACCTTGACGCAAATCACTTAAATTGTCTTGGCTGAACAATTGTGATGTTAGCACAAAATTAATGCTGTTAACTGTTAAGATATCTCCTGCAACCATTCCAATATCATCAATAAATATTACACCAAATATAACAATATATTGATTACTCTGTAACAATACACCGTTTAACAGTACTCTAGTTTGGTCTGTAGGTGTGAATGGAGGACGAATAACGAATGGTTGACCTTCTTTTTGATCATACTGTACTTCTACATTTATGATCAATCTGTCATATGCGAACACGACACCTGTATCTGTTAGACTTTCGCTAAAATCAGTGTACGGTGCTCCAACAAACAATTTACTACCATCGTAATTGGTAGTTAGGCTAAAACCATACTTGTCGTCTTCTGCGGCTAATACTGATGATAGTATACCACCAATACTAAATGCATCTGACACTATAAAGATATTAGATCCAGATGGAGTAGAATAACTAATTTCATCTTGCAACAAGAAAGTAGTTTTATTTGTAGACGAATTATAGGTGCTCGTTACAACAGTATGCACATCATCTTGGCTAAAAGTAATCTTGTAAATTGGGTTACCTACATTAATATTAGTTCCTGTAGCAAAGTTTTCTATAGTACTGAATACAGTTATTGTAGGTGCTGACACCGTGCCTGCAACTGTCATTGGTCCAGTCGCAGTTGATGCAAAGGTGACTTGAGTTGTAGTACAAGCTACTACGGTATGAGTTCCATTGTACGCTGCCGGTGTCATACCGGAGATTATAATTTTCTCTCCTATTTGGAAAGGTGCAACTGCTTGTGCTGCATAAGATACCGCAGCAAAGGTGCCATTGCCTGCAGCGCCGGTGATATTTAATGTTAGACCTTCATCAACATAGAAAGAACCAATTGTGTATGCAATTGTGCTACCGGTTCCAGATGTATTAAACGTCACTTGATCACCATAGGATAATAATCCTGTTTGGTTACCCAAGACTTTAAATTCATTCATGAATTCAGTTATAGGGTAATAAGTTGTTACTCCTAAATTAGTATAAGCTGTTGAGAAACTTACACGCTGTCCTTCAGTTATTAAGTTACCTACATTACCGGAACATATAAACTGTTTGCTTCTGACCTGAGTAGCCGCCGCTAAACTAAGTCCTGAACCAGTGTGAGTTGGAACACGATCTAATTGGAATATTACAACTAGGTTGTTATCTTCACTTCCTAAATACAATAAGTTACTATCTTGTGAGATAGTTACACTCTTACCTATAGTGCCACCAAATGTAATTACTTGTTGTAGTGTCAAACCATTGATACTGTTGGTAGTTGGTATTCTGTAAATATAAATTTGACTGATCCCTAGGGCTGGACCCGGTGCAGTAATTACAACCAATTGTTCACTGTATGCAATTACTGTGCCAAATGTAGTACCAGGATATGACATAGTATCTTTTAAGAAGAAACTTCCGTTATCAGCCTGTACAAACACATAAACTTTTCCAGCAGCACTATCACCTACTAGATATCCAAAGTCAGGAATATACGCAACACTTGTTCCAAATGTTTCTGTTATCATTCCTCCTGATTTAGCAAATGGCACATTTGCGTAATTGTTAGTTTTTTCATAAACTGTCCAATTACCGTCAACGTTACTATCTACCCATACTTTATTTGTAGAATACTCTGAATTTAAAAGCGGTAGACTAGGAATATCTCTAGCTGTAACAACTCTCTGACTTTGTAACAAGAAACTTATACCTGCACCGTTTATAACAGTAACGCCCGGATCAAGTGTCAATGAAACAGTCAATGACTGTAAACCAATTACATCTATAACAGTATGATATCCATCAATTCGACTATCGAATCCTAGTATACCCATAACTTGATTTTTGTATAAGTTATGGTTTTTATCAAACTCAACAGTAACAGTGCCATTCAAATTATTAACTACACTGATTACTTGTGCGTTAGTTGATACCGGAGTATAGACTTGCCAGGTACTGCCTTTGTCGGCAACATACAAGTAATCATTTCTATATACTTCGTTAATTAATGCATCTGGTAAATTACTTACATTGTATCCATATTGAGTAATATCGTTTAGGTTCACATAACCTGCTGAGGGTAATCTAGTATTACGTCCTTGTGGGATAGTAGGAAGGATATCTACTGATGTTACTGGTCTGCCATAATTTTTGATATTATATAATGGTATAGCTTGTTGTGTTCCTTCTACTGTATTTCTATCAACTATAGAAGCAATACTAGGGTTGCCAGTTAATGCAGTTTCATCAAGTGTGATTTCTATGAAGTTTTGATTCAATATACCGCCAAACTCAGTAACTTTAATAGCCCAGTTTTCGTGTACATCATAATTTAATGTATTTTCTTGTAGATTAATTCCTTCAAGCTGCGTTACTCCGCTAACAGTTCCTTTAACCTCAATCATATTCTTGTACAAGTTTACCTGTGTTGCATCGTCTAGGTTAGCTTGAGCAAAATATTGTCTAGGTCTAAAACCAATCAAAGAAAATGCTAATAAATCAGCATCTGATTCTAAATTGGGGTTAGTTGTGTCATAGTACAATGTGCTTTCATATGCACGTGTACTTGGATTAGGCAATAAGCCCTTTTGAATCATGTCGTAAGAAGTTTTTAACCACTTAGTATAATCAAAAGTAGGACTAGGGATAATTACCACTTCGTTAGCGATATAGTAATCATTCTTGAATTTAACAATAGTACCTTTAGTGTATTTTGTATTTTGTTGCCATTCTTGGATGTTATCTTGGTTAATGATAAAACCTGCAGCATTAACTGTACCATTCCATTCAGCGGTTTTAGATCCTTTAACATACATACGCTGTTGTCTTAGACCGGTGGTAAGGTTATAAATTACGTCATTGAAAATAGTTTCATTGTCAAATACGACAACGTGTTCAATGGTACTAGTGTTTGCAGTGATAAATGATAGACTATCACCTTGATTCAACGATTTAACGTTGAAGTAAGTACCGTCACGATAAACATAAAGATCATTTAAGTTGATTGGTAACAAGTTTTGATTTAGTACAAAATTGTCTTTTGCAATCGTTAATGGTTGAACAACGTGACTTTCTTTGTCAATAATAATATTTCTAGCTGATGGGTTGACATTTATTGTACTTCCTACTTCCCATCCTGTTAATGTCCAATAATACGTTTCATAGATCATTTGATCCCATGATAATTCTATACCGTTTTCAATATCAGTGAATTTAAGTCCTTGTGACGCTAAGTATAAACCATACCCTCTAATAAAAGTAGCTAACTCAGTAACATTACTGAATTCGTGACCATAAGGAATAATAACACTTTTATCAACGTAATTCTTAGGTACATAAATTGTATTATTGTTTACTGTAAACTCAGTTGTCATCCCGTTACTGCTTGGAATAAAGGATTTGAAGTAAGTTTTTGTTTGGCTGTTGCCGTATACACGATAGCCATTAGTTGTTTTTTGAACTATTATAGAACTATAAATGATAGTATCGGTAGGCTGGTTATCATACAATAGTATCGAGTAATTATCTTCTGGAATCAATAGAGAATTATTGCTACTTAATGTACTTCCCTTCTCAACAAAGAAATCTAATAAATCTTTATCACTAAATCCAGCTAGACGATATGTTAATCTAACATCTAAGTTTCCAATTAAATTAGTAACATAGTCAGTGCCATTTACTTCATACTGATTTACGTAATCAATGAACCAATTCATGTAACTATGTGCAGCGACACCGTTACCGTAGATAGATGTTAGTGACAAGTAATCTCTGTATCGACCATTAAACAAATATTGTCCGAACTCACTGTCATATTTGTATTTGTCTACATCGATTCCCAAAGCAAAAAACTTAGCTGGATTAGTTAAAGCAGCAAGGCGCATCAAATCAAATGGCCATGTACTACTCTTTAAATAACTGTATTCGGCTGGACCGTCATCGCCCAAAATCCATGGATTACCGAAGTTATCAGCATCATAACTTCCTATTAGAAAATCGAACGGTGACTTTAAATCTCCGTTACTATCTACTGGCAATATCGACAATAAACCCGGTCTTGTTCTTTGAGTGTTAATATAAGGGTTACCGTTGTTCCAAACGTATCCATTCTCAATGTCTTGCCACATGAACGTGTTACCACTAGTATAAGGAGCAACACCATATCTTGTATCCCACCATTCTGGTTTAATAGTGAACCCTAACATTTCCCATGGTTTTGTGTCTGGATATATAGTGTCATATAGCCACAAGTATATTCCTCTCCAGCTACCTTGAGCTATTTTTTTGGAGTTGAATTTGTAGGAAGCTCCCCTGTAGTTAAATGTATATGGATTAGTAGATTGATAGTCATGTTCTTGATAATCGATACGGTTAGCGCCAGCCCAATTTAAGAACATACTAGAATACATTGTGTTGTATTCCTCTAATGTGTACCCAACGTTTCTAAATTGACCAGGAACGATTTCGTCATAAGTTAAAGGAATCGCATTACTAGTTTTCAAGTTGTTGAATACTCGTTTCTCAAACTCTAACAAAACACGATCACGTAAATCATTTAGTACTCCATTTTCATAAGTACCGTATAATTTATTAAAGGAGCCATCGTGTCCTTGAATGAAGTATGTAGGATATCTATAAGAATCATCATAGATCACTTCAGGAATATACTTGGGATATAAACCTAATTTAGTTGGGGTATTTGGAACATAGCTTCCATACGTTTGATCATATTCTTTAATCGTAATTAAATCACCGGATTGTAAATCTTTTGTGACTGTAAGAATATTTTCAGTAGATGAAATAGTATAATCTATATCCTTCAATAACTGTGTCTGCTGCATGAGGCCATTCACGCGGCGGGTTAAGTAAACTAACACTCCGTAGTAGTTTGCTGATGTAAAATCATATACACGAGAAAGTGTAAATCTACTATTATCAATTGATGATTTGAATACGTAACTTTTTGTAGAGAATGAATCCTTATTAGGAATCATGTCACTCCAGAAAAACGGATTTGTATCTGATTTGACACTAGCTACTTTTTCTAAAATGTCGTCTAGTACAAACTCTGTACTATCCATACTTGTATAATCATTGGTGACAACTAAGTCTACTAATAATGTTTTAAACTGTGTATATTGAACAGAATTATAAGCCAAGCTATCAAAGAAATTGTATATGTTTCGTAAGAACATACCAGAACTTACGATGCTTGCACTATTTTGAATTATTTTTGTACCATAAGGAATTAGATTACCTAAATCTCTATAATTGTTGGCTCCAAACGCTATACCAGTTACACCAGGAGCATTGTTTAAAATACTCTTGTAATGACCACGAATGTCACCTAAAGGAATTTGTTCGATTTCACCATTGAATGGGTTGCGATCTAGGTTAAACGGTACTTGGTAATAACCCTCAGAGCTTACTTGATCACTATAAATTAAAATATCAACAGGTGATCCAAGAACAATGTCATCCACGAGAGTTATAGTTGTACTATTAGTAGATGTAGAAACGGTATACTTAGATGAATCTAATCTAGAATTATTTGCATAAACTACAATAGTTGGCCAAGCAGTAGATTGTGGATCATTTACTTTAACATCACAAATAAATCGTGAGTTAGAAATCTCTGTAGAAACTTTGTTGAAAACTTGATATTGAAAACTTTCATCAACTGTTGTTTGCCATCCGATGTTGCGTGTGAACTTATCTCTAGTTTCATATTTGAAAACAAAACCAGAACCAACATTTAAAGTAGTATCAGTAAAGTTATCTAAATATTCAAAAGTTTGTGTATTGAGTGACGCATTGAAAACAATGTCACCAAACTGATTGCCTGATGTGTACTTAATAGGGAATCCCAAAACGGCATCATCTGCACCTGATCCCGTTGCATACTCAAACAGTGTACATCCATTGAATGTTGTACTAGGATAATACTCAGTATCTCCAAAACTGTTATTGTTTTTGTCGAAAACATCAAACAAAGGCGGTTGATTTTTTCTTTCTTTTGTTTGACTTTGCTTCCAATTCAACCCATCAAAATAAAATGATTTTTGTTTGTATGTTGTACCAGACGTAACAGTTACTTGTTGATCGAATTGAACTTGTCCGTTAGGTGACTCACTCAAGGTGATCACTGGAGGAGTAGATGGTGATACTGTTGATACTTGCGCTACATAAATTTTATTTCTTACATCAACAGAATTGTCACCTGCAAAAATAATAGTGTCTCCACTGACTAGTGCAGTGCTACCGTCAGGATAAAAACTTGTAGTTCCTGCTACTTGCGTAAATGCATCAGTTACAGTAAAATTAATGTACTTCACGTTTTCACGATTTAGTGTTCCAGAATTGTAAAGTTTTAAATTTGGATAAAATTCAATTATAGGTCTCTTGGCACGATTGTTTACATTACCCAAAGCCTCTAAAGCAATAGGACTAGTAACATTATATGCAATTGTTGCATTCAATACATCGATATGGAACCAACGATTGCTACGTGACCATTCATTTTTATCAAAACTATTTCGTGCAATAGTGATGTAGTCCGGTGTTGTAGCTTCTGTAATAGGAGGATTATCGAAGAATTCAGTAGGTATTAACTCAATAGCAGATCCCACTCCCTCAACATAATAGCTACCTGTTGCATATTCTACGGGAACAATGTTACCGACAAATGTGACTTTTAGCCCATTAGTAAATGTTACATTATTAGGGCTAACGTATGTTTTTTTACCTAAAATGTCTAAGATATTAATAATAGGCAATGTTATAGGATCAACTAATTCAATTCTACCTACTAGGTTAGGATTATTACTACTTTGATACCACAATACATCTAATGGTGCAGTTAAGTAAGGTATTAAAACTATTTCTGCATATGAGTTTTTTACAAACTGTCTACCACTGTATTCTGTGCCATACAATATATTTAAAGAAGTGTTGTCTGGTATTAAACCTGTTTCTGTTAGGTTCAGTACAGGTGAATCAACGTTACCTGCAGCAGTGATAGTATAATAATGTTTTGTAATATCGGTGTAAGTTGTTTCTGAGTAATCGTCATCATCATAACTATCACCGTAGAAATCATTATATGCACCTAATGTACCAGGTGTTGTGCCGTAAAATATAACAGTTTTACCGATTAGTGATTGAACTGCTAACCCGTCGATTTTTGTATTACTGGTTATAGGAAGGCCCTGTAATTCTTCCCATTTTAAAGTAGTTGCTAAGTCGATATCAATTGAATTAGGGAACAACCAAGTATCTTGAGCTGTTGACATTGGAACTGTAAAAGTAATTGTTCCTTCAGAGATGCCATTGTTTTCAACTCCTAAAACTTCTCTTGTACTAAAATTAGATCGTGTTATGTTTTTGCCAGACGTGCCGGGTTCTGATTGAATCCAAAAATCATCAGTTTGATTAACTGCAAATGTATATGTGCCACCTCTAATTAAAGTAAGAGTAGGGTTGACACCTTCAATTACTGTCGTAGGACTAGTAATTACATATCCCGCAGAACCTTGCGTCACTATAAGACTTAATCTATCAAAGAAACTAGTATTAGTAACTTGAACTGCATCAGGTCCGTTTGGTAACCAATAATACTGTGCGTAGTTAACCAATGTATCTAGATTTACAAAACTATCCCAAGAATAAAATTCATTATTAAACAATTCTGAATCATTTGTTACATTTGAACCCTGCAATGTTAGAGTATCTGTCAATCCAGGATAAGTTAGTAAATCTACAGCAGTATTTGTATTGGTCTTTTTAAATATTACTGCAGGTTCTAGTTGATAATCTGAACGCACTTTCGTAGGTTCAACTAGATATTTGTCACGTGCATTAATTCCATAACCGAATTTACTGCCTATGTATCCTTGAATTCTTTTAAAGTCAGGCTGCTGAACTAGTTGATCTAGCGACCCCTTTAAAAATTGACTGTTTGATTTTGTCTTAAAAACTTCTGGAAGAAAATCAATTGTTCGAACTCTTGTTACCATTTGTTATGCCTATAATTTAACTGTTTGGTTGTAACTCTGCGGGAGTCAATGCTGCGATTACTACAATGTCTGACCCTTGTGCTGCACTTGCAAAAATTTCATAAGGGGTAGAATGTATTTCGTATAAATCACCGAAAGATAGTTGAGGATCGTTGGGTACTAAAACAGCAGAGCTAATCAAATCTCCGATTTGATTGTGAAGATATGCTGCTAATTCACTAAAATAGAACGTGTCACCAAAATCCCAATTATCTATACTAAAGTAATTGTTAATTTCTGTTAACACTGCGCTACGTATTTCATTGTCGCTAGCAGTGGTAGTACTTGATTTGATTACCTTAATCGTTGCTTGTAGCTCAGGTGGCGCTTTATCACCAAATAACGGTTTGAACTTTGCGCTATTGACAACTAAACTATCGCTCAACATTTTATACTCATTGACTTTATAATATGTTTGCGTTAATTCATTAATAGTTGGTTTTGCAGGTTCCGCAACTGTACCGGTTGCGTCACGTAACCAGTTAGTATATTGAGTATAATATGCAGATGTCAAAATATATAAATCAATAATGTTTGTAGTTCCAGGATCAATACGAGTTGTTTCGCTTGAAATATGTTTGTACTGGAAATAGAACCCTTGTCTACCTGTTCTAGCTACATAGTTATTTAACAATTCTAAATTTACTATATTTGCAGATGTAGCATCATTAACTGATCTATAGAAATTATTTTCAAGCACTGCATAAAATACCTGACCTACTCTATATTCGTATTTTACTAACGCAATATCTGCTTGAGTCCCGTATCCATACACAATGTCATTCGTAGGAACAATTTCGAAACGAGTCAATAAATTAGCGTCTGTTAATTTTCTAAAGAAAGTAAAATATTTGGTGTTTCGAGTATTGTTTACATAACCAACTAAATTTAAAAAGAAATCAGGATCTTTGAAAGTTCCTACATCGGTTATGTATCCATTACTTACCTCAACAGAATAGTCATCAACATATCCATCAGATTCTAATAGCTGCCCAACTACACTTAGCCTAAAGTCTTTAGGCAATGGACTATTACTAGAAGGTTGTGAGTTTGATTTCAATACAGAAATATAATCTTGCATCAACTTACCGGATGCTGGATCATAAATGATTTTGTCTCTATCAAATGAGAATCTAACGTCACTTACACTACCAAAGTAATATGTTAGCTTTCTCCAAGATACTAAGTACCTGCCTATGCCTACACTTTGAAATTTTACAAAATATTGTAGATCAGAATACGAACTGGTTGACCAACGTTCTTGATTAATCAGTAAAGAATTATTGTAGACCAAAGAGAAATTTTGATTTAGTCTTATTTTAGTTGTGCATTCTTGTACTAATGCGTTGCTTAGAGTATTACTAAAACTAGGAATCACTACGGTTAGAATTGCACCGTCAGGTATAGTATTGTTTAAAATAACAGGACCAGAGTCGTTACTTAAATTGCCCTCACCTGAATTAGACCCATCGCCTATAACTTCAGACACAGTTGTCCATATTGATGTTACATCACTAGATGTAGGTAAGCCTGCAATAAGACGATTATCAACTGGATCAAAGTAATACCCAGGTGGCGCTGTAAACGAAATCATAGAACCAACTGTTACATATCTCAAGTTATTAGAACCATAAATACCAATGTTTACTGGAATGTTTGATGTGTTATAAAAATAACCAGTACTTTGTCCACCGTCATTCGTAGATTGATTCCACGTGATTGTGCCGTCGCCGCTTGCGTCATTTATTAATTTTCTAGAATAAAATTGAGTATAGTATTGATATGAGCGGTTGTCGCCCAACACGTTTGGTAGATATTCACTTAAAAAGTTAATAATATCATTTGTCGTATTTGCTACAAAAAACGTGAAACCATCATTCAACTCTTGGTATAAGGCACCATCGTCTGCAAAATCATTTGTACTAGAATACTTTCCGCTGGGATCAAGTAAATCATAATTGCGACTTACTCCTATACTAGTGCGATTTATTGCTTTAGATTTTATAATAGAACTATACAAAGTAAACGGGAAGTTATTATAGTCTTCACCGTTGACCATTCTGTTTTGTGTGTAATATCTTTGCGGAGCACGAAGTTTAATATCAGCTAAACTTTCTCGTGCCTGTGCTGTTGAAACAGGTAATTCTAGTGTTAATGCCATAGTTAATGTTTCTACTCTGCCTCTTCTGCTAACATAGTTTAGATTAACTATTAGATTTTGGAATTCACTAGGGTCAATTACATATGATAGCCCGTTACTAGAGCGTACATACGATGTGAAGCTTCCTACAGGAATTTCACTAAAAACACCGTCACCAAAAATATAACTTACTTGATCGTTGGATCTTGAATTGACGCTGAATAATTTTTTGTTTGATGTTAGTCTTTGTAAGTTAGAGCTAGCATAAACACTGTCAACTTTTATCCATTCAATAAACTCACCGGTTGTGCTATTAGTTTGATATAACCAAGTATCTGTGTTGTTGATACCTTCAATATTGATAGCGACCGATTGATTTGATATTTGTTCTTCTAGTAAGAAATCAAAAGTTTGTAATGTACCTTGTTTAAAGTACATAAAAAATCCTGTATTTGGACTTCCAAACCCCAACTTATCATTTCTATATAATAAATTAAACGTAGTAGCGATACCTGGACTTACTTCACGAACATCTTCGCTGTCAACCGTAGTTACACTGACTCCCTCAAATGACATGGGAATATTGTCAACAGTCGCAGTAAATGGAACTGTAGGAGAAGCTCCTGCAGGTAAAGCAATGCTATATTCGTCAGTCTTTACACCTAATACTGTCTTAGTGTTGCCGGGACTACCGAATTTTTGAGAGTCGATTAATGCTGCATTAATAATGGTGTTGAATTGCTGTTGCCAATTTGGATTTGCAGGATCATTCCAGAGAATAGTAAGATTACTTAAATTGAGATTGTTAATGTCTCTAATTTGTTCAGTTGTAGAGATGCTAGATACTTTCAAATATCCTTGGCCTGCAATATTTCTTTTAGGGGTATAACCAACTAAATTAGCTAACTTGATAACAGAATCTCTACGCTCAGCAGTATCGATGAAATTTTCACGGGTGTTTAAGTCTCCGCGGAACGCTAACGCTTGCCCCATATAGGCAATTACGTCTAAGAGTGCTACATATTCGCTAGACTCGATATAATCGTTAAACGTTTCTGGATAGTAGGTTCGAAGGTAATCTACAAAAGTTTTTCTGATAGTTTCAAAATCATAACTCTGAAAGTCAGCTTGACTATAGTTTTTGTAGATTGTTTTCCAATCGTTTACACCAAAAATATTTGTTTGTCTTGAACTTGTGGCCATACTATTATCTCTCAATAATGTATTTATCACAAGAAAAAACCGTGTTTTTAAGATGAGAGTGCGGTTGAAGTTGTCTTATCAAACAGTATTGAAAGTTGTATAGGATCGTTGAACAATGACACAGCAATTTCTAATTCGATTAGAATTCCATTTTCTGTAGGGTAACAAGTGACATAGTTTAATATCAATCTAGGATCTAAACTTATTACTCTTTTGAGTTCTTCTTCTAATTGTGTTTGAACGTCAAAAACGTTTGGTTCGAATATAAAGTTCCAAATGTTAGTACCATATTCAGGTTTTCCAGGTAACTGCCCTTGTGGGGTGTTCAATGCATTTAGAAGGTCACGTATAACTAGTTCTTGGTCTAGTAATCTGAACTTTCTCGTAGGATTTACAGGATTTGTGATAGAACCTGCTCCGCCATCAACACCCGAGGTAGTCTGAGTCCTACGTACTTCATCTAACCCTTGTGTACTAAAACCAATATATTTTGCCATAAGTTCACCTAATAATATTTAGCTACTTGTTGCTAATGTAGCCAACTTCTCACGTAAAATTTCTATTTCTTTTAGCGTATTTTCGTAAGTGGCCTTTGCTGTCAGTGTTTCTCCAGCGTCTTTGCCAAATTCTCGAATTGCATCTAGATATTTTCTTCTTTCATCAAATTTAGCATCGTCTAACTCAGCCAATTGTCTACTTAAAGTATCATATTCTTGTGCGGTAGCACTGTTTGCACTCACTACACTTGATTTACCGAAGTTCAACGGTGGAATCTTTGGATTTCCTAATAGATTTTTACTTTGCTCTATTAGGCCACCGATATCATTTGTATCTAACGCAACAGTAGGTGCTTTAATATTTCCACCTGAGCCTAAAGAAGCAATTGCACCCTGTAAATCAGAAGAAATATTCTTAGGTAGCCCCGAAGTTACTGAACTAGTAAGATCTCCTTTACTAGTTAATGATGGCGTAATTGCTGTTAGTTTAGATTTTATTCCATTGAGTCCTGCGCTGATGCCTGAAGCAATATTCTTAATACTGTCAGAAAGAGTCTTAGAACCCAACGCACCTGAAATGCTTTCCCCGCCTGCTTTTACTATATTAGAAACTGCACCTTCACCGCCGGGTATCGGAAGCCTAGAATCAGATTCTTGTGCAACATCAGACGAAGTAGCAGGACCTGAAAGTATTTGAGGTACATTTGCTTTGAGGTTTTTATAAGTGTCTTTAATTTTCGCAAATGCTCCTGCAGCGGCGCCTTTAAGGCTATCACCTACATCAACACCACCTAAAGTTCCGGTTGCTTTATCAGATAGATTTGCTGCAAAGTTACCGGACTTGACTAACGATTCTATCGACCCGCTTATTGTATTGTTTAAATTAGCTGCGGCTGTCGTCACATTTGGAACATTAACTGCACCAGATGATGTTTGTTTCATAAACTCTGCTACTGCTGCAGTACCTTTCATTGCAGAGGCTAAAATAACTCCGCCTGTTTGTGTTAAACTTTCTTTTCCGGAAATTAAGTTAGCATTAACTAAGTCAGTTTTTCCCTGGTCTAACAACGATTCCATAGTTTTTGCTTGTGCATCTGAACTACCAACAAATTGACTTAATGTTCTGATGCCATCCTTACCAGTAAACACATTGTTTGGTAAAGCTGCTGATAACGGTTTACCTTGTTGAATCAACGCATTTACTGCAACAGAACTTCCTGCTTTGATTATGCCTGCTTTTTCTAGTTGGGCTGGATTCAAACCCAAAGAACCTATAGATGCAGTATTAATGCCATTTACTGACACAATGCCTGCTCCTGAAGCGACTGCTGTAGCAGCCGGTCCCACAGATGCAGCTACAGCAGCTTGAGAAACTAACGCACTTGTTCCACTCTCACTATCAGAGTTAACACTTTGTGGTACAGTTGCTGTTAGTGCAGGGGTTGTAGGTGTGATGTTAGTTGTACTAACAGAATTATTTGTCTGTTGTAGATTTCTAGATGGAGCTGCGGGTAAATTTGCATCTGCACTTAAATTAGTTTTAACATCTACACCCTGATTTGCATTTAACCATGGCATATGTGCAGGAGCTCTCGTCACAATACTTGGTAATTTACCAGGTGCGGGTATATATCCCTTTTCTTGATCTCGTAGTGTGTCGGTATGAGCTACTATCGGAAGCTGTTTTACTTTTTCGGGTTGCAGTGAGCTTTCCCCTGTATTGAGATAAATGTTCGGGCCACCTTTTAAATAGTTTGAACCACCACTCTTAATCATGCTATCGCCTGCGCTAGCAAATGACATTTTGCCGTCAACTTTAACTCCATGATTACCTTGAGTGTTTTGTTTAAAATCTTTACCCACATATTGTGTTGTTTCTTCTAAACTTTCAATATGAACGTTCTTTCCAGATATGTTTAAATCTTTTGCTGCGTTGATATTGATATTGTTGTCTGCATGTAGGTTCAAGTCACCTTGTGTGCGAATATTAACTGAGTTAGTTGAGTACATGTCAATCGTACCCTCTTTACCTAATTCAATATAGCTAGAACCGTTAGCATGAATGATGAACAACGTTTGTGCATAATCGTTCATCATTATCATATGACCGCCCGCTGTTCTTATCCTTGTTAACTGATCTCTTCCTTCTAAATCACCATCATCTAAAACAATACTATGGCCGCCTCGTCTACCTATTACTTTATAATTTTGTGCTTGACCTTCTGCGGAAACAGCATTAGAAATAGTTTCGTCAGAATAACCACCTTCATAAATGGGTCTTCCTGGAGTGCTCATACCAAAAACTCTACTTGGACTTTCTCTCATGCTAGAACTACTGATTACTCCTCGATCAGTGTCACGAATTAAGCCCTGCGCATTTAATATAGCTGCTTGGTAACTGTGTATTGGTCTAGGCGATTGTGTTACTACCGGACTGTTGTCTTGTTCTGCATTTGCGTTATTAAACTCAGTTACTGGTAATACACTGGCGCCACCGTAACCCACTGATTCGCCTTCATTGGGTATGACATTTTTACTTCCGGGAGCAGTAGCAGGAACCATATGAGTTAATGCAGGTTGCGGAATGCACCCGATATAATAACCAAAGTTAGGGTCACCGTTAATAAAAATACATACAACTTCAGTTCCAATATCAGGCGGGGTGGCCCAAAAGCCATAACTGTTCGGGTTGCCTACGTAATCACCTGGCGCATTAGGACTACCTGTATTTGGGGTATATCCAAAGAAAGGGCTCATGTAGCTAACAGTAGTCCAATACGACGGATTGTCTTGATTGGGTAAGTTTTGACGTTTTAGATAAACTTGAATCTTACCTGACTTCAATAAGTCAATATTGTTTTTAACTATGCCTATTATAGGATTGGAATACAGAGTCGAACCACCGCGGTCATCTGCATAAGTTTTTACTTTTCCACTTTGATTAATATAGTCTTCACTCATTGTATCTACTCAGTTTATCTTCTTCTCGGTAACAACGTTCTCGGGTCCACATCATTTGGGTTAAACAATACAGGTCTTCCCTCGTTATTTACTATATCCACTAGCCTTCTCTGCCCAGGGTCATCGGGAGATGCCGGAGCTAAATTAGGTTTACCACTTAATAATTTGCCGGGTAATGGTACAGGTCTAGTATCTTTATCAGTTCTTTGAAATTCTGCACTGGTTATAGGTCTAGCGGTGGCACTCGCAGTCACTTCTCGTTGGGTATCAACTTTATTGGGACTAGAATTGAGTGACGGGAAACTAGGTAAAATAGTTTTTAAATCCTGTGTGAAAGTGCCCCTACTAAATTTACTAATTACTTGAGTAACAATATAAATTACTTTATTTTGAGCCAGTGATTTAACATCTCTGGGATAATCCCAAAACTGTATATCACCGTTTGGATTCAATAATCCATCATTAATTTTTTCTCTACCTAATCTACCATCAGGAATAGACCCGTAATCTTCCACTTGATTAAATTCGATCTCTATAAAAACTTGCCCTGAATTAGGATTGATTGTGAAATCGGGTCCGTAAAATCTGTCAGCTTCAGTGATAATAGAGGGCGTAGCAATAGATGGCATCAAATAATCAGGGTCACCTAAAATTCTTATTTGTGCTTTTATCTGATCTCCTGGGCTGTACAAGAAGGTCATAATATTACCTACAACTTCATTCTTATTAGATTCTTTAGCTAACGGAGATGCACCGGTTACTGGTTTAGCAGCAGAGCTAACTGCAGGATCATTATTTTTTATAGGAGCATCAGTTGTACTACTTGCAGCCAAATAATATAACAAATTATACTGTTGCTCATAGTTTATAATTTCAGTGTTTTCTCCTGTGTAGAAATAATTATATTCTTTGTGTGGTCCTGGATAACTTGTGAAATTATTTGCACTGACTGTTTTTACATATGGGATTCTATATGGTTGGATAATGTACTCAACTTTGTATGCGTAATCATTTCTGATGTTATCATGTTGTTCCTTCATAATAACTTGAGGTGTGATGTTATACCAGTATAGTTGTTTTGGATTAGGATTGGTATACGCAGTTTTGTCACCTTCTTGTGCAGGATCTGCTTCTTCGTCAATCACAACTAAACTATCCCCAATAAAAGTACTTTGTGCAATAATCGCATCTAACGCTTTTAATATAGGTGTACCGGAGGCAAAGTGTATGTTTCGTTTAGCACGATTAACAGGATATGATTTAGCACTGTTTTTAACATTTGAGTCTACGGAACTTTTTACAGGTAGCATACCAGTTCTTGATTTAACTTCTCCTTGATCCGTAACAAATGCTTCAGCAATCAATGGACTCAAAATTTTATAACTGTATTCGTCGGGTATTTCTTGTTTTCTGTTTGGGCCTGAACTAAGTTCTTGTTGTTTTTTATTAAAAGTTTCAAGTAATTGTTTAACTGCATCTTCAACCGTCTCGGCGTTTATATCAGTATCACCGTCTATAATACCGCGCTTTAAACCAAACGCTGTTTGCATATTAACACTTTTAGCATTGATATCGTATACTGTAGTTCTGTTTTCTAGTTTAAATGTTAGTTTGTTTATAAAAATTGGGAACGCTCTTTCAAATGCACCGTTGCCAGAATTAGTAGCAAGTGGAGCCGATGTAGTTCCGGATGTGTTAACTATGTTACCATCTTTATCATACCCGTAAAATTTCACAACTAGTAACAACGGTGCCGCTAGCGCCTTGGTTGGTTGTTCAATTTGCAATCCTAATTCTGCACTAAGTTGTTTCTGAACTTCAGCTAAACGTGTAACAAAAGTCATAGAATATGGTTCATACACTTTAAATTTAAAGTCGATGGCATTAGAGGCGTATTGTGTTTCTTTTGTGTTGATTAGAGTGTGTATCTCTAAATCATCAATCGTAAAATCATAATTAAAAAATCTGTTTCTGACTTGACCTTTTTCAGGATTTATACCGCCAGTTTGTATCAATAATTCCATTTTAGAAGTATCCCACTTACCCATTCTGTTAAAGTCAGCAAGAGCTTTTGGTGGCAATGCATATAAACTAACGATGTACGTAACGCTACTATAATTTCTAAGTGGGTTAAATGATCTCCTATTAGCAGCCTCACTATCAATCTGTCGTGGGGGTTTAATACGTGAAGCCGTAACTACTACTTCTCCTAAATCATTGGATGCAGATTGATTTCTTTTGTCTATACCTGAGTCGTCGGAAACTTTATTATCAGCCTGTGCCATATTAGAATCCTAAATCAGTACGCAATGTTTGTATCTGCGGAATATAAATTTGTTTCCCGGTCACAAAGTCGAACAAAGGATCGACTAATGTATTTGGATTTCTCTGTGCGAAAACCCACCATAATTTACTATCATCATATAAGTCATAGGCCAGCAGATCAGGTCTTAAATTATATGTGCTAGTTATGACCCATAATTCATCTAATGGATTCATTGTGATAGGACGATTTATCATTATATCCAGAAATTGATTTCTAAAAGTTTCTGTAAAATAATACGGACTAGTTGCAGGGTATTCCATTACCAATAACCTTTCTTAACTAAATTACCTTTAGCATATTCAGACAGACTAAAGTTATCTGCAATATCACCTCTAGTTACTATCGGTATAGCATTTATAATCAACTGAATCTTTGTGGGTACATATGTTGCTGCAGGATTACTCAATGGATTGAAGGCGGGTGTAGTTGGTCCACCTCCCTTAGATAAGTTGCTACCAAATAACCTATTTAAACTAGGTGCCAATGTAGATAGAAATGAAGGCTTTTGCTTGAATGGTGATAAGTTAGTACCCTGAATTGTAGCAACACTTCCGGCTCGTATATAATCAACATCATTGGGTAATGTGTATTGAAACCCTGATATTAAAACAGGGTGGTCACTGAATTGAAACTGACCATATCCTAGCAAATAACAAAGTGGGGGAGGAGTGCCATTGAGTGGGTTAGTGTCTTTCCCATAAAACATTTTAGTAACTGTTTTGAAGAAGTGGATTACCGCAAGCAAATAATTGGCTTCGGCGGTGTCTTGTGCGGTAAAGTCAGCAGTTATAGAAATTTCTTCAACTGAACTATTTTTATAGAAATATTGTTTATAGTTTGTATGGACTAGATCACTAACTTCATAATTAGATCGGTAGTTCAAAGATATACTAGGCGTATAGGGAAACACAACACCGTCGGTGTTTCTTAGTGGCCATAGTAAGTCGGTACTCGTAGCATTAGCATAAAAATAATTTGCATTTTTTGCCAGTTTCAGTCTTAGTCTCCAGTCTTCTTGGGCTCTAGTATTGCTAGCTTGTGATTCACCACCTCGGGATCTTACTTGATTCACAGACGTTATGCCGTCACTTATTGTGGGACCATCTGTTTCGTTAAAAGCAGCTTCTGCTGCTAACCTCGATTCTTCGTCAAATGCGGTGACTGCTTCAATTTCGTTGTCAATTTCTCGTGGTGTCTTTCTAGTTTCAGCTATAGCATTTAACTCTTGTTGTTCTTCTATGGCTTGGTCTAGGTTCCCATACTCCGGGTCATTAGTTACTTCTGGTGGATTTGTTAATGGTTCTGCCATAAATGTACCTTTACTAAATATATTTATCGTATCAAAAACACCCGTTTTTTACCACAATACTTGCAATTCTGCACATAAAAGTATTACAATAATCACAACATAACTACGGAAAATTATGAGCCTACCTTCTAAAAAACCAGTCAATTATTTAAATAACAAAGATATTCTTAAAGAGATACATTCTAGTAAAAACACATATTGTAAATATAGAACCCCTGAAGATCATAGATACGATTTCATCGTAGACATGCCAGAAGAATCATTAGAAAAATCGTTTGAATACATTCTTAAACCAGAAATTTTACAGGAAGCCAGAGAAAACCAAGCAGCTAGGTTAGAAGCTGAGCAGGGTTTGTCCAAGGGTTCGATTGAGCCATTGTCTATTCCAATAACCGATCTTGTTTTTAGAGTTATGACTTGGGAGCATGTTCCAGTAGCACCCAAACAACCTAGAAAAGTAGATAAAAAGAAAACTGCCAAAGATATATTTGAATTTGAAGACGACATTGACGAAATTTTTGAAGACTTGGAAGACCCAACTACTGCGAAAGAAATTGATGATATGGTTCATGTCAAAGTTAATTTCCCCCCTTTCCAACATTACAAAATAGATAATAATGGATCTTTAATTTGTGTGGGCAAGAGTCATTGGAAAGGTGATCTGATTGACGGGGAGTTCAGCAAAGATCATGGTCAAATCACGAACAAATTAGCCAAAATGTATATTATGATGTGTGAAAAATATGCAATGAAGTACAATTGGCGAGGCTACACCTACAACGATGAAATGCGTAACTCAGCTATTCTACAATTAACATATGTTGGTTTACGATTCAACGAAGCCAAGTCAGCCAACCCATTTGCTTATTATACGGCTGCGATTACTAATAGTTTCTGTCGTGTTTTAAACACTGAGAAACGTAACCAAAACATACGTGATGACATTTTAGAATTGAACGGGTTGAATCCTAGTTGGTCCAGACAAGGTATCAGTTCAGGATCTTACGAAGAATAATTTAACCAACAGCATTGCGTCACCCACTAATATTTTCATATACTACATAGATGAGTAATTTATTTAAAAAGGCAGCAGTGATGACTGACATTCACTTTGGCCTTAAAAGCAACAGCATACAACATAACCAAGATTGTGCTAATTTTGTAGATTGGTTTATCACAACCGCAAAGAAAGAAGGTTGTGAAACTTGTTTCTTTTTGGGTGATTGGAATCATCACCGATCAAGTATCAATATACAAACACTTCAATTTGGTCTACAAGCACTGGAGAAATTAAATGCTGCATTCGATACTGTCTACTTTATCCCTGGCAATCACGATTTGTACTATCGTGACCGCCGCGACATTCATAGCGTTGAATGGGCGAAACATCTCACCAACGTTAAAATTATTAATGATTTCTTCAATGAAGGACAAGTCGTTATTGCGCCGTGGTTAGTAGGTGAAGACTATAAAAAACTTCAAAAAATGTCGGGTAAGTACTTGTTTGGTCATTTTGAACTACCCAACTTTTTCATGAATGCCATGGTAGAAATGCCAGATCACGGTGAACTAAACGTTACACACATGACTGGATTTGATAAAGTATTCAGCGGACATTTTCACAAACGTCAGGCTAAAGGTAACGTATGGTATGTTGGTAATGCTTTCCCTCATAACTATGCAGATGCCGGTGACGATGCTCGTGGTATGATGATTTTAGAATGGGGTCAAGAACCTGTTTTCAAATCTTGGCCAAGACAACCGATTTATCGTGTATACAAATTGTCAGAAATTTTAGAAAACCCTGAAGGTCATCTATTAATTGACAGTCATGTACGTGTTCATTTAGACATTGAAATTAGCTATGAAGAGGCTAACTTTTTGAGAGAAACTTTTATCCCAGAATACAAATTACGTGAAATGACTCTTATTCCTATCAAAGGTGAGGGCATTGAGCAAGGACAAAACGCAGATGGACTCAAGTTTGAGTCGGTTGATCAAATCGTAATTGACCAAATCAACGCAATCGAAAGCAAAAACTTCGACAAGAAAATTCTTTTGGACATCTATAACAATCTATGATAACAATTAAAAATATCACTCTTCGGAATTTTTTAAGTATCGGTAACGTAACTCAAGCAGTTGACTTTGACAAGAAGGATATCACGCTAATTCTAGGTGAGAACTTAGACTTAGGCGGTGACGGTGCTCGTAATGGTACCGGCAAAACCACGCTGATTCAGGGCTTGTCATATGCATTGTTTGGTCAACCCATCAACTCAATTCGCAAAGATAACTTAGTTAATCGTACTAATGGAAAAGGTATGATGGTTACGCTTGAGTTTACAGTCAATGGTACTGATTACAAGATTGAGCGTGGTCGTAAACCCAACATCCTTAAATTTTATGTTAACGATGTCCAGCAAAAGGCAACTGAAGATCAACAAGGTGAAAACAAAGAAACACAAGTTGCAATTGAGCGTGTGTTGAATATGACTCCGGAAATGTTTAAACACATTGTTGTGTTGAATACATATTCCGAACCATTCCTTGCTTTGAAAAACAATGAACAACGAGAAATCATTGAACAGCTACTGGGTATTACGTTACTATCTGAGAAAGCAGAAGTTGTTAAAGATTTGATTCGGCAAAGTAAAGATGATATTCAACAAGAAGAATTTAGAATTAAAGCAGTTGAAGAAGCTAACAAGCGTGTCAAAGAACAAATTGATGCTATTAAACGTAGACAAATGCTTTGGCAAAAAAAACATGACGAAGACCTCGCTTCACTTGTGTCCACGTATGATGAATTAAGTAAAATTGACATTGACAATGAATTACTAGCGCACAAAGAATTAGTAATTTGGAATGAGAAGAAGCGTCAGCAAGAAGCCCATGATGCGTTAGTTGCGCGGCAAATTGCTTGGCAACAAAAGCACGACAAAGACATTAAGTTACTCCAAGACAAAATGGATGTGTTGAGTCATATTGATTTTGCAGTAGAGCTACAGTCCCATAAAGACTTGATTACATACAATCAACAGGTTCAGTTAAAAGCTGCGTATGAAGGTAAAGTTGAAAGTCTGCGTAAAGAATTTGTAAAAGAAGATAAAAACCACAAAAAGCTAGAGCAAGAAGTTAAAACATTACAAGAACACAAGTGTTATGCGTGTGGGCAAGACTTCCATGATGACCAGCATACTACGGTTTTGAATAACAAGATTGATTTGTGGAATGCTAGCAAAAGTCATTTAGATGATTTAAAGTTCCAGCTGGATGAGTTAGTTGCTAACCCAATAATTGTAAATGAAAAACCTTCAACACATTATAAGACAGAGGCTGAGGCAGTTCGTCAGTCAACGGAAATTGATAACATCAAAAAGCAGATTGACGAAAAATCCAGCGAGAATAACCCCTTTAGTGAACAACTTTTTGATACGCCTAGCGTCACTCTTGGCCCATGTCCATCTACTCATTATGATACAGAGTCACAAGCCGTTGAACATAGAACAAAGGTATCATCTCTATTATCACAGATTGAGGCAAAGGCGGCGGAAATGGATCCGTATCAAGACCAAATTCAAGACATGGAGGCCCAAGCACTTCAAGAGGTAAAGTTTGACAAGATAAACGAAATTACAAAAGCAATGGAACACCAAAAGTTCTTGCTTGACTTATTGACTAGCAAGGACAGTTTTGTTCGTAAAAAGATCATCGATCAAAACTTGAGTTATCTAAACGCACGACTAACTCACTACTTAGATAAAATCGGACTTCCCCACAGTGTTATCTTTAAAAACGATCTCTCAGTTGAAATAACTGAGTTGGGTCGTGAACTTGACTTTGATAACTTAAGTCGTGGTGAACGCAACAGACTGATTCTTGGTTTGAGTTTTGCTTTCCGTGATGTATGGGAGAACTTGTATGCTCCAGTCAATACATTATTCATTGACGAATTAATCGATAGTGGTCTTGACACTATGGGTGTAGAGAATAGTCTAGCGATTCTAAAAGATATGAGTCGCCGGCGACACAAATCTATTTGGCTTGTGTCTCACCGCGAGGAACTTGCAGGACGTGTACCTAACGTTTTGAAAGTTATTAAAGAAGGCGGATTTACGTCATATAATACATCAGTAGAAGTAGAATGAATACGATATACCTAGATATGGATGGAGTCGTAGCAGACTTCAATGAATATGCATTTCGTGTGCATGGGTTTGGTTCGGAAGTTGAGTATCCCGATAATTTATGGAATCAAATTGCACGAAACCCTAGACTATACAGAGATTTAAAGAAAACACCGTATGCGGATGATTTGGTAAATTTTTGCAGAACATTTGCTAAAGATAGAAACATGGAACTTTACTTTTTAACAGCAGTTCCAAAATCAAACAAACTTCATTGGGCATTTTATGACAAGGTCATGTGGGGACAAACGTATTTCCCTGATGTTCCTGTACATTTCGGTCCTTTTAGTAAAGATAAACAGTTTCATTGTAAACAAGGAGACATACTCATTGATGATAGAATACAGAATATTGATGAGTGGAATAGAGTCGGCGGTATTGGAATATTGCACGATTTGTATGAAAATACCATTTTTAGACTAAAAAATTTGTAATTTGTTTACACGGACATAAGTATGAATATGCCATCACCGCAAAAAGCAAAAGGATCAGGATACGAGCGCACAGTCGCTAAATTTTTATCAGAGTTGTACAATGAATCATTCATTCGTGCACCTGGATCCGGCGCATATGTAGGTGGCAAGAATCAAGTCCGTAAAGAAGTGCTTCATGAGGGACAAATTCGTTCTTTTAAGGGCGACATTGTTCCGGGGCACTCCTTCAGTAAAATGAATGCAGAATGCAAATTCTATAAAGACTTCCCGTTTCACTTACTGCTTACCGGAAGCTGCAAACAACTTGATTCGTGGCTGGATCAACTTTTAGACGTTGAGGACGAAGGTGATTTAAACATTCTTTTTATGAAGTTTAATCGTATCGGACAATTCGTTGCAGTTCAACCAAAACTAACTTGGAGAATAGACAGTTATACTTTTTATTCTAGTAAAACATACGGTGATTGGTTGATCACAGAGTTTGACAGCTTTTTCAAACATAACAAAGACTTAGTAAAATTATATTCAGGTTCAACAACAGACACCACGTCAAATTTAAAATCACAAACTTAATTTATTAACATAAAAATTAGTCGTCCTAGTTTGTAGGACCTCCTTGAAGATGCTTGAAAGATAGCTGATGGATCTGGAGTATGCAAGTAGTAGTGATACTGCTTGGGAGATCGAGAGGGCAATCTATTAGGGAACCCTCAATGAGTACATATCTAATTCTGTCTTGCGGATATGTAACATGCGTTGCCGAGTCGTTGTATGAATGTTTCTAAGTACAATAGGCTCACTACAGTCCCATAACAATTTACAGGGCAACCGATCGCAGCTAGAGTCAGTACAGGGCGTCTAGCTGGGGAACAGACGGCAAAGGATGACGGGCATGGCATAGTTTATCCATTGGTAGTGCTAAAATAGCACTACCATGGCTTCAAAGCGGCAGTATATATCCCCCTAATAAAGATTAGTATTAGAATCAAAAAGAATTAATTAGAATAAATCAGTATACCAAGCAATGTGAACGAAGTGAACATTGTGAAGGTAAGATGACCGAAGGTCATCTACTAAAGATAAAAGTAAGATAGTGTAGTTTAGGATAAATGAGTAACTATGGACTTAGATTGAGTTCACATTGATATCCAAAGAGAACTCATATTCATGATTACATGATGTGCAAGTGAGATTCACTGGTTTAATATCGGTGGCAGCACGTAAATCCAAATTTGTTTGCTTGATTTTATCGAATGTATCTTTGTCGCAATTTTCTAGGAATTCACGAATAAATTCCTTTTCAAACACTACATTGTCAGGGGTCTTTATATATTCAACTGCTTCCCCGACTAATACAAATGACATGTTGTTCAGTTCTTTAATAACTTCTGCTGAAATTTTAAGTTTTGCTTCTTCTGATGTTTGTTCATCAATTGAATCAATCTTTCGTTGAATCTGTGTTTGGGATTCATTTGCCTTCATGATTTGTCTATAGTTCAGTGGTTTGAACTTGATTGACAATCCATTCAAAGATAACAATTGGTCGTAGCCGCTATTACCAATAGCTGCAAGCATATCATATACGTTAATATCATGTTTGTTTTCTGCGCTACAGTTTGGGCATTCGGTTTCGACTTTTAGCATCTTACCAGTAGTAGCAATTCTAATACCCAATAATAGGGTATCTAAATCAGTACTTAAAATTTCCCAAGGGTCTTTGATATCAGGGATACAACTACGAACTAAACCAACAACTGCATTTCCGTTCGTTAGATTTTCAGGAGTCTTTACATTGATCTCATCCATTGCCGTCATTGGGTATATAGACAACTCACCTGATTCAGGCAATTGTAATGCACCTTCTTTGTAACCTTGACCACCGCTAGGTAGTTTTATTGTTAATGCAGGCTTGCGAAAATAATTTTTCAATGGGTTGTTTGACATGATATCTCCAATATTCGTGTATTTATAGACCAAAAAAACGAGTTGTACTTTTTAGAAGAATGGTAACTGCGTCTTTTTAGTTGTCTCTAAGTTTTCTTTAATGATTTCGTTAATCGTTTCTCGTTCTCTGTCTGACAAATGCAGTATTTCATTGAATGATATACCTCCACGCATATACCAGGACATTTTCAATGCACTATTCTTAATTTCTAATGCATCCTTTTCCATACTAGTTAACCATTCTTGAATTTCTTCCGGTTGCATATACAATAGTCTAACCCGAAAATATTCGCAATAGTTTAGCATTAGTAGTTGCTCATACTCATGTGAACAGTGAGTGCATTTTATAACCAGTGGTTTGGTTTGTGTAGACTCTTTAAGAGTTGTATAACGCTCTCTGATTTTTCGGTAATAATCAACATTACAGTTTTCTAGGAACTCTCTTATAAAGTCTGCGTTGTTAACTAAGTTATCCGAAGTTTTAATGTATTCTATACTTGCAGTTATGCGTTCTATGTGCATCTCAAGCGAAGCCATGATGGCATCTATATTCTTCTTTTCTTTTAGTTTTTCATCTTTTATCATATCAATTGAATTGATAATCTTTTGAAACTCAAACTCTTGGATATTGAATCTGTTGTAATCTTTGTACTTTAATGGACGAAACTTAACGTAGATACCGTCAACTTCTAATTCAGAGTCGTAATCACCTAATTTTAAGTTATTCAATATGTTAGTTAAATTTAACCCGTACTTACTAGATTCGTTGCATTCAGGACAAGTTGAATCAATGTCCATGCCGTTTCCGAATGATGCTAACTTGATTGCAACCAATAGTGGGTCTAAATCTACTACGGGTATTTCCCAAGGATCAGGAATATCGGGTACACAGCTTCTGATAACTTCAACTATTGCCGAACCGTTAAACAATGCGTCTACTGTTTTTATAGTGATTTCATCTAAACCCGTAGTGGGATACACCGGTAACTCGTTGTTAGGTGGCAACTTTAAACTATTTTCTGGGTAAAATTTACCGTTGCTGGGAAGTTTAAAGTATAATGCAGGTTTTCTGAAGGCTGGTGTAGACACAGTTTTTTCGGTCATAAATACATTAGAATTATTTAATCACTAAAAAATGGCTGACAATAATATAGACCCAGAAGAAATTAGAAGATTGTCGGAGAGTATCCGAGAATTAACAGACTCTACCACTGGATTGGATTCTGGGTTTGGTAAATTCAATACTACTACTGATACTACAAAGTCAACTGTAGCTAAGTTGAACAAAGAATTGGATAAGTTGTTAAAGAAAACAACTGAACTCAATACCACTACTTCTGCTGCTAAGAAAACTAGCGATAATGCAACCCGAGGGTTTGGAGCCGTATCTGATTCTAGCAAGTCATTAGGTAAAGACTTTAAGAGTCTGTCAAAAGCAACTCAGGGATTGATAACTCAATTCAACGAGTTAGGTAAAACATTAAGCAAGTTAACAAAAGTAAAAGTAGCCGGAACCGGCGAAGCTGGTGGTACTTTTAAGCAGAGTGAATATGAAATAAGACTTCAATCCTTAGGTAAGAAAATTGACACTTATGGAAACATTGTTAATATCTTATCAAAAGAGCAAAAAGAAAATTTAAAACTTATCGAGAAAGAAAACAAGCGCAAAGCAGTTGAAGATAAAAAAGAAGATTTACGTGACCGAATGAAAGAAGAAAGCGGGAACGTACTCAAAGAACTTACTGACAAATATAAAACAGGTGGTTCATTCCTAGCAGATTTAAACAATAAAGTCTTTGATTTAATTGGAAAGAGCGCAACACTTAGCGCAGGTTGGATTCTACTAACTGCTGTTGGTACAGGATTATACAATGCAACTGCTAAGATGACTAAAGAAGTATACAACGGTGCTAGGGGTGCCGCTGTTTCTGCTAGAGCAGTCAAAGAGTTTACTGATGAATTGGGAACAGCAACCCAAGCAATAGGTATTGCAATGATGTTAATACCTGGAATGGGCGCATTACGTTGGGTACTAAGGGGATTTGGGGCCGCACTTGCAATCGGTGGTACTGCTATAAAGAAAGCAGGTGAAGCAAACGAAGTAGCTGCTATACAGTCAGACAAATTATTTAAGTCATTCAACGATCTATCCCGTTCGGGTATTTTGTTATCCGGTGGCATGTCTGATGTTTTTGAACAGATGCAGACATTGGGGATGACTGTAGCTGAGATTGAAGAATTCAATAGAATTCTAGCCCAAAGTGCAAAAGATTTAAAGTATTTTGGGGCTACAACTAGCGAAGGAGCTAGACAGTATATTCGAGTTGCTGGAGAACTATTCAAAAGCGGCGCCGGAAAAGAATTAGAAGCATTGGGTATTGTTGCAAACGAGCAACGAGAACTTACCTTAAAATACATGGCCCAAGAAACTAGACTTGGGATGTCAAGGCTCAAAACTGAAAGTCAGTTAATTAAAGGGTCAGAAGCATATATCAAAGAGTTGGTTCTACTTCAAGAATTAACTGGTGCTACTAGAAAAGAACAAGAAGAAGCACGTGAAGCTATAATGGCTGTAGACGAGCTAAGAGCATCTATTTTAGAAGCAGAAGCTAGAGGAGCACCGCAAGCTGAATTAGAAAGATTAAGACAATACTATGAAGCTGCGGTTAGTATGCAAGCTATGGGTCAGTCTCAATTAGCTAAAGGTATTGCACAATACGGTGCTGGAGGTCCAGCATCAGCAGAAGCCGCAGCAGTATTGCAGTCAATGCCTAGACTTATACAAGGATTAGAAAGTGGTCAAAAAGCTAATCAATTATTAGGAAGCATAGCAGTTGATTTGAGGGAGGCGTTATTAAGAGTAGCACCTACTGTTAGATTTGGTGGTTCAGAAGCTGTTCAGGGTATTATACCAGGTAAGTTTGCAGGATTGTTAGACACCCAACAAAAATTAAATTCAAATTTAGTTGAAGGTTTAGACCTACAACAAGCAGTCGCTCGTAGACTAGCTGAAATGGCACAACGCGGAGACAAAGACACTGAAAATATGATCGATGCTGGTCGAAAGCAGCAAGGTGCCGCAATGTTAATGGATGGTGTTGTTAAAGCATTTAACATTTCGACTAATATTCACAAAGGGGCAACTGACACATTTAAAAAGGCAGTAGATGAATTCAGTAAAGCAGTAGGAGGTAAAAGACCTTCAGTCCCTTCAGTTGAAGCCCCAGCTGCGCCCGCAGCACCTGGACAAGTAGATAAGATTTTATCCTTTGGTGGAGCTTCAGGATCAAGAACTAATTTTGATAACTTAAATCCTGCTTTTAAGGAGAAAGTTGTTTCTGCTGCTACTGATTATTTCGCATTAACTGGTAAGAAAGTACAAGTTAACAGTTCTTTTAGGGATAGTGAAAAACAAAGACAACTTTATGCTGACTACTTAGCTAGAGGCAAAACAGGAATGCCTGTAGCTCCTCCTGGTTCCAGTAAGCATGAAATGGGCAAAGCAATCGATGTCCAAAACTATACTGATCCAAAATTAGTAACGGCGTTTAACGCACAGGGCTTGAAGCAAACAGTACCTAGAGACCCTGTGCATTTTGAAGAAGCAAGATACGGTGGAGTATTCAGTGGTCCTAATTCAGGATACCCTGTAATGCTTCATAAAAACGAAGTAGCTACAAGTGCTGCGTCATATCAAGCATTGTTATCAGATGCAGCAAACAGCTTAACTAACTATAGAAATGAAGTTTCTAAACAGCCCATTTCATCTATAAACCCGTTAAGTTCGCAACCAAATGCTGGTAAATTACTAGCTGACTTAATCTCTATGACCGACGATAACAGCCGATTGATGCTAAATGAGTTGTATAAGTCTAGGTTGCTGCAAGAAGAAATGCTTGTTGCACTGCGTACAAATTAACTAACAACTCGCCAATGATTGATAAATATCACTATGTCTTATAAAAAGCGTTTCTCCAACTTAACAGGTCAGATGAGTCCTATATCTGGATTCAACCAAAACACTGGCGCATGGAATGGCCCGGGTATGAACAATGGCCCCACAGGCGGTTGGAATAACACCGATTTTGGATATAAAAATTATCAAAGTAGATTACCAGAAGTCTATACAGGACACCCAAACCGTATTGAACGTTACAATCAATATGAAATGATGGATGTGGATGCTGAAATCAATGCATGTTTAGATATTATTGCAGAATTCAGCACACAAAAGAACGAACACAACAATACTCCTTTTGAAATTACATTCCATGAGGAACCAACTCCACACGAAGTTGAGATTGTTAAAAAGCAATTACAGCAATGGTGCAAACTAAATGAATTCGAGACTAGAATTTTTAAGATTTTTAGAAATTCTATAAAGTACGGTGATCAAGTATTCATACGAGACCCAGAGAACTTTAAGTTATACTGGGTAGATATGACTAAAGTAAGTAAAGTTATTGTTAATGAAAGTGAAGGTAAGAAACCTGAACAATATGTTGTTAAAGACATTAACCCTAACTTACAAAACTTAAGCATAGCAGAAAAAACAACTACAGATTTTCAAGCACAACCGCCTACAGCGGGTTATTCAGCACCATATTCATATACTGTTCCTAATGAACCTTACGGTACTACAGGATCACGTTTTAGTTTGGGTTTGAATGAATCTGCGATAGACGCTAAACATATCGTGCATCTTAGTCTAACCGAAGGTCTTGACAGATATTGGCCCTTCGGTCAAAGTATTTTGGAAAACATCTTCAAAGTCTACAAACAAAAAGAATTGTTAGAAGATGCAATTTTGATTTATCGTATTAGCCGTGCACCAGAGCGTAGAATATTCAAAATTGATGTAGGTAATATGCCAAGTCACATGGCAATGGCGTTTGTGGATAGAATTAAAAACGAAATTCACCAACGCAGAATTCCAAGTGTACAAGGCGGACAGTCAGTATTGGACGCTACTTATAACCCATTAAGTATCAACGAGGATTATTTTTTCCCTGTCACTGCTGATGGTCGAGGTAGTGACGTTACTACATTACAGGGCGGACAAAACTTAGGCGAGATTGATGACTTACGGTACTTCAACAACAGATTAGCAAGGGGATTGCGTGTACCAAGTAGTTACTTACCTACAGGACCAGAAGATAACCCAACACCATTGAGCGATGGACGAGTTGGTACTGCTATGATTCAGGAATTTAGATTTAACCAATACTGCATGAGATTGCAGAATTATGTAAGTCAAAAGTTGAATGATGAATTCAAGTTATTCATGCGTTGGAGAGGCTTGAATATCGATAGTAGCTTGTTTGACATTAAGTTCAATAGCCCACAAAACTTTGCAGCATATCGTCAAAGTGAATTGGATACTGCTAGAGTTACGGTATTCCAAACTATGGAAGCATTCCCGTATATAAGTAAGCGTTTTGCTATGCAACGTTTCTTGGGCTTAACAGAAGAAGAAATCGAAGAAAACAGTAAACTTTGGTTTGAAGAAAGAGAAGAGCCTGAAAAATCCGAATCTAAAGGTAATGACTTACGTAGTATCGGTATAAGTCCAGGTGATATCGATCAGGATGCAGAGACAGCAGAAAACTTACCGGACGAAAATCAAGCTGCTGAACAAATGCCACCTGAAATAGGACCAGCAGTTGCAGGACCTGAAGCATTACCTGCAGCAGGCGCCCCAGCGCCAGGCGGCGCGGCACCAGTTTAAAGATAAATAAAAATATGAAGCTCTACGAAATGTACGATCAACCAGTCAAAGGATACCAGGATCCTGCTGATGATAACAGCCGCTACAAGTGGACTGAGACCAGAAAAACAAAATTAACTTTACGTCAAATACGAAAGTTAAGAAAAATGCTGGATGTTCGTAACTATGAGTACAGTAAAAATTTAAAGAAGGTTCGCAAGCAATACGAACCAGTTTCACAAGAAACTCCAGCTTTATAAGCATATCATTGCTAAAAGTGCAAAAAATATGCACTTATTGAGTACTTTTCACAGCTACTCACTAAATATTTCTACACAAGCCATTTCTATTTCAGGAGAACACAATAATGGATAACAAAAAGTTTGAACAACTCATTGACCTAATTATCAATGAGAGCGAGGAACAAGCACGTGCTTTATTCCACGATATCGTGGTTGAAAAAAGCCGTGAAATTTATGAATCAATGATGGACGAGGAAATGACCGACAGTCCAGTAGAAGGTCTTTTAGATGAGATTTCTGCTGAAGAAGAAGGCATGACCGAAGAAGAAGAATTAGCTGACATTGACGTTGCAGACGACGGCGAAGAAATCGACGGAGAAGTTGAATTAGACGCTGACGAAATGGGCGGCGAAGAAGGTGAAGAAGAATTAGAAGACCGTGTTGTTGATCTAGAAGATAAACTAGATCAATTAATGGCCGAATTTGAAGAATTGATGGCTGACGAAGGCGGCGCTTCTGATGAAGAAGGCGACGAAGACTTTGGCGGCGAAGACGAAGAAATGATGGAATCTTCAGAAGAAGATGACGAAGAAGAAGGTGAAGAGACTCTAGAAGAATCTGTTCAACTACAGAAAGTACCTACAGCAAAGATGGGTGACGATGGTCAGAATACCAAGAGCCCTACGTTAGGTGCAAACAATAAAGTTTCTGGTAACGGCGCTAAGCCAATCAACTTTAGTCAAGGCGGTGACGCTACTAAAGGTGGCACACAAGGTGGTTTATTGAACCCAACACCAAAAGACATTCCTGGTAACTACAAGAATGCACCTGGATCAAAGTTTAGCGAAAAGGGCGAAGCAGCACCAAAGCCAAAGCATGGTGATGATGGCGCTGATAGCAAAAGCCCAGTAGCAGAATCTAAAAAGTCTGCTAAGAAGATTGTTAAATAAGGAAACCTGAGATAATGGCTTTGTATCTCAAAGAAAATCTTACTTTCGACCGCGCAGGAATGGTTGTTGAAAGTGAAGGTGAAGGTAGCAAGAAGTCTCTTTATATGAAAGGGATCTTCATTCAGGGCGGGGTACGCAACGCTAACGAGCGTGTGTATCCTGTATCTGAAATTGAAAATGCTGTACAGACTTTGAATGAGCAAATATCAGACGGTTTATCTGTATTAGGTGAAGTAGATCACCCAGATGATTTAAAAATTAATTTGGATCGTGTATCACATATGATTACTAACATGTGGATGGATGGTGCAAATGGTTTTGGTAAATTAAAAATACTTCCAACACCGATGGGTCAACTAGTTTCTACTATGTTAGAGAGTGGTGTGAAGTTAGGAGTTTCTAGCAGAGGCAGCGGCAACGTTGACGATGCATCAGGAAAGGTTAGTGACTTTGAAATAGTCACTGTGGATATTGTCGCACAGCCTAGTGCGCCTAATGCATATCCTAAAGCAATCTATGAAGGGATGATGAATATGCGTCATGGTCATAGAACTTTGGACATTGCAAAAGATGCACAAAACGACATGAAAGTACAGAGATACTTGAAAGAGGAAGTAATGCGCCTCATCAAGGACCTCAAGTTAAAATAAGGGAACCGATATGCTAGACGCAATCAAGCCATTACTTGAATCTGGACTTATTAACGAAGAAACATCCACTGCTTTAAACGAAGCATGGGAAATCAAGTTAAATGAAGCTAGAGAACAAGTTCGTGCAGAATTAAGAGAAGAATTCGCACAACGTTATGAACATGACAAAGACATAATGGTTGAAGCCCTAGATAAAATGGTTACAGAAAGCCTTGCTGCTGAGATTGAAGAATTCAATCAAGAGCGTCAAGCAATGAACGAAGACCGCGTAAAAGCTAAAGCAAAGTTGCAAGAAAGTGCAGCTAAATTTAATCAATTCATGGTTGAAAAACTAAGTGAAGAAATTAAAGAGCTACGCTCAGAGCGCAAGCTACAACAAGAAAGCCAACAAAAGCTAGAACAATTCGTTGTTTCTGCTCTTGCTCGTGAAATCAAAGAATTTGCACAAGACAAACAGGCTGTAGTTGAAGCTAAGGTTAAGTTAGTTGCTGAAGGTCGTAAACAACTTGAAACACTAAAGGCACGTTTTGTTGCTGAAAGTGCTAAGAGATTGAACGAATCTGTAGCTAAACATCTAAAGGGTGAAATCGGACAATTGAAAGAAGATATCAAGATTGCTCGTGAAAACGATTTTGGTCGCCGTATCTTTGAATCTTTCGCAAGTGAATATTCTGGTACTTACTTAAATGATAAGGCAGAAGCACGTAAGCTAATGCAACAATTAGCCGAGAAAGATAAGCAATTATCTGAATCCATTAAAACAATCAACAACGCTAAGATGTTGATTGAAAGCAAAGAACGTGAAGTTCGCATCATCAAAGAATCCAATGAACGTACAAAGGTCATGGGTGAGTTGTTATCTACATTAAATGCAGAAAAAGCAACAGTGATGAGAGACTTACTAGAAAGCGTCCAAACCCCTCGTCTACAGGCCGCTTTCGACAAGTATCTACCAGCAGTATTGAATAATATTACTGAAAAGAAGGAAGCTCCAAAGAGCAAGACTGTAATTTCAGAAAGTGTTAAAGCAGTAACTGGGGATAAAACTGCCGTGAAACAAAATGTTGAAGTAGGAGAAGGTGATAACCTAATCGACTTTAAGCGTTTGGCAGGGCTTTAAAAATAAAGACATAATTTTAGGAGAAAATAAACATGTCACAAGTTCTATTAGAAAGCCGTTGGGACGAGACCAAAGAAGCCCTACTTGAAGGTCTTAAAGGTACTCGCCGCTCAACAATGGGTGTTATTTTAGAAAACACCAAAAAGCAGTTGTTGTCTGAAAGTTCAGCCGGAACAACTACAGCTGGTAATATCGCTACTCTAAACCGCGTTATTCTTCCAGTTATCCGTCGTGTAATGCCGACAGTTATCGCTAACGAGTTAGTTGGTGTTCAGCCAATGACTGGCCCAGTTGGTCAGATCCATACTCTACGTGTACGTTATGCTCAGTCTTTAACAGACAACAGCGCAGCACAAACTAGCGTAACAGCAGGTGAAGAAGCTCTATCACCATTCAAGATTGCTCAGGCTTATTCTACAGTACCTAACGCTGCTACTTCAGCTAGCGCATATACTGCAGCACCTACAGCATCTTTAGAAGGTAATGGCGGTAAGCAGATTTCTGTACAGATTCTACGTCAAGCTGTTGAAGCTAAGAGCCGTAAGTTGCAAGCACGTTGGACATTCGAAGCTGCTCAAGACGCACAAAGCCAGCATGGTATTGACGTTGAAGCAGAAATCATGGCCGCTCTAGCACAAGAAATTACTGCTGAAATCGACCAAGAAATTCTATTGTCTCTAAACACATTAGCTACAACTGAGTTCACATACAACCAAGCTACCGTTTCTGGTACAGCTACATTCGTTGGTGACGAACACGCTGCTCTAGCAGTTCTAATCAACCGTACAGCTAACTTGATCGCACAACGCACACGCCGTGGTGCTGGTAACTGGGCAGTTGTATCTCCAGCAGCATTGACTGTTCTACAGTCTGCTACAACATCTGCATTCGCACGTACTACAGAAGGTACATTCGAAGCTCCAACTAACACTAAGTTCGTTGGTACATTGAACGGTGCAATGCGTGTGTTCGTTAACACATATGCTTCTGACACAGCTAACGTTCTAGTCGGCTACAAGGGTTCATCTGAGACTGATGCAGCGGCATTCTATTGCCCATACATCCCATTGATGAGTTCTGGTGTTGTTCTAGATCCTACAACATTCGAACCAGTCGTATCATTCATGACACGTTATGGTTACGTAGAGTTGACAAACACAGCATCCAGCTTCGGTAATGCTGCTGACTACTTAGGCGCTATCGCTGTAAGTAACTTGACATTCCAATAATCAAATCTTTCTTCGGGATGGGAAGACAATTAAGCACACTTCGGTGTGCTTTTTTGTTGGCTATGAGTAAGATTATGAAAAAATGATAAATAAGTAATAAGATGATATTCGGAACCATTCATGGCTGCAGATCCATTTAACAGTAAAAGCGGGTACACAATAGGTATACCTCCGCGCCCATTTGCGGATAACAACGGCAACATTTATACAAGTTATGCAGAACTAGGTAATGTAAGTATTACTGGAAATACAGTATCTTCTGGTACTATATCTGCTGAATTGTTTTTAGGTACCTTTCAAGGAAACGTTGAAGCAAATATTGTAGTACCTGGACAAAATACTTGGGTATTGTTTAACAATAATGGACTTGCTGATGCTAGTGAAAAATTAAAGTTTGATTTTAATTCCGGTGTGTTGCAAGTAACCGACAAAGTTATTGCAAATACGTATGCATTGGGATCAGGCACATCTGAATTTTCTAGTACTAATGTGATATTTGCAACTACAGCAAGCACAGCATCAAATCAAGTATTATATGCTACTCCTATAGAAGGAATATCTTCAGTTGATGTTACGATCATTGCGACGGATAACACATTAAATTATAGACAGATTAGTAAGCTGTTTGCAGGAATTTTAGACAACCAAGTTGACTACAGTGAGTACGGTACCATTGATGTACCCAATTCAAGTCCTGGTGTAGCAGATTTTACTTTCTCGTACAATTCAGGTAATTTACAGTTAACAGTAACACCACTCACTAGTAATCTAACTGAATATAAAATGAGTATAACAACTTACAAAGAATAAGGAAAATAAAAAATGGCAATTAGAACCTTTAACTCAGTCGGTGGCTTTTCAGTAGGAGAAAACCCAACCACGATTATATTGGCTAACGGTGATATTACTACCGCAAATGCAACATTTACTGGTAACGTAGCTGCAGGTAACGTATTAACCAATAACTTACTTTATGCTAATGGATCGCCGTGGGACTTTCAATTACCCGCAGGTTCAAATAATTATGTTCAATATAATAATGATGGCTCTTTTGGTGCTAGTGCTAATTTCCAATTCACCCCATCTACAAATTTATTAACAGTAACTGGAAATGCAAATATATCAGACACATTAAGTGCTGCTAATGTTACTGCTAACCGCATTGATGGTAATATCTATGGAAACATATATGCCAATACTGTACTATCAGGTACTGCTAACGGCGTTACATACAATAACAACGGTATATTAACTGTTTCTTCTGGGTTAACGTTCAACGCCTCAGCTAACTCACTTGCACTAGTTGGTAACCTTACTACTGGAAATGCTAATTTAGGTAACTTAGCTTCTGCTAATTTTGTAAGCGGTACGTTAACAACAGCAGCGCAACCTAACATCACCAGCGTAGGCACACTTACTAACTTGGTAGTAGACGGTGCAGGTAGTATCTCTGGGGCCAACGTAGTAAGTGCTAATTATGTTTCAGGTACGTTAACTACTGCATTGCAACCCAACATAACACAAGTTGGCACATTGGGTTCACTAAGCGTTTTAGGAAATATTACTTCTGGAAATGCTAATTTAGGTAACTTAGCATCTGCTAACTTTGTAAGTGGTACATTAACTACTGGTGCTCAACCTAATATTACTAGTATCGGTACATTATCTAGCTTAAACGTTACTGGAAATGCTAACGTAAGTGGTAATGTTAACGCCGCAAACTTGAATGTCACTGCTAGAGTTATTTCCTCAATGATTCCTAGTATTAACAATAACTTTGATTTAGGTAGCTCAAGCAATCAGTGGAAAGATTTATACGTTTCTAACATTAACCTTGGAACAGCTTACATTAAATCTAGTGCTAATGTAATTTTGATGGATGCTGCTAATATAGCTAATAATTTATCAACTGGTACATTTACTTCACGCGGTGATGCAGCGTTTCAAGGTAACGCAACTATTGCAGGAAATCTAACAGTTAGTGGAAATACAACATATATTAACGTAACTAACTTAGATATTTCTGACCCTTTAATTAGTATGGGTGGTTCTGGTAACGGAGCAAATGCAACAGCATATGACGGTAAAGACCGTGGTATGATTCTTCATAACTACTATGCTAACGGAAGCGGACCGATTAACGAAGCGTTCATTTGGAAAACCGGTTCTAACGAATTCCAGGCAATTTCTCAAGTTGGCTCAATCACTAATGAAGTAGTTACTGCCAGTGCATACGGTAACATAAGAGGTGAAGCATTCTTAGGTAACTTAAACGGCACAGTTTTACAAGCAAGTCAGCCTAATATTACCTCAGTCGGTACTTTGAGTAATTTGACAATTGGTGGTAATTTAAGAGTTAACAATACCGCTAACTTAAATTCTCTGATTGCAAGTGGATTGTCTTATCCAGTAACCGACGGTAGTGCTGGACAAGTATTACAAACAAATGGTTCAGGAACATTAACTTGGACTACAGTAAGTACAAGTAGTCTTGCTAATGGAAATAGCAATATATCTGTTTATCAAAACGGAAACGTTACTGTCAGCAGCAATGGTGTTGCAAATATACTTAATGTAGATGGTGTAAGTGCTAACCCACAAGTCATAATCACTGGCAGCGCAAATATTTCTAATACACTAACAGCAGGCAACACTACTGTTGCTAATTTGTTGATTGGAAATTCAACTGTACGCAGCGAAACTATCACAACTTCAAGTATTGGTGCTAATCAAACTATTGCAGCAGTTTCTACTACCGGTGTTAGAGGTGTTATATTCGATGTCAAAGGTGAAAATCAAACTGGCGGAAAATATAGTGTAGCAACAGTATATTGCGTACACGACGGATCTGGTAATGTAGATTACTCTGTTTCTGGCACTGTATTATTAGGTGGAGCAACTGGAACATTAGCAGTGAATATATCATTAAATCAAATTTTACTAGGAGTCACCCCTGCAACAAGTGCGTCAACTGTTTGGACCACACAATATAGAACAATATAATAAGACCGTAACACAGGATATATTATGGCAATTAAAAAATTTAACGCAGTGGCTGGGTTCTCTGTCGGTGGCGATGTAGTTTTTGAAGTCATCGACAATGTTGCCAACGTTAATGCTAATAACCTATCTGTTACTGGTACTAGCCAACTAGGTAGTAATGCTAATGTTAAAATTACCGGTGGCTCATCGGGCCAAGTATTAAAAACTGATGGTGCAGGTAATTTAAGTTGGGCTACTGACACAGCCTCACCAGCAGGATCTAATACACAGATTCAATATAATGGTAGTGGATCATTTGCTGCTAGTGCAAATTTAACATACAATGATAGTTCTAAAACATTAACAGTTGACAACGTAACTGCTAACGGTGCTGGCATTACCTACATAACCGGTGCTAACGTAGCCGGTCAAGTAGCTAACGCATTGATTGCAGGTACTGTCTATACAGCAGCGCAACCAAATATCACATCAGTTGGCACACTTACTGGTTTAACAAGCACCGGGGTAATCAATTTAACTGGCGCAAGCAATGTAAGTTTAGGTCCTGTCGGTAATGTTCGTATTACTGGTGGCAGCGCAGGACAAGTTCTTAAAACAGATGGATTAGGTAATCTTAGTTGGTCAGCAGATACTACTGACTATAGTAACGCTAACGTCACTTCACTTCTAGCATCTTTTGGATCTAATACCATAACAACTACTGGTAATATTACTGCGGGTAATATCATTGGTAATGGTCAATCATTAACTGGACTAAATGGTTCTAACGTTACTGGGCAAGTATCAAATGCATTAGTAGCCGGGACTGTCTATACAGCAGCGCAACCAAATATCACATCAGTTGGTACATTATCAAACCTAAATGTAAGTGGAAACATTACTTCTGGAAATGCTAATTTAGGTAACTTAGCTTCTGCTAATTTTGTAAGCGGTACTTTAACTACTGCATCTCAACCTAATATTACTAGTGTAGGCACTTTATCAAGTCTTACTAGTACCGGTACTGTTAACTTAACTAATGCAAGCAACGTAAGTTTAGGACCAATCGGTAATGTTCGTATTACTGGTGGTTCTGCAGGTTATGTACTTAAAACAGATGGTGCAGGTAATTTAAGTTGGGCAGCAGACGTTACGGATTATAGCAACAGTAATGTTACTTCGTTATTAGCATCATTTGGATCAAACACAATAACTACGACTGGTAATGTAACTGTTGGTAATATCATTGGTAATGGTCAAGCATTAACTGGCTTAAATGGAGCCAATGTAACTGGACAAGTATCAAATGCATTGGTAGCTGGTACTGTATACACAAACGCACAACCTAACATTACAAGTGTTGGTACACTCTCTGGAGTTACTAGTACCGGAGTAGTTAACTTTACTAGTAGTAGTAATGTTGCATTAGGTCCTGTCGGTAACGTTCACATTACAGGAGGCTCTTCTGGGTATGCGTTGATTACCGATGGTACAGGCAACTTATCTTGGGGTCCCGCAGGTGGAACTTCAGGCGGATTTGTTAATATTGTAAAGAATACATTAACTGGTAACGGCTCTCAGACAACATTTACATTAACTACAACACCTTCGGGGCTTGACGCTGTTTCAGTAAACATAAATGGTATTACTCAGTTTTCTAATACATACTCAGTATCTAGTAACCAAATTACCTTTAGTACTGCCCCGCTAAGTGGATCTATTATTGAAGTAACTGTTTATGGTGTAATACCTGCTATAACCAGCTCACAAATACCATACAGCAATGGATCATATTATGTAGGTTCTGCTGCATTTACATTTAATGATACGACAAACGTACTAAGCGTAACTAATATTACTAGCACAGGTACATTAAACTTGTCTACAGCATCTAATGTAACATTAGGCGCAGTTGGTAATGTACACATCTCAGGCGGCGCAGCAGGCCAATATTTACAAACAGATGGATCAGGTAATTTATCTTGGGAAACAATTAATACAAGTGCTGTAGCAAACGGTACAAGTAACGTATCTATTCCAGTAGCTAACGGTAATGTGAATTTGAGTGCTGGTGGAAACGCAAATATATTGGTAGTTACTAGTACCGGAGCTAATGTAACTACAGGCAGTTTGAATTTGGGTTCAGGTTTAATTGCAGTTACCGGAACTGATGCTGGTATTTTTACATCAGTTATAGGAAACGTAAACATCGGATTGTCAGCTAACGTGACTGTAGGAAGTACTACAGGTGATATTACTTTACGAGGGAATACAACGGTTGGCAACTTAACTAGTTCAGGGACTGCGACAATAACTAACTTAAAAGTTAATGACTTTTATAGCAATAGAACACCGGTGGTAGTAACTACTAGCACCGTAATAGACTCATTCCCGATAAATAAGTACAGATCAGCTAAATACACTATAAGGGCAAACAGTGATGACGGTTATCAAGCAATTGAAGTCTTGTTGATACACGATGGATCAGCTAGCTACGTTACTGTATATGGTAGTTTATCAACTATAGGATCTGATATAGTGTATTTGAGTACTGATATTACTTCTGGGAATGTAAGATTGTTGGCAACAACCACATCAACGAATACAACAATCAATTTACTTGGTACATATGTGACAGGATAAGGAAATAAAAAATGACAACAAAATATTTTAACGTTAAGCAAGGTATTGTAACAGGAAATATTACTTTAGATGCGGCCTCAGGCAACATTGCTAATGTAGGTAATATTAGTGTTAAAGCCGGCGGAGTTGCTAACTTAGGTAATTTAGCAACCGCAAACTTTGTTACTGGTACATTAACAACTTCTTCACAACCCAATATTACCAGTGTCGGTACACTATCTAGTGTAGACGTAACAGGTAATTTAACTGCAGGAAACGCTAACTTAGGTAACTTAGTAACAGCGAATTTCTTCAGCGGTAATGGTTCATTATTATCTAGTATTAACGGTGCTAATATTACGGGCACTACTGCTAATGCAAACTATGCTGCATATGCAGGAAATGTTGTCACTGCTGCTCAACCAAATATTACTAGTTTAGGTACTTTAACTGGATTAACCAGCACTGGAATAGTAGACTTCACTGGCACAAGCAATGTTGCATTAGGTGCTGTAGGCAATGTACACATTACAGGTGGTACATCAGGATATGTCCTAAGTACAAATGGATCCGGTACTCTAAGTTGGGCTTCTCCTAATAGTTTAGGTACTGCAGGTTCAAACACACAAGTTCAGTTTAATGACGGTGGTTCATTTGGTGCTGATGCAAACTTTACATACGATAAAACAACTGATACATTGGGCGTTAAGAACGTTACAATGGAAGGTGCAGGAACTTTATCAGGCGGAAATTTAGTAAGCGCAAACTTTGTAACTGGTACATTAACAACTGCGGCTCAACCAAATATTACTAGTGTTGGTACATTATCATCACTATCAGTTACTGGTAACGTAACATCAGGTAATGTTTACGCTAATAGTGGTACAATTGGTGCAAGTTTATTAACTGGTACATTAACAACAGCGGCACAACCAAATATTACTAGTGTTGGTACACTATCAAGTTTGACTTTAGTAGCAGACGGTGACATCACAATGAGTGGCTCAGGCTCTCAGTTGAGTGGTGCTAATTTAGTAAGTGCGAATTTCGTAACAGGTACGTTAACAACAGCAGCACAACCTAATATTACTAGTGTCGGAGATCTAGCAAGTTTAGGTGTTACTGGTAATGCAACAGTAGGTAATTTATCATCTAATGGTTCAGCATATATTTCTAATGGCATGACTGTTGCTGCTGGCGGCGCATCTTTTACAGGTAATGTCGGTATTACAGGCAATTTAACAGTTACTGGAAACTTGAATTATCAAAACGTTACTGACTTAGTAGTCGGTGACCCATTAATTTATATTGGTGCTAATAATACTGCAAATATCGTAGATTTAGGTATCGTTGCAAGCTATAACGATGGTACATATGAGCATACTGGTATTGTTCGTGACCACACAGATGGTGTTTGGAAACTATTTGACGGCGTTGCTACAGAGCCAACTACGGTAATTGACTGGGCTAACGCTACATATGCTCCGTTCAAATCAGGAAGCATCACTGGTACAGGTACATTAAATATTACAGGTAATGCAAACGTAGGTAATATTGGCGCAAATATTGGTGTATTTACGGGCAACGTGACTGCTGCAAATATCTATGCTAACTCAGGTACTATCGGTGCAAGTTTATTAACTGGTACATTAACAACAGCGGCACAACCAAATATTACTAGTGTTGGTACTCTATCGAGTTTATCTGTTACTGCTAACGTAACAGCAGGTAATGTATATGCTAACTCAGGTACTATCGGTGCAAGTTTATTAACTGGTACATTAACAACAGCAGCACAACCAAATATTACTAGTGTTGGTACTCTATCTTCATTGGTTGTCGGTAATTCAACTGCTAACGTCACTATCACAGTAGGCGGAGCAAACGGTACATTAACATCTACTGGTAACATTACTGCACCGTACTTCATCGGTAACGTACAAGGTAACATCAGTGGTAACATTGTTGTACCCGGTACAAATACATCTATACTGTTTAACAATTCTGGTAATGCTGGTGCAAGTTCTGACTTTACGTTTGATGATACTACTAACATTGTCACACTAAACGGTAATATTGTAACAAATAATGCAAACTTAGGTAATGCAGCAACTGCAAATTACTTCATCGGTAACTTCTGGGGTACTGCTAACACAGCAACTACTGCGGGTACAGTAACTACAGCAGCACAACCTAATATTACATCAGTTGGTACATTAACTGGTTTAACAAGCACCGGTACTGTAAATCTAACAGGTGCAAGCAACGTAAGTTTAGGACCAGTCGGTAATGTTCGTATTACTGGTGGTACTTCAGGTCAATATCTACAAACAGATGGTACCGGAACGTTATCGTGGGCGACACTCAGCTCTAGTTCTATATCTAACGGCACAAGTAATGTAAGTATCCCAGTATCTAATGGTAACGTAAATCTTGTTGCGGGTGGTAATACAACAATGGTTGTTACTGCTACTGGATCAAACGTAACTGGCTACTTAGGAGTAACTGGTAATATTACTGCATCTAATGCTGATTTGGGCAATGCTGCAACAGCTAATTACTTCATCGGTAATCTATGGGGCACTGCTAATACGGCAACTACTGCAGGTACAGTAACAACTGCTGCACAACCAAATATTACTAGTGTAGGTACACTAACAAGTCTAAATGTTTCTGGTAATTTAGCGGCTAACTATTCCGCAGCAAATACTGCGTTTACTTCAGGAAGAGCTAACGTAGCTGTAACAACTAACACTGTTATCGACCAATTTGCTCCCGCTAGTTTTAGAACTGCTAAATATGTTATCAGTGCTGAAGGTGATGACGGATACCAATCTGTTGAAACATTGCTAATACATGACGGAGTTAATTCATACGTAACAATTTACGGTAGTATCTGTAGTAATAATACTGCTGATATTATTGAAATTTCTAGTAATGTTAGCGGAGTATCAGGAAACGTTGCATTGTATGCAACTGCATCAGGAGCTAACACAAAGGTTAAACTAGTAGCTACTTACATTGCTATCTAATAGCAATATAGGTTTCTACATTACAATTTGCTTACAACAGGGAATATGGAACTGTGACACAAAAATATTTTAACGTTAAGAACGGCTTAACGACCGGTAATATTATATTGAATGCTAGTAATAGTAGTATTACGGCCAATACATATTCGGGTAATATACAAGTCACAGGTTCTGCAAATCTTGGTTCAGTATCAAATGTTACTATAACCGGTGGTTCTGCTAACTACGTACTTAGCACTAACGGATCAGGTTCATTGTCTTGGGTTCCGCAGTCAGGCGGTTCAGGATCACCTGGTGGATCAAACACTCAAGTTCAATTCAATGACGGCGGATCTTTTGCCGGAAATGCTGGGCTAACCTTCGACAAAACTACAACTACTCTTACCGCAAATAATTTTGTAGCTACATCTAGTGCTAATTTAGGTGCTGTTGAAAATTTACACATATCTGGTGGTATTGACGGTTATGTTTTAGCAACAGACGGAGCCGGAAACTTATCTTGGGTCGAACAAGGATCATCTACTATAATCACTGCTGCGTACATGCCGTTTCAAATAAATACGTCAGAGCATTACTTGATTCCTGCAAACAGACAAGGTCTTTTCAGTTTACCTATCGATATAGGAGACGGAACATTAGAAATTGAAGGTATCTTAGTAGAAGTATAACGAGGAAAAATAATGTCATTAATTTTAAAACAGGAAAACGCAAATGCAGTACCCACCCCAGGTAGTGGTAAAGGTACTATATTTTTAAATACTAACGATGACCTAGTAGTAAAACAATCTGACGGAAATGTAACGGTTTTCCCAACTATACCTAATGTCGCTAATACTGCAATTTATTATAGTAACAATGGGTCACTTGATGGTAGTAATGCATTAACGTTCAACAATACTACTAACGCTTTGTCAGTTACTGGTAACGTAACAGCTAACACATTCAATGGTTCAGGAGCAGGTTTAACTAGTATACCCGGCGGTAACGTAACAGGTGCAGTAGCATACGCAACAACTGCCAACTCAGTAGCAGTTGGAAATGTAAGTGGAATAGGAAATATTGCTACTGTTAACTTAGATGGTAATGCAAGTAACATATTATATGGCAATGGTGCATTTGCATCTGCCCCTGTAACATATAATAACAGTAACGTAGCAACCTTCTTAGCAAGTTTTGGATCTAATACAATTACCACAACTGGTAATGTGCAAGTAGGAAATATCATCGGTAACGGTCAAGCATTGACTGGGATCAACGGTTCTAATGTAACTGGAACTGTAGCTAATGCAACATCTGCCGGTACAGCAGGGACAGTCACTACAGCAGCACAACCTAATATTACTAGTGTTGGTACTTTAACAAGTTTAGGTGTTTCAGGAAACTTAGTTGTCGGCGGAGACTTAACAGTAGATGGTAATTTGGTTTACGTAAATGTTTCAGATTTATCAGTTGAAGACCCGATTATTCAATTACAAACAGGACCAAACGCTGCTGCTCCTACAAGTAACTCAGGTAAAGATGTAGGTACTGCACTTAACTATTATGACACACAAGCTCGTGTGGCTTTTATGGGTTGGGATGTAAGTAATGCTGAATTTGGTTTCGGTGATGTAGTATCAATTAATTCTGAAGTTGTAACTTTTACTAGTTACGGTAACATTCGTGCTGATTACTTCAAAGGTAATGGTAGCCAACTAACTGGTATTATTACTAGTGTGTCAAACGTTACTAACGGTAATAGCATAATGAATGTTATCGAAAACGGTAACATCACATTCCAGGCTGCAGGAAATGCCAACGTTGTTGTGGTTAGTGGAACTGGTTTAACCGCAACTGGAACTATAGACTTTACTGGTGCAAGCAACGTTAGTTTAGGCAATATAGCTAACTTACATATCCCAGGTGGAACAGCTAATTATGTATTAAGTACTGACGGTGCAGGTAACTTATCATGGGCACAAGGAGGCGGTGGTCCAACACAACTTGCAGTCGATTCATTTACCGGTGACGGTACTACCGTTAACTTTACTTTATCAGTAACACCTAGTTCTGAAAATTATACAATCGTTGGTGTAGCTGGAACATTACAACCTAAGACTACATATTCATTATCTGGCAATACATTAACATTTTCTTCTGCACCACCAAATCAAGCACCTATTGAAGTTACTAGTTTTGCATCAGTTGGTAATATTAATCCCCCTACAGGATTGACATGGAACTTGACTAATTCAAACGTCACTATGACAGTGTTTAATGGATATTTTGTTGATACATCAGCAGGCGCACTTTCTGTGACATTACCTAGTGTTGCTACATTAGGTGACACTGTTAAAGTAAGTGATCTTGCAGGAACTGCGGCAGCTAATAATATTACTGTATTACGAAATGGGCATAATATTCAAGGAGCTGCTTCAGATTTGCTAGTAGATTATGACAATGCTACAGTAGAGTTGATATACAGTAACGTAACGTATGGATGGAAGGCAATTGGACTATAATGACTACACAATCATACTCTACATTACAAAATCAAGCACTTACTGAAGTTCTAGCACCTACGTTAGATGCTATTGCATCACCAAAAATTAACTCGATTACTTATCCAGGTGATGATACCGCAGCGTCAACTGCAGGAGGCCAAACTATTACAATTAATGGTTCTGGATTTCAAACTGGTGCAATAGTTACTGTTGACGGTTCTACTATAGGAGTTGTCTCAGTAGTAGATTCTAATACAATCACGTTCATAAGTCCTGCAAAAGCTTCCGGATCATATAATTTGTATGTAATTAATTCTGACGGTGGTACTGGTATATATATTCCTGGAATGCAATATAGTGGTACTCCTACTTGGAATACTGCTGCAGGCAGCTTAGGTACGTTATACGAAACACAAACATTGAATTATACTCTGTCTGCAACAAGTGATAGTACTATTACATATAGTGTTGGTACAGGGACATTAGTGTCAGGTGGTTCATTAAATTCTTCTACGGGTGCAATTACAGGTACAGCGGGATCAGTATCAAGTTCTACTACATACACATTTGGGGTAGATGCAATTGATACAGAACTACAAGATACACGTAGATCGTTTAGCGTTACAGTTAACCCAGACGTAGTTACTTGGAGTACACCTGCTAATGGTGCAAGTTATAGCAATGTTGTAAATGATGTATTTTCGGTATCACTAAGTGCTAGTAGTGCAATAGGAAGTCCAGTAACATACAGTGCAAATGTACTACCGGCAGGGTTAAGTGTAGGTACCGCTAATATATTTGGTACATTTACTACTGCAGGTAATAGTTCTAGTTTAATTACTGCTACCGCAACTAACACTAGCAAAACAGCAAATATAACATTGAATTGGGCAGTAGCTGCCTTGCCAGTTGATGCTAATTATGGTTGGTTTGCATCAGGTACTAGTAGCCCATCTACTTCTCAATCAGACCGCATTGATTATAGCAATGACAACGTTGCAACAACATTACGTGGATCTACAATCAACACCCAATACATGTCGGCTACCGGTAATAGCAGTTATGGTTGGTTTGGAAACGGTAGTAATACGACATTAATATGTAGATTAGATTACTCTAATGACAATGCTGCCGCTACAGATCGAGGCCCGTTATCGTTCGGAAGATATCAAGGATATGCAACTGGTAATCAAAATTATGGTTACTTTGGTGGCGGCGGCGGAACTTCTACTGGTGTTTCAGTTGTAACTAGGATAACCTATGCTAGTGATTTAAACACAAGTGAGACTAGAGGTCCTCTAGCAGCCTCTACATACTTTGTTGCCGCAACTGGAAACAGTGACTTCGGATGGTGGGGCGGCGGTGCTAACCCGAACAAGTTATCAAGAGTCAGCCGTGTTGACTATGCTAATGATAATACTACTGCCAGTGCTAGGGGCCCATTATCATCAGCTAGATACGGTATAGGTGCTGCTGGAAATAGTAACTATGGATGGTTTGCTGGTGGACTTGGTCAATACCCGACAGTATGGACTTATGTTGATAGAATTACTTTCGCATCTGACACAGGAACTGCTGCAACACGTGGTCCAATATCTCGCGGTAGACGATACATAGGAGCAACCGGTAGTATCGATTACGGGTGGTTCATGGGAGGGGTTGTTTGGGGGCCATCTGCTGGTACAGTTATAGATCGTATTACATACTCATCAGATACTACTACAATGGCGGTAAGAGGGTCTACCGCAGATAAAGGATTCCGTGCAGCAGCGGGTGGATATCCAGGATAATAAATACATAATAAAAGGTAAAAAATATGGCATTAGTAAAAATTAAACCATACATAGTCGATGAAACAAGCGACTTCACATTTAATAAAGTTACTGTTACAAGTAACGTAGTTGCAAACACAGGTAATGTAATTTTTGGTTCTGCCAGTAACGTAACTATCACCGGAGGAAGTAACGGGCAAGTTCTAACTACGAACGGATCAGGGGTTCTGAGTTGGTCAACCGTGTCAGCTGGTACTTCAATCACAGATGACACCTCTACTAATGCTAACTATTACCCAACGTTAACTACTGCAACTTCAGGTACAATTTCCTCAGCAAACGTATCAAGTTCTAAACTGTATTTTAATCCAAGTACAGGCGCCCTAGCAGCTACTGACTTTAACTCATTGTCTGACGGAAACTTTAAAACAAACTTAGTCAAGTTAGAAAAAGTAAGACAAATCTTAGAACAAATATCGGGATATAGTTTCGATTGGACAGATGGTTCCGGTAGTAGTTACGGTGTTATTGCTCAAGAAGTTGAAAAAGTAATGCCAAATGCAGTTACTGATGGCGAAAAGAAAACCGTTAACTACGCAGCCATCACAGCATTTTTAGTCGAAGCTATCAAAGATTTGTATTTGGAAATTGACAAAATCAAACAAGACATTTCTAAACACATTGATTGATTGTTGATAAGTATAATATGAACTATTCATATTATACCATAAAAAGGTTACAAAATTTTGTAACCTTTCCTACATTTGACTACCCAAACTAATAGCTAGTCAATGTCTGATTATCCAAACAGTTCTAACTACTATTGTTACCTAGAGTAGTATATGATATACTATTAGTCATACCTACAGCGTAAAATATATATTGAATTACTAGTCCGATCCGTGATAAGTAATAATCTAAAACATTTTTTAAAGCAGTACAATTTAATATAAAAACACAACAGGCAACACATGATTATAAACGTAACTAAGCGTTCTGGAAAAAAAGAACCACTTAACCTAGAAAAATGGCAAGCGCAAGTAGCAAAAGTTTGTAAAGGGATCGCAGATGTTAGCTCAAGTATGATTGAGATTAAATCGCAGTTACATTTTTATGATGGAATCACTACTAAAGAAATCGATGAAATTACTCTACGTGCTATCGTAGATTTAATCGATGTAGAGTCAAATCCAGAAATCGGTCACACAAACTACCAATACGTTGCTGGTAAACAACGTGTAAGTATGCTACGTAAGGATGTCTATGGCGACTATACACCTCCCAGACTGTACGAAATAGTTAAAACTAATATTGCTACAGGTTTATACACACCTGAACTATTAGAGTGGTATACAGAAGAAGAATGGGACAAGATGGATGACATGCTAGACCATTCAAAAGATGAACAGTATTCGTATGCTGCAATCGAACAATTGATTGAAAAATACCTAGTTCGCAATCGTTCTACTAAACAAACATATGAAACGCCGCAAGTTCGTTACATGATTGCTGCGGCTACTGTTTTTCATAAAGAAGAACCTAACAGCGCAAGAATGCGCTATATCAAAGAATATTACAATGCTGCTAGTGATGGGCTATTTACATTAGCAACACCTGTATTAGCTGGTCTTGGTACTCCTACCAAGCAGTTTTCAAGTTGTGTACTCATTCGCAGTGATGATGATTTAGACTCCATTTTTGCTAGTGGCGAAATGATGGCAAAGTATGCTAGTAAACGTGCTGGCATCGGTTTAGAGATTGGTCGTCTACGTTCATTAGGTTCTCCCATTCGTGGAGGGGAAATCATGCACACTGGGATGATACCTTTTTTAAAGAAGTGGTTCGGTGATTTGCGTAGTTGTTCACAAGGAGGCATTCGTAATGCTAGTGCTACAGTTTTCTATCCCATATGGCATCACCAATTTGATGACCTTATTGTTCTCAAAAACAATCAAGGAACAGAAGAAACACGAGTACGACACATGGATTACGGGGTGGTACTATCAGCATTCTTTTGGCGTAGATTTAAGAACAAGGAAAATATCACATTTTTCGACCCTAACGAGGTACCCGACCTCTATGAGGCTTTCTATTCGAGCACCGAATTATTTGAAGAATTATATGTCAAGTATGAAAAAAATAAGAGCCTTCGAAAGAAAGTAATGAGTGCTGAGGAAGTCTTCAAGGGCGGTATCCTTAAAGAGCGTACAGACACTGGACGTATCTATCTAGTTTTTATCGATAACGTAATGAATCAAGGTCCTTTTGATCCTGATTATCATACAATTTACCAGAGTAATCTTTGCTGTGAAATACTTCTTCCTACTAAACCCTTTAAACGTCTGGATGATGATTCTGGTCGTATCGCTCTTTGCACACTCGGATCAATCAACTGGGGCGCCTTCCGTAATCCAGAAGACATGCGCCGTGCTTGCCGTATTTTGCACCGTAGCCTTAACAATATACTTGATTACCAAGATTTCTTGAGTATACAAAGTAAATTAAGCAATGACGAGATCCGCCCATTGGGTATCGGTGTTACTAACTTAGCTTACTGGCATGCCAAACGTGGACTAAAGTATGGTACAGAAGAAGCACTGAAGGAAGTAAAATCTTTTATGGAACATCAAGCATTCTACTTGACTGAAGCTAGTGTTGAGTTAGCACAGGAAAGAGGTAGATGTGTTGATAGCGATAAGACATATTATGGTCAAGGTATCTTCCCTTGGGAGCGCAGAGCACCAGGTGTCAATGAATTAGCAGACTTTACGCCAGAGTTAAATTGGGAAGGCCTTCGTGCCCAAATGAGAGCTTATGGAGTACGAAACGCTACTCAAATGGCTATTGCACCTGTTGAAAGTTCTAGCGTTGTTATTAACTCAACTAACGGTATCGAAATGCCAATGAGTTTGATTACTGTCAAAGAAAGTAAAGCAGGATCGTTTACTCAAGTTGTACCTGAATACCATAAGTTAAAGAATAAATATCAGTTAATGTGGGAACAGAAAGATTGCGATGCGTATCTAAAAACAGCCGCTGTATTGCAAGCATATGTTGACCAATCTATTTCAACAAATACTTTCTATAATCCTGCACATTTTGAAGGTCGTAAAGTACCGACAACATTGATTGCTAAGAATCTAATGCAATCTCAGATGTGGGGTATTAAGACATTCTATTACTCATTGATTAATAAACAAGGAAGTAAACAAAAAGACGAGGCAGTTTTAGATTTACCTAACAACATCGAACTGATAGAAGAAGATTGTGAAGCATGTAAATTATGATTACCATAACAGAATCAGCAAAGTTCAAAATCGTTGACCTTCTTAATGAAGAAAATGATGCAAATTTAAAACTTAGGACATTCGTTCAAGGTGGCGGGTGTTCAGGTTTTCAGTACGGTTTTACGTTTGACCCTGAACAAAACGAAGATGATTTTGAATTTCCAGTTGACGAGAAATATAAAGTTGTAGTTGATGCAATGAGTATGCAATATTTGACAGGTGCAGTAATTGACTACAAAGAAGATTTAATGGGCAGTAGTTTCAGTATCAGTAACCCTAATGCAGAAACTACATGTGGATGTGGTAGTAGCTTTTCAATTTAAATAGGAGACGGATATGGCATATAGCGAAGCAGTTATAGATCATTATGAAAATCCTAGAAATGTAGGATCGTTTTCAAAAGATGACGTTGATGTAGGTACTGGTATGGTCGGTGCCCCAGCTTGCGGTGATGTGATGAAACTACAGATAAAAGTAGAAGATGGTATTATTACTGATGCAAAGTTTAAAACATACGGCTGTGGCTCTGCCATCGCATCCAGTAGTCTTGTTACTGAGTGGGTCAAAGGCAAAACGTTGGACGAAGCAGCAGCATTAAAGAATAGTCAAATCGCAGAAGAACTTGCATTGCCCCCTGTTAAAATTCATTGTTCAATCTTAGCCGAAGACGCTATTAAAGCCGCAGTAGAAGATTACAGGAAGAAGCATGATAACAGTCACTGATATTGCTGCTAAAAAAATCAAACAACAAATCAGTAAGCGCGGAAAAGGATTGGGTGTTCTAATAGGTGTTAAAACTACTGGTTGCAGTGGTCTAGCTTACGTGCTTGAATTTTTAGATAACGAAAACCCGCATTGCATAGAACATCACGAGAGCAACGGAGTCAAAGTATTTATGGATCCAAAATATCGACCTTATTTGTATGGCACCGTAATTGATTATGTACGTAATGGATTGAATGAAGGATTTGAATTTAAGAACCCGAATGAACGTGATAGATGCGGGTGCGGAGAAAGTTTTAGAGTATAAGGAAACTAAATGAAAAAGAGAAACTACACACAAGACACAGTTAAAAAGCTACAAGGTAGCGTACAGATTGAACACACACTAGCGAAACGCGGAGCGACAAAACTACGTGAATTGCTAGCAACAGAACCATACATCAATACACTAGGTGCATATAATGGACAAATGGCAGTACAACATGCTAAAGCTGGCTTAAAAGCAATTTACTTGTCAGGATGGCAAGTTGCCGGTGCAAACAATACCTCAAATCAAACATACCCGGATCAATCACTCTATCCTGTTGATTCTGTACCTCGTGTTGTTAAAGGTATTAACAACGCTTTCCGTCGTGCAGACCAAATTGAACACAGCGAAGGCAAAGTTGAAACAGACTATTTCTTGCCTATCGTTGCAGATGCAGAAGCTGGGTTCGGTGGTGCATTGAATGCATATGAGCTAATGGCAGCAATGATTGAAGCAGGCGCCGCTGGTGTACACTTTGAAGACCAATTAGCTAGTGAAAAGAAATGTGGTCACTTGGGTGGTAAAGTTCTAGTACCCACAAGCCAAATGATTCGTACATTGAATGCTGCACGACTAGCAGCAGATGTTGCAGGTGTTGATACTGTTATTATGGCACGAACAGATGCCGAAGCAGCTACACTTATTACTAGTGACCACGACCCATTAGACAAGGACTTTGTAATCAATGAAAGAACTGAAGAAGGTTTTTACAAATTTAAAAACGGTATTGATGCTTGTATTAGCAGAGGTCTTGCTTATGCCCCTTACGCTGATCTCTTATGGTTCGAAACTTCAACGCCTGATATCGCACAAGCTAGAAAGTTCGCTGACGCCATCCATGCACAGTATCCTGACCAAATGCTTGCCTATAATTGCAGTCCTAGTTTTAATTGGCGTAAGTTTTTGAGTGAAGACGAATGTGAAACATTCCAAAGAGAACTAGGAGAATTGGGTTATAAGTTCCAATTCATTACACTTGCAGGCTTTCATAGTGTAAACTTAGCTACATTCGAACTAGCAGAGGCTTACAAGGCAAGAGGCATGGCAGGTTACAGTGAAATGCAACAACGAGAGTTTGCTGCACAAGACCGTGGCTTTACCACAGTCAAACATCAACGTGAAGTAGGTGTTGGATATTTCGACCTAATTAGTGAAGCAGTTGGAGCAAAGTCTACAGTTGCTAATAAACATTCAACTGAAGAAGATCAATTTTAAGTGAAAAATTATGAAAAAAATTATTCTATTATTTCTATTCTTTGCAACGTCCGTATTTGCCGGTGATCTTACTATTTGTAATGGTAAGTATGCATTGTGTGCGGCTAGCACTTGTACTAAGACTGGAAAAACTATTACAACTAATAACGGTGTTTCATACCCAGAAGTTGTTTGTAAATGTCCAGTACTAGAGGGTCCTAGTATTGCAGATTTAAGTGCTGGTGTAATGAAAGGGTCATGTAATGTAGATGATCCTACTACGCAAGTATGGAGTCTATTTGCTCCTCGCATTCATTATCCACAAGAAGCAAATAACTTTGTACAAACTCCAAAGAGTGCTACAAGAGCGAAAGTTCAATCTTGCTCAGGAGACGTAGCACAAGGGTCTGCTAATTGCTGGGGTATGATGTGTAGATACAAAAAAGATCCCATTAACGGTACTACTGTTGCAGACTGTAGCTGCCCAATTGGACAGATTGCTAAAGGAATTGAATTCTTAACAGAAGCAGGTCAAGGAGATCCCAAAGCATGTGCTAAGCACCCAGTAGCTGCACCTGATCCATTCGCTGATATAATTTTAAATGTAAAGAAAAAATGAGCCAAGCACAATATAACTTAAACACAAAAACAGATTATCTTAGTCGCAAAATGTTTCTAGACCCAGAAGGCCCGGTAACTATTCAACGATTCGAAGAAGTAAAATATAAAAAGATTGCAGATTTTGAACAAACTGCACGTGGATTCTTTTGGGTCCCGGAAGAAATCAGTTTAACTAAAGATGCTAGTGATTTCAAAGATGCTAGTGAAACTGTTCGTCATATTTTTACGAGTAATTTATTGCGTCAGACTGCACTAGATAGTTTACAGGGAAGAGGTCCTAGTCAGATTTTTACACCTGTAATCAGTTTACCTGAACTAGAAGCACTAGTTTATAACTGGACATTCTTTGAAACAAACATTCATAGTCGTAGTTACAGCCATATTATTCGTAACATCTACAATGTTCCTAAAGAAGTATTCAACACTATTCATGATACACAAGAAATTGTTAGTATGGCTTCTAGCGTCGGTAATTACTATGAAGCACTACACCAAATTAACTGTCGCAAAGAACTAGGTGAAACTGTTACTGAAGATGAACACATTAAAGCAATCTATCTAGCACTACACGCTAGTTATGCATTAGAAGCATTTAGATTTATGGTTTCTTTTGCGACAAGTCTAGCAATGGTAGAAAACAAAATCTTTATTGGTAATGGCAACATCATCAGTTTGATTCTACAAGACGAACTATTACACAAAGGTTGGACTGCTTTCTTAATTAACCAAGTTGTTAAAGAAGACTCACGTTTTGCTAAAATTGCAGAAGAAACTAAAGACGAAGTTTATAAAATTTACTTAGATGTAATTCGTGAAGAAAAAGAATGGGCAGATTACTTGTTTCAAAAAGGACCAGTTATTGGTCTAAATGCGACTGTTCTTAAAGATTTTGTTGATTACACTGCGGTTAGTGCATTGAAAGAAATCGGTATTAAGTACACAGAACCTCACCCAAAGACAACACCTATTCCTTGGTTTAACAAACATTCTGATACTAGTAAAAAGCAAACTGCGTTACAAGAGAATGAATCTACTAACTATGTTATTGGTGTTATGAGTGATGCAATCGATTATGAGGCGTTACCCAGCTTGTAATACTATCTATAGGAACCCCACTTAATACGATTCCATACTCTTTCATGAATGTAGTATAGAATCGTATTAGCGGTCAACTGTACTATTGCAATAGTACCTGCTACACTAAGATTGTGTGATATAAGGTAACTAATAAGAAAAGTGGCGCTAGAACCAGTCAAGCGCCAACTAATAGTTTTCGCTAAGCTACGTAGCGATGTTTCTTTCATCAATCTTTCCCAGTTACTATAACGGCAACTTTGTCAACCCAAATTATACGCCCATTGCAGGCTATGTTCCATTTGGTTTCACCGTGTTCGTGTGTGCATTCGGTGTAAGTTTCTCCAATGATGCGAACATCTGTTGCTAAATGTTCTACACCATTTTCAAAAATTCTCCAAACTAAATCACTACCGTTGTGTTTAGTATTGAAACGAACATGATACTTATTCACTTTAGGCCCAATGATTTACGAATCTTCGTTGCGCTAATAGAATGAATGGCATCATCAAAAACTTCTTGTTCAATCTTGTAACCAACATCACGCCCATATGTAATGTTTACGATGTTAGGAACAACTTGAATTTCATATTGACCTTGATATAGAGGATCTAAATCACGCTTGATATAGTGTTTGACTTGTTCAATCGCAAAAGGATTAGAACCTTGCCAACCTTGACAGTCACGAATTTGAATCACAACTTGCCCAGTTTTAGCAATTGCACGATCAAACAATGCACGATGCCCTTCGTGCCATGGTTGCCAACGACCTAACATTTGAACTGTTTCTTTTTTCCAGTCAAAAGTAGGGCGTCTACGATTATCAATCATATGTGCAGCAATAAATTCACCCCACCATTCTGATTTTTGTTCAGTGATTCTGAAATCATAGACTTCAGGTGGTATAAAAACTTTGTTTGTATCTTCAAAACGACCTTTATCTATGGTGTCGACCCAAATAGTCCAATCTGCTTTAAAGTTGTTACGCATTTCAATCAATGGTGCAACAAAATCACAGATTACAAAGTCCATATCAACCATAGAATCAGCAAGTTCACGCATGCGTAAACTTTGACGGATACGTCCTTCCTTGCTGAAATCCCAGTCGTTATACTTCTTGCGAACATCATCCGCATTTAACCAACCTACTTTTTTACCGTTGATCTGTAAATGCTCTAAGATGTGTTGAGACAGGTAAGTTTTGCCTGCACCAGGTAAACCCATAACTAGTATACGCTGTACCATCTTTATTCCTTATTGAATAATATTGCCTGTATCTTCTGATGCTTGTGATGCTTGTGATTCTGCTTCTGCTTGTTGTGCGGTGGCAGCATTATACTGCTGCATTTGTGTACTAGCTTGAACTTGAATAGAATTCATCAATGGGGCAATTGACTCGTATGGTAATTTACCTACAGTAGCTAGAATTAGGTTTACTTGATCAAGTGTAAGTTGAATGTTGAAAATTGGATGTTCCATGGTTTACCTTTATAAAATGTATATTATAATTTATGCCTAAACAAAGAATGTACAAAAAAAGGTAGGAAAAAATAAAGGCCTCGTTTAGAGACCTTTATGTTTAGATTAGCTTAGTATCACTATCATCATTGATTACTTGTCCAAAAAAGCTCTGTTGTGGCTTAATTTCAGTATCAGTGCTATCACTAAGTGGTACATCATCTATTTCACGCCAGAATTCTGCACCACGTACACTGTCTAATACACTAGCAGGTAATACATCTTCTGGATAAAGTGCTGTTGATTTGACTTCGGGTCTGACTTCGTGCATGTCAATAAAACCATAGATTTTTACATCGTCTTCTCTGTGCAAGTTCTTTAGATTCTTAAAATCGTGATGATATTCCGGTTCACCTAAGAATTCATACACTTTCTTCATTGTTTCACGTGGATTATTAACTAAGTCTTTGTACTCAATGAAATGAATATTTGCTCTATATCCTTCAGCTAACGCCTTCTTTAGTCCATCAAACGATTGACCCAAGATACCGGGACCGGCAATAGCTTGGCAGCGAGTAACATCATTGATTGGTATGCCTTGTTGAACAAGTGCCTGGTCAATGAAGTTGATGCGGTCGTTAATAATATGCGGGTTTCTATTAATCATAGATATAAATGAAGCTAAGATTTCAGAAACATCTCGTACTGGGTACAATACTTTAGGGTGTTCAATTCCAAAATAACCTTTGATATACTCCATTCTATTAACCCAGCTACGGTTCTTCTCAAATACAATTGGCTTATCTACATCTGCGTAGTAATGATCCATAACAGAAGCTATCAGATTCTTCCCAAAGTCTATTTTAGGATAAGCCAAGAACAATTCATCATTGCTTAAAGAATTCTCTATCGCTAGCATTGTAGGTATTACAGGAGAACTAGGTCCTGAATAAAATCTAGGGTTTTGATTTAAAATAGCTGATAGCATAGTACTACCGCTTCTAGGTAGTCCAGCCATAAAATAATATTTTTTCTTAGTCATAATTTGTTCCTTATTGTTTGTCTACCGACGCAATGATTTCGTTTATATCAAAAAGATTTTGATCTTCAGTAAATGGATATTCAATTTCATTACCATTAAAATCAAAGTCAAACAAGTAACTTCCTGGAAGTTTAAAGTTGTATGGAATCTTTGTAGTTATGTTGTCATGTAAGTCATAACCAAAAACAGTTGGACTTGTGCCATTCCATAATACAGTTGAAGGTTTATTTAATGCAGCAGCAGCGTGTTGAAGCGAAGAATCTATTAGAATTCTTTTTTCACTGTGTAGCATTAAACTGAAGAATTCCATCAACGATAATGCTTGTTGTTGTGTAGCAAAAACATGATTAGCACCTTTTAATTTAGGTGAGTTAATTTTTGTAACTTGATAGATCATGTAATCTGCTTTGTAGTGATTAACTAATTCTTGTGCAATTGATTCCGGCATGTCACGAGTCCATGCATAAGGTTTCGCATCAGTAGTCATCATGCCACCATTAGTGTGAATAACCATGATAGGTTTACTACCTTTGACCCAATATCTTTTAGAAAGATCATATTGAAGTTTGTTAAACTTGATTACAGGTTTCTCACCGTTATAAGTAAGACCGTACATCTTACACCAGTTTTGGATCAACGGTAGTTTCTTGTGAATATGGTCTGTAGTGTAATATGGCTCGTGATGAAATAGTAAAGAATCTTTGTCTTGTACGTAGTTTTGGTAAAAATAACTGGTATTACCTAACTGGTACACTCTATCTACAAAATCTAAGTTGTTAAAAATATCAGGATATGCACATACAACTATGAGTTTTCGATCAGGGTGATTGTTTTTAATAACTTTGGCAACAGCCGTTGCTGCGATGTGTTTCCCAATTCCACCTTGTAGATGAAAAATACTATATTTCATTTATTATGTCCTTTTAAGGATAGTTAATCCATTGTTATTTGTTTTGTATTTGTAGAAAGTCCAATGAGAATTTTCCATCAAAAATTCTATAATAGCTGATAGAAGCCCTTTGTTGTCGTTACCGACTTCATCCCGCAATCCAAACGTGTGGGTATCGTGAAATGCAATATATTTATTGGCTTTGTTCCCGTGTAGTTTTAATTCTTGTTTTAATTGATCGTAAGTGTGCAATGTGTCAATAAACAACAAATCAACGTTACCTATTTCAATCTCTAATACATTGGCTTTTATGTATTGAACCTGTTTGCCCACTCTTTTAGCTTCATTAAACAGTCTTTGCACGTTTGAATTCAAAACTATATCATATGAAATCAATGAAACATCAGTATTCAAGAATGCTCTTGTACTGACACCTGTTCTAACGCCCATTTCTACTACTGTTTTACATTCTTTAGCCAGTTCATATAGTTCGTGAACGTTTTCATTAATGTCACTTGGTGTATTTCTTGCGTTTTGGTATTCCATCTCAAATATAGAGTTATGTGTTTGATTACGCTGTTGGGCATACATCTTAATCATATTATGGGGAATGTCCCAATTATTACTGTTCTTAAAATGATTGAATTTGATTAGGTTTTTTGAGTCTAATTCAATTCTTTTTGACACATCACTATTTGGATCATTGAACTTAGTAAGCGTTTCAGAAATCTTACCTTTTATCTTGTTAGAGTTCAATGCATATACAGTTTTTGCACGTTGAGCTAAGTAATCATCACCGTACCATACTTGATATAGTGAAGGTATAGGGGTATAAGATTCACGCAACATAAACATACAAATACCAAACGCCCATGCTTGACCGCCGATTGGTTGATTCTCGTTGTAGTTTAGTTTTACTATTTCTTCTTTGGTATCGATGTAATCATCGATTTTGTAATTGTTTTGATATCCTCTAAGATTCACACCTATGATATCACCCTGAGACAAATTGAAATCTGTGATTAACTGAAAAACAGTACTGTCTACTTTGATATCATCATTTATTATTCCAATGATTTTTGATGTAGCTCTTAAAACACCTTCATTCCATGCAGGATTTACGTAGATGTTTCTTCCATATGATATCAACTCTATTTTAGGATTCTTCAATACGTTGAAGTCAGGTCTGTTATTAATAGCATTGTCTATGATAATGACTTTGTTAACTAGTGCTTGCTCAACATACATTTCTAACGACTTTTCAAAGTCACTGGACATCCATAATGTTGGAATGATTATGTCGATCATAGTTTATGTTGCTGTTTAAAGTCACCGACATACATTTTATTACCAATGTGGGATACTGTATGATTTGGGTTAAGCCAAATGTCATAACCTAGTTCTTTAATTTTGTTGGATAACGTAATGTCTTCACCAACAAAGTCGCCGTTGACGTATGTATACTCGCAAATGTTTTTTAACTTCTTGTTTCTAAACACTAACTCTGTATTAGAATCCCAAAGATCATTAAGTACTTTTTGAGAAAGTTTTAAAAATCCTGTGCCACATTTGTTAATTTTTACGTATCCGTCAGTATCTATTACAATTTGAGGATCTATCCAAACGTTAAATGTAGTTGGTTTGTTGTCAGATTTATTAACGACAGGTACTGAAATTACATCCTTATCAGATTGAATTATGTCTATAAGAACCTGTGGATTCCAATATTCGTCATCGTCAATGAACACAACTGTGTCATATTTTTCATTGTAAGCTAATGCAAAAAGTTCATTCCTAGCCATCGGTAGAATACTCTCATTAGCTAGAAACACACATTTAATATCTAGGTCGTGTTTTAAACCTAACTTGATGGATTCACATAAGCTGTGTACAAAGTATGCGTCAACTTTTTGATCTAGGCAGGGCGTGGCTATTAAAATTTTTTTCATGGATAAAATAAAGGATTGATACTTTTATATATCAATCCTTTATTAAGATGAAAAATTATTTTTAGGTTCCTGAACACGCACCAAAATTTGATTTGGCTACTGTTAATGTGCCAAAATTTACAGCATTGCCTAATGTCTGTATAACGATATATTCTATTTTATTAAATCTAGTTCCATTACTACCGCCAGCAAATACTCCCCTAGTACCATTTGAGCATGCACCAAGATCATGATTAGTAGAACTTAAATCGCCGAAATACGTAGCATTACCAGTTGTAGCAATTGTTATATAGTCAATAACATTACTAAAACTTCCAGCGTAACCACCCGCAAATACACCTCGTGTTGTATCCGAGCAGCCGTTAATCCAACCTCTACTTACAGTTAAAGTACCAAAGTTAGTAGCATTACCCGTAGTGTCAATAGTTATATAATCGATAACATCACTATAGGCTCCTTGAAGGTCTCCACCAGCAAATATACCACGGGTACTATTAGCACAAGAAGCTAAACTAGTTCTAGCAACTGTTAAAGTACCAAAACTAGTAGCATTACCAGTTGTAGCAATTGTTATATAATCTATTGCACTAGTTTTAGTAGCTGTAGAACCGCCCCCAAATACACCCCTAATTCCGTTAGAGCAGGCACCGACCGATTGCCTAGCTGTAACTAGAGTGCCAAAATTAGTAGCATTACCTGTTGTAGCAATAGTTATATAATCTATTGTGTTTTGAGCTGATGTAATCCAGCCTCCTGCAAACACACCTCGTGTTCCATTAGAACACGCACGAACACCATCTCTAGAACTAGTCAAAGTACCAAAACTAGTAGCATTACCAGTTGTAGAAATTGTTATGTAGTCAATACCGTTTGTTTTTGACCCTGTATCACCGCCACCAAAAGTACCCCTATCACCATACTACTTGATAATACGTAGTAGGCCATACCCCATCTAACATTAATTCATATACTTCATTTAATGTGAAAACATCTGTTATTTGACTCATATATCTATATCCTGAGGTAGCCGCACTAAGAACGACTAATGAATATAGTATTTATGCGTATTTTAAGAAGAACAACTGCACTAAACGTGCGTTTTCTTTTTTATCACCAAAGTTTGCATTGTGACTATGCCATAAAAGAGAATCGAACAACACTAAACGATTGAACTTCATGGGAACCATTAAGTACTTTAACCATTTAGTGTCATCTAATCCGTCCCCGTAAATTAAGTTTTCACGAATACTATGATACGTATCATAACCTAATAGTGCGGCTTCTTCAGGGTTTCTAGGACAATGCTCAATTCCTAATTTTTTGTGCATCCAAAAACTAGTACCACCTTCAATTTCGCACTGATTTGGTGGATTTAAATACAATACCCCAGCAATATCCCAACCAGGATCAACGTGAATATATTGTTCAAACGTGTCGTTTTCTGTTGAAAGTCTAAAATATCCCGCCTCCGTATCAGATTTAGGATATCTAAGTTTACTACCGCAAATTTTTTCTATCTCGTTATGCAGTGATTGGTCATATACACTTTTCGTAGAGTTCCTTCCCGGATATGTATATCCCTCAAAAGGTTCGGGGTAATCTAATGACAGTGCGTATTTTCTTATATCATATGGATTATTGTAGAAATCATCTACAACTGCATACTTGAACTTCATATTTTTTATGGTTGCGGTATATCTGGAGCGTTTTCAACAGCTAAATCATAGTAAGCCTGCATGACTGTTTCTAAACTAGACTTATTCATTACTATGGAACTATCACCTTTGACTTCATTGAAGTGAGATTCTGCTTGATCTGCCCATTGATCAAATGTTAATACTTCAATGCCTGTTACTACTGTAACAGTAGTAGTATCTGGACATACAGATAAACAGTAATCTACTGTTGATTGTGGCTCATTGATCCAAATCTTTACATCTAACCCATCTATCAACGGATGTGTTTTTCCGTTCGGTGCTATGTTGCTCTCAGTTAAATATATTGATGGATTGCTGCTGTCAACGTAGTAGTGTTTTAAATATTGCATAATTATTATCCTTTGATATTATATTTATCGTTAATAATCTTAGTTTCTTCATCTAGTGTCGTGAAACCCTTGACAGTCATCCAATTTACCATAGATAAACGATGTCCTTTAGTTACTGGTTCTACACCATGTAAATAACTAAAAGTTGAAGGGAAGCATACTAGCATACCAGGCTCAGGACGAATTCTGACTCTAAGTTCTGGGAATACAAAATCACCCCCTTCAAAATCATCGTTTAGAAAAAGAACAGTACTCAAGTCACGATCTGTTGATTTCCTCCATAATACTTCTCCGTCAGGAGCTTTCCATAATGATTGACCGTCTACGTGCGGCAAGTAATGTCCGCCTACTGAATAAGATAATAACTGCGGAGCTTCAGAATCCCTAATCTCAAAATCATATGCTGGATTGATGATATTAAAAACAATGTCTCTATATAAGTCTACGATAGTATCCATGATGCCAGAAATATCTATCATTTGTGTATCACGTACTTTTTTGTCAACCGTGAACGAAGTCTTCCCTGACTTGTTAGTTTCTTCAGGATCAAACACAGACAGATCAATTTTGTTTTGTTGTCTAACATAATCTGTGATAAAGGCAAGACCCTCTTTAGAAATGACATTGGGCTTAATTAAAATATTGGATAGTAAGTTATCTTTCATCAAAGTCTTTCAAATTATTTTTTGTATTCAGAGTTAAACAATTTTTTGGGTGATGGAATAGACTGCTGAACAGTTTTAGGTGACATAGTTGATTGCTGACCATCAGAACCAAATGAAGGTTTTACTTGATCTGAATGCATATTATCTAATCGTTGTGTGATAGATTCATTGCCTAGAGCAAGACTAGTTCCAGTAACTTCTTCAATACCTTGCATTACTTTTTCCTGTAGTCCTAGTAGTAACTCAGATGGATCACCCAACAGAGCTTTGCCTAGGTCAGGATATCCGTTTTTAATTCTATTAACATCATCAGACACTAATGTAGGTGCAGTGCCACGGCGCATACTGTGAATGTTACCGATGCTGATACCAGTCTTGTGAGATACCATTTCGTCAAACGCTTGGTTCGCAAATCTACGTTCCCAGTAAATGTGATCTTCTTTTTCAAACTGTTCACGTGTGATTGGACCACCGTTCATCTCAATAAGTTTGTTTAGTAACTTGTCAAAGAACTCAATCTGTTGCACACGGTCACGAATCTCAAGTTCAGAAGACTTTAAGAAGTTTTCAAGATTCATTGAATCAAGATCATACCAACATAATTTTTTGTTTCCTTGATTGTCAAACCATTCAATAGGGTCGTTCTTTGGTTTATCTTTCCACTTATACTCAAATTCACGTTGCTTTTCCTTCATCTCAGTTACTTTACTGAATAGGCCCTCTGCCATAATTCTACGGTTCTTCAATAAAGCATTGAAAGATGATGCAATTGTAAAATTGTCTAGTGCGATGAACTTTTCAATTTGGAAATTAGAACGACCTTGTGCATGTTCTTTATCGTATTCTTCCCACTTGAATACTTCATCGTATACTTTCTTCAACACCTTTGCGTCTGCTGCAATATCAGAACCGGTTTCATTCACTAGAGTGGAAATACTTGCTTTTGTCATTGTGTTTGCCTTATTTGTCAATTTGTTTAAAAGTTGTAGCCATTCCTTAGAGATAGACTCCCAACTGTAATATTCTTTAAAAGAATTTTCTTTACTAGAGTTATATTTATACTTGTCTAAAACCCATATGATTTTGTTTGCAAAATTGTCTAAAAATATCCTGTCGGGTATCCAACCAGAAGGTGAGTTCTTACCAGTCATTTTAACAATTTCACCAAAACCCATTGATGTTTCTGGTAAAGCACCTATATCTGATATAACTGGAATGCATCCAGAAATCATTGCTTCAGCCAATGCAACACAGAATGTTTCTTCCCATGTGTTTGGATATGCAAATATATAAGCCTTTGCAAATTCGTCTGCTAATTCTGTGTGTGATATAGCAGGAGAATATTCTGTATTTGGCAAAGACATTAATTCTTTATATAATTTCTTTTGCTCAATTGAATCTTCCAATCCATACAAATTCATAGCAGAAAACACTTTGAGTTTTGCATCAGGGTGTTTTTCTAAAACTCGGGTAAAGATATACGGTAAGTATTCAAGTCCCCTAAATGGAGTGCTTGCGTATATAAGAGTTTTTTCTTTTTTACCAGTATAAAAGTAATCAGCGACCCCATTGCGTATTACTGTTATTTTTGACTCTGGTACAGGACTGTATTTTAAAAACTGTTCCTTCTCCCACTTTGATACACACACTACATGAGTAATCTTGCCCCAATCTGTTCCCAGATACATGGGCTGGTCAATGTTTGAATGCGCCCATAATATCTTTATGGGTTTGTTTGATTGAATCAGCCTGTTAGGGATATGGTCTATTTCAACATCTTCTGGTACTTTTAGATGTTCAAATAAAAATTTATATGAGGATTCGGTAGCGCCTGAAATCATTCTTGAAATACATGTGAGCCAACGTGAGCAAGATTAATAGAAACATCTAACCAAGGTTGAATGCCACATCTTTTAGCTCTTTCAAAGAAACTCAAATCTTCAGGGAGAAAAACGTCATTCTCTCTAAGTTCAGAGAAAAAGTGATATGAGTTTTCAATTTCAGCTGGTGTTGGTGGACTATTAGTACTTTCACTATTTGGTCTGTACTTTAATTCATGTCCGTATTTTTCAGTAAGTTTTTCAAAAACACTTCTATGAATTAATGAAAACCCAATACCTATGCGGTCGATTGCAACAAGGTCCCCCTCACGCTGCATTGGGTTTGTCAGGGTATAGTTCCACTTGAGTGGTATAGACTTCATTGGGTAAGCACCACATACTATATCTTTTTGATGAGAAAACAACTTCAACATGTCAGGAGGATTGAAACCTACATCTGCATCAAGAAAGAATAGATATTCAAACTCTGTATTGTTGATGAAAAAATTTGCAATACGTGAACGACCTTTGGAGATCAACGACTCGTTGGCAATAGTTAGTAGCCCATGAGGTATATTATTACGAACAAACAATTTTCCTAAATTGAAAAGTGAATTAGTTGTTTTATCCGAAACAACTCCACCGTAGCACGGCATTGCAATCAATACTGACATTAATAAAACTCCTGTATAATCAGAGTTATTTAGTGTGTAAAATGAGCATGTTCAATTATCTGAACTATCGGTTAGTCTAAACATGTAGTCAGTATTAGTAAAATCCTTAACACCAAAAATGCGTTCTGATGTTTTATCAACACTTTTATAATATTTCTCTGCCATATGATCTAAAAAGTCTTCAAGATCATTTGAATGAGGTAATTGACCGTCAGCAATTTTCATAGCAGTTACTTGAATGTACCCAGTGACTTCTGTAAGTGAAACTTGTGGGTGAACGCCATACTGTTGTAGATATTCGATAGTAGCAGTCTGTGCCCTACCGCCTTCAAGTATATTGCGATACATTAACTCAAATCCTCTACGAACATGGTGACGTTTTTCTTCAGCTTCGAACGTTGCTTCATCCCATTCATCAATATTGTTCTTTGACTTTATGTTTTCATAAGCATCGATTAATGTCGCAATATCCTTGAAAGCTCCGTTGATTTTTGATTCCATCAAAACAAGACTGAATTGCTTTTGACGACATTCGGCTTGCTCAACTAAATCTGTACTATTTTGTAGTTGAGAAATTTCTTTTACTAATTTAGCATGATTGACTTGTGCTTCTGCTAAAGCCATTTTACGACTCTCAACTTCTGCGAGAATCTGTCTCATCATTCGCATTGGTGATTGACCATTCAGCATAGTCAATGTCATTAATGCCAATGTAGTTTGACTATTACTACGATCAAATGCCTTTGTCTTTTCTGTTAGTTCGGGTAAAAATTGATTTACTTTTGCAACAGCTACAGCGTTAATTTTGTTTTCTGCGATAGTTGGAATATTAAAGGAAACAGAGGTTGATAGTTCAGTAGTCATATATAATTACCTATAATGGTCTATATATTTATATACTGATTGGAATACGAGTAATTAAGTTCCTGAGCAAGAAGCTAATGATTGTCTACTAACAGTTAAATCACCAAAATCTGTAGCATTGCCGGTACTAGCAATAGTAATATAATCAATTACATTAGAATTTACGGTAGTATAACCACCACCAAATACACCTATTGTTCCATTTGAACAAGAAGACAGCTCCTTTCTAGCAACAGTTAAAGTACCGAAACTAGTTGCATTGCCTGTTGTTTGAATAGTAATATAATCAATTACATTAGAGAGCGAACCGGTATTACCACCACCAAATACACCACGAGTAGAATCAGAACATGCAGCTAAAGCACTTCTAAAATTTGTTAAATTACCAAAGTTAGTAGCATTACCTGTAGTAGCAATTGTAACATAATCTATTTTATTGGTATATGCTGAGTCGCCAAATCCACCACCAAATACACCACGAGTAGAATCAGAACATGCACCTACAGAATATCTGGCAGCAGTCAAATCACCAAAATCTGTAGCATTGCCGGTAGTAGCAATCGTAATATAATCAATTACATTAGAATTTGCATTTGAAGCATATCCACCACCAAATACACCTCTTGTCCCATTAGAACAAGCACTCACACCTTCCCTGCCACTAACAGTTAAATCGCCGAAGTCTGTAGCGTTACCAGTTGTGGCAATAGTAATGTAATCAATTACATTTGAAATTGGACCATTACTACCGCCACCAAATACACCTCTTGTCCCATTAGAACAAGCAGCTAATCCTTGTCTACCAACAGTTAAATCACCAAAATCTGTAGCATTGCCGGTACTAGCAATAGTAATATAATCAATTACATTAGAGATCGACCCAGTGGTGCCGCCACCAAATGTACCTCTACTACCGTACCATACTGGTTGATAATATGTAGTGGGCCATACCCCATCTAATATTAATTCATATACTTCATTTAATGTGAAAACATCTGTTATTTGACTCATATTTTTATTATCCCGGATACCCGCCAGTAGCAGCTAATCCATATCTACCTGCGCTTAGAGGACCCCTTGATGATGCAGCAGTAGAATCACTCGCATAAGTGATGCGATCTACTGATGACATTAGATTGGGACTACCTGCACCAAAATAACCATAATCAGCATTACCGGTTGCAGTAAATAAGTACCTGTTTACAGTTAACGGACCTCTAACGCTAGCGAGTCCGGTGTCACTTGCATAATCAACTCTATCCACCCTAGATAACAATAAAGAATTAATCTGGTCGACTCCACCGCCCCACCAACCATAGTTACTATTGCCGGCTGCTGCTGGCGCCACTACAGTAGAATTTAAATTTCCTCTTACACTTGATGTACTTAAATCACTTGAATATGTAATTCGTGTTAAGTATGAACGTTGAGTTGGTACAGGTCCATTATTTATTGTTCCGCCCCCGAACCAACCATAGTTACTATTACCTGTTGCAGCAAGTTGAAATATTATTTCATATAAACTTCCTCTAACACCGGCAGTTCCTGTATCACTTGAATATGTTATACGATCAACTGTGCTTAAAACACTGGGGGTACCATTACCACCGCCACCGAACCAACCGTAATCAGTATTACCAGTTGCTGCTAATAGATATCTTGCTGCACTTAGTGGTCCTCTCGCACTAGCAGTAGAACTGTCGCTAGCATAATCTACACGATCTACGCTAGAAAGCACGTCTGGTCTGCCCCCTCCAAACCAACCATAATTTCCATTACCGGCTGCGGTAAACCTGTGTCTGACTACAGTTAAGGGACCTCTAACGCTAGCTGTCGCAGTGTCATTTGCATACTCGATTCTATCGACCAACGAAGCGTCTATTGATGGAGATGGTTTACCACCACCGAACCAACCATATAATTCTCCCGGTGGAGTTGCTGGTTGATATGTAGTGGGCCAATAACCGCCTAATTGTCTTGCTCGTACATCAGACCCCCAAAATGCACCAGTTGTGTTAGTTTCCGCCATAAAGCTCCTAAATTATATTCCGAATACTTTATATTTATTCATTTTTTTACTTTTTCTCCAGTACTCTAAACCAGAATATTGTTCAACTAACTTTTTACCAAGGATTTTTTCAGGATCTAAATTTCTATTCTTTAATACAGGACGCACATCATGCATTCCATCAAACCCATATGACATATCATCTACAGGAGTCACATTTTTAATGTTGTTAAAGTCAAATTTATGGTTACTGACACCCCAAAACTTAGTAATGTTGTATAGTACCTCATCGGGGCTAGAAACTAAATCATCATATTCGACTATATGCAATCTGTGGCTATCGGGACTAGAATATCCTTGATACATACTCCACAAACTTTGATTGACGATCCCGATTGGTTGCATCAAATACATACACCTATTCTCAGTAGTCAAATCTAAATTGTTTTCGAGTAACCATAAATCAATGAAGTTTTTTCTTTTGTTTTGTTCATTCTCTGCTAAAGTAATAAAACTTGCTAGAATACTTGGTATGTCTCTTACGATACAAACAATTTTTGGATCAGGCGTGATATGATCTTTTATTCGTTGAATATTGTTTGGCCAACCTCTGCTATTATCAACAATATACTTTTTCTCAATATGAGCATAGTATTGCTGTGGCATCGACCTTAAAATTGCATTTTTACCTATGTGATTTGGGTCGGCGATAAAAGGATCGCTAGTTTTGAAATATTCTTCACAATGATACAAAAGCTCAATTGTAGGACTTAATGATGAGACATATAGATCCGGATGTTGGTTTAATACTGATGCAAGCATGGTTCCACCAGAGCGTGGTAACCCAGAATAAAATAGAAATTCATGATTCATAGTGTTTGACGTAAATTATAGTATTTTATTTATAGGTAAAAAAACAGGACTATAAAAGTCCTGTTTTTATAAGTCATTGAAGTAAATTATTAAGACCAAATATTTTCTGCTAATTTGCTTTCGCCTGCGGCAATAGCTGCGATTAAATCACTGATATCTTCACCAGAATCAATAACGTCTTGGGCCGCAACAACAAGTTTCAAATGACTAACATTACGCTCAATATTACCTTTACGTTCAGCAGTTGCAGCTTCACCGTCTGCTATTTTTTGAAGTTCATCAGTAACAACCCAAACGCTGTCACGTGCAGCACTAATAGTTGCTTGAATTTGTTCTAATGTGCGTGTCTCGTTTTCCATGAATATCTCCTATGTGTTTTATAATATATTTAGTCTAAAATAAATTTTTAGTCTTTACTAAACGTTTTATCAAATGCTAATGTTGGTTATCCTGCATAACCGCCGACTGCTCCCATTCCTGTAGCAGTTCTGTCTAATAGACCCACATTTGATGTAGCGACGGAATCATTGGAATATTGAATACGTTGTATATTAGATAATGTAGGCCAACCACCTGATGCGAGATACCCATACGTAGTAGTACCAGTACCACCTGCATGAGTTTTTCCTGTTACCATTGGCCCCCTAACACTTGCAGTACCGGTATCACTTGCATAGTCAATACGGTCTATCGTAGAGAATTGCACACTTGTGTAACCTCCTGCAAACCAACCATAATTGCCGTTACTAGTTGCACTAACACCGTATCTTGCAGAACTCAACGGTCCTCTAGTACTTGCGGTATTAGTATCACTTGCATATTGGATCCGATACACTGCACTTCTATCTGTGGGTGTCGGCCCCGGTACTACCTTTCCATTAGCATACCAACCATAACTACTGTTACCGTGTGCAGCAAAATATTTACCTGAGGCGCTGAGCGGCCCTCTAGTACTTGCAGTACCTGTATCACTTGCATAAGTGATTCTGTCAATCCGGTCAATCGTTGGATTGTTGCCGCCGCCGACCCATGAATAATCAGCATTTCCGGAAGAACCTGCAGCATAAACTGTTCCAGTTAATGGTCCTCTAACACTTGCAGTAGCATTGTCATTTGAATAATCAATTCTATCTACGGTAGAAATGTTAGGTGACCATCCGCCGCCAGCGAACCAACCATAATTGCCGTTTCCTGAAGCGCCAATCATAAATCTTCCGACAGACAACGGTCCTCGTGCAGTTGCTGTACCGGAATCATTAGCATAATCTATTCTGCTCACTGACGATACATTGTATGCGCCACCGAACCAACCATACAATTCACCTGGTGGAGTTGCTGGCTGATATGTAGTAGGCCAAGACGAACTACGTTGCAGATTGTATACTGTTTGTATTGAAAAAATTCCTTTTGTTGCCATAATTTAAGTTCCTGAACATGCAGCTAAAAAACGTCTTCCAACTGACAAATTACCAAAGTTTATAGCATTACTTGGTGTAGCAATAGTAACATAATCAATAACATTATAATTACCTCCACTATATTCACCTCCACCAAACACTCCGCGAGTGCCATTTGCACAAGCAGCTGGATTTTCCCTAGCAATAGTTAAGTCACCGAAATCTGTTGCATTACCAGTAGTAGCAATAGTAACATAATCTATTACATTGGATGGACCATCACCGCCACCAAACGTACCTCTACTTCCATACCATAATGGCGGACTGTAATATGAAGTGGGCCAGTAACCACCTAGTTGCCTAGCCCTTACATCATATCCCCAGAATGCTCCAGTAGTGTTAGTTTCTGCCATATAATCTCAATATTATACTGTTATATTTTTAGCAGATACAAATACGCTCAATACATTAGCAGTTGTTCCTTGAATAGCAATCTTATCACCAATAGCCATGAACTTTGGATTATCACTCAACTCAACTGTAGCTCCTGCTGGAATAATCAATTCATAACACAAGTAACTCTTAATCACATTCGATGAATCAGTCCAGGTAATTGTAATACCGTGGTTGTTTCCAGCAGAGTCAACGTTCGCTATCTTAATACTTTCAACAACTGACTTGTATGTTGTAGATGTATACAAAGCTACTGACGAAGTTGTTGCTAGTGCAGCACTTCTCATATAGTTAGAATTTTGTGCATTTTCGTAAACGATTGTTGCGTATGCCGATGATGCATTAGATGCCTTAAGTGCAATAACGTCACCGTTCTTAACAACTTGTGGCTTCTTGAGCATTTCAACAGATGAACGAATTGGCACCGGAATCGCACAGAATAGACCAATAGCAGAACCACCTGATGGAGTGAAGTTACTATCAACGGTGATGCATGTTGTTGTATTAATGTTAGAGATGAACAACGAATGAACAATCGCATCTGCACCAAATGTAATTGCAGTTGCCATTGATGTTGTCAATGCATAACATGAACCACCTTGAATTGCATCGTTGAAGAATCCTTCACCGTTACCTAGTGGTACAAGAGCAGAACCGTTAACTAATACGCAACCAGAACCACAAACTTGCATACAGTTAGTACCTGCCTTCAAGAAGATGTTGTTGGTCATGTTTGAAGTACCTACGTAATCACCGATGATGATGTTGCAAGTACCGGAGACGTTACAATAACCAGCACATTGACCTATGAATGTGTTATTAATACCTGTTGTGTTACAGAAACCAGCACAGAAACCAGCAAAGAAATTACAACCGCCGGTTGTAACTGATCGACCAGACTGTCTACCTAAGAAAATGTTGTCATTACCGGTTGTGTTACTACATCCAGCATTCCAACCAACAAATATATTGTTAACACCGTTTGTGTTCGCAGTACCTGCATAACGCCCGATGAAAGTATTATAAGAACCGGTTGTGTTATTACATCCAGTTCCGCAACCCATGAACACGTTATGGTTACCAAAAGTATTTTTAAAGCCAGTAGATTCACCTATGAATATGTTATCTACGCCACTTACGTTACAGTATCCTGCAGAATTACCGATGAAGACGTTGTTGTTGCCGGTTGTAGTGAAGTAACCTGTATATGTACCTATAAAGACATTATTGACTGAGTTACTGCACACTCCTGACTTGTAACCTATTATTGTGTTATATTTACCGGTTGTGTTACAAGCACCAGCACATAGACCTATAGATATGTTGCCAAGGCCAGTTGTATTACGGAAACCTGCACAACCACCTAAAAATACATTAAAAGAACCTGTAGTAGTATATCTTCCAGCAGCATAACCCATCATCTGATTATTACAACCAGTTGTTATGTTACCTCCAGCAATGCCTCCCATTAAGTTGTTACATGAACCAGTTGTTATAGCATATCCTGCTTGATCTCCGAACAAATTATTCCAAGAAGCACTAGTTCCATAGTAACCGGTATAGGCACCTATATAATTATTGAGGCAACCAGTGACGTTACAATAACCAGCTTGTCGACCGATGAAAGTATTTCTAATTCCAGTTGTATTTTTGAAACCAGCACACATACCTGCAAAAAAGTTAAAACTTCCGGTTGTGTTACATCTGCCTGCACACTCACCAATAAAGATGTTATCAGTACCGGTCGTTGTTGCCGAACCAGCACATAGACCAGCAAAGAAGTTATCAGAACCAGTACCACCTGTACCGCTGATACAGCTTACGATGTTAGTTGTGTTGCATACGTTGAATGCACTTGAACCACCAACAGCAGCTCCATTGACTGTTAATGAGCCACCTGATACCTGTAGACACTGAGTACCTGCTTGTAGACGAATAGTGTTGCTTAATCCAGCACTACCTGCATAACTACCAATGATTAAGTTATTAGAACCAGTAGTTACACTACAACCTGCATTGCAACCAAGGAATGTATTGTTTGTACCACTTGAGGTATTATAACCTGCACACAGACCGGCAATGAAGTTATTAGTACCAGTTGATGTTTTGAAACCTGCATAGTAACCAGTGATAAAGTTGTTACTTCCAGTTGTATTACAGTAGCCAGCATTTTTTCCTATAAACGTATTATAATTACCGGTTGTGTTACTGTAACCGGCGGCGCCGCCGATGAAAGTATTATTTTTTCCGAATGTGTTACTGTAACCGGCATTGCCGCCGATGAAAGTATTATAAGTACCGGATGTATTAAATCTGCCAGCTAGATACCCTATAAAAACGTTTATTCCGCCGGTGGTATTTTTACAACCTGCAGCTCGCCCGGCAAAGACGTTATATTTACCAGTTGTGTTATATAAACCAGCTTCACCCCCAACAAAGAAGTTATCAGTACCGGTTGTGTTACATAGACCAGCATTTTGTCCTATAAAGACATTACAGCTGCCGGTTGTATTCTTAAAACCAGCACATTGTCCAGCAAAGAAGTTGTTAGTACCAGTTGTGTTACATTGGCCAGCATTTAAACCAATGAATGTGTTGTTAGTACCGGTTGTGTTATTATAACCCGCACATTTTCCAGCAAAGAAGTTGTAATTACCAGATGTGTTGCAATATCCAGCCCTGGCACCAATGAAAGTATTATAGCAACCGGATATGTTATAAAATCCTGTTTTCTCTCCTAGAAAAATGTTTTGTGAACCGTATGTGCTGCTTAAACCTGCACCTTCACCAATAAATATATTCTTAGTACCTGATACATTGTATGCACCAGCAGATGCTCCGATAAATGTATTAGAACCGCCGGTTGTACTACGGGATCCAGCATTATATCCTATAAATACGTTGGATTGAGCAGTAGTATTACACATACCGGCACGACGGCCGAAAAATATATTATCTACGCCGCTTGTGTTTCTATAACCAGCACAGAAACCGGCAAAGACGTTATGACACCCAGTTGTGTTAGAATAGCCAGCACATTGACCAACAAAGAAATTACATGCACCAGTTGTGTTAGAATAGCCAGCACATTGACCTATGAAGGTGTTGCTACAACCAGTCGTGTTATTGTAACCTGCACATTGTCCAGCAAAGAAGTTATCAGTGCCAGTACCACCTGTACCACCGATACAGCTTACAATGTTAGTTGTATTGCATACATTGAATGCACTTGAGCCACCAACAGCAGCTCCGTTGACTGTTAATGAGCCACCTGAAACTTGTAAGCACTGAGTACCTGCTTGTAGACGAATAGTGTTGCTTAGTCCAGCAGTGCCCGCATAAGATCCAATAATCAAGTTATTACTGCCAGTTGTTACTGCACAACCTGCATTGCATCCAATAAATGTGTTGTTAGTACCGGTTGTGTTACATAAACCTGCACACTGACCAGCGAAGAAGTTGTTAATACCGGTTGTGTTTTTTAAACCAGCGCTACATCCTAAAAAGACGTTAAAATTACCAAATGTATTATAGCGCCCTGCATATTTACCTATAAAAGTATTATCTACCCCTGATGTAGTACTGTTACCAGCGTAATAACCGATCAAGGTATTACCGCAACCGGTTGTATTACTATAACCCGCGCCCGCCCCGACGAAAGTATTATATTTACCTATTGAATTGTTCTGACCAGCCGTTTCACCTATAAAGACGTTTTTATTACCGTATGAGTTGGTGTTACCGGCATTTTTTCCTATAAAGACGTTATTACGACCTGAAACGTTATATCCGCCAGCGCCATATCCTATGAAAGTATTATAAGTTCCTGTGGTATTACACCTACCAGTGTTTTGACCGATGAAGATATTATTGATACCAGTTGTATTCTTAAAACCAGCACATTGTCCTGCAAAGAAGTTGTGATTGCCGGTAGTGTTGCATTGGCCAGCATTTAAACCAATGAATGTGTTGTTATTACCAGAAGTGTTAGCTTGGCCTGCACCAGACCCGATAAATGTGTTATTTACGCCGCTAGCGTTATTGCAACTACCTGCATTGGTTCCAGCAAAGAAGTTAGTCCCCGATGCATTGAAGTTTTGAACGTTATCTAGTTGACAACTGTTGTTGATGATTGTGGTATTACAAACTTTAATGGCCATGTTTTATCCTTATACTGCTATAACTTATATACAGGTAGCCAGCAAAGGACAACAGTCCTCATACCACGCCATCTTCGTTCCTCTATACAAGTTACTAGGCAAAATTTATTCTTTTATCTATTATTTATCAAATTTGGATAAACTCCCACTTTTAACAATTAATACTTTACATTTTTCAATAGACTATATATAATATATTAAGGAGTTACTATGTCGTCAACAACACAAGAATTAACCCCAGAAGAAAAACAAAAACGTGTAGAAATAGCAAAAGAAACGACGGAATATATACTAAAAGAAAGCAAACGCCGCGAATGGGCTCAAGCTAAAGACACTACTCTTAGTGTTTGGAACAATCTGCAACGTATTGAACAAAAAGAACGATGCATTAGGGTCAAGTTTTTAGATTGGCTATCAGACAAATTGTTGTCATGGAGTCAGTCCGTACACCAAATGAGTGTAAAAATTGATAGTCCATGTGTGATTAAACTACCCGAAAAAACTAAAAAATAAAGGAAATATTATGAAAGCTATAGTGTGGAGCAAATATCAATGCCCCTACTGCGAACAAGCAAAGGCATTACTAACACAAAAAGGAATCCAATACGAAGAACGTAAAATCGGTGATGGATACACGAAAGAAGATTTATTAGAAGCAGTTCCTACAGCAAGAACCGTTCCGCAAATCTTTTTAGATGGTGAATTAATTGGTGGATTCACAGAACTTAAACAAAAATTAACAGAAAGCAAATAATGACAATAGAAGTAGGTAAAGTTTATACCCTTAAATTTAATTCAGGCGAAGAAATGATTGCTAAGGTCGCAGAGACTAAAGATAATTATATCTCAGTCACAGACCCATTATCAGTTGCACCTAGCGCACAGGGAGTTGGATTAATTCCCAGTTTGTTTACCGCAGACCCTGGATCATCCGTCATGATAAATATTAATAGTATTGCTATGTACTGTGAAGCAGAAGATAGTGTTAAAATGAAGTACCTAGAAGCGACTACAGGAATTAAAGTTCCTGAGAAAAAAATTATATTAGGATAAAATGCCAGCATTAAGCAGACAAGGAGATCAAAACACAACCGGCGGAAAGATTATTCGTGGTGCCGGAACAGTGTTTGCAAATGGAAAACCAGTTGGGTTACACGTTAGTCCTATTACTCCTCACGCACCTTACGGTAGACCACACCCCCCACACAAAAATGCGACTACAACCGACGGAAGCCCTACTGTATTTGCTGAAGGTGATCCTGTGTTAAGAGTTGGATCGGGAAATAGTTGTGGTCATAGCATAGTTGAAGGTAGTCCAGACGTTTACGTACCATGAGTCTAACACCGTTAAAGATTAATTCCTTAGGGGACCTATTACAAAATTCTGGATTTAACATTAATTCAGATGCAGTCACCTATATGGGTTCAAGCACATCTTTAAGCAACTATACTCAGGGTACAACAGTCTCATCAACTGTGTTAGCAAAATTATCAACTGTAATTAATCTAGCTTATCAAAAGATTGGTTCTGGAATTTCTTCAACCGTATACCAGAACTTAATTTCTATTGGAAGTACAACGATCCCTGCATTAGGAAATAGCAAGCCATCGACATACACCAATACTTACACAGGTCAAATCACAAGATTTGGATGGCTACGACTAATTCCATATCAAGCATATAATGAATTTTATCTAAACAACGGGTCTTACAGCGACTTCACTAATACATTATCTACCTGTTTTTCTAAGAAAAATCAACTCAATGATGTAATAAAGTCAGCTAATAACAGCATTACTTTCTTGGACGGAATCTATAGTAACATGAATGATTTGATTACCAGTGATATCACTGGTGTTTCGTTAAGTACATTCTACTGGGGACAAGATTTAATTACTTTAGGTAAAGCAATTGATTTAACATCTATCAATACGTTTGGAGAACCCGTAAATCTGTTAAGAACGTTATATAAAAATCAAGCACTAACTAAGTCTATTAATCTAGCATTGTTGAGTGCTGGAATGTCTACTTCTATGTTAACAAGACTGATAGAGGGCGAGACACCTACGTTAGAACAACAGCGTTTGATGTACAGCGCATTTTGTGTCATCGTGGGTAATGACTTAGCTGAAGCAATGATTCCGTTGAATTGTCAAACTATTGGACTTGAAACATTAGCAGATTTATTAGATGTAAAGAAATTATTCCCCAATAGTTATAAGACATTAACTTTCCCAGTATTCAATGGAACTGTCCAACCAACTAACAGTAAGACATATTATCTAATCTATTCAGGAAATAGTCCTAATTTAAATTCAGGCGTAAGTCTAGGCACTAGACTACGAAACATGGTGCCAGCCGAATTAGCAGCTACGTGTGATGCATTTAGTTTAGCTATGTTACAAATTAAAAACATTCAGTCAATGAATATTGAAAAATTCAGTCAAGTAGTTTTTAACTTAGAAAATACTGAGGGATTGGTAAATATTAGCGGAACTACGACACCCACTAATCCACAAATGGCAAACAGTGTGTTGAACAGTTTGGCTAAAGGCTCTAACAGTGACGGCTCATACAATATGTGTGATTTCTTCGGGTCTATGACAAATCTACATTATCGTTGGGAAGATTTGCAAACGCAAATTAAAAATGTTCAGTCACTTCAACTAGATGCAATATACAATGAGATGTTGACGGTCATGAATTCAACTGACTATTCAACTATGCAGATACTAATCAATCGTGCTAATCAAGAAATTACCAATATCAAAAATACAAAAGCAACATTAGCTAATCAATTAAACGCTACATATTCTCAGTTTGGTTCTTTCTTGCAAATCGAACAAACAGCTAGGAGTATCGCTATACCTAATGTTAGTGATTTAGAAACTACTAGTATGGATATCATTGCGTTTGAAGAAAGTTTAGATAGTTATGCTCAAAACACTGAAGTTAAGGGCATGGCACTAGTTATCGAAAACATATGCAATAGAGCAACCATTGGTGGTAATAGTACGATTGGTGCCATGCGTGAAGCTAGAAATGCTATTCGTTTGGGTCTTACTGGAACTGAACAAGATAATGATGTCAACAGTTCTAGTGAGTTGGTACTACCAAGACCAACTGGAAAAACACTAAACGAATTACCTATCAATGGATTTACGAGTTGCAGTCAGATAAGTAATGTACCAATAGTTACTGGTGCTGCAACTATTCCGGGTAGTCTTGCTGGTTCAAGTGAAACGACACTAATACCAACAAATCTATCTATACTGATTCAGCCAGTGTGCGATTCAGTCGTAACTCCTGACGAAGCAGTTAACCAAGTTGTATTGTGTAATTGCGATTGTTGGGACAATTTGTGATTTTGGTTATATAACCAAAATCATTGTGCAAAACTCAAAATCGGGCGTATACTTATAGTAGCCTGAGGAAAGGAAATCAATGAAGCACATTCTATACGTTAATACTAAAATTTTAGTATTACTTTCTTTAATTTTTGTTAGTTTGTTAATGCCCGCAAAGGTAAAAACTAACATAGCACACACCTCAGACCAAATTGCCAATTCTGTTAAAAAAATAGATATGAAGCAACTTATTTGTATGGCAAACAATATTTTTTATGAAGCCGGGTCAGAGACTGTTACAGGTCAAGCCGCAGTAGCTAGAGTTGTTATGAATAGAGTCCGTCACGGTTTCGGTGCTGACCCATGCAAAGTAATATATCAAGTAACTAAAATTGACGATAAAAAAATATGTCAGTTCAGTTGGGTATGTGAGGGTAAAACAACCCCAAACAAAAACGATCCTAGATATTTGAAAGCAATGGATACCGCATATCAAGTTATGGTACATGATGCATACAAAGATGTTGTGACAAAATCTACTTTGTTTTTCCACAATACAAGTGTTGAACCTAATTGGCCACACAAAAGAGTAGTTCAGATCGGTAATCATATTTTTTACGCAAAAAACTATAAAAAGCAATGAATACTAGTCCAGATCGCGGATCATTCCACATTGAATGCGAACTCAAACGTGTTGAAGAAGGTGAGAAAACACCCGAAGAAGCCCAACACATGATTGAGTTTTATAAGTCTTGGGAAGAGCTACGTAGAGAACATGAAGCTACTGACGAATGGAAAGTAGACAACATGGAGTATGACCTTCGCTCCACTAAGTGGATTTGTGACAAAGCTAAAGCAAGTGAAGCATATGCACAAAATCTATATGCCGCGATGTGTAATAATGAATTTATTAAAAATGATGTATGGCCTATCTTAACCAATAAGCGCTGGTCCGCTAGCTGGCGCTGTGCTGGTGGCATTCTTGCTAATATGGTTGAGAAAGGTGACTATATTGATTGGTATTGTTCTGGCATTCGCAACGATATTTCTGACGAAGAATACAATGAATTATCTAAAGAGCAACAAGAGTATTATCTATACACTAAAACTCAATTTGTCAGTGAAAGCGTAGTCACCGATGAAGTGCGAGAAGACTTACTGAAATTGGGTTGGATTTGTATTGATGACAATGAGGAAAAAAATTAAGCCATCAAATAATGGAAAATAAAGTTGTATTAAACACTGTAGTTGACTTACCCATATATTCGTTTCCATACAGGCACGAATCTATGGTTCCTAACATCACAACAAACTTTTATGCAACTGACACCGAACAACTATTCGAACGAAACAAAAAGAATAGAACAAATTGGATCTACCTTGACAAAGAAATAACCTACACGTTTAATAGTGACGGGTTACGTATGAGTAAAAATCTAAATCAAGTAGATGATAATTACATCTTCTTTAGTGGTACTAGCTATTCAATGGGTATAGGACTACACGAAGATGATAGATTTAGTAATACAGTAGCCAAAGAACTTAACTTAGACTTTATAAATTGCGCCGGAGCAACTTATAGCTGTAAGGCACAAGTAATCAACTTCTTTAACTTAATTAACAGTGGGTACAAACTACCTAAAATTCTAGTGATGGAATATGCTCCTTGTACTGGATATACGTTTTACGTTAAAGACAAGTTTGTACTATGTTATGGTAAGCATTTACCCGATAGTATGTACAACCCTCAAATAGAATTGTATAATAAGATGCGTGATGCTGATTTCTATTACCAAGAAGCAAACATATACCAACACATGGTTAGAGCTACATGTAAAAGATTAGGTATAAAACTGATAGAAATTAGTTTCGAAAAACACGACAGTTTTGCGAAACAAAACGTACCCAACATAGTAGATGTTGATACTAATTCATCAGACATTAATTTCTGCTATGCCCGAGACGTTAGACTATTAGGTGATAGTTATACAGGTCATCCGGGTATTGGTATACATAGCATAGCGCATAACATGATAATAAAATCACTATGAGCAACTTAATCCTTCACACGTCCGGTAGTACTAAAGAACCTAAAGAGATACAACATTCTTGGGAGTATATCTATAAATGTGCGTATCGTAGTATACAAGAAATGAACATGACTAGCAATGATACTGTATTGAATATCTTTCCTAGCAACGTTATAGCACACTATACAATTTCAGCATTACCCGCCCAGTTGTCGTCAGCTAAACTTATCTCTGCTAACTTTGATCCCTATACATATACAAAACTTTTCAATACGTATAGACCTACACATATCGCATTGATTCCCAAACACGTGGAAGTGTTGAATGGAACAAAAGAATGGCATAACTTAGACATGAGTTGTGTAAAATATATGACTATGGGTAGCATGGATGTGCCCCAAGAAATGATTGATTCATTGCGTAACAAAGGAGTACAGACTGTAGCAAACTGGTATGGTAGTACAGAATTGCCCCCTCCCGTTTTTGTCGCATACAATGGTACTGAGTTTGACTTTAAGCCACGTGACGGGTATTCAATCGAATTTACCGATGAGGGTGAATGCGTTGTCAATGGTTTTCACACCGGCGATTTGTTTGATGTAAATACTAAAAAATATCTACGTAGGAAAAATGCTGCCGTTAATAGTACCTGGAAAACCCAGATTTAAAATTGTAGAACTCACGGAAGAATATTATGATAGACTTCAAATCTTCTGTGAGTTATGTAGCACATTAGGCTATGTTAATAACTCTAGTTTCAAAGCGATGAAACTAGAGCAGATGAAAATGCCCTATGGCAAATATCACATCGCAGTAGATATCGATAGGGGCAACATATTCAGTATCGCCGGAGTACATCACTTACCAGAAGTTGATCCTGACAGCTATCGTTGTTTGTTTCGTGGCGCACAATTGCCAGGTTACATGCCTACATTATGTAGCAATCTATTCAAAAACGCTATAAAGATACACTTTGGATATTTTTTATACGTACAGATTTTAGACATATTGGATATAAATCCAAATGCTAAGTTCTTTATATCAACTAACGTAAATAGTAATCAAGGCGCTAAATCTTATAAGATGAATAAGACTATTATGCCATTAATGGAGAAACGTGGCTTTTGGTCTTTATATAAAGAAAATGTTGTACTATACAATACAACTCAAAACATATATAAAGTAAACCACGAATTCTATTTAGAAGAACGAAGTAAGATTATACCCAATAGTCTTTTGAGATAATCTCGTCAATCTTATCTAATGGGACTTTGAATAGTAAATGTATTCTATCTAAGTCACCGTGATTTTCTGTACTATGTGTTCGTTTAGTATTAACTAGATAACATTTTCCGGGCTCTAAAACATACCTATTCTCATATATAAAATAACTTTTATCTGTAGATTGAATAGGTAAATGTATACGCATATGATTATCTTTATCTATATGCGGGTGAAGTTTACTACCGGGTATATGACAAGTTATACCCAGTTCTTCACAATATGGAAACGCATCTAATAATTTTTGTGCGAAACCCTGTAATAATACAGTGGGCTTAGTAAAACTATTCTTGCTTTTTATCTGTTTAAAATCACCGGGCGGAACTAATGGTTTCGTAACATCGTCTAAATTGCTTTGTATTCCATAGCCATATATACCCACACTATCATCAAAATTTGGAGGATATATATTTTGGTCAATAGATAAATCTCTGGGCGGGATAGTAAATCTTAACTGTTCGTTGTTTTTAACTACATTATTGAAATAGTCCAATAACTCATTATAGTCAAAATGTACATTAGGTAGTTCTTTTATGTCAAAGTTCATATTCTGTGTTTAAAATTACATCGATATCGGACTTACTAAACTTAGTGATAAAATGTATTCTATCATTGTCACCTTGATTATCAGTGCCGTGGTTAATGCTGGTATTTACTAGATACGCATACCCGGCTTCTAATACAAACTTTTCATCGTCAAAAAAGAAATAACTACTGTCCGTAGTATATATGGGAATGTGTATTTTTAAAAACTCGTCATTATCTATATGAGTATCGATATAAGTTCCTTTTGGATGACAACTGATAACCGTTTGTCTGACATTGGGTAATGTATCTATAATTTTTTTAGCAAATCCAAATACTAAGTCAGTTGGCTTAGAGAAGTCGTCGGATTCTATAATCTGTTCATCATGTTTAATATGATAAGGAGGACAGGGTTTGTTAATATCAACTAGATTAGTTTGTATAGCATAACTATAAACATCTTCTATTTTGTGCGTTTTTCTATCGATATTACTTAACCGTGCTTCCCATTTAAGATGTGGGTATTTTTCTATCACGTTTTGATAGTATTCACGTAGTTCATTTAAATCGAACTTAATATTATCTAACCGTTTAATCTTGTACATCTACTTCTTTCAATAGATTATATACATAATGGTTATACTCACTAATATGTGAGCTATCTATGTTTTTTTTATCTAATAGATACTTAGCAACTGCTGTACTACGGCTTTTACCCTTAGCACAATATACATGAATATCTGTGCTATTACCCACGAATTCTAATATCTGTTTAGCTTGAATAACAGTCATTTTACGTGCGGTAATAGTCTTTGTTGTATTATTAAACCATTGTACGGTTTTAGTACAATCATCATTCACATCGTCAAAGTTTAGATTCAATACATTATTATGTGGTCTATCAAAGTATGGTAAACTATGTACCCAGTTAGTACTATGTATACAGATAAAACGACTATGATGATAATCATCTACAGTATCGTCATTATATACTGACTTACCAAAATTATTCATACTATACACAGTTACTTTCATAGAAAATCCTCTGTCCATACTTTCCCATATAAATGTATTCTATTTGTAGTTCCACGATTCTCTACACTATGCGGAAGAGTAGTATTAACTAGATAAGCATATCCAGGTTCCATATGATATTCTACTCCGTCGATGATCCAATTGCTGTCATCGTTAGTATATATTGGAATATGTACACGTATTTTGTCTGGGCTATCAGTATGTGTAATTAATTTAGTTCCGGGAGTATGTACAGTAACTAACCAGCGTTTACTGCGTACAGGCATATTCTGTATTAAGTCCAATGCGTATCCATTAAAGCATTTTCTAGGATATAATAAATCTTCATCTATATCGTGATATTCGGGTTTAGCACATCCGCGCTCAAAGGGTAATGGTCCTTCTACGTCACCGTTATAACATAGTGTATAGTAATAAACATCATCGGGTAATATATGCCCAGTTTGTCCTGTCATATCTACAATAGGTTCATTCCATACATGATGATTTTCCCCGATAATAAACTTCCAATCGTTATAATCATTTTCTAAGTTATGGAACCATTCACGTAGTTTATCAATATCAACTGGGAAGTATTTCTTAACTACAAACCCTAAATCTACGGGTTCAAAGTGTTGGATATATCGTTTCATTTTAAGCATAGTATATCCATTATATCTTTATCATCTATATCACTAATTATGTTTGCTCTAGTTGGCCCGTAATTAGTTGTACCGTGACTTAATCTAGTATTAATTAAGTACATATTTCCGGGCATTAGTTTATAGGGTGTTTCACCCCAATAGAAATAACTATTATCTGTAGTAATAGGAATATGTAATCTAACTGTCATTCCGTCTGTATGCTGAGGTAATATTAATCCATTTAAATGCTGTGCAATTCTTGGGTTTCTAAAATAGATACCTATTTCATCTACTAAGTTTTTCCATGCCCCAAACATATATTGGTCTAAGTAGACCCAGTTATTATAATCAAAATCTTTAATTAAATCGTCACCGTTATAATATTCTTGTAGTTCTGGGTATAACTCTAAATTACATGCCCAGGGCGGGGGTAATGGTATATCTTTTTGTACTGGCCAAGATAATGCGTAACTGTTTAATAATCGTTCGTCTGCTTTACTCAAATCAAAGAAGTTTTCCTTCTCTTTATTAGTAAAATAACCTTTGACCGCGGGCTTTAATAAGTCTTTGTTTTTGTATAAGTTACAGCGTAAGTAACTTAATCTATCTTCTATTTCAACGTACCAATTCAATAGATTTACACTGTCTACTTTTTTGTTTAGTACAATTAAATCCCAATCGTTACTGTTGATAAAGTCTATTGACAAGTTACTGTAATTCTGTACTAACCTCATTGTTTAATCCTAATACGTAACTAACGTGACTTTCTATTATTCGGGTAATGATATGACTGCGTAATTTATCGCCCTCATTTGTAGTACCGTGCCAATACCCTGTATTCAAAATATAGATATGTCCCAATTTCATATGGTAACTTCTTTCTTTATTCTCGCCAAAATGAAATAGTGCGTTTTCGTGCGTTTCTACAGGTATATGTAGTTTTAATACCTTACTATCTATATGCTGACGAATATACATACCGGGATGATGTGTAGTTATAATAGCTTGACGGAAACTGTCTTCTCCCAAAACGTCTATCATTTCTTTTAAATAGCCCATTTTAAATTTAGTCATTATCTTAGCATCGTCAATAAATGTCTCTCTATTAACTTCTGGGAACAAACTTAAATTAGCCTGAACGGGCGGGGGTAATGGCTCATATTTTTCTTTGGGCCATGCTAATGTAATACCATCTATAGGACCGCAATAATATCCGCAATATCCTTCCTCAACCATACGTTTGCTTATTTCTAATTCTAGTTTCTCGGGAAACTTGTCGAATCTAAAACGCATATAGTCAAAATTAGTAGATAACTCTTTATACCAGCTAGTTAACTTGTTAGGATCTAGTTTATAGTTCAATTCAACAAGATCCCAGTCATTTGTGTTGTATAAAAAGTCTGTTGTGATATCTTTACTATCATAGTCTTTAATAACTCTGTCCATACTATAGTCCCATATTGATATATTTATTGGTGGATTTATAGTGTGGGTGCGATAATTTTAGATTGCCACGTACACGGTCTTGTAAGTCTCTAGCCATGTAATCTTGTCCGTATAATGTAAGATTATCTGGTATCAAACTCTCAAAATGTTTGTATTTTTCTTCTAAGATTTCAGGTTCTATATTCCAATGTAACTGTAGACTAGCCCATATATTAGTAGTCCATAATGTGTTATTGCCCGGGCCCATTAAATTAAATAATTTCTCTGGTTCGTTTACGATATCAATAATATGATATTGATGTTCTAGTTTACGGTATCTGTCCCATAACTGTTTAAATTCTTCACGTGACCCGAATTCTTTACTTAGCTCCAATTGCCAGAATTCAAAATAAGTACCGCGATAAGTAGAGCTAAAATTATATAATCCGTCATTTTCTAATAACCATTTGTCTAAGTCGTAACCATCCCATGTTTCTAATAAATGCTTTTTATAATTGAGACTAGCCGGACACCAATCAAAGTAATGCACAACTGTTTTATCATGGAAACCATTATTACGTAACAATGCCAATGGTTTGAAACCCGCTGCCGCACAATATAAACTATCTATTGGCCCTGGACTACGTATACCCTCAGCACTTAATCGTTCAGTATTGAAAGCATATACTCTGTCTTTTTCAATAAACTCTTGGTAACTTTGCTTGCGAAACCAAGACCTAGCCCCATAGTTTTGTATACTGTCAATCAATGCAATATTCTGTAGATTATCCCAACATTCCATTAACTTATCGGATTCTTCATATGGATAGATAAAGACCTTACACTCACGCATTTCTAAGTTTAAATTATCTATGCGTATATTATTACGTAGTGCTAAGTCAATCCAATTACTGCCATCTTCTGTCACATCAAACTTAGTTTCCCCCGGGCTAGGTTCTATATATTCGGGAGTATATTCACTGGCTATTTTATTCTCACTGACAGAATAATTACATCCAATAAATTTACGGTCCCAATAAAATCCATTTTCTAAATATTCCGGACGTCCTAATTTATCCCATACACTTAAATTAACAATCAATATCTGACGATGTAGTCCGGGATATCTACCCTTACGGTTCATAATATGACCCACTACAAAACTATCAGGATTCTTTTTAAAATAGTCTACAGATAAAGTAACGATGTGAGCTAATCTTAAACTCATCATACCTTGTGCTTGTATGATACACAATTCATCACCGTTATTTAAACTCTCGGTTAACAGTTCTTTTATACTATGATTGTACCCACGATATGTTCCAAAGCCCATTTTCAAGCATTGATTTACCATCCAGAATGTTAAATCAAATGTTCTTTTACGTAGTTTTTCATTAGTAATATCACGGCTAATATCTAATATCCCGTGCCCTACTTTAGTGTAAAGTTTATTGTCACTGAGATATCTATCGTATGTTATGCTATTCCAATCACGCATTTTTCATCCTATTGGTATAATAACTTTTACGCAATACATAGAAGAAATCACGTAATTTATTTCCAATTTCATAGTGAATTATCATATGAATTCTTGGCTTGTCAGAATTGTTAATATATGCATGTTTATTAGATATATCAACTAGAAACGCTGACCCATTATTGTCAAATGGAACTACGCCATGGTCTTTAAATATAAATTCACAGCCCTCTGGGTGATTTAAACTGATATTACAAACACTCAATCTACGCTCACTGTCCGGTCTATCCTGATGTGGTAATATATAGCCCCCGGGCTCTAATAACATAAAGCGAACACGATTTAGATATTCTGCTGGCCATACATCTGTTAAGAACTTTTTAACAGTTGGACATTGTTCTGCTACCCATGTATAGTGTAACTCTTTTAATACTTGATCACGTTCACCATAACTGTTCAAACTCTGACTATCCTCATTGACTCCATGAATAGTTAAACTACGCCATCCATGCCCATAATCGTCACGGTGTACGTGAAATTTGTCTATGAGTTTTTCAGCCTCAAGATACATATCATGCCAGGGCATATTATCAAATACACTCAGTCTGAACCATGGATAGTGACTCTCAGTGACTACCCATTTTGGGTCAAAGAAGTCTGGGTATCGATGCTGAAATTGATTTTTCTTATTTTCTTCAATAAATTCAATTAATTCTTTGGGGTACATGTAGATATTTAATGGAAAATAGACTACCCTATAAATATGTGATGAAATGTAAATACCTAGACCATCAAGTCTGTGTCAGAACCAACGGCGAGTATAGATTATGTTGCGCTAGCATAGAACCAGACCATGGGTACAACATTAAAACACATACAATAGAACAGTGGTTAGACAGTCCAGTACACAAGCAAGCAAAACAATCATTGGAAAATGATGTTTTTCCTGATAGTTGCTTACGTTGTAAAACAGATGAAGAATCTGGAATACAAAGCATGAGACAACGTCCAACGGTATATGGCCCGGGGTTAAGCCACTTAGATATCAGATTCAGTAATCAATGTAATTTACGCTGTGTAATGTGCGGCCCACATAGTTCTAGTTCTCTTATGCTAGAACATAAACAATTGGGCAAGAATAGTCCCTGGGGAAATATTGTAGCAGAAGAATTCAATTGGTTCCGTGAAGATTTAATAGATCAATTGGCTAATATTCCTACACTAAAAGAAGTCTATTTGACGGGAGGAGAGCCCTTTATGGTTAAGGGCTTAGACAAGTTCATAGACAAATTAGATAGAAACGTACAGTTGAGATTTAATACAAATGGCACACTGACCAATAATAAATTATTGAATTTATTAAGCGAATTTAATACTGTTAATTTAGCCTTTAGCATCGATGGTATAGGAAAAGTTAATGACTATATACGTTACGGGAGTGACTGGGGAACAATAGAGAATAATCTACATGTTTCGGCTACATATGGGTTGAATGTCAGTATCACACCCACTATTCAGATATACAATTATCCATATATTCAACAACTTTGGGACTATTGCGATAGATATAATATACCGCATTATGATACAATACTGATAAATCCCACACATTTTGATATTAAAAACATGCCAATTAGCATGCGGGAAAAGTATGCCCTACCCAAACATACTGAATATCTGAAAAATAGTCTAATAAATCAGTCTGAGGTTGATAAGTTTGTAACAATGACAAAGACATTAGACCAACATAGAAACATAGATATATGTGAGTACTTGCCGTTAGTAGCAGAACATTATGATTTTAGTTAAATCTAATATTGACAAGGGTCGTAGAGTATTTTACAAGAATGGTAAATATATCAAAATATGGTATAATGTCAAGCCTCAATGGATTGTTGAGCATGTTAGATTATTACGACATTTTGTATCACATGAATATGTTTATGAATATGGTAGTAATTGGATAAGTTTCAATGAAATAGTTGGCACCCCGGTAAGTAAACTAGAACATACTGATAGTCTTATTAAAAGTGTATATCAATACTGTTTAGAGAATATAGAAGAAACAAAGCCCTATGTGCATGGTGATTGGGTATTAAGCAATATCATATATTGTCCCGACAATACATTCAAACTAATTGACTGGGACAACATAGGGATTTACAGTGAGTATGAATATATGAACAAGTTACACAGTGACTTACGTTCAGGTTTTGGAGAAAGATTTAATGACGCCGCAGGCATTTAGTTATGGTACTTTAGGATCAAATAATATGATTTATTTGCCTCCCTATGGATTAAATGAATCAATCAACTATATGTTGAAACTTAATCCAAAGACATACAGTATCAAAAAGATTCCATTATCAGTAGATGAATCGACTGAGAAGTGGACTACGGGTATATTACATAATGAGAAACTATACTTTTTACCATATAACGAGGGTAGGATATTAATCGTAGATTGTAATACAGACGAGGTCTCATACATTAATATAGGCTTTAAAGAACGTGGAAAGTACATTCAAGGACATTTGTATAAAGATAAAATCATTGCGTTACCTTATGGGACTGAGGATGAGTTTAATTTTGTTTTGATATTTGACACAGTTACTAAATCGATTGTCTTTAAGAATATATGTTGTGACATAAACGATAAAAAGAAGTGGCATACTACACAATTATTGGGTAATACTATACATGGATTACCCCGCGGCGAACGTATAGAAAAGCCCTATTTCCCATATAGAATAGAGTTCGATTGTGATAATTATTCATATAAACTATCGAATATGAGTCCTATGTGGTTTGAGATTGACGAAGAGGGTTTCAGCAATAAGAAATATACTACGTTGGCTAAAGCCAATAATAAACTATATGCCCCGCCCTATAGTGAGAATAAAAACTTTGATTTGTTGTGTATGTATAACAACGGTAAATGGCATTATGAACATACCCAATTAAAAGAAACCAGTAGAAAATACTATAGTCATACTGTCGCTAAAAATGGTAAGATTTATTTCCCTCCCGCAGGCCACGAGGAAGACTGGAGTGAAATGCTAGTTATAGATAGCAACAGTGATTCACTAGTATATTATATACACGATTTAAATATAGGCAAAGAAAGTAAAAAGTATTTTGCGGGCTGTGAGAATAGTCAAGGTAAAATCTATTATATTCCTCGCGGAGGATGTGTTTGTGAACCAGAAAGTAATTGGAAACAATATGGGGATTTAACGGAAGTATTGGTCGTTGACACTAATAACGATACCCATTATACTATTGACATAAGCGAATATTTTACGGATAATACCACGATAGAAAAGTATAATCAATGTCTTTTAATAGATGATGTAATATTTGCTTTCCCTTACGGCGAAAGCGATAGGTTTCAAACTATATTAGTGTTTGACACTATAACTGAAAAAGTAATTAAAACCATAGATTTAAATGAGTTATAAAGCATTTCAAGATTGGTATCGTGAAGGTAATATCAAACATCTATTATTATATACACATAATGGATATTTGATTAGTCCTCCTTTTAGTACAGAACGTTGTGTAGATTATAACAAGATAATGAAGTATGACGGAACTGTATCGTATATTGACACAGAACTACCCCCAGCCGTTAGTAAAACAAACTGTGTTGTAACTGTGGGAAATGATTCATGGTTTATACCCTATGGCATATATGAGAATGATTATGGAACTGTATTGAAACTATCCGGCGATAAGCCAGAATATCATCAAGTTTTAGCTAAAGGTAAGGGACAGTTTTACAGCGGGGCAAGTGATAATGAAACAGCATTTAGTTTCCCATTAGGTTATAGTGGCACACAATATTGTCTCTATATTAAAGATAATAAACCTGAATTAATTCCCTTTGAAAGTGTTGAAAAAGCACATATGGGAACAGTATATTGTAACGGTAGTTATTATAGTATGCCTAGAGGTGATCAGCCCGGATACAATGATTTAGTGTGTTATAATGGAGAATACTTCACATACTATTACATACCTGTAAACCCAGAGATTACAAGAAAATTTACAGATTTAATTGCTATAGGTAACAAACTATATTCATTGCCATATGGAGAACAACCAGGATTAAATGAAGCTGTAGAGTTTGACACGGTAACCGGAGAAGTATTATTACATAAACTTAATATACCAGACTTTGCTAAGAAGTATAATAGCATGGTTAGATTAGGTAATAAGATTATTGGAATGCCTTATGGGGACGAATTTACACAAGATAGTAATTATGGAGTAGTATTTGATACAGTAACTAAAGATAGTAAAAGTATTGATATTGGTATTAGTCACGGTGGCAAATATAGATATAGAACGGGTATTGAATACAAGGGTTTTGCTTGGTTCTTTCCCGGTGGAACCCCTCAATGTCCTATATTTGTAATCAATGAGAGTGGGCTTATATTTAGAGTATATCATTTTGAAAATCAAATGTTTGGTAGACCAGTAATTTATAAAGATAAAATACATGTGCTAAGCTACGACACAGTAAAAGAAACACATCATATGTATATTTTCAATGATAGATTTGAATCAGAGGTAATTGATTTATGAAATGTTTAGCGCCCTGGAAGGCAATAAGTGTTAGATTTAATGGGGACATAACCCCTGATTGTGTATACACAGGACGCAATGGTAATATACATGAAGATAGTTTACCTAGCTTATTACAGCACCCAGGACTATTATCCACACAAACATCTATAGAAAAAGGTATATTACCTAAACAATGTATTCAATGCGAAAAGAAAGAAAGTATTAATAATCATAGCCGTCGTATATTCTTTGACCAGATATTAAGTCACGTTCCTAGAACACCCACAAACGATATCAGATTTTTAGAAGTTAATATATCTAATAAGTGTAATTTAAAATGCGTTATGTGTTCTGGGGTGAATAGTACAGCATGGATTAAAGAAGATATTAAACTACATGAGTTGGGTATTGAAAGACCTATCAATCATCCTGACTTTGGTTACAGAATCATTAGTAACGATATTATCGATAGGTTATTTGAATATCCCAGTTATTTAAAGAACTTAGAATATGTCAATATAAAGGGCGGGGAACCCTTTATGGAAGAAAGTAATATCAAGTTGTTGAATAAGTTAATAGAACTTAATCTGAACAAACAAGTAACAATTGATTTATCTACTAATGGAACGACTGAAAATCCAGAGTTTGAAGAACTATTAACTCAGTTTAAAACCAAGATTCATATTAGTGTAGAAGCTACAGGTAAACTCTATGAATATATCCGCGGGGGACAAAACTATACATGGGAACAGTTTTTAAGTAACTTACCACGATTTAATAAGTTTGATAGAGTTATATTAGCAGGAACCGTAATGACTTATAACGTCAGACACTTCGGGGAAACTATGAAGTATTTTATAATGAACTACCCCAAATATGATATGTATTTCAATAATACTGTTACTACGCCCGAGTACTTAAATCCTACATTATTGCCTAAAGATATATTACACGGTACAGGGTTTTGGCATGATATTACATTAGCCGATCAATTGCCTGTATTTGTTGAATATACTAAACGATTAGACGAGATTCGCGGGACAAATATATTAGATGTTTGTCCTGAGTTCGATTTTATTTTTGCGTAAGTAAATATCGCTTAAACAGTTACAACTATTCATATCGCAACGAATAGGTACTGTAGGTAATCTATATCTTTCAATATTACCTAATGGGCCACCATTTTGACAGTCACTGCGATAGATATTGCCCCACATATCTATATTAATCATATCTAAACCACCATAGCATTCCCAGTTTCTATGACAGTTTTGTCCTTTTAATATTAATTCGTTTGCGTCAGTTTTAACACCGTCTAATAATATATTTCCACGATGTAGTTTACTATCATCTAGTTTGCGGAAATATTGCCAGTTCTTTATAATATCTAATTGTTCCTGTGTATACTCAGTGGGCTTGTTTGAAATATTATCTATATTAGATTTGTCTAATACTATCTTGGGCCATATTGCTAATTTATCCGTATTCTCATAGATATTCTTAGCGGTAATAAGCATTTCATTAAAGTCTTCCTTAACCATCATTAAGTTAAGTGCTACGGGACAATCTACACTATTAGCAACTTTAATTATATGTGAAATGTCGGCGTATTGTGGGTGATAACTGATTATCATTCCATCAGTATATCTACTGATATCTATATAATAATCAACTGTCTGACTACCGTTTGTAATAAAGCTAAATGTATGACCGCACTCTTTAACTAGTCGTGCCATACCCATAAAGTGTTTCCAATATGTAGGCTCTCCACCGCTGATTCTATAGCATATTTCTTTGTCTACACTAAAGTTTTTAATGAATCGCTCTATTGTAGAATATTCAGGCCAACCCGTATACCCACTGTGTAAGTGTTCGGGGCAATAATTACAACGGTAGTTACACTTATTACTAAGCGTCCAACTAACTAGAAACCAATTAACTTTGTCTGGGTTTTCGTAACTAATCATTCTACCATGCTGTATTTGACGATTTTATTGTATGTGTCCTCAGTCATTTTAACTGTTAATATAACGACATAAACATAGTCACTAAAACTGAATAGACTATGATCCTTGATATAATTGTTGAAATAAAAGAATCCTGGATCCTGATAAAAGGGTCTACCATCATATAACATACAATAGTTTTCTGGCTTACACTTCCCGAACACACAACTAAGTCTAACATACTCGGGATTTAATTGTGGGAAGTCTCTATGTGGTGGAAAGTATCCTCCCTTACCTACACGCAATATATGTACACGACCGATATCTGGAAATAAATCTACAATATCTTTAATCTCAGTTAATTGATACATTGCCTCAGTATATTTGTTGAAATTATCCTCACGCAATTCAATATCTAAATTACGTTTAGCGTAGCCAAAGCTGTTTAAATGTTCTGTATCATTTACTGAACCACTGTGACTAGTTAATGCTAACCCATAACGGTTATTAACTGTATCTTTCTTTTGGTTATAGGGCACCCACTCAGCATCGAATTCTTGTAGTTTATTCAATATAGAATGTGTATCTATTTGTAGCTTCAACTTTACATTGTCGCCCAATAAACAAAGGTTATTGTAAATCATAATTTATTGTCGTCTATACAGTATATAGGTATAAGATATTTATATGCATAAACTACTAAACCAAAGAATAGTACGTGAAGATATACTAACTACACAACATCAAGTATATAAAAGTTACTTTTGAAGGAATAGACTATGCTCTTCCAATTCACTCAATATTGGAAAAGTTTTAGTAAAATCCGTACCCCTAGTTTCGTCAGTTGTTTTTAAGTATTCTACACAGTCGTGTAGTTTATGAGTCCAATCAATACTCATATAGTTAATCAAGCCAATCCATCGTTGTTTTCCGTATGGATCAGCATCAAAGTCTCTATCACTATATCGTTTTAACAGTTGATTAATCTTTAGTGTAGCTTGGCGCTTGATGTGCTCGGGTAATACTCTGACGTTTAGATAGCTAGGCAAATATACTAAATGTAATCCAATCAGTCCAGCCCCATACTGTTTTGTATTAACCTTAGTGAAATTCTGACCCATTTTCCAGTCTACTAATTCGTCTAAGTAACAGACATTTAGTAAATTAACAGCACACGCAACATTGACAACAATATTGTCTGCGGTTTCGTCTAACATATGTAAGTTACTAGCAATATCAGTCCACTTGCTTGGATAACGTATATAATCGTTTTTGTCTCCGTAAGCGTCAATACTGAAATTAAACTTGACTAACTTGAACTGTTCCCATAATTTAATTAAATGTTCTGGCAACTCAGTTCCATTTGAGTTGTATCTCAGTATAACATTTTTGCTATGTCCTTCGTCAACAAGCCATTGTAATATACTATAGTGTTCTGGAATCAATAGTGGCTCGCCGCCAGCAAAGTACAATTCTTTGATATACTTGATTTGATTCTTCATAGAATCAATAAACGAACCCTTCTTGTACCATGTATAGTCCATAGTTCTATCCCACTGACTATCATTAATTAGTGAGATTGATTTGTACTTTGGATATTGTATTTTATAATCTTTGATCCAGCTAGAACTATCATGCGGGCTGCACATCACGCATTTTAAATTACATAGATTTCCTAGTCTTAAATCAAAGTATGGAATTTCTACTGGCATGCTTCCATCAACATTCATCTTAGTTACGATATCATGTAAGTTCAGTCTTTCACTCCAGACTATCGTTTCCCAATTGCGTTTACTTTTTATTCCCTTATTTTCTTCTTCAAAGCATTTAGTACAGCTTTCGGGTATCGTACCTTCACTAATCTGTAAACGTGTTCTACGCATACTATCAGAGTTCCATACTTCTTCTATAGTATGACTACGTAGATTCATTTTGATTCCGTTTTGTGTCACAAGCCCTATCTCTTTACTGTCTACAATATCAGCACCACTAGCGTTAGCAGTACAACATACACGAACATCACCGTTAGGTCTTGTTGCCATATGTATAAAAGGTAGTGGGCAGAACGTTTTAGAATTGACTATTGAATCTGTCATAACTTCCACACTGTTTGCTACATTCGGTTAATGGATCAGAACTCCACGTTTCTTCAATCTTTTCAAATACTTTACTGTCAAAGATTTCTTGTAATGTATTTTCTTTTAGTGAATAGAACTTACCAATTTTAGTAAGATAATCTATTCTACTAGGATTATGATGCGGTAATTCATCAATACCAAGCCAACAACAAGGAGTAACAATACCGTTACTAGTAACATATAAGCTACCAAACTTTACCTTACACTTAATCTCGCTAGGCTTTATCTCGTTCTTTATTAGTTTTTTACTCTTATCGCTAGGATATAGTGTATAGATTTTCTTTCCAGTTCTATCTATTACATCTAATTTATCTTCTTTGAATCTGGCTGTATTCTTGGGTACGAATTCACTAAATCCTAATTCTTTACTTAGTTCATGGCATTCGTCTACTTGGTCTTTATTGTGTTCAAATATTAACATGTCCCAAATAGCCATACCACCATGTCTAATGAATGTTGTTGCGTTTTTGATAATAGTATCAAAGTCTGTACCTTTTCTGTATAAACTATGTGTATCGGACAAACCATCTATTCCAAACCTGACAACTACTCTTAATTCTGCTAGTTGTTCCCAGAATCTACGTGTTCTGGCACTGCCGTTAGTATTCATACTCAACCACATATCTGGGTTGATTTCTCTACAATAACTGAATATTTCTATTGTGTCTTTGGCAATGATTGGATCGCCTAAGTTACCGCACATATATAACTTGTCTAATTGTTTAATGAAGTCAACACTAAACCACGACTTAAAATCCTCAAATGTGATTTCACTTAAGGACATAAAAGGGTTGTCCATGCCGCCCTGTAAATTTCGGGCGCACATGGGACAACTTGCTTGACACTTATTAGTAACTTCTAAATGAAGTACTTTTATGCTGTTGCTAGAATAGATTTTTTACCCCAAGTAATACGATTCCACACACGTTCGTGTAGGTAATGTACAACCAAGAATGCGATATTGTTAGCGATTACCCAATATAGTGCGTCCTCATTCGACAAGCCCAAAGCCTTGCTAATAAAGAACATAACAATAAAGCTAGTAATACGCCAGCTAATCGTTTTGATAAGACTACGCATAGGCTTATCATCACCGTCTACTCGTAGTAAGTTAAACTTATTCCACAAGAATTCATGTGTGAAATAGATTACATAACCTAGAGTAAGTGTGATGATTAGGAACTTGACTCCAAAGCCAGATCCATAAGCCAAAAGAATGCTCAATAGAAATACAGTCGCTGCCGCTGTAATTCTGTAACTTAACGTCTTAACCAGTGTACGAACTGTTGTATCCATGTTTTCTCCCTATAATCATGTATCTTTTATATATCGGTAAATCGAGTTCTCCGATAAAATCTATGTCTAACTGTGATTGTTCGGCAAAGTCATCTAAGTCTTTGCTGATTCTAACATGCTCAGGAATGTCATAATTATTTCCCTGAATGACAATTAAGGAATTGTTGGGTAGTCCTGACAGCCACAAATCATATTGATCTTGTGTTATATGCTCCGCGCTAGTGTTTATAATAACATCAGTATCACTGCGTATGTCACACATATCTGAGGTGATAGCTCTAAATCTACCGCTGTCATATTCTATTTGATTCATTGTATTTGCTGTATGTTCGCACAATGGGTCAATGTCTACGCTACGAATATACGTACATGGAATGTTGCTTTGAAATAACATACTAGCAAGTACACCTACCCATCCTCCGTGAATGTCAACTGTAACAGGCTTATCAACAACTTGCCCCAAACAATTGATTAGCCATTCTTTGCTTTTAATCTGTCCACTCCAGAAAGCATCCATAGTACGCATAGGATTATTGCTTTGTCGTATGGCTCTCATCCAGTGATGTAAATGTTCTGTATCTATTTGCATTTTGGTATCTTACTATCTGCGCTACTTACACATGAAGGAGTTATACATCTTTGTTTTTCTTCAAAGATTTTAAATCCGTCAGTGAGTGTTCCTAATGGTTTGTCGTGGCAACTATAACCACGCTTAACCTCATTACCTCTAATTATAATACTTTGGTATCCAGAATTACAAGTCCAATTGGTAAACTTGTTAAACCCATAACTGTTAAATCTTTCAGCTTGATCCAGATGCCAAACTTTATTTTCATCGTCTATTAGTTTGACTTGTAGTATGTCGGTGTCGTTGAAATGTTGCGGAAAACCTGTTCTCATTTTGTTCATCATTTCATCACTGTAGCCATCTACGACACGACTTGCTGTAGGATCAGATTGGGGCTTTAGTGTTACGTTAATACCTCTATCGTTGAATCTTATACAACGCTCATACAACTCGTCAAACTTTTCTGGAACCATAACTTGATTTATGGTTACTAACACACCACTATTCATTAAGTGTAGTATCTTGTCTCCAAACTCTTGTTCGTTAGCAAACTCATGGTGAAAGCTAGCAGTTAAACTTCTGCGCCTACTCAACACAGTAGAATTCAACCATCGATCCCAAAACTGAAATCCCGGGCTTAGATTGGTAGTCATATGAATACTGTCTAATAAAACCTTTTGACTGAGTTCTATTACATGTTTATATGCGGTTGGTTCTCCGCCACTAAACGACCAATGAAAACTTGTGAACCCATTTAATGCCGCCTGACAGCGAATCTCATCCATTGTTCTCTTATACAACTCTAATTCTAAGTGATCTGGCTTGTCGCCATTAGCGTAAGGCCAACAATAGCTACATTTGTAATTACAGAATCTACCCAGTATCCAGCTAATACTAAACAAGTTCTTGTCTAGCATAGTGTCTTGACCGAACTTAACTATACGGTCAAAGGGTATTTTTGTAAAATCTGTCATACTGTTCACGCATCCACATGAAGTCGTTTATCTTTCTTAATGCTGTCAAATTGTCTTTATTATAAGTGCCATACTCACGACCTGCTTTTGCTCCGTCTATTGCGTAGTCATTATCACCCACTGAACACCAAATATCTAGTCGTTCTATACTTTCGTATGAGTTGTCTATTACTTGACTTGCTAGCTTAGTACATTCTCTAAATGCACTTCGCCAAGTATTAAATGGATCAGTATCAAAACGTGTTATATTACTAACAACAAAGATTGGCTCGTAATCCTTACAGATACTTGTAGTCATGTCGGGTCTATCTGTACGCATACGAACCGTGGCTATTCTAGGTAATAGTTTAACACCTCCGTAGCCATATGTCAAGCCGTTAACTGGATTTTCAGCACGCCACACCCTAACTTTTAATGTGTCATAGAATGGGACAACATAATCAAAATTAAATTCGGGAACAATTTCTGCGTCACCGTCTACGACCCAGAAATAGTCTGTAGAACATAGTTTTGCTGCTTCTATGTGTGCATTGTGTATGCCCTGTACTCCGTCAATTCGCTTAGCCCTCGGGAATCGTTTTATTAGTTCACGGTAGTTTTTGTCTGCGTTTAATTCGTTGTAGCTAATAAACACAATGTCATAGGGTTCGTCATTGGGCATACGCAAACAGGGCTTGACTGATTCTCTATACTCTTTACTAAGTCTAGGACTGTAGACTGTGCCTATACGTCTGTCATTAGTCAATGTTTGTATGTGATGCCCGAATTGTTCACAACCATCTACAAAGTTCGTATCTTTGAAAAGGTCAAACAAATAGTCCAAATACTCAAAGTTGTGTAGTTTGGATAGGTCAAATTTTCTAACAGCATTCCAGCATCCAAACCGTGCTCCGTGTATAGCCCAGTACCCATGCTCAACATCACTGCCGATGTGCATCCAGTTCCAAAGTCTGTCATAGTTGCGCCAGTCGATGTTATGTATATCACGTTGGTACTGCCCATTGTCTAGCATAAGTTTGACACCCTCACGGAAGCCAGCACGCCATGCTTGTCTATGGCTAGCATATCTGACCTCACTAGCAACATAGTTCATTTGTTTATAGTTGCTGAAATCAAAGTCTACTAAAGTACTAGCATTATCAGAATTTTCATGCGTTTTCATACTTTTTAGCAACTCTACAGGCCATACTTTGATGCCACCATTCCCGTATTGTTGCCCATTTATCTTGTTATGTGCTGTGAAGCTGAGTACAGTAGAGGTAAGGTCGGTGTTGCCAATCTCGTAAGTCTGAGAATAAAAATCAGGCTTGACAAAATTGTCGGCATCTACTATAATTACATTTTTCGTTTGACTAATTTGTGCGACTGCTTTGTGAGCGGTGTCACTACCCTTAACGCCATGCACACGTAATGCTCCAGGGCATAGTGTTAGTAAGTGTTGATAGTTGGTGTCAGCGTTAGGTTCGTCAAAACTAAGAAAAACTGTTGTATACTCGGTGGGATTAAATAACATAAAGTATTTAAATTCTATTTTGGGCAACAAAGTTTTTTCTAGGTGTTGACAATTAATCTAAATACAAGTATACTTCGTTCATCGAATTAACAAAAGGCGCAGAAAAGGCGACTTAAAAGACAAATTTTTTAACCAGGACTAAATAGATTACTATGAAACAATTTAACCATCAACTGCCGAAACATACGAGCACCAGAGCAATAGCTCCAGTGTCCGCGATGTCATGGGCCTTTGAGGGTTATAACACACCTAGTATTTGCCGTGGCAATGATGACCAGGGATTATCTAGGGGCTTCATAGAAGGAGAAAAGATTCCAAGAATCTAATCTCAACAGAATCTAAGAAGCCCCTGGGAAACTAAAAAGTCCCAGGGGTTTTTGTTTATGTACTGTAGTAAAAATACAACACAAAAAGGTTTGACATAAAATGACAAAGGATCTAGAATCTGGTTCTTCTGACAAAAAGGATTGGTTAAAAAATCACACTTTGTCGCAAGAACAAGTTAGGCAGCTTATACGTAACAAGTATGAGCGAGCCAAGAAGGATCATGAAAAACTGAATCAGCTTAAAAGGCTAGTAAGGTTTTAAATGATTAACAGTGTTAGAATGAGGGAACGAGGTCCTCGCAACACACTATAATAAGTTGTAAACGGGCGGACAGTAGGATGAAATCTGTGGCGGTAACGCAGAAAGTAAAATCACTGGTCAGGGCACAGACCCTGACATAGCATCGAAAGATGCTATTCATTAGTATACAGGACAAACATCATACGGCTCCCTCTGACGGAGTTCGCCTGTATATTATTGAATAGCATTTATGTTGGGGTGTCGCCTAGTCTGGCCTAAGGCAACGGTCTTTGAAATCGTCATCACTGGTTCGAATCCAGTCACCCTTGCCAACAATATATATCCTGTGAGGCAGCTGGTGTGGCCGCTAGTCCTTCAAACTAGTGAGATGGGATCAAAACCCATACAGGATACCAACAATTTAATGGAGCCCTTTCCCGCTTGCGGTCTGTAAAATCGTAGCCATAATAAGGTGGGTGGTGGCAAGAGGTTCGATTCCTTAGGGCTCCACCAATATGTGTCTTGAGCTAGTGTGGTCATTCAGCGACGGTCTGAAAAATCGTAGAAGCAAGTTCGATTCTTGCAGGACACACCATACAATTTGGGGGCAGTAGCGGGCTACGGGTGATCCTTGCAAGATCGCTGTCTAGAAGGGTTCAACTCCCTCGGCTTCCACCAAGTTTTAGGATGCTTCCAGCAAATTAAAAAACTTTTTATTTGGAAAAAAGCAAACCAGCATCCTGTTATATTATACCTCCTTCGCCAAGTTGGTAAGGCATCGGATTTTGATTCCGACATTCGGTGGTTCGAGTCCATCAGGGGGTGCCAGAATTCTAGCTAGAAGAAAACAGACTCGCCCTCGGAGCCGCGACAAGGGAATGGAGTAACTGGGGTACAAGTCCCAAGAAGCGGCACGAATTTATGCGTCTGTAGCTCAGTTGGATAGAGTACTTGGCTACGAACCAAGGGGTCGTGGGTTCGAATCCTGCCAGACGCGCCAAGTTTTAGGATCGGTTCAGCAATCAAAATACATTAGACTTCTAATCTAAACCGTAAAAAACGATCCTGTTATGCTGATATAGTTCAGTTGGTAGAATACATCATTGGTAATGATGAGGTCCCGAGTTCGACTCTCGGTATCAGCACCAAATTTATGCACCGGTGGCAGAGAGGCCCAATGCAGTGGATTGCAAATCCGCAAAACCGTCAGTTCGAATCTGACCCGGTGTTCCAAGATTATACCTGAGTGCGTAGAGAGGTCATACGTCACTTTTACACAGTGAGCGATACTGGTTCGAGTCCAGTCTCAGGTACCAAGTTTTATCCTTGAGTTTGACGCGGCTGGCGCGCAACCCGTTAATAGTTGGTAATGTCACTTTCGACGGTGACCTCAAGGGCCCAGTTTAATGCGTGGTTAGTTTAACGGTAAAATCAAACGTTGCCAACGTTTAGTCAAGGGTTCGACTCCCTTACCCCGCACCAATTTGAAATACACTACGCCTACTGATGGGTCACTCTACTGATGGGGTGAAAAATAGTGTATTTCAAATTGATTCATAATGGAAGTATAGCAAAGTGGTAATGCAGCATCTTCATACGGTGCCTATCGTAAGTTCGAATCTTACTACTTCCACCAGACTTCTTTGTGGTGGGTATAGCCAAGTGGTTAAGGCCCCGGGTTGTGATTCCGGTATTGCGTCGGTTCGATCCCGACTATCCACCCCAAAGAAGTTTATACCCGGTGTCATTTTTTGTGAATCAGTTATAAATACAAGATAACTGAGGAAATATTATGACACCGAAAGAAAGAAGATACGAAAAAGTAAAAGAGTGGAGAAAGAACACTAAGGTTAAACTTGTAGAAGGGTTTGATAATAGATGTTCGGTCTGTGATTTACAGGATGATCCAATCGTTTACGACTTTCATCATTTGAACAGTGAACACAAGGAATTCTCACTGTCTAGCAAAATTATGTCATGGGAGAATCTTATGGCAGAGGCTAAGAAGTGTGTAATGTTGTGTTCGCATTGTCATAGAAAGATTCATGCAGGCACAGTTAACTTAACTCGCTTAATTGAATTTGATGAAACAAGAATTAAATCCCAGAAGAATAATCGCTGGGGTTATGTAAGTTAATTCCTCTATAGCTCAATGGAAGAGCCCACGACTGATAATCGTGAGACCCAGGATCGTAACCTGGTGGAGGAACCAGTAATGCCTCCATAGCTCAGTTGGTTAGAGCACCGTCTTGATAAGGCGGGGGTCCATGGTTCAAATCCATGTGGCGGCACCAGAATAAATACTACTATGAGCAAGCACTGGTTTGATTATGTTAAATCATGCTACGACCTAGTAGTAGAGAGTGAAGGTGTTAATGGCATCATACTAGAACACGAGGTAGAAGCCTATGTGGTTCACTTGATGGCAAATAACTTTCAAAGAACTGATATCGGTAACAATGCAGTTGCAATTGAAATGCTTACTGCAATAAGTACTGGTAAACAGAAAGACTTGTTAAAAGTCGGTGATGAATGCTTGCTTATTCATAGTTATCCGTTCAAACAAAATCGTTGGCCCAGTCCTAGATATTACATAGACATGGGAACAACAGCATATGGTATGGCAAATCATATCATGGAAGAACACTTTGAACCGGCAAGTAAAATTCTCAAAGGTATTTTCTGTAAAATTTAATTCCGGTGTAGCACAGCGGTAGTGCAGTTGACTGTTAATCAATTGGTCGTTGGTTCGATCCCAGCCACCGGAGCCAATATTTTAGGGTATGCGTAGAAGCGAGTGGTGAATGACAGTATCGGCCACTAACGCACTGTCACCCTAAATTCAATTAATGCCGTAGTGGTAGACTGGTAATGCAACGGATTGTCTATCCGTCCTATGAGGGTTCGATTCCCTTCTACGGCGCCAGTTTTGCAGTAATGGAGGGGTAGGGGGCATGTCCCCCGCATTCTAGATTCCCGCAGTGGTTCGAGTCCACTGGCTGCACCAAATTTAATGCCGCTGTCGTCTAACGGTAGGACGCCTTATAAAAGGGTGACTCTGTTTTAGAGTACGTTCAGCATATTTTCTTTAACCATGTCGAGGGGGTTATCTAGGTTCGAATCCTAGCGGCGGCACCAATATTGCTCTTTTAATCATAATGGTAGTGGACTGGTTTTGTAATCCAGGGGTGGAGGTTCGATTCCTTCAAGGAGCACCAATTTATGGGATAGACGGTACGATTGAGTCCCTTCTAATCTAGCATACTGTGCTGGTATGTGACACATCAGTAGATTAGTAAGGTAGTATAAACTCTTGTATACGAGACAATCTAGTGAGGCTGTGTAACGACAGATAGCTAGGCTCCCAATCTATAAGGAAATGTTATGAAACAATTTGTCATTGACGAGCAATACATTACCGATGTGTCTGTGAGGATTGAACATGATTTTATTAAAGACCGCACCAATCCTACACATGAAGACCTTATCAAAATTCTTAAGGGTTATGACAAGGCAGTTAGTGTCAGTAATAAAGACCATGACGAATTCACTAAATTGAGAGACCAACTTGAACAAGAAGGTTACATTGAAACTCAACGTGGATGGTGGAATGGTGATAGAGTATTGAAATCATTCAAGTTGAATGAATGGATCTTTAGGAAAGATCACAAATTTTGTTGTGCTGCCGCAATGAAGGGTAGCATAGAATACGCTAGAAAATATAAAAGAAAAACAATTTCTAGTTTGTAAAAAATATCTGGGTATATTGTCAACTTGGTAGACGGCGAGGCTTGGAACTTCGAGGCTGCAGGTTCAAATCCTGCTACCCAGACCAGTTTAGGGATACATACAGCAAAATTCTATCAAACGATAGGTAGTTGGTTCGATTCCAACATTTGGCTTCATGCCAGATTAGCTCATTAGGTAGAGCATTCGTCAAGAAAAGTATCCCGTTTTATTCTTCTTCAAAGTATCTACACCAACCACCAGGTTCGATGTATCCGTCAACTATTTCACATCTATGTGGTGCACGGAAATGTCTACAATTGTGACATACTTCGCCGCCGACCCCGTGGTCAGTGTAGTTAGCAGAAGATTTATCTATTTTGTGACCATATGATATATGTGTCTCATTAAGTATGTTGATAAAGTTACGCATGACATTATTCATCTTTAACTTTACCCCAATTACTTTTTGCACGAATAGCAAATGCTAATTCACGCATTCTTCCGTACTCGGGAGAACCTTTCTTATGAGGGCCGCTTGCTTTAAGAGCATTATATTGTTTAAGTAATTCAGCTTTAGATTTGCCAGCATATTTGCCTTTTTCTTCTGGGCTAACTACAGTAGACTTGCCCCACTTCTCGTTGATGGCACCAACTGCCTCATTGATGATGTTAAGGTATGTGCGTAATAGATGTTGATCGTTCATGATATTTCCTTTGAAGTACTTAGTACTTTCAAAGTAGTAGAATCATGTACTTTAGTAGTTTATATGTCCGGTTAGTTCAGCGGTATGAACGCTACCTTGACACGGTAGAGGTCACTGGTTCGATCCCAGTACTGGACACCAAACATAGTGAGTTGCCTGAGAGGCTTAAGGGCGCATCCTGGAAAGATGATGGTCGTATTACACGGCACGAGAGTTCGAATCTCTCACTCACTGCCAATTATAAATATCAGTGGAGAACAATATGAAAGTCACTGAGGATCAATTTAGATATGAATGGTTTTCTGGAACTGGCAAAGGTGGCCAGCATCGCAACAAACATCAAAACTGTTGCCGCTGTATACATGAGCCAACTGGAATAACTGCGAACGGCACGAATAGTCGTAGTCGTGAAGATAACAAACGTCAAGCATACATTACTTGTCTGAGTAGAGTTCAGGCTCATTTTCATGAGGACACTGAAAGATACCAAGCAGGCACTGAGAGAATCAGAACGTACCATGAATGTGATAACAGAGTAGTAGACCATGCTAGTGGCCTGACTGACACATACACGAACGTGATGGAAAAAGGTTCGTTTGAAGACATGGTAGCAGCCAGAGCAAAAGTAACAAGATAACATATCTCTGTAGTTCAATGGATAGAACAATTCTCTCCTAAAGAATAAATCTCAGTTCAACTCTGGGCAGAGATACCAATAAGGAGACTAAAATGAAAACTATTTACTTTGAGAATCTCCGTAATAGGGAGAAATTTTATTGCAAAGACACCAAAGATATTCAGATGATCGATGGTGTCGAATACTTGAGAGTTTTTCGTTTAGGAACGCAACGTGATTGTCTTGTAAGAAAAGAATCACTAAAGAAGATTCCTGAACCCAAGTAACGCCAATGTAGCTCAGATGGTAGAGCAGCGGATTGAAAATCCGTGTGTCACTGGTTCGATCCCAGTCTTTGGCACCAAATGCCCCCTTGGACAAATTTGGTAAAGTCGCCTCTCTCAAACAGAGGAGTGTAATTTCTCGGTTCGAGCCCGAGAGGGGGTACCAGTTTTTGACAAATAATGGTATTTGTTGTATAATTAATATATGGGACATTAACTCAGTTCGGAAGAGTCTTGGTCTTCGAAACCAAAGGTCGGGGGTTCAAATCCCTCATGTCCCTCCAAACAGGATCTAAATACATGTAGACAGTAACAGAGAAGGAGTATAGCATGGCTGTTCTAGCACTTGACATTTCAGGAGTTCCCCGGCAGTGGATCTCCACTGATGACGCAATTTCATACTGGGCTACTAACTCAGTAGCATGGAGTATGGGTGATGTTGTCGCACAGTACCGCGGAGGTATTCAAAACGACGGCACAATGTCGTACCTAGAAACACCTAGTATCATCGCTATCAAGGGTCATGGATTCAACCCTTATAAGCATAGTCATGTTGCATTAAGCAACCGAACATTGTTCGGTCGTGACCGACATGTTTGTGCATATTGCGGCGGGCACTTTGTTAACCATACAAATCTAAGTCGTGACCATATTATCCCTCGGGCACGTGGTGGCGAAAACACTTGGATGAACGTGGTTACTGCATGTAAAGAATGTAACAGCAAGAAGGGTCATAAGACTCTAAAAGAAGCTGGCCTTGAATTGCTATATGTTCCTTATGAACCTAACCACTATGAAAACATGATTCTACAAAACCGCACGATCCGTGCTGACCAAATGGAATACCTGCTATCAGGTGTTCCTAAGCATAGCAGAATCTTGCTTTCATAGGACGATATCACCGCGATAGTTGACAAAAAATTATCGCGGTGATACACTCTATATAAATAATTTCAGTAGCTGGATTAGCTCAGTTGGTAGAGCACTCGCCTTGTAAGCGAAAGGTCGTCAGTTCGAACCCGACATCCAGCACCAAGTTTATTCCCCGTTAGCACAGTTGGTAGATGCGTCTGACTGTTAATCAGAATGTCCGTGGTTCGAGCCCACGACGGGGAGCCAATCAAAATGTCAAGTTCTTAAAAAGACTTGACATTTTTTCTTTGAGGAAGTATAATATCTCTATTATCTGGCGTTAGTTCAACGGATAGAACAGTGGCCTTCTAAGCCATAGATAGAGGTTCGATTCCTCTACGCCGGACCAAATGTTAATACACAAGTATTACACAAAAAAGATTTGACAAATAATCAAGTCGGTGCTACAATACTTGTATTGACAGTGAGAAAGCAATCTTGCTTATCACTAAGGTTCTTTAAAAAGTTATCCAACATATAAATTGCTGTGAAGCAATCACTATATGTAAACACACTATCGTGGTACGCCGAACCGTACTTGATCCTCACGTTGGAACCTATCGACAAAATAGGGAGGCACGTTTTGTCAAGTGTGTTTTCATATAGTGATTAATAATAAAAACAAATTCATGGCGCCATCGTCTATCGGTTAGGACATCAGGTTTTCATCCTGAGAAGCGGGGTTCGACTCCCCGTGGCGCTTCCAAATTATGGAGATGTAGGAAAATTGGTAACCCCAGTGGACTGTAAATCCGCCGCCCGAAAGGCACTACTGGTTCGACTCCAGTCGTCTCCACCAAGAATAATCGTAGCGACTGATTAGACTGATTGGATAAGTCAGTTGCTTAATCTCCCACAGATCAGGTGCAAAGGAGAGCGTCCAAATACTAAGACAATAACAAGTACTAGAGTAGACGGAAACCGACCCCTGCCGGAGCGCGGGGGCTTTGCGAAAGCAACGATGCTCAAAAGGTAAGTCGGTCCAGTAGGGTAAGAAAAAGTATTGTCAGCGGTCAAGCTGCCGAAGGACAGAAGTTAAACGAGCATAGGCTGACAGTTTAACGCCGTGTAATCCTTCAAAGTTTTTGAAATCAGAGGAAAGACAGAGTGGCGACTGTTCACTGCCTTGAGTGCAGTGCAAGCACAAATTAGCTACCATGTGTACTGGTTTCGATTTTTATAATGGTGCGTTAGTTCAGTTGGTTAGAATACTTGCCTGTCACGCAAGTGGTCACCGGTTCGAGCCCGGTACGCATCGCCAAAGTTTTGTGAGTGTAGATGTTGGGAAAGCAAGGGCCTCGAAATCCTTGTGAGTTGGGACTAATTATCCTAGTAGCAAACAAGTAACAACTAGAACTACGTACCTCTAACCCTGCCGGCTTAATATCAAGGGTAAAATGCTGATGAATGAGGGAGGCGTCAGGCTCACAAATTCATTGACAACAAATAATAGATGATATATACTATCGTCTGTTCTTTAAAAATTTGTTTAACAATTTTGCGCCTATGGTGAAATAGGTAGACACAGGAGACTTAAAATCTCCCGACTTCGGTCGTGCTGGTTCGATTCCGGCTAGGCGCACCATATTATAGTACATTCTTGTCATATCGGGGGACCTAGCTTGCCCGTGGAGTCAAGAGTTTTTAAAGGATCGAAAGGTCGCTTTTGACTAGTGCTATATCTCAGAGGTTCGAAACTCTGGCTTAAGGTATACTACAAAGTTACAGTGCTTGACATGCATTGGGAGTGTATTATAATATGGTTTGAACAAGTGCGCCTATAGCTCAGTTGGTCAGAGCAGTGGACTCATAATCCATTGGTCCTAGGTTCAAGTCCTAGTGGGCGCACCATAAGTTAGTGTACTTGGTTTTAATATACATAGTAATATTTTGAATCAATTAATATATCTGCCAGACTCCGGTGGTTGTATGGTTGCAAACGTACAACCACTATGACATTACAATAATAGAAAGGTAATGTCTGTTTACAGTCTGCCAACCCAAGTACACTAATTTATGGTTTTATAGAGAGTTGGATGAGAGGCTTAAATCACTTTCCTGCTAAGAAAGCGTGCTAGCAAAAACTAGCACCGAGGGTTCGAATCCCTCACTCTCTGCCAAGAATTTATGGTCAGGTGGCAGATCGTTTATGCGACGGATTGCAAACCCGTATTAGGTAGGTTAAATTCCTACCCTGACCTCCAAACACTAACAAGGAGAATGATATGGCAATCATAGTTATAATTGTTCTTTTTGTGATGTTGTACATTGTCCTACGAAAGTTTTGACAATAATTCAGTTTACATTTTTTTAAGGAGATTGACATGAAACGAGGTAAACGTTAGTGTCATTCTTAGACGTTCATGTATTGGTCTAGGGATGGCACGTAAAATCAAGTTATAATACGTACTATCCCAGAGAAACTTTGACGGTGAAGTCCGGCCTCTTAAGCCGAGAGAACTGAGTTCGAATCTCAGCACTGGGACCAATTCATGGACGCTTAACTCAGTTGGCTAGAGTATCGGACTTTTAATCCGAGAGTCGTGGGTTCGAATCCCACAGCGTCTACCATATAAAAACACATTACGGTCTGAAACAAACCGCTAGCAGGAATCAGTAGGGTACTAGTGTGTTTCTATATGGTAAATAAATATTATCTATGATAGTAACCAGTGTTCAACATCTTGTAAACTATGTAAGAGATTCTATACAAACAAGAATTTACAAGACAATACAAAATCCTGTAACAGGTAAAAAAGTTATTACATGTGAGGTGTACACTCGACACGGTGTAGTAGAGAGAACTCCTGATAAAGGTAATAGTATTGATAAAAAAACTTAATGGAAGCGTGGCAGAGTGGTTTAACGCAACGGTCTTGAAAACCGTCGGTCTTTTACGAGTCCCGTGAGTTCGAATCTCACCGCTTCCACCAAGATGATATCTCCCTAGTGTAACGGCAGCATACGGGTCTCCAAAACCCTTGGTCGGGGTTCGAATCCCTGGGGGGATGCCAAATATTATTTTTTTCTACGCTCCTCAATTTTCTGCCTGATTTTGTGTTCTGCGTAGAAATCTAAACGGATTAGATCAGCCAGTACTCCTGTGAGATAACCTCGCTGATATATGGCTACCATCTGAGCCGAACCGTAGTTTTTGTTAGCATATAACTCTAACAATTCTTCTACTAGTTTAATAGCGTCTGTTCGGTTCATGTTGTATTTATTGCCCCTATAGCTTAATTGGTAAAGAAGCGGCCTTATACTCCGTCAAAGCACTGGCCAGATAAGCCAGCGTGTGCAGGTTCGAGTCCTGCTAGGGGCACCAATTTATATTTGACAAACATCGTCAAGCGATATATAATTCTGACTATTATGGATTTAACTAAAGAGGACAGAGACAAGAGAAACAGTTTGCCGTATCCAATGGAATTAGGCAGTCCTTCTTTTGCTCCTATCAATGTAGAAAAAGAAAAAGATATAATACTTAATACTGGTAAGCTACATGCTCAACTAGAGTATGAACGTATTATGGAGCAGGTAGAAGTCTTAAAAAGACAAGCCGAATCACTTGTAAATCGCATGGCAGTTAGTGACATAATGCACAAATGCGTTTATGGATTTAGAGTAGTACATGGACACACTTATTATGTTTATAATGATTCATACAAGAATATAAACTGGTTATGTCATACTCATCCTCAAAGATGGTGTGCTGGTCCAGGTGAACATAATAAGTTTGTTATGGCAGTGAAATTGATGGGAGATAGCTCCTGGCAAGAAGTGCCATTAGATGATTAATATTATAGAGAATTGATAAATCTTTTAGCAGCCTCTTGGTCTGTAAAGAATTTCATTTCAATATCATAGGTATACAAATCGTATACTAGGATGTAACAATCTGCGTTCTCGTTCATTGATAAATGAATATGTAACCCGGTTTTTGTAATAGCATCGTATGTATACATAAATATATTTATCGCGGGGTTCGTATAGTGGTAATACCTCAGCCTTCCAAGCTGATGCGGAGAGTTCGATTCTCTTACCCCGCTCCAATAAAAGTGTTTCTCATTGTTTACAATGTATAGGATGAGAAACAGTTAACCAAAACATTTGACAAAGTAAATTTTATTTGATATACTTTACTTTGTTCTTTAAAAATTAATTGCCCCGGTGACGGAATTGGTATACGTGTTGGTCTTAGAAGCCAAATTTTAGGAGTTCGAGTCTCCTCTGGGGCACCAAATATCATAAATACTGTTATGGAAATCAAAATTTACATCAACGACAAACTATACAAAACCGTAACAGTCTCTGGCGAGAAATACGACCCTAATCAATTTTGGCCGCAAATTAAAGCGGACAAAGATGCAGGGTTGTTGAATTCTTTCAACATTTCTGAACAAATGAAGATCGAATATCGCAGGAGTAAGTAACGCCCTTGTGATGGAATTGGTATACGTGCCTGACTCAAAATCAGGATTCTGCGGGTTCAAGTCCCGCTGAGGGCACCACACATTTGACCATTAGGTTCTTTTCAGCAATTTAAATTTTATCTTTCTGGAAAAAAGAAGGTCCGAGTTCGAATCCCGGCAGTGAATTGGTCGTCACTGTAGTGTAATGGTAGCACGAAAAAAGAGAACCTGTTATAATTCAGTTAAATATCTACGCGGGAAATCAGGTGATAGGTCAGTCTCATAAGCTCGGCCCAGAGGTTCGAATCCTTACCCGCAACCAAATCTTTGGTCAGAGTGCATAAAATCTCAAATTTAGCACTCCGAGCATAAATAAGTGTATGCAACAATACATACAATATCAAAACACTGACGGAACTTTTACTAGTCCTAAGAACAACAAAAACTACAAGTCTTTGAAAGCATTCATCGCACATTTATCTAATCCTGGTACAGGCGGGTTCAGTGAGATAAACGCTAGGAAAAGAAAATGTAGATTTTGTGGAGAAGAATACGGGATCGCTAATATAAAGAAACATGAGCATCATTGCTACATGAATCCTGCTAATCTGAAAGAATGTAATTTTTGCGGAAAACCTATAAAAAATTACAAGACTTCAAAGGGAACTTGTAGCAAAAGTTGCGCTAATAGCTTTTTCAAAGTTGGCGAGAACAATGGTAATTTTAAAGGTGATTCGTATCAATATAAATGTTTTGCGAATCATAAAAAAGAGTGTGTAGTATGTGGTGAAAATAAGATTGTAGCAGTCCATCATTATAATGAGGATCATTTTGATGATAGACCTGAAAATCTAGTTCCATTATGTCCCACACATCATCAGTATCTACATAGCAGATACGCAGGAGAAATTCAACACATAGTTGATGACTATGTAAATAGATTTAAACTCGGTATGGCGTAACCTGGTAGCGTCCATGCTTTGGGAGCATGTGGTGGGGGTTCAAATCCCTCTACCGAGACCACTTAAACTAAAGGAGTAATTATGACTTGTAGAGGATATAGCCCGAAGGCAGTGAAGATTTCAAAAGCAATTAAGCGCCGTGCCGCTACTATTCGTGATGCACACGCCCGCGGGGCATTCATTCGTAGTTTCGTTGAAATTGCACAAGGTGAATCACGCAGTTTTGTCAAAGTTAAGGATAATGAAAAATGAGCGGCAAAGGTTCTAGTCCAAGACCATTTAGTGTAAGTCAGGAAGAATTCGCTAATAACTTTGACAGAATCTTCCGTAAAGACAAACGCCTTGAAGAAGAACAACTTCAAGAGGACGAAGAATTTGAACGTATTGCTCAGCAAACAGAAATTAAAGATAGTGAGCAAGGCGGCTAAATAAGATATAGGATCGTTAACTCAGTTGGTAGAGTGTCTGCCTTACACGCAGAATGTCGGCAGTTCGAGCCTGTCACGATCCACCAAAGAATATGAAATTATTTGAGGCAACAATTAGAGTAAACGGTAAAGAGTTCAAAGACCGTGTTGGTGCAAACAGTGCAGAAGAAGCACGAATGCTTTTACAACAACGTCATGGACCCAGAGCAGTTCCCTTTATGCCTCATATGATACCAAGTTAATGCGGGTATAGCTCAGTTGGTAGAGCGTCACCTTGCCAAGGTGAATGTCGAGAGTTCGAGTCTCTTTGCCCGCTCCAAATTTAAAAAGAAAGTAGAGGTTAATATGCGATTTTAGATGTTAAGGAGAAAAACATGTCTAGAACGTATAAAGACCGTCCCACTAAAATCAGGTTTCCTGAACAACAATGGGATTACAGGTATTACCGCTGTGGAGCTTGGCCATATCGCTTTTGCTTCCTTGAATATCGCGGTGTACTGACAAAGAAAAAGAAGCATGTTGACACTGAAAATCATTGGATGACTGAACCTAGTTGGTTCATCCGTGAATTTATGAATCAGCCTCAACGTGCTCGTGGCAAGCAGTGGGAAAAGAAAATTGTTAAGTGTCCTATTGAGGAACTTATTGATGAAGATTATCCCGGTGTCGGTCGCAAACCACACATTTATTATTGGTGAATATATGGCAAGAATTAGTAGCGAAAAAGCAGTAGAACAAATTGGAAATAGGTATGATTTGATTCTCGTTGCAAGTCAGCGAGTTCGTGAATTACGAAATGGTCATAGACCAAAATTAGATATTAAGCATGGTCCAGTAGTTACTGCACTTACGGAAATTGAAGAAGGGCTTGTAGGTAAAGATTACCTCAAACGTATTCGGTATAAATAAAACACTAGTGGGGGTGTAGCTCAGCTGGGAGAGCGTCTGATTTGCATTCAGAAGGTAGCGGGTTCGAGTCCTGTCACCTCCACCAATCAGTTAATAAACAGTCAAGGATTAGGATTACCCTCGTCATTGACTACATCAGGTATATGTGTGGGTAGTTCTAAGAACCCATACATATAGTCTTCTAATAATATCAACATTAAATCATTTACTTCTCTTTGATGTGCAATAACACGCAAATCATTCTGTCTGGCGCTAAGTTGAGTTTCTAAAAATCCTAGTAATATATTTTCATCTACTGGATTTTTGAATATTAATTTTTGTTTAGCTAATTCGAGATTTAAAATATATTTTTTACAGTTGGCAGCATCAGCATCTAGTTTGGCGTTACCACCTGCTATTTCAGTTTTCATCGCTTCTACTAAGTTACCATTATGTAAATCGATAGAAGAAATTACTTTAAAGAATACCAGAGATAGTGTGTTTAACGCTTCATTGCGTATGCCATTACTCTCGCTGATAACATTGGTCTCATCGTATGTTTTTCTACGGGAAGGGTCACTTAATACTTCATAGGCGAGTTTTATTCTTTTGAACTTTTCAGCATCTCCGCCTTTGTCAGGATGATGAATACCTGCCATATGACGGTATTGTTGTTTAATTTGTTCAGGAGAACAGTTTTTGGGTAACTCTAATTCTTCGTATAAGTTCATAGAGTATTTATCCGAAATTGTTTGACAGATAACCAAAATTATGTATAATACGTTTATTAAATGATTTGTAGGGATGATTACAGCATTTAAAAACATACTGAACTAATGCAGTAGACGGTGCCCCCAAAGGGTTTATCTAGGAAACTAGACGCTAACGGAACTGATGACAGATTGGAAAGACATTCTATGATGCTAGTACAGACACAACACTAGCTAGGCAACGTGAATCGTTGCTAGGGTTCTGGGAGTAACCAGAGCAGAACCAGAAAATAAAATTACGTCTCCGAACATCCCGTTTTTATTTTTTAGGATCGGTACAGCAATTATCATTTATATGATCCGCTAGACACTGTGGTAAGTTACTGGAGCGAAGCACGTAAAACTGCCTAGCCTTGAAGGTGCTTATTGAAGCAAGACTAGCAAACTCAGAGTGGTGGCCTGAGTATACTAAAAGCAGCCAACAACGATCCTGTCGTATCTATACTACAGTTGACAAATAAACAAAACTGTAGTATAATTCTTTTTTAGGATGCATTCAGCAACTTTAAAATTTCACTGTAAATGAAACTAAAAGCGCATCCTGTTGCATAAAATCATAGAAAGGAGAGTACTATGCAATTCGCAGAAGCAATCAAGAACCAATCTACTCGTACCACAAATGGTATGAAGGCTCGCAAGTCCAGTGCTAACGCATGTGTTGACTTGTTCTATAACATCGGTGCAAGCCGTGGCAAGAACATCGTTCCTGCTTTCACTGCGGCTTACGTAGAAAACTCCGATCTGGCTCTCCGTATCGCACAATGGGCACGTGATGCTCGTGGTGGTTCCGGTGAACGTCAACTTTTCCGTGATATCTTGCAGTATCTGGAAAAGACTAATCCAGAAGATGCTATGCGTCTGATGGCAAAGGTCCCTGAATTGGGTCGTTACGATGACCTACTTGTGTTTAAGACCAAGCCTCTAAAGGCCAAGGCATATACTATGCTTGGTGATGCGCTCCGCGCACGTAACGGCTTGGCGGCAAAGTGGACTCCACGTAAGGGCGAAGTAGCACGTGAAATCCGTGAATTCTTCGGTATGACTCCTAAGCAATATCGCAAGAGCCTTGTTGCTTTGACTAATGTTGTTGAAACACAAATGTGTGCCAACGACTGGGACAACATCAACTATAACCATGTTCCCTCTGTGGCACATGCACGTTACAAGAAGGCGTTTGGCCGTCACGGCACAACTTACGCTGAATACGTAACTAAGTTGGTGAAGGGTGAAGCTGGCGTTAAAATCAACGCCGGTGCAGTATACCCTTACGATGTATTGAAGGGTGCTATCAACAGCTGGAGCCGCAAGTCCATGTCTAAGACAGAACTTGATGCGCTACAAGCACAATGGGATGCACTACCTAACTACATCGGTGATGCAGATGTTCTACCTATGGTAGACTCTAGCGGCTCTATGACTTGCGCCGCAGGTGGTTACAACTCCAAGTCTGGCTTGTCCTGCTTGGATGTTGCACTATCTCTGGGCTTGTACTTTGCTGACAAGAACAAGGGTAAGTTTGCTGACTGTTTCCTAACATTCAGCCGTACTCCGAAGCTAGTCAACCTTAAGGGTAACATCAATCAAAAGATTGACCAAATGAACACTGGCGAAGTGGCTAACACTAACTTGAACGCGGCGTTTGATTTGATCCTTAAGACTGCGGTTCAGAACAAGGTCCCACAAGCAGAAATGCCTGGTACTCTTGTAATCTTCTCCGACATGCAGTTCGACGGAGCTGTTGACGGTAAGGATGAATCTGCCATCAAGATGATGGAACGCAAGTACAAGGAAGCTGGCTACGAACTACCTCGTGTAGTTTTCTGGAACTTGAACGCTGCCTATGGCAACACCCCTGTCAAGTTCGATAAGAGTGGTACCGCTCTTGTTTCTGGCTTCAGCCCTGCGCTGGCTACTTCTGTAATGGCTAACGACTTGGAAGACTTCACACCCGAAGCTGTCATGTTGAAGACCGTTATGAAGGATCGCTACGATTTGCCTGAAAAGGTCTAAATAGTAGTATATGCCAAGCACCTCTGTGAAAACACGTGCTTGCTCTCAATCACTCGGTTTACACTTTGACGTTATCTAAAGTGGGTGGGGCAATCACCATAGAAACTGCTAGGTACGCACGAACTTGACCTTAAGTCCCGCTTACATGGGATACTTAAAACTGTCGTGGGGCATAACTTAATTGTCCAGATTCAATAAAGTAGGACAGCACCTTAAACTCATGTCGGGGCTTTGTAGTGAGAGTAGCCGACAATTTTGAAAGTATATTACGCACCCTGCCGATAAGACAGGCTCTGTTAGTGAAAAGGTAGTGTACTTCCAAAAGCATCCTAGACGAACAACCGCAAATAGTCTTTCTAACGACACGTTCTTTATTTTAATACTTTAATATTCATTTAGTGCAACTAGGGTGCTCTTTAAGCGGTTGACAAAAATCCCAAAACAATTTACAATACATTATGCCCTGGTGGACGAATTGGTAGAGTCACCACGTTGAGGTCGTGGGTTAAGCGAATAGCTGGGAGTTCGAATCTCCCTCAGGGTACCAAACAAAAGAGAGTTATCATGCCTTGGATTCAAAACGTAGCACTTGCCGATATACCAAAAGGATATCATACCCGTGTTGGCGAGAATTCCATGCTGATTCAAATTGTTGATCCTGCAATGGAGTTCCCCACCCCTAAATATCAGTTTAAAGAGATTCATCAATTTGAGTTCCTAGACCTTGAACTTAATGACCCTTGGGGTGAAGAATTCAAAATCACTGACGAACAGGCTGACAAACTTGTTAAACTGTTGCAACATGCATTAGACAATCGCATGGATGTTATCGTGCATTGTGTCGCCGGTGTATGTCGCAGTGGTGCAGTCTGTGAAGTTGGCGTAATGATGGGATTCGATGACACCGAGACCTTTCGTAGCCCCAACTTAATGGTCAAACACAAGATGATGAAAGTGTTGGGTTGGACTTATGATGAAAACGAACCACACAATATCAATGGTACAGTTTTAGATAGTGGGATAATTGTCCCCAACATGAAAGAAGATAATTATGATTAAAGTAACAGGTTCAAAAGTAACATTCGAGGTTATGACTTTAGAAGAAGCAATGCACACCGCAAAGGTGATGAACGAATTTGTCACTATATCTAGTGATGACTTTGAAATCTGCGGCATGTTTGGTGTTGACTCTGTAAAAGACGGTAAGACTCCTGACGGTGTTGCATACGACTGGAACAAATCAAGCCGTATTGGACGAGTAAAGAAAGAATATGTCTAAGTGCTATCAATTAGTAGGAGTTCCTGGCTCAGGTAAATCTACTTGGGTCAAGAATCAAAATTGGATTAACGAGTGTGTAATTGTTTCCACTGATGAATTTGTAGAAGCGTATGCTAAAGAGCAGGGCAAAACATATTCTGAGGTATTTGATGAATATATGCCAATCGCTGTAACTTTAATGACTGACAAAGTAGTTGAAGCCCGAGAACAAGGCAAAGATATTATTTGGGATCAAACATCGACAACTGTAAAGAGCCGCCAGCGTAAGTTCAACATGTTACAAGACTATGAGCATATTGCTATAGTATTTGCTACACCCGAAAAAGAAGAATTAGCCAAGCGTTTGGCAAACCGTCCTGGTAAAAACATTCCGGATCATGTTATGAGTAGCATGATTGAAAACTTCGACATGCCTTCTGAAAATGAAGGTTTTAAGGAAATCTGGTATGCATCATAAAGTATTACATTGACAATAAATCATTTTGGGCATATAATAATGGAATAGATTATGAAAGGAGCCCAAAATGACAGTTGTAGTCGCAAAGATGCAAGGTAGACTTTTTCAAGTCGTCCGTGTTGCCGACACTGTGGGTTTCTCTACCGATCGTGGTTGGGTTATGCTCTGTGTTGATTGGGAGCAAGCCGAGCGTAAAAAGCAACAATTCCGATGGGTACCTGCATCAACTAGGTTTGAGTGGGTTCGCAGTTTTAACTTTTAAGAAAGGAGCACGATATGACTAAGTTTTTCTGGGGCGATGCTAAAGGTCTCAAAGCCGATGTTGAACGTCATCGTGCTAAAGAGAAAGAATTACAAGACCGTATCCAAGAACTGGAAGGTAAGGAAGACCCAATGAGCATCGCCGCATTGCGTGTCTATCGCAGGTTCTTGGCTCAGTTGCAACAAAGCAAGGCTGATGTTGTAAGCAAGGTTGGAAAACGAAAGTGACTACAGAACGACAAGCCTTTCTGTTGAAATACAGAACAACAACTGCCGAAGGTCAACCGACATTTGATTTGGAACGTTATTACAATGATATGTCAACCGAAGACATGGTTGCATTACGTGACAAAACAGTCGGTGACCTGAAAAGGCATCCAGACTTTGGTACTAAATTCTATACCGAGTTTGTTGCTTATCTGAATAAGAAATTAGAATTGAGAGGAGCATAAAATGCCCGCGGTATTTTTAGTTAGTGATACACACTTTGGTCACACAGGTGTTTGTAGGTTCATGGGCCCCGATGGTGTGACGAAACTCCGTCCTTGGGATAGTCCCGAGGAAATGGATGAAGAAATGATCCGTCGTTGGAATGAAACAGTTCGTCCCAATGATAAAGTCTATCACCTCGGGGATGTTGTAATCAATCGCAAAGCCCTTAAGACTCTTGCAAGACTTAATGGCGACAAGGTGCTTATCAAGGGCAACCACGATATCTTTAGACTTGAGGACTACACTCCTTACTTTAGGGATATTCGTGCGTATCATGTGATGAATGGTTGTATCCTCAGTCACATCCCTGTGCATGAAAGCAACCTTGGTCGATTTGGTACTAACATTCACGGACATCTTCATGCTCACCGTGTGATGAAAAGTGTCAAGGTTGAAAGGACTAGTAAGTATGATCCTAGACCCTTTACAGTAGAAGAGGAAGTAGTTGATCCTCGATATCACTGTGTTTGTGTAGAGCAGACTGACTTTAGACCTATTTTGCTTGAGGATGTATTCAAACGAATCGAAGCAGAAGGGGGCTTGGTTGGAATGAAAAGCCGAGAAGAGGTCTATGGACCAGGTTAAAATAGGGGCTTCGGCCCCTATTTTTTTGGTTATTACGGATTATCCGTTACTTTTGACTAATTCATGTAATTTATGATAAACTAAATATATTATGCTTAAAATTTTTATATTTTTATTATTACCGTTCGCCGCTTTTGCTCAACCTACGGCCGTAGCATATGATATAACCAACGACAAAATCCTAGAAGGTTCATTGGATAACTCTGAATTAAGTATTGCTAGTATTAGTAAGTTAATGACGGTTTATACTATTCTAAAAGAGAATCAGGATTTGGATGAAATATTAACCGTCACTAGTAAAAAGACTCCTAATACTAAAATCAGTAAAGGAATGTCATTAAGTAGATTAGACTTGATCAAACTCACACTAATCAGTAGTGATAATCTAGCCGCGCAAACATTAGCAGAAAACTTCCCGATCGGGTACAGTTATTTTATTCACAAGATGAATCAACATTCACGTGATTTGAATATGAATAATACTGGGTTTGTAGAACCAACTGGATTAAGTCCTATGAACTATAGCACAATATCTGATATTATCTTGTTATCTAAAGCAATGCAAGAATTTGACATAGTGCGTGATGCTGCCAAATCTAAAACTGTAACTGTGAATTCTAAACAAGGTAAAAAGAAATTAAAGATTACCACTAATTCAACCAGTCAGTATTTCGGTCGTGATGGAGTAGTAGCTATCAAAACAGGGTTTACCAAGGCTGCTGGCTTTTGTGTAACTATGATTATCAACGCAAATAATCATTTGTACAACATAACCGTTTTGGGAGCAAAAACAAAACATGAACGACAAGCAGTAGTTGACAGGTTACTAAAATCAATTTATAATGCATAATATACGTATTTTATACGTTATGTATAAATACACTTATCATGCTTACCTTCATCAAAGACCTAACACACAAACTACTTGAATTTATTAAAGACGATCCTGTTCGTCCAGATATTCCTAAAGATTTTAGAGTATCGAACGGTAGAATGGTCGCCGCATTAACTAGCGATGAAGAAAAACCAGACGCAATGGTTTGTGTAAGTTTCCATGATTTTGTTCCTGAAAATGTTGATGATTTAAATAATACTACCCAAGTACCTACTACTGCTGTATTTTATACAATATGGAGTTATAAAGCAGGTAAGGGTCAAGAATTATTAATAGAATCAGTAAAGGGCATACAGCGTGAATATCCCAGCGTAACTCGCTTTGTTACATTAAGTCCGAAAACTGAATTAGCTAGACGATTCCATTTGCGTAATGGAGCAATTGTATTTCGTGAAAATGTAGATACTGTTAATTACGAATATACAAAGCCAATAGAAAAATCTACAAGTGTTTAATGGTTAGGTTTTATTACCAAGACAATAAACCTAGATACCAACAAGAGGCAATAATAAACAGATTTACTATTGCTGTATCTAAAGTCATTGAATTACCCCCGTTAATTGATGTTTGTTTATACGATTTAGGACAAAACATTTATGGAGGTATTGATATGTATCGTATTAACAGAGTAGGTATAAATGTAAATGTTCCATTAGAACAGATTCCTAAAATATTAACTCACGAATTAATACATGTACATCAAAAGCATATTGGTGTTTTGAAAATAAAACGTGATGGTTCTAGTTATTGGCATGGTGTTTTTATTACTAAAGAAATGCCAGAAAATATGTCATTTCAAGATTATGAAAATCTTCCTTGGGAACTCGATGTTAAACATAGATTAGACCAAGTCTTTTCTGATGCACTGGCAATAGTTGACAAATAATCCGCTCAGTAGTAAACTGTAAGTACAGTAGACGAAAGGAGTGGGAAATGGAAGTCAAACTGAGTGGTGTTTACAAAGTCACCGTCACTGAATATGAGCGTGGATGGGGTCAGCGAGTTGATCCTAACGACACTAAGTATTTCACTACCCTAGAGGAAGCCAAAGCCTACAAGGCCCGTTGGGAAGAAGGAGGCACTCCTGATTACTTCTGGCGTGCTGAAATCACAAAAGTGTAACTAAGTACTACAACCCAAACTTGACTAATAATCAGTTTGGGTTTATAATTGAGGTATGAAAACAGTTACAGAACACCTCAAAGACAGACACCTCAACCTTGAGTTGCATCGTCCTATGGTGGACGAGAAAAATCGTGTTGCGACTTTCTTCCTGTACAATCTCTCGGGTGCATTAGTTGGCTACCAACAATACCGCCCTGAGGGTGAAAAGAAGCCCCAAAACAACCCCAAGCAAGGTAAGTATTTCACATACCGCAGTCAACCCACAGTCGCAGTTTGGGGTGTCGAAAGTTTACACCTTACCCCTCATGTTTTGTTTGTCTGTGAGGGACTGTTCGATGCCGCAAGATTGACTAGCCGAGGAGTTAGCGCAGTTGCAGTTTTGAGTAACAATCCTGGTGCTGATTTTAAGAACTGGTTGAAAACATTGAACCGCTTGGTCGTTGTAGTTTGCGACGGTGACGATGCTGGTGAAAAATTAGCAAAGTACGGTGATGTTTTTGTCTACCCGCAAGGCGAGAAAGACTTGGGCGATAGTAGCGAGGATTTTGTCACGATGCTGGTCAAGGAATTCGCATGTTAAAATGAATACTATCTACTTACAATTTCAGTAACTAAAGTATTCATTTTCGCCTGTCAGGAACGCTAGGACCGATACTTTTCCCTGAGGTGTACTCTGATGCACAAGAAACACCAAAGTAAATTTCAGGGGAATACCAAAGTAAATTTCTTGCCCAAAACTTGACAATAAATCCAAGGTGTGTCATAATACAAAAATGATGAAACGCAAGCGCAGGTCCGATCGTAACCAAGTAATCTACTACATCCAGGATGTTGTAACACTTGAGTATTACATTGGTCTTACCGCTTTGTCATTTAAAGGCAATGTACGCAAAACTCTCAACCGTCGTATGCAAAAACACATGCAAAGGGCCCTTGCTGAAAACAAGAATTGGGGTCTGAGCCGTGCATTGCGTGAGCGTGGAGCCGAGCGTTTTGTGTTCGGTGTTATCGAGGTCGTGCGTGGTAAGCGTCCTGCTCATGCCCGCGAGACTGAATTGATTAACACCCTGCAACCCCAACTCAATACTTTTGGAGTCAAATAATGTATATCTCTGACAAGGACCGACTGGAGCAACAAATGGGTCAGTTCCAAGACTGGTGTGGTAAGTTGTTTTACTACAGCGGCGAACGACTTGGTTGGCGTTATATCCGCGGTTGACAATAAATCGGTTTGGGCATATAATACATGTATTGAATGAGAAAACGGAGTAAGCAATGGATAAGGTAACTTTTATCAACCCCGAGACACTGAGCGAAGAAACCGGGGTGTTTGTAAAGTATGTTGGTCCGTTCAAGGCTAAGATCAAATCTGCCGGAAAATTCTATGTTGTTGATATTGACGACTGTTGGGCTGTATGACCTAAGGTTGACTAATAATCGGTTTGGGCATATAATACATAGTATTGATTCACTGAAAGACACAAATGGCTCGCACTTATCCCCATCGCTACAAAATCTTGACCGGTGACCTCAAGGGTCTGGTCATTGACGGTCAGCAAATCGGTGTTCAGGATTACCCCGAGCAATTTGTCTTGGAAAAGTTTGACAGCCACCAAGTTGCGGCAATGGCAAAAGACAAATACGACCAAGGTGTTTATGAAGGCATCTGGTTGGAGGAAGTTTCTCGTCCAATGTATCGTCCTATCCCTAAACTGGGTAGTCAGCCTAAAGTTGTAATCACCGAAGAAGGCGTAAACTATGATGATGTTTACATGGACATGTGCGTTCCTTTTGATCGCTATGGTAACGAAATCGGTGTTGGCGATACACTGATGATTGCCAGTAAAAACGAAGTGCGCCGTGTTGAAGTTATTGCTATCGCTAAAAAGCCTTTCATGGCAAGTTACGGCATTATGAATCGCAAACTGACTGTCCGTGACGAGGCAGAAGACCAAACACTGACTATCAACAACCCCCGCGCAACTGTGAAGGTCTAAAATGAAACTAAGCCCTAACGCAAAACTCAATATTGTATTCTATAGTATTACCGCTCCCTTTGTCCCCTTTGTAATACTTTTCTTACTATGTGCTATAATCTTAGCACTGATTCCACCCTTCCGTAACTGGTCATTGAACGGGGTAGAAAATGTAATACGAAAGTTCGCAATTTGGCGTAACAACCTTCCTGTAGTCAAAAATGCTTACGATAAGGCACACTTGTTTGACTACCTCAAGGACAGCAAAGGTTGACGATAAATGGTTTTGGACATATAATACATGTATTGATTGATTAAAGGACGAGCAGTGAGTTACATTCGTTTTGTTTGGTACAAGGTTCGCAAGGCAGATGGCACTGAAACTGCACATCGTTGGGCAGAAAACGCTAGCCAAATCGAAGGTCGTATGACGCTGGATCAATACCACGCACAAGAAGGCTTCACTAAAGTAGCAGGCCCGTTCAAAACTCGCAAGGAAGCACTGAAATGACCCAATTTGTTGTATACCAAGTAGAATTCGGCGGCGATGTTGATGGCACCGGACCCGAGCGTTGGTTGGGTATGGAGTTGGGTCGCTTCACCACCGAAGACGAAGCCTACGATTTTGTTGACAACCACTACGAAATTTGCGAAGTAGTTACGGAGTAATAACATGACCAAATACTTTCACATCGTCCAAGTCCACCCCGTAGAGAACGGTGAGCCTAACCTGTATAAGGTTAAATGGGAAAGAGAATTTGATACTAAAGAGGCAGCACTAGATTATATCAACTGGTGTGACGCTAATTTTGAACCAATGGATGATGACATGATTAAGGCAGTCTACCTAGGCTGTGTCAACGATGAAACCGGAGAACTGGTATGAGCAAGCTTGAAATTCGTGTAGTCACTAACTCAATGGAGTCCGGTGATTGGGTCAAAGTGTTTTATTCTAGTGACCTGATTTTTGAAGGTCACCGCATCACGCCCCGAGACCTCGTTGATATCGTCAATCGTTTTTACAGCGATGATGGTGCTGAACTGGTTGAAGTAACTGACGAACAAATGGAGGAAATGTAAATGACCGCTATCACTAATCTTGTTATCGTATTGATGCCTGTCGTCATCATGGGCCTGGCAATCATCAAGGATGGATTCTAAAATGAACGAACGAATTAAAGAACTTGCTATACAAGCAGGATTTTTTTATGAAGATTACAAAGATATTTGGTATTTGGAATACCATAATGAAACCTGTGAAGAAGAAATGAAAAAGTTCGCCGAGTTGATTGTGAGGGAATGTGCCCGAGTAGCAATAGAAAAGCAAACTGAAAACGACATAGCCAACATTGTTAGCGAGAATCCTGCTAAAGATTTTGCCTATGCTTTGATTGAACATTTCGGAGTTGAACAATGAACGAACGATTTTGGGAACTGGTTGAACAAGCTGACGAACAAGGTGGGGACGATCCAGATATTCGCGACCAAGTGTTCGCTGAGTTGATTGTCAGGGAATGTATGCGTAAGACTGCTGGATATCTACTTGAGGATGAATTCGGCGGTAAGGATGTAAAAGAAGCATCAGAAGAACTGGCAAAACATTTCGGAGTTGAATAATGAACAAATTACTTGATGAACTTTCTCAAAAAGCCGAGGACCACGCCGATCAGGCTGAAAGTTGGACTGAGGATCGTAATAAACAATTCTCTTGGCTTGCGACCTACACAGAAAAACTCACCGAGTTGATTATCAAGGACTGTGCTGAGGCAGTATTGGCTAAGGGTCGAGCAAGTCCCGATACTGATTTTAGAACTGGTTCTTATGTAATCAGTGAATATCTTCTGTCCCGTTACGGAGTTGAAGAATGAACCCCCGAATTCGAGAACTTGCTGAACAGGCTCTTAAACATCCCGATACTGACAATGATGGGCTTACAGTATTTGACAACGATGAATTGGAAAAGTTCGCCGAGTTGATTGTTCAGGAATGTGTTGATAGCATGGAAAAATGTTTTGCTGGCGGCATAGGGACCGATAATAACAAAGACGTATGGGGACCTTCGGCAAGCACATTCAAGGCGTGGAACGGCGCAATTAAGTTTAGTCGTGACAAGATTAA